ATACTTGCCCTTCTTTTTGGGCGCACCAATGTTAACCCACTTCTGATCAAACCACTTAGTGAGGCCAACGCCTTTAGGGCCTGGCATTATCTACTTCTTTTTTCTTTTTGAAGACTTACCAGATGATTTATTGGGCACGCAGTTGGGAACCATTCTGCCACCCTTAAGCTTCATGCCTTTTGCACTGTATCCTTTCCAGCAAGCCATTACTTTTTCTTTCTCTTGGCCTTTTTGGTGGACACAGTTTTCCATCCGCCACCCATGGACTTATATTTTTTTGCCGCCCATGCATTTGCGTACGCACTTGGGTATACGTCAAACTTAGCTCTAGCCTGCGATTTGGCGCTTGACCACAGAGCTGGTTTAGTTGGTTTATTCATTTTAGCCATTGTTATTTCTTCTTTCTTTTCTTTCCTATTTTTTTGAGAGTCTTAGCCAAGTTGGCTTGACGAACTGTGGTTGAGCTGTATCTGTCGGGATTCTTTGTAACAGCTGCGGCCATTCCCGAAACTGATTTGCCAGCCGCCTTTGCTTTCTTGGTAAAAGCGCCTGGTCTTTTGATTGCTTTTTGAATCCATTTCTTATCTTTTTTTGCCATTCTTCTTCTTCTTGTTCTTAGGTGTATCTTTTTTATCGTCTAAATCAAATCCACCAAAACCAGCTTTTACATGATCGTCTAAATGATTATCAATCTTAGCTTCAATGTGTGCTACATCTTCATCTATATTTTCAAGAACATATGTTATTGTCTCTAGTTTATTGGCAACAACGGCGTGATCCCTGGTGTTTTCTTTCCTGCCCTTTTCAACAAGAACAACTATAATAGAACCCACTACTCCAATTAGGGCGACGATTGCTGCTTCCATGGCTAGAGACCAATACCAAGGTCGTCAAGAACTCGCTTGCCTGCCTTAGGACCTTCGCCGTACCCCTTGGACTTCTTGAAGGCAATGACAGCCTCTTCCGTCTTCGGGCCGAACTGTCCGTCCGGCGTGGCCTTGTAGAAGCCGCGCTCGGCAAGTTCCTCTTGCAGCTTCGTTACTCTTGGGCCGCTGTCGCCTGGATCCAGGTCACCTCCATCGTCCTTACCAGCAGCGGGGGCTCCAGCTGCTACGGTGGATGCAGCTGGAGCCGCCGCACCTACAGGCTTTTGAATGTTGCTCTTAGCCATGTATTCTACTACAGCTGCAGGAGGATTGTCTCCCTCAGTGTAGCGGAGGTGCCAGGGTTCTTCTGGAACAACTTCCCATGAAAAACCAAACTTGCGGACATTAGCGATTAGCCACTTCAGACGCTTTGGTTCTCCAGCCGTATGAACATCAACAGCCAATCCGAGTATTATGCTGTGATGTACCAGGAGCCGCCAAAGAAGCTAGCTTAGGATCTTTCTTGTACCACTTCTTGCCTTCAAAAGTTCTAGTAGAATTGCCATTTGGTGTTGTCGTATAGCGCTGCTTAAAGGCCGTAAGCTGTGATTCATAAGTGCGATATGTATCACCAGCCGAAACTGGCTTTAGCTCAATACCATCTGCTTTTGCCGCTTCAACCATTGCGCCCCACGCAGCTGCGGTAAGCCAATGAAGTTTACCGCCGCCAGCTGCTGGACGCAAAAGAGATTCTGGAAGCTTACCCGGAGCAATACCTTTAAGATCTGCTGGTTGCTTAACCGGAACTACGATGTCCCATTCTACTTTTGGCATATTGCGACTTCCTATCTACTAGAATTATAAGTTACTTTTTCTTTTTCTTTTTAGCTATCGCTGCCTGAATAAAAGGAGGAAGTTTCTTTTGACCAGCCGTTAAACCAGCTGCGCCTTTCTTTGTTTCCTTTTTAGCTGCGCCTTTTTTTGGTGGCATTTTCTTTTTTGCGGCCATGATTAGTATCCCATCTTTTTCTTGGATGATTTCTTTGTCATTTTCTTACCTGTCTTTTTCACAGCTGCTTTGGCTTTCTTTTTGCCAGGCATTGTGTATGCAGACATTTTGTCTCCTGCTTTATACATTTTTTCTCCTTGTTTTTATTTGTAAATAATATTCATTATAGAATAACTAATATAGTATTAACAATTCCATTTTCTCAAAGCCAAAGCTTTGCGTGTGGGTCTACCCTTTTTGTCTTTCATCGGGCCTTTCACGCCACTCATTCTAGCACAAAAGGACTTGCGGCGCTTAGCCGCCTTCGATCCCGGTTTTAGCTTGCTTGGCTTTGTTGTAACGGCCATTTTAAGTTTTGATCCTGGGTTTTGCTTACGATAGGAGGCAACTCCCTTACGATTTAGTCCACCTTTGGGATCCTTACCGTTCTTTGCGTTGCCACGCAGCTGTCTTAGCCATTAATATTTCCTCGCTTTTTTAGCCTTGAGTCTTTACTTTTTGCCATTTTTTTTCTTTCTTTTTATTTTCTTTTTATTAAGTGGCAATTCAATTCCCTTAACGAGATTATTGGTTCCCATTCTAGGACCAGATATATATATCTTACCCTTAAATGCCATTACTTAGTCTTTTTTACTGCTGGCTTCTTTGCTGCTGGCTTCTTTTTTGCTGGTGTTTTCTTTACAGCTTCGGTGACATTATCAATTTCTTTCTTAACTTCCTTGGCAACATTGACCACCGCCTGGTCAGCAACCTCGGCCAACACCTCGGCCTGATCAACCAATTTGTCAACCACTGCGTTAGGAATCATGGAAAGAGGAGAATTCTTTTTATTCTTCTCTCCATTTAAAACGGTTTCTAATTTTTTCAATAAATTTTTGAATATACTCATTTTTTTACCTCGTATTTTCATTTTGCTGTTTTAATAGTAATAACATATTATACATTATATACCCTAAACAATCAGGCTTTTGCCTGTTGAGAATCTTTAATGAGAGAATATCTATCGCCGGTTTCCTTTGAAACTACGGCAAAACCATAAGCTGCTGCTTCCTCTATGGCCTTTGATAAAGCTTCTTTGTCCTCTAGTGATACGTTATTTAGCGGCAAACTTATACCGGCATAAACATCTACGTTTTCAAAATTCCCTATATTTATTTTTCTATTTACCCCACATATTAAAACGGGAGCACTAGACAAGGCTACGGAAGGAGAGTTTGAAACCGCTTCGGCGACCGAGGGAACACTAGATTGTTCAAAGGCATTTTGTGATATTTTAGGCATTTGTAAACTCCTTAATTTTTAGTTGCTTTAATGTTTCTTCAGTCTGATCTTCCAAGGACATTCCATCAGTATTAATTATTAATGTAGCCATATTTTTAATTTCTTCTATTCCATTTTCTGTAGCGTGCAAAGCATGCTCTGGGTTCATTAACTTTCCATCTCTTTTAAAGAGACGTTCATTTAGTGTTTCTGTCGAAGCTTCAAAGCATATGACAACTCCGTTCGGTTGTTTAAGTATGTGTTCAGCTTCATTCAAACATCTTACATCAGAAATTAAAACCGACATTGGATATGGATCTTCGTCTTCTGGAATCTGATTTACATAAGATCTGTATATTCTAGAGGATTTCATTATCGCCCATCGAGCAAAGCAATCTGGGGAAACTGATCTACAAATATCGCCAGCTTTTTGCAGGAAATCTCTTGGCTTAATTCCTTCTGCCTCTATGGGCATGGAATATATTTTTTCAACCATGCTTGTTAGATCTTCGTACTCTGGAATATCGCCCAAAGATGTTCCGCCATAAAGGTCGTATAAAACTTGATGAATAGCATACATTCTTCTTCTTTTTTGATTTAAGCCTTGAATGTTCTTTTTTATTGAAGCCATTTCATAAAGAGGTAAAGCGTAAAAGATATGATCCCATTTTATTCCATACTTAATTGATTCGATAGAGCCCTTGGGGACTATATTTTCTGCAACTGAGGTCTTGCCACTGCCGGCTTTGCCGGCTAGTCCAATTATTATTGGTTGATTTTTACTAAGATCTATCATGGCCATAAGTATATCATATAGTTCTTTTCTTATCTTCTAATTGATTCAAAAATTCGTTGGCTAATCCATCAGGCTCCCAAACAAATGTTCTAGGAACTTGCATGACCCTAAATTTGTATTCACTTTTTATTTCTTGGATAGTCATTAGTAGAGGAATTAATGATAAATTTTTACATTTCCATTTTTCGTTGATTTGATTTGCCACCACAGCTGAATCGGTATACAGTATCGGATCAACAAAGTCGGACATTGAACAGATTAAAAGACCAGCAATAACTGCTTCATATTCGGCTTCGTTATTGGTTCTTCTGCCCAAACCTCTGGCAAATTGGACAACTCTTTTTTTGTTCTTATAAACAACTACGGCGCAAGACGCTTCGCCAAATTTTTTTTGGCCTTGACCCCTTGATGCTCCGTCGCAAAAAACTTCTATATTCATTTAACTCAACTTAACGTCGTACTTTATATTATTTTTTTGAGCTGTTGCCTTTAGGCCGTTGTATTGTTTTGAATTTGAGATTTGTATTGATGCCCCAAACAAATATCTTTCGCCCTCAAGTTCTACTTGCATTGGGAAATCCAAAGAATTTCTTTTTTCTGAATAGAATTCTTTAGGACTATTTACGGATTTATAATGACCTATAAACATGGTTCTCCTTTAATAGGTTTGAAAATCGCTCTCAGCGTAATACCCTTTAGTCTCTCTGGCTGAAGCTATCTGCATTGATTGGACTTTATCCATCAGCTTTCGAGATGATTCAGATGCTATTCGAGCAGAATTTTCAAGGGATTCTGCAAGATTAACTATTGCCTCGCAAGTGACCAGGGCGGAGTATTCTGTTTCTGCTGCCTCCATTGCGGCGGCTTCTCTTTCGGCCTCATTCTTTCCAACTCTAGAAGATTTGTATACTTTTTTGTATTTACCCTCTATGATTTTATAGTTTGCTCTTGCCATTCCTGCAAATCTTGCAGCTCTGCCGTATACGTTTGAGGTTCTTGCAACGAGAGAAGCCAATTTATCTAAGCCTAAATCCACAACATCCTCTTCTGGTATTTCTACAAAGTATTGATTTTTAGATTCTTTGTTTACATAAGAATCAATAACTTCTTGAATTTGTGGATTCAAAAACTCTGATAATAGTTCTTGTAGTTTTTCTATTCCTTGAAAGTTCATCTTATTCCTTTGATAGTTTTAGGTCCCTGATTAAGTCTTCTAAGTTATCGCCTAAAATAATGTTCTCTATTTTATCTCTTATCTTTGATAAATGTTCTCTAACTGTATTGGGATGTTCATTTATTTTTTTGGATATTTCACTAGACTTTTTACCATCTACGTATTTCCATTTTATAAGCTGCCTTTCCTGTACGGAAAGCTTATCAAAAGGAGCCATTACTTTTTCTCCCAAAACCCACATCTCATCAATGAAATCTGTATTCATAACTTGCTCAAAAGTATACTCTATCGGATCGGCCTTAAACCCGACTTTGCTATCAGGTTCGTCTTTATCAAAAGATTCATCCGATAGAAGCGGAAAAGTTTTTCTTCCCAATTGATCTATTAAGAAGGTGTCTACATTTTTTTTCAAAAGATAAAAGAAATAACTGTAAAGGAATCCGACTAAATGGAATTGGGCCTTTGGCTGAATCTTTTCTCTCATATCTTTTAATGCATTGAAAAAATGTCATGTTTACGGTTTGTCTTATATCTTCTTCATTTCCGTATCTTTTGGCCATGTATTGTATTCCGCCGCATGACTTCATTGATTTCTTTAAAAGCTTTTTTATTTATCTTATTTTTCATCAACGCAAATCTGACGTATGGATCTTTAACAAATAGACTTATAAATCTCCTGACGTCATAATCTGCTATGTTGTATCTACTGTAATACAGTAATGCAACATATTTACTCAAAAAATTATGAAAGACTTTTAATAGCTCTTCTTGGGCTTTTGAATTGCCATCTTTTGCCTTAGCTATTAAACTTTGCATTTCCGATTCTTCGAGGGAATAATACTGCTCTTTATACGCGGCCATTATTTTCCCTCCCAATTAATAACAAGAGAATTGTATTCTGATCTTATGTCTTCGTAGTAAACTACTTTTGGAACTTGCAGTTCGTCCATAAAATTACAAGCTTCTTTAGAATACTTGCTTATTATGCAAACAAGTTTTTCAAATTCCTGAGGATAATACCTTTTAAATCTTCTAAGTTTTATCTTACTCTTATCGTCTAGGTATCCTTTTATTTCTATCCATTCATCTGATTTAGTTAAATAAAAATCTGGAGTATATCCTTTCGTTCCCCTTTTTATAGGAAAAGCAAAAACGGTTGGCTCAAACTCAAACTTTATCTTATAGGCATTTAGTATCCTGACAAAATTGGCTTCCCAATTTGATCTTACGTTTAAGTCAATGTCTTCTCGATATCCTGTTTTTGTATGCTTGTAAGCGTTTCCTCTGGATGAGTTTGATTTATGCTCATCTGGTGATATGCTATTCCTTATGGTTTTTGTTGTTAGAAAGTTTGGAGACTTTAACAAAGATCTTTCTGAAAAAAAATCGCTGGAGTGGACAGACTCTATTGTCATGGTGTAACCTCTATTTTGTTGATATAACACTATAAGTATTATAGTTCATAATTAAGCAAGACACAAGCAAAGGAAAAAAAATGATCACATTAAATCAGATAGTTGACACATTCAAGAAGACTGTCAACCAGAACGTCATTGAGAGCCTGCAAGAGGCTGGATATGACAACGAGACGGCAACCAAGCTGGTCACCCAGTTTGAGGGTCTCATCTCTGATGAACTGACGTTTGAGTCAGACTCAGAGTTCTAATCCTTAATTTACTTTACCGCCTCCTCGTCAGCGCAAGTTGACGAGGAGGCATTTTTATGCTCCTGCTTTCTTTTTTAATCTAAATACTCCGGGTTGGGCAAGCCCCTGTTTTGGCGTGATCACAATAACTACAGGATCTTGAGTTATCTGTTGGCCTGAAAGATGTATCGTCTATAATTTGCTTAATAGAATCAACAAGATTTATTTTTACATTTTCAATATCTTCCGGTGAAAAGGTATGCCTTTTCCTTCTTCCGGACCTTAAGTAATATAGTTCCGCGGTTATTTTTTTGTTGGGAAAAGCTAGTGAAACTGCTAGTGCATATATGCCTAGCTGTAGATTAGTCGAAACATCTTTTTGGGCGACTTCCCACTTACCGGTTTTATAGTCTATAATTAAAACTTCATCATCATATAAATCTATTCGATCTATGTAACCTATAATATTATAGTTCCCTATAATGAAATTAAATTCATATTCTTTATCAAAAACTTCAAAAGTTGATCCTTCATTTTGATCATAAAACTCATTCAATATAGTTTCGCCGGCTGATATTAAATCAGCTGATATTTTTTTATTGGGATCAAATTTAGATTTTTGAGTTTCGTACTCTGACTTTAGTTCATCGTATACTATTGGCTTGGTATCACTAACCAAGTTTTCTAAAACAGAGTGAACTATATTGCCGCAACACCGCGGCTTCTCCAAAAAGCCTTGGCTCTTTCTTTATATATGTATAAAAATATTTTGAAGGACACTGTTTATAGGTGTCTATCCTTGAGTATGAAAAGTCCGTCAAAGACAACCTTTGAATTGGATCTATATCATGTATATTTTTTATCTCTATGGGCATTAATGATTTTTAATTACCTTCTATTACATTTCCCTCGGAATCATACTCTATTCCATTTTCGTCAATAATATGACCATTGTGGATATTTTTGTATTTGCCTTCTCCAATCGGAATCCAACCCGTATTTCCTATTTCCATATGATCTTCTTCAATATATGGCCACTTCATGATACCTACTTTACTGAGATAACAATTTCGTTAGCTGTATCCATATTGTAATAGTAACTGAGAAGACAGTATAGATCATATAATTCATCCTCCGTAGCATAAAAGCCAACTACACCAGATTGAACAAAGAAACTACTACTTTCGTTGGGCTCTTCGTATTCGACAAGAGTTAAGTTATTATAAACTAATCTTCCTACTTCTTTTTCTTTCATATTACTCCTCATCTATAATTGTTATCGGATTAAAGTTTGGATCATTAAGTTTTTCTCTCATATCTCTAACGTATGAATCCCAATCTCTTTCATCTTGGGTTTTCTTTTCATAACTAACTTTACCCTTGAAGGGATTTGATTTGAATCTAGTTATAATCACTTTGCCTTGTTGGGTACGCCATCTAAGAACGCCGTTTCTGCAGTCGCAAAAATCATCTGGATGTGGGTCAATCTTTCCGAGTGGATCGTATCTACCGCTACAGTTAGCGCATTTACTATACTTGCCCTTGTTGTCGCACCTATTGCATGATCTACAAAAACTCCAACATGGTTTTTCGGCGGGATTTTGATAAGTTCCGGGTAATGTCATATGGATGGTTCCAATTCTATGATTTGCTCTATCAATGGCACTATTTTGGTTGAGGACAGAAGATCAAACTTGTAAGTATATTTACGTCTATCATCTTGAACCTCAAGAAAGACTGGCCTATTTCCTTTATTCAAAGATATTATATCATAGATTTTATCTAAAGTCACCTGAGATATAAGGCTATTTAATTTAAATATTATTGGTTTTCCACCATGAAATATATTAGCGTTTATTTTTTCTGAAGAATTATAAAATATTTTTACTACTGCATTTTCTTCGTCGCTCTCTTTATTTAGGGTTCCATTAATTAAAAATATATCTCCAGTAGAAAAATAATTTTCTAATATACCTTTAGACGCTCTGGGAAAAACCAAGACCTCTACACTAGAACTTATGTCCTCTAGCTGAAGCTTGTACATTTTTTCGCCTTTTTTGGTTGTCATTTTTTTAACGGAATCTATTATTCCACCTATCTTTACTTGTGTGCCAGACTCTAGCTCGCTAAGATCTATTATTTCATTTGAAATTTGATTACTCATAATTTCCCATATTCCCATAACCGGATGATTAGAAACATATATGCCTAACTCTTGTTTCTCTTTTTCCAGTATTTGCAGTTCTATTCTTCTTGTTATTTCGAGTGGAACGTCTTCTTCAATAAGTTCGTCGAGTGCACCAGCCGAAGACAGATGTTCTAGTGTAGACTTTTTCAATATAGATGGATCGCATCTTCTAAAAAAATCGTACATATTTACATATGGTTTTTTATTATTCCTACTTTTTACTATTGTTTCAGCAATTGTATTTCCTATTCCGTCTATAGCTGATAGGCCGAAAATGATTTTATTTTCTTCTATAACATCAAAATCTACACCAGACATATTGATAGATGGTGGCATGACTTCCAAGTCCAATCTTCTACAATCCGTTAAGTAAAAAGATTGCTTGTCTTTATTGCCAACGACTGAAGACATCAAGGCGGCCATATATTCAGTTGTATAGTTTGTTTTTAAGTAAGCTGTTGTATAAGATATCATGGCATAGCTTGCTGCGTGAGCCCTATTGAATCCATATCCACCGAAATACTCTATGTCAGAATATATTTTATTTGCTTTTTCAGGAAGCATCCCAGAATTTTTTACGCAACCTTCAACAAACTTAGCCCTAAATAATGCAATCTTGTCCATGAGCTTTTTGCCTATGACCTTACGTAAATCATCTGCTTCTGCTGAACTAAATCCAGCTAGCTCTCTAGCTACTGCAAGAACATCTTCCTGATACAACATGATTCCCAAAGACTGACCTAAAACTTTCTCTAATTTTGGGTGATCGTAAAACACCTTAGATTTCCCATGCTTTCGATCTATGTATAGTTTGTCCATTCCAGATCCCATTGGACCAGGGCGATACAATGATATAAGGGCCATGATGTCTTCAATGTTTTGGGGCTGCAGCTGCAACATTAACTGTCTCATTCCCGAGGACTCTAGTTGAAAAACTCCGGCACAATTGCCCTTGCAAAGTTCATTAAATGTTGCTTTATTATCTAATGGAATTTTGTCTATATCTATTTCTATAGCTCTATGTTTTTTAATCAAGTTTATACAAGAATCAATTACGCCAAGATTTCTAAGGCCAAGGAAATCAATTTTAAGCAGACCACACTGTTCAACTCTTCCCATATCCCATTGAGTAACAATTGGATTATCTACGCCCTTTTGCATTATCGGCAAGTAGTCAATCAGTGGCCCTTTTGATATTACGATTCCGGCGGCGTGAATTCCAGTTTGTCTCACCAAGCCCTCAAGGGTGAAAGCTGTGTCTATAATATTTTTAGAATCTTTATCTGAGTTATATTCTTTTTTAAATTCTTCTGTGCTCATACAGTCTGATAGCGATTTTGATACTCCAAGAACTGGAGGTGGGACTAGTTTAGATACCTTGTCGCCAAAAGAAAAATCATAACCTAAGGCTCTCGCAGCGTCTCTAACGGATTGTTTTGCACCAGTTCTATTGAAGGTGCATATATGGGCTACCCTATCATTGCCATATTTATTTCTGGCATAGTCTATTACCCTATCCCTATGCCTATCGTCAAAGTCCAAGTCAATATCTGGCATTGACTTTCTTCCCTCAACAAGGAATCTCTCAAATAAGAGTCCAAATTTAACGGGATCCAAATTAGTAATGTCAAATGCATATGATAAAACGCTACCCGCAGCAGATCCTCTACCCCACCCTACCCTAATCCCATTAGCTTTTGCCCATCTAACTAGATCTGATACGACCAAGAAATATTCCGGAAAACCCATTTCTTTTACAACTTTTATTTCATGATTGGCTCTATTTATAATATGTTCTGGAAGCTGCTGCCCGTATTTTACCTTAAGCCCATCCCAAGCTAATCTTTCAAAGTATTCATCTGAAGATTCTTTAGTTGGAATTGGAAATTTTGGAAAATGTATATCTCCAAATTTTAGATTTATATCAACCATATCACAAACTGACATAGTATTTTTTAGCCAATCACTACTAAACAATAATTCCATTTCCTCATAAGACTTCAGATAAAAATTGTCGCCGGAAAAACAAAACCTATCTGGAGTATGGATTGTTGAGTTGGTTGCTACACAGAGCATGACATCGTGAGCCCTAGCGTCGTGTTGATGCACGTAGTGGCAGTCGTTGGTTGGAATCACTTTAGCCCCAATTGTTTTCGCTATCTCTATAAGCTTGTTGGAAATTTTTCTTTGTTCTGTTATTCCATGATTTTGTATTTCTATAAAATAGTTTTCTTTGCCAACTATGCTTTGCATTTTGTATGCGGCGTTTAACGCAAAATCATAATCATTTCTTAGCAGCGCTTGACAAACTTCGCTGTTTAGGCAGCCGGATAGAACAATTATCCCCTCAGAATATTCTGAAATTAAATCGTGATCTAATCTAGGCTTTACGTAGTACCCCTGCAAGAAAGCCTTAGAGGACATTTTGATGATGTTGTGGTAGCCAATATTATTCTTTGCCAGTATAGTTATATGGTAGGGGCCTCTTTGTTCCCACTCGTTTTTAGATGGTCCAGATCTTTCTTCTTCATCTCTATCAAATCTTGTTTTTCTAGCCTGGTAAAACTCGCTTCCGAAGAATTGGCTTTACTCCAACAGCATTTGCTACGTCATAAAAATCCAACCACGAATGTATGTTGCCATGATCAGTTGTTGCTAGACCAGACATTCCAAGCGATTTTGCTCTATTTAAATACTCTTCCACATCTCCATGTCCGTCTAACATCGAGAAAACTGTGTGGTTATGAAGGTTTGTCCAGTTTTTCAACTGATACCCCTATCCTTGTCTGAATTGTTCAAGGAACCATCTCTTGTCTCCCTATATGTAATAATGACTATTCCCCCACAGTATTTGCACGGTACAGCTAGTCCCTGTTGGGCAAATGGATTTCTGTACATGTACCCCATCGGCTGATCTGATTTACACTCAGAGCATACCCCTATCACATCATCTGGATTTTTTATATTATCAGCCATTTTGTTGTTCTTTCACATTTTTATATGCAAATCTTACTGGAGAAGGCATTGATTCTTCGCTGCCCTCCACGTACCTATCTCCTATTGTAATCCATTTTTTCTTTTTTTCTAAATTGCAATCTCCGCATCCGACTCCAGCTGAGTTTGCTCTCTCGCAAGTGTAGGGTCTGCCTCCAATTCCCAACTGTCTTCTTTTAATCCAATCATTTATATGGCTAGAAGATTTTTCGTAATTGAAGTCATCGCATAGGCTTAATATTTCATATAAAAACTGTATAGATTCTTCACTGTATGTGAGTATTGAACATAGGAATAACCTAGTTTCATGGCTTAGCGTTTTGGTTCTCTTGGCTTCCTCAACGTGTCTTTTTACTGCGGGACAGTTTCTTAATAATTCTTTTTTGGTAAATCTTTTTTCAAACTCCGATAACTCTTTAAAAGACTTGGATCCAAACTTATTAAAATAATCAAGGAAGTCTTTAGATCTTTCTTTATCTATTTCCATATTATACGTAAAATTTAAATACCATTTTGCGGCTTTTGCGCTAAACAATTGTTCAGGAATCGTATTGTCTCTGATCTTTTCACAGTATTTCTTAATGCTAGACATGTCCGAAAACAGTATATCTTTGTCTAAAAGATTCTTATATAAACCGGTATCTTGATGAATGGTTCCCGGATATCTCCACATTCTTCTCATGTCATAAACACTGAAATCTAAATTGTTCAATTTTAAATCGTCTTTTATTTTATTTGCTATGTATCTATATAGATTTGGAAGAACATTTGACGGACTTATGCCCAGGCATATAGCCTCGCACTCAATATGGAAACCCTTTTTGCCAGTAAAATATACAATAAGAGCCTCGGCGGGTATGAATTCTTCCAAGTATGAATATAATTTTCTAGCTTCTACAAGAGATGTTTCTCCATCTTCAGAATCTATATCAAAATAAAGTGAGCCCAACCTAATTGATTTGTCTATATCAACTGTGTCGTAATGCCATACTGAAGTATATATTCCGAATGTTTTGGTGCTGTTCTGCGTAGTTATTTACCTCTTTTATGTCGAGAAAGACAGGAAGATTATCCTTTTTTTCTCTAATAACTTTATTCAAAGACTTTACATATTTTGCTACTTCAACGAATTTCCATCTATTGGTATATTTTGTTTCATCTGAATTTAGTTTCATAGTATTTTTGATTTGTTGTTCTCTTGCTTTACGTTACACACTATTATTTTTTTGTCGTCTTCAAAAAAACAATTATTATTTCTATAGTACACAGATTCTTTTATGTAGAATTCTATATTAGAAATTATCTTATGTCTTCTTTTCAATCTCTGCTCTAGGTCCATTTACTCTCCATTGTGGATTTATTAGATCACTGTCTTGTATAATTAAATGCATTTTAGATGCAACGTTGTCGGCTAGGTGTACTATGAAATCAAGATAGGTTATTGGATATGTTTCTGGAACCGGAGACCAAGGACCAAGATGGCATCTAATTAGTCTCAATATTGATTGTATTACCTCTTCTGAAAGATATAGTGTTGATGAGTCTATTTCTGAAGACATCTTTTTATCTTTAATTCTACATTTCTCAACAAAACCGCCGACGGCATAGGGATGCATCGGATCATATCTTACGCTTCCATTTTCTGAATCTTTTACTCCCTTGCATACGTCATGCAGGAGAGATGCCGCTAATACAACATCCTTTTCTTCTACACTCAAGGTGTAAGAATCAGAAAAAACTGCGGCTATTCTCACGACTCTTTTGGTGTGAAGGACGTTGCCACCAACGCCGTGCTCATCCTTGGGATGATATCTTCCGCTAAAACTAGAAGGTATATCCCAAAAGTTTTCTGCTTTTAAAAGAACTGATCTTACAAAAGATTTAATAGAATCATCTGATATAAAATTTATTTCCTCTAGGAGAGGAGCTAGCTTCTCGTCTTCTGCTTTCAGCAAAGCATTTGATCTTTTGTCGACGAGAATATCATCTAGTATTGATTTAGTCATCTCTATTCTTTCTTCCATTTTGAACATGGATCATCAAAGGGGCACTTTTTACAGTATGATATTAAGCCTCTTTTATTCATAAAAATTTCTGTTGCATCTATTTTATCACACCAATTATCGAAAACCATTATATCATCTTGGCTCAACAAATATTCTTGAAAGCCTATATTTTGACTCATCATATCTATGAATCCATATTTTGTTATATGAGACTTGTCCGGATGTCTTGATTCAAATCCCTTTTTCAAGCATGCAAAATCAGTTTTATAAATATCTTTTTTGCTATTTTTGTAATTAAAGAGTATTTTTATAACATAGAATGTCTTATCAAAATATACTATAACATCAAATGAATCTTTTATGCTAATTCCTTTTCTGGTAGAAATGTAGTACTCTTCTGATATTGATATGGGAATAAAATCTATCTTAGAATAATGACTATAGAACAACAAGAGTGAGTTCGCGGCTTTTGTAGTTAAGCTAGACATGTTTCCGTAGACTGTTTCATGCTGCTCGGTAATAATGTCATAAGAATTCGTGTCTTTTGGAAACCACATCTTTTCCCACCTATTTAATATTGCTGCGTAGGAAGGCAAAGATCCAGATTGTTTTTTAAACATAAAAAAACATATAATATTTTTTATTGTTTTTTCAAATTTGTCTGAATTAATTTCGCGGGAATACATCTTTTCAGACATTTTTTGTATGTGCCTATAGTCAAAAAGTCTCTCGCATATTTGAAAATCTTTTATTGCCTCGACTGTTATGGTACTCATTAGTGAAAATCCTTATCATTTAACAGGTCATCTAATAGGGAGGATCCAGAGTAAGAATCACTAGTAACCGGCTCGTATTCTTCGTATACCTTTTTACTATCAACGTATCTTACTAGCGGAGGATCATATAAAAATGCAGACCCCGTTATTCTATTTTTGGGAATTTGAAGCTGCATTATATTTTCGTCTTCTGTTTCATCGTCAGTAGCTAATCTTTTTTCCGTTAAGAAAATGGTGACCGCACATTTCTGTTGAATTGTTAAAGATCCACCAGTATCAGATTGTTGAACGACTTCTCTTTTTTCTTTCATTCTATTCGCGTTCTCTTGAGCGGTTATTATTAATACGCAATTCATATCTCTGGCCAATTTTTCTAGGCGAACCATCATTTCTTCAAATTCTCCCCACCTAGGCTTGCCCTTACCGCCACCTCTGGTAAACATTGATTGTATTGTGTCAATTATTATAACATCTGGAAGGTCAACATTATGACCCAATATATCCCTAAGCCAGAATTCTAAATCTTCAAAATAAGGGGTATCTGGATCGTGCCTAACCATTAATCTGTCACCCCAAAATAGAAGCTTTTCTTTAAATATATCTAAATATTTATTTTTTTCTTCGTCTGTCCATTTTGAATACTCTGCATAAACGTTCTTTCCTATTATTTGCGTCATTAATATTCTTTCCCAATGACCTATTGCTTCCTCAAAGTTAACGTATAAAACCCTATATCCATTATCGAGCCAATTATTTGCCAAACATTTGGCAAACGTGCTCTTGCCCTTGCCAGATGCGGCTATGATTGCATGTACGGCTCCCCTAAAAAATCCACCGCTATCCGTATACCCCATTGCTCTATTTAAAGACTTAAATTGTGTTGGCAAAAAGTTTGGTATGTCAAGAATTGAATTGACTCTTTTAATAATATCACTACCGCTAGTAACTTTTTCTAGTGGATCATACCTTATTTGATTTTCTAACTCTCTTATTTCAGATGTAAGAACCTGTATTCTTTCTAAGTCCGCCTCATCTTTTAATCCCTTTTGGGTCAATATTGATTGAAGTTCTTGTAAATAATTTATTTGTTTTCTTTTTTTAGCCTTATGCTTAACCAATTCGGTAATAGATTCGGGTTCAGATAATTCAAGAGAGTTAAGAATATCTAACATAACTGAAACCCCTGCGTTGCCGCCAAGAGCTTCATATATATCCGAATCTGTTTCAAGCCAAGATTTAAATGCTATCGGATCTATTATCTCAAGATTTGTTGCACTATAATAGCCAAGAATAGCTAAGTAAAATTCGTTAATTCCCTTTTCGTTATGTATTAAACCAACTATTTCTTGTGGTAGATTTTCCGCAAAGTACTTTATTGCACCATGCTTCTTTAAGCACAGAGCAAATATTTGATACTCTAATGGTATCTTATCTTTATTTGTTTCGTTTGTTTCTATTGACATTTCTTTTTTCTTTAAATAGCTGATAGGATTTTTTTCTGTATTCAGAGTTCTTTTTTTTAGCAATTCTGTATGCTGTTGTGTCCACTACGCGTTTCTTTGATTTTTCTTTTGGTATATGAGGGCTATTTCTTATGGCTTGTATCATTCTTTCAAATACAGCCTCTTCGCTTAGCTTGTCGTTATACCTAAATACAATTAATGCAACACCGTTCTCTTTACACCAATCTAATTTTTTAGAATCTCTTTGCAGAGCTTCTTCAAATTCATATTTTGATTCAAAAAATCTTTGAGTATAAAAAAAGTGCTGCCTACCATGATACTCTGCTGCAACTTTGTACTTCGGACAGTAAACATCTAATTTCATTTTATCGCCTATGTGAAATTCATTGACTATTTTTTCACCAGGCAATAATTTTTTCATAATCAATGTAAGGGCTGTTTGACCCCTTGACATTTTTTTCCTGCTATCTTTTAGCCAGGATAGACCTATCCTATTTATTTCTTTATTTGTTTTTGAAATTGGCCAACCCAATTGCCTAGATATTTCTGATATAGAAAGCGAAGTATCAAACATCAAATCTGTTAGATATTCAATATCGTCAGTGTCCTTATCTTGAAGCATGTCTCGATGCCGAATTGTAATCTTTGGTGAAATTTAAGGCCTTTCCAAAGTCTATTATCGACATATCCAGGTTCTCCCAAATTTTGGGAGACAAAGCCAACCCCAAAGAACTGCAATCTAGCAGGCAATACTGAACCTTGCCATTCATAGAATGAATTTTCTCATATATTTCATCAAACTTTTTATACAAACTATGATAACTTACGCTAATAACGTTTGATCTAACACCAAGTAAATTATTTATTCTTTTATAATCGTGAAGCGTAACTATAAGATTTGGTGTATTTTGTATAAAAAATTCAATAATAGAATTAAATACTGATTTATCTCTTTCATAATAATACTCAAATACATTTGGAGAATAGTATCTATGATTTTTTTTGATGCCGATGGAGTTATGCTTTTCTTCTAGGATCTCACTTGCTAGATCCGAAGAAACGCTTTTCATAACTCTTGGATGATTTATATTAATTGCTTTTATAATTTCCTTGGAAATATGAGATGGAAATGACTTGTCGCTCTTTTTATTTAGTCCAATAATCGAAGACTTAGATACATTAATGAATGCAAATTTCTCATCTTCTGACATCATTTTTGTAAGTTCTATAACTGAGTCTTTAACGTTTTTCATTTTGACCTCTATATTCCAAAATTTCCCCAGTTAATTAAAACTGGATTGTTGTCTAATATTGAATTAATGTGATTTATTAGATGAAATTTTCCACCATCTAATTGTAAATATCTTTCGTATTTTTTTCTTTTATCTTCATCATATATGTATCCAAGATGCTGCATAACAAGGCCTGAATCTATCCAGTAATTTCTTTGGCGCACCCAATCAATCACATATGTTGGCTCAGATCCGCAGGCTAAAACCTTATCAGAAAAAACTCCGCCAGGAACATATCTAAATATTCTAGAACTATTATTCGGTGCCCAAAGTTTGTCTACCCTGTATTGATTAAAGCTCCACATATGATAAAACCTAACGTTAACTACATCTTTTTCGGATCTAGACAATATATTTTTTATATGCAGTAAAGATAGATCGTTTTTATTGTACAACATTTCGTCACAATCTATTGCAATAATCCAATCACCTGGATTAGCGTGCTTAGAAAGATTGCCCCAAGCAATAGATCTCAACCTACCTTCATGGACACTAAAGGTGGGCTCTTCTGTTTTATATGTATGGCAAAAATTAGAAGCTATAGAATGTGTATTATCTTCTGAGCAATCATCTGTAAAAACAATTTCGTCTACTTGAGCAGAAAGTCTTTGGAGTACTTCTTTTAGAAATCTTTTTTCTTCATTTCTTCCAACCATCTGTGCAATTATTTTTTGATTAGGCATTATAAATCCCGGTAATTATAGTGGCTGGCGGCATACACCGCCAGCCTGGTTAATAAAATTAAGCCTCTACTTGCTTACGAGCTTGTACTGCAGTAATTCTTTCTACCTCTACATCCTTAAAAAGTAGCTCTCCACGTGCACCGGAGACTTTACGAGTATTGCTTTTCGCAATCTTTTGCGCCTCTGCTGCAGTTGGTGCCTTTACAATTGACGTAGTCGTAACTGTGAAGTACTTGAATTTATTTTCTGCCATGTTGATTATCCTTTTCTAGTTTGCGTATATTACTCATATGAGTATACACGATCAAAAAGAAAAAATCAAACTGAAATTGGATTGTCCTCTTTTGATGGCCAATAATACGGTAGTGTTGGATCCTCGTTGAAATATATTGAGTAATATTCCCAATCTTTTCTTAGCAAGTTTGATCTATGTGATCTATGAAGCTTTTCGTCTCCGAACCAAAAAGGCATTTTTGCCTCTATTAACAGTGTTTCAAATGACATATTGTTTTCAAATCCCCTTTTAATCCATTCGGATATTGTGTGGTTTTGATAAAGTTGCAGAGCGGATTCGTAATTTTTCCACATTCTTACAGCTGGATGATTTATCCAGCCTTTCTTTTCCGTCCTATTTAAAAGAATATTCAGTATCTGATAAGTCTCAACTCTTTGCTTGCCAAGACGTTTTGAATCAAGAATTTGAATAGATTTTTTAAAATTCGGAAAAGGTAAGAATGTTTGCATTACTTATCCTTTTTAAACTCTGTCCAAGTTTTATCACCTACACCATAGTATTCCCTAGCGAGGCCTGCAGTAACGATGTCTGTATTGAGACAGTTGCCACTTTCGTCCCAAACTTTAGCTAACACCCTACCATACTTTTCATTTTTATCTAAAATAGTTTCTATTTTAACCTTATGATTTGCACGGGTAAGCCACTGATCAGTAAACTCTTTGGCCGCTAAACCTTTTTGTTTTTCAGCTACATCTTTTGTTCGACTTTCTGGTGTATTTACACCATAAAGACGCACTCTACCTTTTCTAAGGGTATCAAAGCCAAGGTCGATGATAATATCAAATGTGTCACCATCAACTACTTTTTTAACTTCTGCATTGTATATCCATGGGTTCAATTTATCTGACACGTTAATCTCTTTCTATTCCTATGTAATCGCATGCTTTGCGAAATATTGATTGACTTACCTTGAACTGTGCATCGGCGTGACTGTAGCCCTCTCCCGGCTTAGGAGAAGAGGCGTGCCAGCTATGACCAATCGACACAGAACCATCATACACTACATTATAGCCTAAATGCCTTGCAAAATACGAGCACCAAGTCTCTTCGTAGTAATGAGGCGTTGGAAGAAACGCTCCTTTAGCTTCAGGATATAATTCCCTATACTTAAGATTGTTTGTTAACTCATTCCATACGGATCTTCTGATAAAATATGCAGAACCAGATATGGTAACGCAATTAACCCTATCCCTATAAAGAGAGTCTGTTGGATCAGGCTCCATCCACCCCCTATGCCTAGGCTGAGTGTTAGTGCCTACAATTCCTGCGTGCCTTATAAGGCTATATTCATCTCTTTGTTTCGGACCAAGGATGTGTACGTTTTGTTCTTGATTAAATATTCTACAGATTTTTGTTATATCTTCGTTTGTAAACCAAACATCAGCATTAAGTAATCCTATAACACTATTCGATCCAATGGCCGCAAGCTTATTGCATGCAGCTGAATAGCCAATGTTTTTATTTAAAGACACTCTATCTATTAAATAGTCGTCTTCTTTAGACCTAAAAAAATCTACCGTATCATCGCTTGAACCGTTATCGGCTATATATAAATTCCAAAACTTTTCTGAATGATTTCCAGTGAATAATTGGTCGTGAAGACTGTTTAATAATCTTTCTAGTAGTGACTTAGTATTGTAGTTGACAACGCAGAGGTCTATCATACCTTACCATTGATCGTCATAATTATTAGAAGAGGCGTTGTTGACGTTTTCTACTGCAGAATTAACGGCGGTAATAACTCTGGCGTATACAACTTTGTCATCTTGTGAGACTTGGCCCCTTAAAAGATTTGCATAAGTTTTCTGTATATGCATTAATATATCAAGATCTTCTATTAAAAAGGATTGACCTGGTTCAAGTTTAATAGTTACTTTTTTCTTTAAATTTGTTTTCTTACTCACTGTTTTTTTTCTTTCTCTTATTGCTTTTATTTTCTATTGCATCCATGTTTTTTGGATCTAGTTTGTGGACACACACATTCTGAGTATCCGGTTCGTATGTTATGAAAAAAATATGCTTGTCTTTTTCCGACACTCCTTCCGGAGGAGGAGATTCGACAGCTATTTTGTCAGAAGAAGAACCATAAACCTGACTATGATTATCGTAAACGATGATGTAATTTAATTTAGAGGCTGGCATTTATATAAAAAATACTATCAAAAGAGACATTAAAAAACCGGACAATGCTGCAAGAAACAAAGACAATCTTCTTTGTTTTTGATCCTCTAATATTTGAGAAAGGGTATTTAAATTAAGGCCCCAACTAAATAAGATGGTAAACAAGATAACAAAAACTATTTTGTTAAACATTTCTATTCACCAAACAAGACATTGATACTGGAAAGTGAGGAGTAACAAGTTCGTCAATTACTTTTGCATATTCTACTATTTCCCATTGAGCATCAGGGGAAAGTCTTTGATTCAAAAACAGAGAAACAGATTGCAGGCTACACGACCATCTATAGACTACGTGCATTCCGTAGGCCGCAAGAAACAGTCTTGCCTGCTCTGGAGCCACCCCATTGTTCATGGCCATTTTGTACAGCGCCTCGCCCTGAGCAACGTACTTAGAGAGCTCCTCCGTTAAAACAGATCCAGTCCATGGATCTATTGGTCCACCAGAGCCTTGTTTTTTGTCCTCTGGTGCCAAACGCCATTTTTCTGAACTTGGAATATAGAATTCCGGCTCCATAGTTATGTATCTTCTTGAAGACTCATTCCAAGAATCCATTGTATGATCTGAGCCAACAACGTATTTCCAGTGCTGTCGCGCCACAAATAAAGGCGCTTTTAATTCAAGGGTTACAAAGGCATGTCTAAACGGGGACATATGATTTTCTCTAGCCAAAAAACTAATTAATCTTGCATCAGACGTGGACATCTCTTTGCTCTCTTTGGCAAAGGAGGCTCTTGCTGCGTTAGCCACAGACAAATCAGACCCCATTTTATCCACAAGTCTGACATAGCCATTCCCCAAAACAGACCTAGTATCTTCTAAGTGGGCTATATTTTCCATAGGCTTATATTATACCACAATATCTGTGAATTAATTGATCTTATTTTCCTTATTTATCTTTTAAAAACTTAATTTCACATGAATCTGTAGTGCAATATCTTTCGCCTATAGCATCTGAAGCCAATCCCGCATAAACGCCACTAAGATCGATTGGAAAAAGCTTATCTACCTGATCTAGATATTCTTGCTCTGATATTTGAGTATAGGGCATTTGGGGATATGTATCATTGCCACTTGGTAAAAATGATACGGTTTTTAACTGACCGTCGTGCATGTGCAGAACCGTACCAATATACTTAGATTCGGTGTCTTTGTCGAATGAAACTGTAACCGAAACAGAATTATCTGACCAATATCTCTGAGCCGTAGTAGCTAAGGCCATTTTTTCAAATATTGTTACGTCTTTTTCTGATCTAACGGCATCAGATTTAATTGGAAAATAAACCACAGAAGTTGTGTCCGGAGATTCCGCTGCCGGTTCTACTTTATAATTTGCCATTTTAAAAAGCGGAAGCATAGGGTCTTCGTTAGAAAATCTGATTGTTCTATTAAAAAACTTACCACCTGGTGTCCAGTGAACACCGGGAGATTCTCCGGCAAGAATAGAAACTGTACCGGATGGCTTAACCGTTGTCATTTTAATTGATTCCCTAATCCCAAGCCATTCAGAATACACATTGTCGTATCTTTGAATTGTTTTGTATCCTTGATTCATCCACTCTTTTAGAATCGGCATACCGTGACGATCAGCGAAGTTAGCAACTCCAGACATAGACGCACCTATTCTTCTATTTCTTTGCATAATTGCATTGGTTTCTTCCCAGTGAGTTGGAAGTAACGTCACTGTTTTTGCATAAAGATATGCAAATTTGAGTGTTCTTTTATAATCCTCTAAATCATCGTGTCTTCCAAGATATGTCTCAACCAATGTGCAACATTCGTATGATTCAAGTGATTGTTCTGCACAGGGATTATATCCAGCGACTCTGTGATCCTTGTTGTTGGGTGGGTCAATTAATCTTCCATACTTTCTGGATACATCCATCCAAATAACTCCCGGCTCTCCATTCATAGATATGCCGTCAATTATTGGGGACAAATCTGTACCGACCTCTGTTTCAACAGAATTGTTTGACATCCAACCCCAACCAGGATTTTGCGGATCATAAGAATTTCTTTCAGGAAAGATTTCAGAATTCTTTAGGTTAAGAAAGTCTTTGTCGTCTATTCTCCCTATTAGGAGCTCAGCCGAACGACGAACATTGCCAGATACCACGCAAACACCAATTAGATTTCCCAAATCTGCTATATCTTTTCTGGTAAGTTTTTGTTCATTTCTTGATAAAAAGAGTTTTCTAATAGCTGAATGCAACTTTTCTAATGGAGCTGGACCAGAAGCTGTTCCTCCAAAGGTTTTTATTGGAGTTCCAAATGGGCGTATCATGGAATAGTCAAATTCTATTTCATTTTGATCTGGTTTTAGATATGAATTTATCAAAGACGCAACAGAGTTAACCCAACCCTCTCTTGAGTCTTCTATCGTCTCAATCTGCTTTGTTTTATTCGGTTTATATATTTGGAATTCCTTGTCAGAACCCTTATCATCAAATCCAACTCCAACTCCCAACATAGAAGCCTCCATTAAAAATGCAAATGGTTTTGCTGGATTTAATTTTGTCATCTCTAAAGTAGAAACAAATGCACAGTTTTGAAGGGCAGCGGAGTTCTTTTGCGTATTTACCAGCTCGGTGCCCATGACCCATAACCCTCGTCCTGGCGGAGTCCATTTTAGGTTGAACAACCTATCAAAGGCTTCCTTTGCTGAAGCTTGAGCTTTGGCGTCGTTCCACGGAAGTCTGTTTTTCTTACAGTGATCTTTTTGAAGAGAGTACATTCCATTTATAACTCGTTCGCAAACATCTACCCAGGTTTCTTTTGTCTTGTCGGTCTTTAAACGAGAATAGGTGCGCAAGAAAGTAATTTCTCCAACAGAGTTTCCACCAGCATCCCTATACCCAAAAGGAGCCTTTTTTTCTTTATATGAATTTATAAAATCATCTGTTAATTTAAAAGAAAATATTGATACCGTTCTATCAATTGCGTTTGCTAGATTGGCATTTCCAACTTCTGTATCTTCAATTATTTCTGTCATATTTTCTCCTAACTAATAATTCTTTTAATATATTTTGGATTTGTTTTTTTAATTTCTGTTGTCTTAATTTTAATGATATCTTCCATTGAATAAATCTTATGTATTTCTTTTTCAAAAAAATAACCACTTCTCCAACTAAATATCTTTTCTATATTATTTTTGTGATTCATAAACACATTACATATTACTGCACCGCCGTAGGCTTTAACAAGATTAAATACCTTTGGCTCAAGATTTTTAAGCTCCTCAAATGATAATTTACCTTTGTCTCTACATTTTTCGTATAACCAATTAAAAGCTTGCCTATTCATAGGAGAAACGTCTACTGGATCAATAACTCCAAGTTTTATTATATCATTTCTTTTTTGCGTTATTTCTATATCATTCTTGATGTTTTTTTTGTAATCTAAAAACCAATCTTTTTTATTGAATTGTTCCCATCCTGTACACCAAAACAATATATTTTCTGGAGGATTAGGTATAGTAGTACCTTCCTCATATGAAATTAATGTGGCACAAGAGATAGCTTTTTTAACATGGTTTTTTCTTTGCTCTTCTGTAGGCATTTTTTTGCCAGAGCTATTCCACAGAGATCTTATATGATATTTCCAATCAACTGTTGCCACAAATATATTTAAATATTTTTCTGCAACGTCCATTGGTATGATGTCTTGTTCTACGACTTTTTTAAGATCATCTAAAGACATTCATAATCCCTCATAAAACTATCTAAACTCATAAAACTTTCAAACCAAAAGATAATCCCGCCTGGTTTTACCCAGACGGGACCTGTCTCATAGCTCACTGGCCTCCGCGCATCCAATTATATCATACTGAAACCAGAAATATGTATTGTTACAAAGCTTTTGCCGAAGGAACTCCGTTGTACTCTCCAACCTTGTTTCTGCCGTATTCCGAAGAAGTATTGGCTTGACCGTATCCTTCTGGAAATACGTTTGTAGAAGTAACTCCATCAAACTCATAATTATTATAAAGACCGTAGTCCGTCACTCTTTTTGCGTGACCGTAACCCGAAGCAAAAATTTCCGACGAAGTTACACCATCAAAAAAGTAATTTGAATAGAGGGAATACGACCTAGTCTTATCGGAAGCGTGTCCGTAATTGGCGCTAAACGCTGCAGATACGCCCTTGAATTCCATTGGCCTAAATCTTCCACCGGCGTACCCAACGCCGTTGGCAAATGTGCCAGACAGCGGATGGATATAAAGAGTAGACCCAGTGAAAATTTGAGAAAGCAAAAGATTACCAGGATGCCTGCCCGTTCCAGGAACGTGATCATTATCTGGCGCTCCAGTTAAAAGACCAGGGGCAAACAATGGATAAAACGAATATTTGCCTGCTGTGCCCTTAAATACATTAACCATATCTGTCGTGCTGCGACCCCTAAGAACCGGTCTTGGGCCAACATAAAAAGTTGCCATTATCTTATTCTCCTTGATGTTAAAGGTATTCGGTGTCTATATAGTAATTAGTTATAGCTTATTACTAAGTCTGAAAGGACCGGAGAGGTCTTATCGTCGAGCATATTTAGCGTTACTTCAACCCAAACGCTGCTTGATGCCCCCGGATTACTAAGGGAATACACTCCCGAATCATTATAAATAACCCTATAGCTGAACGCATTTGACATTTGACTAAGGGGAACATTATAAATAGAGGGCTCTACATCGGTAATTTCATTTATCATTTGTCCCTGTGGAGCAGTAAACTTAAGTATAGTTTTTCCAGACGGAAGAAATTTATCGCATCTAATATCGAAATCCGAAAGACCATAGGTGTAAATATATTTATTTAATTCTTTAAAATAATTTTTTTGGTTCATTTTTATTCTTATTGCAGTTATGTTTTTTTCTGCAAAATAAAATATAAGTGGTCCAGAATTATATATTGTATCCGAACCAAGAGTTGACCATCCACCGGGAGCCACTTTGCCTATAGCATCTTGGACATTATTGTATAGGCCGGTTGAATTTAAGGGAATCCATGAATCAGATTCGGCCAAAACTGGAGCTGGATTGGTTGTATATTGTATGGAGGATATATCAACAGAATACATCGGATATGGATTTATCTTTATGCAATTTACTTTTGTAGATCCGGTAAACTCAGACGGTATTTTTACATAAAACATCATTTGAGCTCCGGAGACAGAAGATTCTTCAGAAATAATACTTCTTTTCCAAACCTTATTTGGATCGTCTAGTATGGCATTGTAAACCGGGGTAGTTGAAATGACGCTTCCTACACTGTCTGCGCCAACAAAACTATTGTCTATTTTTGTCTTAAAAAAATCTGGTACTAGTTGACCAACAGAAGAATTAAAAAATTTTAATTTTGAAACAGAAGAGCCGCTGATTTTTGGTAGTGTTATTGCATTATAGTATGGGTCAAAGGATAAAAGTTCGCTTGATCCTATGGCAAAACTTGTTCCCGTAAGACTGACATAATCTAGTTGAGAAAATGAATGAATTGATATTCTTTTTTCGGCGGCTTCTAAAGCAGCAATTCTATCCGATAAATCTTTTACGAAGTTTCCTAAAAACATTTGATCCTTGATAACTCTTTCAAAGGATTCGGCTAGTTTTGAGTCAACTATTTTTATCTTATTATACAGATGTAACAAGTCTCTATAATTTTCTTCTATTCTAGAGTTTTGATCTGCGCTATCGATAGGTCCTCTGTATTGAGCGCTTCTCTTTTTTGTGTGAATTGTATCTGACATATTAATTACCACTCTCTAATTTTTTAATTTTACTCTCTAGTCTTTTTAGTTTTCCGGAAATTCTACTCAAAGTATCAATAATCATGTCTTGCTCATCTTCATCTATGGATACTGTTATGTCGCCTAAATCATAAACGCTTCCATCGTCTGTATTTTGGTAAATTGATTCACTTGAAACTTGACCTACGAGATTTTTGCTTAGGTCATCTATTGTATTTTTTATTAGTTCAGTTGAGTTTTTTATTCTATGAAAATTTACTATAAGAGAATTCATTTCTAAATTATTTTCGAGACTAGACCTAGAACCCCTGTATGGGTTTCTTGATCTTGTAAACATTGGCTCTTTAATGCTAAAGGATTGTTCTATCGAAAAAGTTTTAGGCATATTTATAATTCTCCATGTTTAAATTTTACTCTTATAGATTCTAACATTGGGGAACAGTAAGGGTTGTCGTATCTATTTAAATCAACCCTGTATCTTATAGAAGATACGTTTAGTTTGTTCTTTAAGGTAAATATAAAGTTAGAATCACCCATTATTTCTTTGGCGCAAAGGAGCTCTTTTCTTCCAAATATAGTATCTATAGTAAAGAAATAATTATCATTAGTTGCCCTATTTTGAAATTCAATTGGATCAAGATGGGTAAACTTCTCAGTAAATATTGTGCCATATCTAGAAAGATTTAAGCCCTCAATTAGAGAAAAGTTTATTTGACCAACGTATTCTTTATCGTAAGTTATTTTTAATTTATTTTCACCCTCGGTAAAATTCCATTGGATAGCCTTGGTTTTTAAGCCTTCGGGTAGATCCGCAATTAATTTTCCATTTAGATAAATAGCCAAAGCAAAGTCCGAAGATGACTTAACTACGGTGTGGGTAATCACAGATGCTGAAGATCTCATTATTGAACAGCTAATATGCCCGGATGAGGCTTGGTTTATACCCGGAATTATTGAACCGGTTTGTTCTCTTAGGATTGAATAAAGAAGGTTACTGGGTTTTTCTTTTAATTGGTTACTCCAAAACTGCAGATCTTTATAATTGCCTTGCTTTGGTTGTTGTAGATTTACAATATAATGATGATTAAAACAATTTACTCCGCCCAATAATAATGGATTATAATAATCTAAGGTTGAATCAAGTGCAGCTATTCTGTAAACGTTTTTGTCTAAATATATTCTTGTACTTGGATTCAATTCATTGGCGTTTTTTGCTTCTGTTTTTATGGGTATGTAAGAAATCGTATCCTTACCAGGTGCCGTTTTTATTGGTATGGTTATCCTTGACGAGCCATCAAGGTATACTGTCGACGGATATCCGGCTCTTTCGGAACCAGTTGGACTTATTGGTACCCAGGCAAAATCGGATATGCTTTCAGCTGAAGGATTATTGGGGGCTACATAATAATTAATTGATGTCTTTTCGTCTATTTCTTCGGAAGACTCTATTGATACTGCGTCTATCACTAAGCTTGAATTTTTTTCAACAGGAAGAGACAAAGGAGAAGATACAAGAATACCCGATTTTGCATAGTATTTAGATCCAATTATCAAATCTCTCACGCCAAACTTATAAATATATGGTGAATCTGTGTCTTCTTTTATGTAGTCTGGTTCATTTTTTTGCAAAATTATTTCAATAGAAGAATATCTGTCGGAAGGAATTGCAAAAGAGAAAGACCCATAATCTCCCTTTGAATTTTTTGATTTAAAAACGGTGCCCTTAGTAGCATCTTGATAATTTGCTTTTACGTTAACACTTATTGGAGAAGATGTCAATAAGATTCCATCTATTTTAGATATAATAGAAAAAACCGAAATTGGAATTAAAATAGACAACGAAACAGTTTGGGGTGATTTTAGAGAAACAGTATGATTCCAATATGTATCAGTTAATCCATCAAAGACATTTAAAAAATTAGTTGAATCTACGGTGTCGGGAGTTTTTTGACCATTAATGTAAACCGCAAATTCCGGTTCAACACTAGTCAAATTATCTAGGGTAATTATATTGAACTGTTCGGATTGTAATTTTGATAAGGTTACGTTTTTTAAATTTGTATCGACAAATGCAGAATCCGTCAAAGACAAATCTATCTTATCTGTCTTTGAAAAATTTTCCGTATAGGAATAGAAATATCCATCCGTATTGTTATTTGCAAAAATAAGATCATCAACCATGGACTCTAGTTGTGATCTTTTTTCTCTTAAACCTTGTAGTTTTTTGTTCAATGAAGTAACAGTTGAAAATAGTTTTTCATTATTCTCCAACATTGATTCATACAAAACGTCTACGTTGAAAACGGTATTGGCCATTATCTCATTTAAAACATCAACATCTGTTTTTGACAACGACCTAATTACATTGTAATTAATATTGATTGGAAAACCTGGAGTATTAATAGAAAAATATTCATTAAACAAAGACCTAACCATTGATTGATTTATGGATGATCCAGACGAATATATGAGTTTATATATGTTGTTTAAAAACCTTCTTTTTTGAATAGTAGCTATATTCATGTTGCTGAAACCTTTGCGGCCAATGAGTATGAATAAACAAGCGGAGACATATTGTTCTTTGCGTCCTTTTCAATAATTATCTTAACCAGTATTTTCCTAATGTCTTGTGGAATCTGTGGATGATTATAGTATTCTACGCCGGGCAATTTATAACCCGGAGGAACATTTTGATTGAAAACCAAGACTTCCGGTGTGCCTTTTGAGCCTGAAGAATTATACCCAGATTGAGTTGAATTTATCTTTATCCAATTTTTTCCTTCGTCAACCGATATGTATGAAGATATTAATTTCTTATCCTTTGAAAAAACCGATGAATCGCTATCTATAGATAGCATAACCGATTCTACGGATTTATCAAATAGATACGGGAAGGATACAATTTCCGCGGATTGCGCTAACGAAATATACTGAATAGACACGTCTCTTATGCCTATAGACATTCTTTTAGCATTAAGCACTTCTCTATTTAGGTTAATTGGAATTTTGTAAGATTCCACTGATTCTGACGAAGACCCAACTGCCTTCTTTTTTAGCGTTACGGAAATTTGTTTTTTAAGTATTTCCTTTTTGGAAAAAAGAGTTGGATCACTTATTGGTGGAATTATTTCTGATTTATTATAATTTATTTCCTGGTAAATATCTCTACTTAAGGACTCTGGATCAAATTTTACCGAACCAAAAAACGGACTATTGTCATTTTGCGATTGAGCGTAGTCTGTTTCCCAATAAGAATGAAGTATTTCTACGTCTTCGTAATCGGCTTGATGCATAATTATTTCTATTTCTAGAACTTTTCTTTCTGGAAATCTTATTGTAGCTGAATCTACAAAATACTTAAAATCATTATTTGAATAAAAAGAACTAATAGAAGATCCTATGAAAATAGGTTGACTTAATACGTCCTCAACCTGGCCTTGTTGATCTGTAACATACACATTGGATACTTTAATTGTTTTTGATGATCCAAAATATGGAGTTATTTTTATCATATTTGCCAATGAAGAATTGTCCGCAATGATTGAAAATTTCAATTTTAAAGGTTCTCTTAAATCGTGTTTTGCCCAATTGAACAAACTATTTTTTGCTGAATTTAATATTATTGCATTATCTAATATATAAGAAAATTCAATGTTTGATGAATTATCGGCAAAGGCTTTTTGAACATTAAATGTCTCATACTCATAATATGTTATTGGATTTTCATCAAATATATTCAATATATTAGAAGAAGATGCTTTGCCTTGATATGAGTAGCTGACTGGTGTCTCAGCTATCTCATCAATTTTTTTTATTGCAGTTAGGTTATTCCCCGGAATTCCATTTGACGGATTTATTGTTACTCTTTTAGGTGTCCATTTTCTGCTAGAAGTTATTTGAACACTCATTGATCCTGAATCAAATAACGGATTTTGAGACTTTGATATTTTTGAAAAATCAACAAAATCTTGATTATCAAATGTATCTCCTACGTAGATTATGTCTTCCGCCGGACTTTGTGAATACATTTGAAGTATCTTGGTTTTAGAAAAAATTCTTTTAGAATATTTTTTTTCATTTTCTATTTCTGTGTTAAAAAGGTTGAATACACTTATTGTTTTAGCTAACAGATAATCCAATTGTTTTGATGTTATATTAACATTATTTTTTAGGCTAGAGAAAAATTTATTCATTTTTTCTGATGATGGAGGTTCGCCAACACTAATTAAATCTAGATCAAAAGAGAGCGAATCTACTGACGTGTACGCCTTGCTTAAAAGCGCATTAAAATCATTTATAATTTCTTCTTTATATATGTATTTTCCCTGACTTTTCTTAGACATAATTTCTGTTAAGCCTACTGACACTTGATCAAATACTGATGTATCCGGAGATAGTTGAGCCATAATTTAATCCTTTACCAAAACTCTATTAAGTTTATCATAATAAAAATCATACTGTTTCGTTTTTGTTTTTAGCATAACTGAGTCTATAGATCCAGAATATTGAATATTTGGAATATTTTTTCTTAATATGACCCTGAATCTCAATGAATCATTCGTATAATCATAATAAACAACAAAAGGATTTTCAACTACTTGATTAAATATTAATTCTTTTCCATTTTGAATGAAAAAATATCCAGATGATTCTGAAAAGACTGGCATGTCTTTTGAGTTAGTATAGTTTGTTATATTTAATGCGTAACTACCATCAGACATTAGCGCTTTCACCGGACTATATCCTTGATATTTTTCTGAAAATATAGTTCCAAAGTTTGGATTATACACTGCGTCTTTGGCGAATTCATTTTTAATATAAGGAGTATTTTTCAAGATAACCCTTGACGTGTAGTCTGTACTTTCAAATTTTTCTCCAAGACCATTTGAATCAGAGTATGGGCTAGAGGATTGTTTTAATAAATTCGACTTAATTAAATCTATGTTATCATAATTATATATCGAAAGATTCAATGCATATTGGCAAACGTACAGGCAATCGGGGTCAAATGATGTCAAAAATATTTGATTATTTTTAACATAATAATCTTTTGACAACATAAGATATCCATTTTTATAAATTTTTAAAGTTTCTTTTACAAAAGAAAATCTAGTAGTTGCCGATCCGTTTAGGTCAAAGAATAAAACTTCTGAATCTACATTGTTTTTTCCATGAGAAACTATCGGTGTCCAATCTTCTTCTTCATTTGGCACATCTTCATTTGATATCGAAACTTCATATGAAATTGGAGTTTTAAGATCGTATTTATATAAGTCAAGATTTACTTTATTGTTTTGCTCTTCTATAAAGCACTTAACCGAAAGCGGATGACCGTTTAAGGGTATCTTTTTACTGACAAAGCAAGCCTTCAAATTTTCTATTCCGCTTGTTCTTGCAAAATCTATGGACTTTATGGAGAATTCGTATTCGTATAAATCATTTTTTTCAATACTCAAGAGGTCCTTCAATACATTATTGCTGGATCTTGATACGGTTTCTGGAGTTAATGATTGAAACTTAGTTGGATTTATTAGGTTTGAATTTTTTTCTGGTAATATTCCAGAATTTTTAAATGAGTAGATTGACCTTTTTTGCGAAGAAGACTCGATGTAGGTCATGTCTTCAAAATATTCACCCTGATCTTTAATGGCGTGTATAAAGAAATTTTGAAATACACTAGACAACATTGTACTTCCTTTTAAGGTCAAGGAATCAAACGATATGTTTTCTTTTGTGTATTCTTTTCTATAAGATTTATTTAAAAAATTATTTTTTACATAAGGATATTTGAAAGAATAATAACTTTCATTAAAGTAATCATTTTTAAAAAATTCTTTTATTGAATTATTTTTTAAGAATAAATTGTAAACTAAATCTTGAAGAACGTCAGGGTTTCCTTTTTTAGAATTCTTAATTTCTTTTGCTATTTGCGTTAGCATTTTTCCAGTTAATTCTGTCAGAGGAATTGTTTTTTCATTTTTTGAATATACTGGTTGATTAAATATCAATATTGCTTTATTCACAAGCTTTTGGTCGAAGTTAATATCCGTTATTGAATCCAACATTCTTGGGGCCGAAAGAACAGCGCTTACTAAGTTATTTTCTGGTGACGGCAAAACACTTGAATCATTTGTCGAAGAGGAGGAGTAGATTGAATACTCTTTGTCTTTTTCCGAGAACAATACAATCTGCAATAGTTGAAGACCGTTTCCGTGTCCTGGCACTATTCTAATAAAGTCCATTAGATTTGGAATGGCGAATGAGATTTCTACGACTGTTTTTGCGCCAGATATATACGATTGATTATATCCTATATATCTGCTTACATCAGGAATGTCTGTGGTTAAAATAACGGGAGACTTAACTGTTACGGCCCACGAATCTGATTTGCTTTCGTTTAACGCATTATAGAATCCAGTGTCTGTAGTTACATAATTTGAGTAATTATTTTGTATACTTATCTCGGATACACCAAGGGGATCAAATGCCGAGACACTATATGATCCTATTTTAAAGACACCTGTTTTTTTGTCAATATATGCATTTCCGTTTTCGTCAAACGGTGATGAATCTCTGTCCGGAAGATCAAAACTGTATCCGTCAAACCTATAGTCATTTGTATTTGTATTGAATTTTTCTATGTAATTAACATTATATAAGTCTTCTTTGCCAGAAATAAATTCATAATTTTTTATATAAACAGACATTTCATCCAGATCTTTTTCGACTTTTTCTATTTCAGAAAAAAGAACATCTGCCATCGAGTTGAGCATTGCGCTGATCATATTTGCCGTAGAATAATAAGACTTCATTCTTAAGTCCGCGTCCCTAAACATATCTATAAAAAATTCTCTATTCAAAACTGAAAACTGTTCAAACACCGAAGGAGAATAACTTGTTTCCAATCTTATAGAAGAAAGCTTTGCCACCAGATTACCAAAATCAAATTTATCCAATTTCATTTCTTTGATAAGGGCACCAACAGTTATTTGAGAACTAAAAGAAAAGCTATTTATAATTTCGGGAAGTTCTTTAAGCATTATATCTCCCAGGGCTCGCCTTCTAGATTTTGAATTTCAAAAGAAACACCTGCGGTAAGGTTGGATCGAATTATTTCATAGATTTCTAATACGGAATTAAAGTTATTCTTTACCTCTTCGGGAATTTTTATGATTACAAATCCACCCCTAGGATAAGAAGTTCCGTGAACCGGATACATATCCCAATTATGTATGGCGTCTTTATGAACTTCTTGTATTTCTAGTAATTCAATATTTGATTTTAATCCACCGCCCCTTAGTCTTGTGTCTGACAGATTTGTCTTTTTTCTTTTTGGGTTATTTATAAAATAAACTATACCAATCAACAGCGCAAATGGATTGTATTTAATTGATGAAGAATCAAAAATTTTAGAATCATATGTATAATTTATAACCGACTCATTTTGATATTCCGTGACCGGCACCAACGTAAATCCACCGCTTAAAGAAGATTGTTTATCTATTTTTAATGGCATCGTATAAACATAAAGGCCCTTATTCAGTTCTATTTCTTGAGAGTTAAGAAATGGATTTAATGGAATTGGATTACCGTTTATATTATACAAAATTAAATCAGAACTTTTTCTTACATAGTTTACTTTTATCAAAGATTCATTAGATGGAACCAAACGTTCAGTAAACTCAATCATTCCCGTATTTGCATTGTAGTCTCTAATCTTGGAAAAGGGAACTTCTACCCATTCGTTATTTTTTGAAGCTCTTGTATAGATATTGAGTTGGGGTTTAAATATTTTTATCTGAGAAGGTGGATAATTTGAAGGTTCTGGCCAAACTAAGAATGGAGCTTGACGTATTTGTATTTGCTTATCTGATATTATTATCGGCTTTTCATTTTTTATATCATAGAAACCTTTTCCAAAAATATCTGACCAATTAGCCGCTATTCCAGACGAAGTATCATAGGTTGCAAATAAAGTATTATTTAAATAATTTGATTTCCAATCATCAAATATCATATTGCCCTTAAGTTGTATTGATTTTCTAAAAGATCCAGGAGTTATTGGTAGGGGCCAAGCCTCTTTTTTGTCAATATAAGATTGAAGATCTCCTATTTGTATGGCGCTACTAGCCTGAAAGGCGACAGAATAAACGGGGCAAATTCTTTTTATTGGTACATCAGCTGGGATAAACGTAGTGCTAACCTTGGGTCCAATATAGTCTATAGAATTTTGAGAATTTCCATCAGCGTCTATTGCCGATATCGCTATGTATATATTGTTAATGCCCCTAGACAATACGTCTACAAATGCTATTTTATTTCCTAAAAATTCTTTTTCTTTTAAGTCATAAAATCCAAAAATCATACCCTCGTTAGTTTCCAGTTTGTTTTTAACAAAGATAAAACCCATTCTCGAATCTATTTCTTCGTCAGCCAAAGAAGAGGTTATTTTAGAAGTTACTTCAGAACCTTTTGGAAGGCCAACTGGTTTACCTGAGCTATCACACAACAACAGTGTCCCATCAAGAACTGTAACAGATTCTTTTTTAGGGATTATCTTTTTTGAAAGATCCATCAATACATAATTGGTTACTTCTTTTTCTTCAGTTGTGGTAACTTTTGAGCCCGAATAAAAAGCCGCTGAAGTTGTAAGAAAGAAAAATCCGTAATTGGCAACGTCTTGATTTGGTTGTCCGAGAATAATTAATTGATATTGCTGATAAAGGAGAGGCGAAATTAACACCGTTTTCAGTTACGACATTAGATAGAGTAACTGAAGAGTTGTCCTTTACTCCAACAAAAGTGGGCTTACTGAAATCAAACACGACTCCACTTGAAGTTCTATGATTGCTTGTAGACAAAGAAAAATTTGATCCCAAAGTATCTAAATAATCTTTTCCTAGATAACTATAGGCGATATTTTGAAATGTTAAATCCTTAGTCTTTATTGAGTTTGTGTCGTAATTAAATGTTTCAATCTTATTAGGATTGATGGATTCAAATTCTCCCTCGTCTATTGCGTTAACCACGGCGTCGACTGTATATGTAAATGTTTTTGCACTATTGGTTATTCTTCTGTCAATCGTGTTAACGGGACTGCCGTCAGGGTTTTTCTCATCAGCGCTAACAGTTTGTTGCGACCAACTTGATCCACTCCATTCCCAATATTTTTCATCATTTATAGTAAATATTAGTTTACCATTTTGATTTGATTTTAGGTTTTGACCATCATAATATAGGCTTGAATCTCCCTCGATATACCATTTTGCGACGTCTTCTATCTCCGGTTTGATCAAAGAGGGAATCGCAGTATACGTGACTGATCCGTTCAGATTCTATTGGGTAAGTTCGATTATTACCGGTTTGCACTTGCTCTGAAGGTGGTTGAGTTGTAGAAGTGGTATCTCCGGCTTTAACATTGCACGTTATAGATCTTAAGGAATATCCTTCTGCGTTTCCAATCCCAACTTGACCGTTTGTTTTTATGTGTATATAAAAATGCTTTGCCCCTCTTGCCATGGTGTTGTTGACGGTCAACGTGACTTTGCCATTAGCGTCTGGGCTCTGATTCAATGTGAATTTTGGGAGATAACTTGCTTCAACCTGCTGTATTGTTCCAAGGGCACTAGAATGATTTTGAATGGAATAGCCGTAAGAGGCAACCGTTACATTTTTCCAACTACCAAAATTAATCTCTATATTTTCAACAGTTTCCCAACCATCTGGAACAGAGAAAAATACATAGTCTTGCAGTTCTGATATTTTTGCTCCAGTAACGCCGGAGTAATTTATTTTTTTGTATTCAATTCCGCCATTTATGGCGCTATACGAATTAATGATATCATTTATTCTGCCTATTTGTTTTGTTGCGGCATCCGCGAAACGAGACCAGTTTCCACTACGGCGTAACAAAACACTTTGCATTCCAAAATAATTATTATGTATGGCGTGAGCGAGCAGTGCTTTTGTTTCGCTGTCAACCGTTCCATCGGTAGAATATACAACCCTGTGCGCTTTCATTTTAGTCTGAAAGTCAGATACTGCCCCCATAGTAGCTGGACCATAGAATCCATCTATCGTAGATTTATAAAACTTGCCCGCCGCTAAAGCCTCCTGAATATACGTTACGTAATCCCCTCTTGCCCCAATCGCATAGGCATCTGGCCCGTTTCCGTTTTCTATATCATAAGTGTAGTCAAATGCCCTCCACTGATAACTACCGCTTTTAGACACCGTACCTTGAGGAGAATACATTTCTGAAATAGATTTTATATTTACGGCGGGAACCGAATTTCTCGAACCGGGCGTTACCGATGTTCTTGGCGGTGGAGTTCTAGTGGTATATATTGGTGTGTCTCGCACACTTTTTATTACGAAATTTTTTACAATTGTTCCAGTCTTTTTTTCTTGAGAAAATTCGCCTTTACCCTGATAATATATTTGTATGTTCGCGGAAAAATCTCCGGAAAAACCGAGAGGTTTGTCTGAAGCCGTTTGATAAGAGTAGGCAGTAACAAATTTAAACGGGTAAGACTGGAAGTAGTTTACGGGGTTTATTTGATTCAATAAACTTCTTGTACCAGAACTTTTTATGTGTGGAATTTCTTTCACAACATACGGGCCAAATCCGTCTGGAATATTTATCTTTGGAGAAATAGTATTGCTATAGGCATAGGCCTTTTGGTCCCCAGAGTTTAACTTAAAAAGAGTGTACGAAGTAGGTATATTGTATTGCGCCAGTGCATCGGAAGCTAAAATTTTTGTCGAATTTTGAATTTGTATGTCTGGATTTGTTGTCTCTATGAAAAATTCAACTTTAGAAAAATCTATGAATGATATTTTATCTCTTTGATAAGATGGCAGGCTGTGATATATAGACTCCAGGTAGTAATCTTTTATAGAATTATATCCTTTTGTTAAATCTCTTGCGCATATTGTTGAGGAATTATCAATTACAATATTTGTAAAATATTCCTCTTTTTCGCTATCCAGAAGAGCTTCAGAATACATTGCCCAAGAAGAATTCCATTCTCCAACAAAATTGAAGAGAGATGATCTTGTATCCAAAGACCTTCCGGCATATGCCCTTGAATACATCGCAAAGGAGATACAGTTGTAAAAAAACTTAAATGGACCCTCAACGACTGAAGATACTACCTCTTCATCACTTTCGTCTACGGCATATTGACCTGTGTTTGAGTTGACAACTGTAGATTTTCCACCCAATGAATACAAAGAATTACAATATTCTAAAAATGGGAACGAAGTGAATATGATATTTCCCTGCGCCAGTGCATCGCCGTCAGAGGAAAACTCAAACAAACCGCCCACTGAACCAGCGGAACTAGACGAAATTCCTATATCTAAAAATGATTTTAAAGATGTCGCGGAATTCAAATATCTATATACATCCTTTTTTAATCCAAAAATACCATAGTTTTGACTTTCAAAAATAGAACTATTTATATTCCATCCACCATTTTTATTTTCATCTAGTATCTTGGACTGCTCGTTGTAGCCATAGTAGGTAGGAACGGCCTGAATTGATATTGGGTTTATGTAGATATCGGAAAACACGAATCTACTCTCAGAAGGAAAATTGGATCCATCTACTATAATTGTTCCATTCTGCAATTTAACGTAGTTAGATATCAAGGTTTTCGCTTTTTCCGAAAGAGATTTTGTTGGACAAAAAGTTACGACATCATAACCTTCAAGTGTATTTACGGAATTTAAATCGACCAACCAATAAGTCGCCTCGTTTTTTTCGTTTGTTTGAGATTTTGGATTTTCAAATACAAACTTAGAAAAATTAAAGGGTGAATTCTGCATTCTGTAGAAAACGTATGGCTCTATATTGTCGTAGGAAGTTGTGTCATTTGAGTCATAGAGAACGGCAGCTTTTACTGTTCTTAGCTTTATTCCTTCGGCTTCTTCTATATTCGCAAAGTAATCAACTAATTCCAAATTAACAGATTGTTTTGATCTGGCTACGAGTCTCCAATTGAAAATCTCATAGGTTCTATTATCTGCAAGTGCTTTTTTGGGAACGAATACATTATATCCACTAGAGTTAATATTCTTTGAAAAAACATCAGAATATTTTTTGTTATATTTTTTAACTGAGTAAACTTTTTTATTATAGCTATTATCAACTACGTAACTTTCTTCTGGATTCAAATAGAAATATTCATGGGCGTTTATGGTCTCAGAGTATCTCAAATCCTGCCTAGTGATATTTCCGTCTAGATCGCACTCTACCTTGTCGTATATTAATTTTAGATTCGTTGGTTTTGTTGCATCTAATCCAACTACTATCCTGTATGGTATATCGGCTTCGTCAAAATTTTCAACAGTACTAAAAGGCTCCAAAAGTATTTTGTATTTTTTCTTTCCGGTTTCTAGATTGATGTACTCTTGATTTTGCGAATCAACGACCTTGATATTAAGGAACTTAATTCTATTTTCGCTCAAATAATCACTTAGTCCAGAAAAACTTATTCCAGGCGGACCAGCAGTAAAAAACCTACTAACATAATAATAGTGAAAAAATTGAGTGGCATCTATTTGATACTCATCAAGAATTTCTGTTTTGTATAACTGACCAATCAACGAATCACTTACAGTTAAATTGGCTGTTGGAAAAAAAGTATTCCCGTACACATCCTCCAATATTCCAAGCTCATTTGCAAAAAATGGCTCAATTCCGTCCGCTAAAGAAGAAGTATTTTCCGGAATAGCTTTCGATACGTCAACAACAGAAAGATTATTTTTTGGGCTTAAAGATTCATTAGAATAAAAAGCCAAGTTTGCTGCATCTGACGGGACGGTTGAGCCAACTTTTACTGCTGATTCTTTTTTGTTGACTGTTAAATTATCAAATTTTTTCATTTAACTATCCTCATAATCTTCATACATGTTCCCATAAGAGGAAATAACATTTGGGGTTGAACCGAACAAACCCATTTGATATTGTTCATATCGAGAAATTGGGAACCATTTTGGCGGAGTCCAGTTTAGCTCTGGCGTTGCACTCGGTGATGCGTCGTACTCATGGTTAACATATTCATATTTAAATCTAGGCTCTTTAATTATTTCATCACCGGATAGCGGCACTGCCGTATAAAATCTGGGAAGCGGTACTAATTCATTTGAGTAATGAATATTATCATAATTCTCAAACCAATACACCACGTCACCGTATATAGTAACTGGTTCACTTGAAGGAGTTGAACTCATCTCGGTTTCTACGACAACAAACCATAATCCCGGATTTGTTCTGTCTTGAGAGTCAAATGGACCAATATTAAAGTTTCCGTATTTATCCGCTTTTACGTATCCCGAATACCCGTCTCTTCCTGGGACAGACTGGTTTTGGGCGTATTCTATTTCGTTGAGGGCGTCATAGGCTGTTCTTGCTTTTCTCCAATATATTATTGGCGTACTAGATGGAGGCGTATTATTGTTCCTTACATACCCAGATATGTATACGCTATCAATTAAATTAGCCTTAATATTAAGGTTATCTACGGCTGCCCTTAATTTAAATTGACTAGTTTCATTTTTTGTTAAATTGATTACGCATTGCTCTAAAAACCCTGAGCTTTGGCTGTTTTTATTTGCCCCAAAAGAAGGATAAGATACACCCTGAATATTTAAATTAAGACTAACACCTGAATTACCTCCAGTATATTTAACGGTTGTCTTAGCAAATCCATTGTTGTTAGTCGTTAGGTATTCTTCATCGGCTTGCATGTAAGTCCCGTATATTCTAAACGTTTGATTTGGCTTTGGATTGCCTAAAACATCATAGGAAATTATGGAAACATATACAAAGTCATTTTCTGAATTGGAGATCTTATACGGAGAAACCCATACTGATGCGGAATCAAAATCATACTCAGAATCTGACACAAAAATATACCCCTCATCTATAGGATTATTTATTGTGTTAATAGATAATCCAGATGGCGTACTAGATAAAAACTCAGAGGACTCATAAACAACATTGTAAATAGATGAATCTGAAGGAGTTGAAGAGAGATAAAGCTTTTTTTCGTTTCTTTCAACATAAAACGCTTCATCCACATTATAGTCCACTATATATTCTCTCCCAGGCACTACCACACTTTGATGTGTTACCGAATCTAGTATCTGTAGTCTGTTGCCAATATGTGAGTAAAAGCTATCTCCACTCTGAATTGCCGAAGAAGAACTAATATAGTATATGCCAGTGTCTTCGGTATCTACAACATGGTTTCCATTAATGTCTACAAAAGTCCATATGTAAAATTCTGGATTTAAAAGAGAGGTTGTTAATATTTTTCCGGTAAAAGAATCTTGTATGCCAATATTTGAAACTATTGGATACGCTAAATACAGCGCTAAATCTTTTGAGCCATTTATAATTTCTTGGTTGCGGAAAGTTACGTTACCAGGAGTCGAAGCGTCGTTGAAGTAAGCTTCTTTATAATTAATCGTGGAACCGTTAGAGTATGAATTTACCAATATAGGAGCTGCCTGTGTTGGAATATGTGAGAGGTCGATCTCAAATAACTGACCATTGTATATGTCTACTATTGGTTTAGCGTATACGTAATATTCATTCTCTGATAGATACAACCAGCCGGTTTTTAGGCTTGGATCTTTGTTGTCAAAAATATTTAAAGAGTTATTATCATACGTGCTTGCATTCTTTGCGTCGACCATAATGCTTGAGTATTTGTAATTCCCTATATGTGGGTCATACTCCTCGTAAATAAAGTCTATCATTTCACTAGGTGAATAGCCGCTGGATTTTACCGCCGATTTAGATGTAGACAAAACTATATCTTCATTTAGGCTAATTGGGTTAATTTCAGAAATAATATATTCGTCTGCTTTTTCAAAAGGTATTCCAAAAGAATTTCTATTCACATCATATTTACCGACAAAAGAATCTACATGATTGGAATTGGGCGATCTGCCTAAATCTTCAAATTTTTCTGTTTGCTTGTAAGCGTTGCCAAACATATCAAGATATCCAAATATCATTGGAGTACTTTTTATTTCAACTCCCTCAATATTTGACCATATGGGCTTTTTAAAGGGATAGTATGGCGTTGCTGATAATCCAGTTGTAATCACAACAGATTTAGTAGGATCGGAATAGCTTATTGTGGCTGATTCAAAATAATCGGTATCTGAAGGCAATCCGCTAGCATCGGGTGTATCGTATCTTTTAATCAATATATTTGGAGAAGAAGGAATAAAGTATTCTGGAGAATTTATATCATATGGATTTTCAGATCTTCCACCGTGTTCAGGGTCTTTTATTTCTTGAGTTTGAAATGTTTTATATAACGGACTTGGCTGCGACTTTTCATTTTCTAGTATTAAATTTTGCGGAACTACTCCAATAGGATAGACTAAGGATTCTTTTAAGTCGTCAATTAAAATTTTGTGGTTATCTATTGAGCTTATATCATTATCTTTATTTATTTCAATTTCGTCACTTATTTGATCAGTGATTCCGTATACATTTTGTGTTCCGTAAACTGTTGAACCAATTTTAAAATTCGCATTTATGTAATTTATATTTGGAGTTGACAATGAATGTTGTGCACCAAAGGATGGATTGACCTGATATCCGGATGAATGTTCATTAAAGGCGACTCTGTAATTTGCATTTGTTACGTTTTGATATTGTTGAGTTTGCTGATTCCATTTAGCTTGCGCGACAAGTCTTATGTTATTTATATCTTTTATATTTATCGAATTGGTTACCGGTGTTGCGGAGGTATTTGCGTAAGAATATCCATAAGTTTTTTCGACGAAATCTATAGATGGATTACTAAATCCGTCTGAATTGAACACTTTTATTAGATTATATTCTGGACTAGATGGACTATTTTGTGAATAATAATTTTTTACTATAAAATCTTCCCTATCTAGATAAGAGAAATTTTTGAAAAAAACAGAAGGCGTAGCGTATTGATCATGGGCTTTTAAGTCTATTTCATATACAAGGTTTACTCCACCATTTGAAGAAGGGTTTAACTTGTTTGGATTATTTGCGTCTGGGTCTGGAACGTTGGGATGATAATATTGGCCGAAATAGACGATTGGAATTTTTATTGGAGAGTACACATCAGTAAACGACAAAGCTTTATATCCCGATGCCTGAAAATATCCCTCGAAAGAAACCGTAGAATAAGAATCATTTTCTACAAAAACCATTAGATCTTCTAAGTCTCCGACCCCTGTTTGAAAATAATTTTGAGTGGCCCTTTCCGAATCGTATACTGAAGGTATTGTGGTGATTCCCTCGTGATTAATTCCCGCTACGTCCCATATTCCATCTTCCCAATTAACGTATCCGTAAGTAAAAGGATATTTTTCATTGATTGACTTTCCAAATTCAAACAGTTTATCTTCAGGAACTCTGCTAAATTTTATATATGGAGTAGAAGATTCTATCTCTGAAATTTCTAATATCTCCGGAGTGGCTCCAAGATAGTTGGAATCTGGCGTAGCTCCATAGGCCCTCCAAATATCAAGCTCTCTTCTTAGAGTTCTTTTCAAGCCCTCTACATCGGTTGACGGAATGTTATTATATACATCTAATATTCTTTTTTTATAGTTTACATTGTTTTCCAGAAACAATCTGCCCAATCCTACTTTTGCGCCAAATTCATCAAACTCATTGAACAATAAAATCGGTTGTTGACTGTAAGCTATTCCATCTATATCTAGAATTTGAAATTTCCTTAACGTAATTATTTGATTATCTATTATGTCATGATAATAGGCGTAATCCGTTTTCTTATATCCATAAAGCTCATTAATAGATCCGGTCCTAGAGAGTGCAATGGAATCTCCACTTACTTTTATTGCAGCATTTGGGGCTGCATATGACACATATATCCAATCAACAGAATCTTCATTTGCTGTAGATATAAATGCGTCCAAAGATTGAAGGCTGAGAGCCGAATTAATATTTTCTAAATGTTCTCCAATCAGAGAGTTTAGAAATTTTCCTCCAACAGAAATAGGAGTTGCTAATTCTGGAGTAGCTCTTTCTAATGAATCCTCATACAAAGATGTCCAACTAGGAAAATTACTTAGTATAGACCTGGCTGAATCGGATATAGTTGGAATACTAATGTCATGAATTAAGACGTCCAAAAACAACAGCAGTCCGAAATCTGATATTGCTTCCGGATTTTCAAAGAAGATTGTCAACTCTAATTTTATATATCTTTTACAGTTTGTTAAAAATATTACGCCAGAATTGTTAGAAAACTCTGATGGCATCCATGGGCCGTTAGATGTGTCAGATTCATATACCTGAAGATTAAATGTGGGTTCCAAAGTCCCTAAATAATTGGTAAATTGAGCCTTAAAAGATACTAGGTCAACCCTGGATGAATAATCTATAAATCTATACAAATTTGGAGTTGAGTCTTCATATATTATTTCGCCATAGTTTGTTACGTAGATTGCGTTATCATCTAACGGCGTCGAATGGTTACCGCTATATGATGGCGACGTTAATTCTGTTCCAACAAAGACAAAATCACCTAAAAGATTCAAGCCACTTTCAGATCTTTTGTAGCAAAAGTTTTTATAGAACCCGTTATTATATAAGTTGATGGGATCAGTTGTCCAAACGTTTCCGATTTTTGTTAAAGTCTGCGCTTCGTAGACCCAACAGATAGTTTTTCATCTCTGATCCTTTTAATTTACTCTAACCAAATTGAATACTCAGAAGTTACTCCATGCTCTGGGTGAATGTACATTAGGTGTTGGCAGGCTCTGCCCATAGAGGAAAAGAACTCCTGCGCATATGTATTCCCGCTTTCTGGTGAACCGGATATTCTAAGCATTCCGCTTCCTATTGTCATCTTAAACTGTTGGTGATAATGCCCCATGAATACATCGTCAAAATGCTCAGGAATAGCGCCATCTTTCCAGCCCATTACTTTTTTATAGTAAGCGTGATAAGAACTTGGTGACGGTAATTGATCGCCGTGTATCAACAAACTACCATAATCACCTATTGTATCTACTGCGTACCAGTTTCTTTCTCCTCTCCCGTCGGGGATATTGAAACTGATTCTTTCCTCTTTATCAAAGATGAGTTCAAGTATCTTATATAGTAATCTATCCATATTTGTTTCTGGATCATGAGACTTTCTCATCTTTCCGCCAATAGCCCCATGATTTCCTATGATGCCGATAACATGTACTCGTTTAAAGTTTTCTAATGCAGTAGTCAAAAACTTAGACAGTATTCTTGGGCCATTTATACCAACCTGCCTATAAAGACCCGAATCAATTAAGTGAGATTGACCAGCGAAAATTTCTTCTCCTTCAACTATATCGCCAAGCAGCCATACATGAAGATCGTCTACGCTATGATCCATTCTTTGAATCTCGGTAATTTCAATTAATTTCTCCGTGTATTGCTCTATTCTTTGCTCTAACACGTCAGTGTTATAACTGGCCGTAATTTTACCCATTTGCCAGTCAGAAAAAACTGCAACGGCGGTCTCCGGAGTTTTATGTTTAGAAGAAGCCTTGATTGAGGGCTGTTTTATTTTTGGTAGTTCAAAATTAGAGAAAACATCGAAAGCAGCTTGATATGCTGCTACCACAACTTCGTGTTGAACATTTTTGTGTTTATCTACTAGTTTAGCCAATCTTCTATTTTCTGATCTAAGAAAATCGTTCCTAGAATCAGAAACCATAGACGCCAATTCGGAACTTCCGTCCTGCTCGTAGGAGTCTTCAGATTGAATTTCCATAACAGACGATTGACTATATGATCCATCTTTTTCGTTTATATAATCAACTATTTCTTCATCTGTTATCTCAATAATATTTAAGTCTTCATTCAAAATGTCACCCTTGCCAACGTTTTCAAACACCAAGTTTTTTGCCTGTGAAACATTAGGGGCGCGCACTATATAGGTATTAGTTATTACGAAATTTTTTTCCATATTTGAACCTACTGTTGATTATAAATTGTACTGACCAATTATAGCAGCATAAATAGCTATGTTGCCAGCACCTGGATACAGTTTATCGCTTAAGGGGGTAAAATCTGCCAAAGGCAGATCCTTTCCATCTGCGTTGAATGTATTGATCGAAACGCCCCTTATGTAATCAGAAGACTGTCGTATTTGTCTTTCTATTTCGGATATAGAAATGGTGTCTCCTATTGTCAAAGAATTTAAATATCTTTTTACAAAAAGTGAAGCCTGGTTTTTTATGCCGGCTGCAAGCACATCGTCCACAGAATTGGACAGGGAAATAGTGGCAGAAAGGTTTATCTCTATTTTTTCTGCCAACCTAACATTAAATCTTACTCCAGCTGGTCTAACAGAAGCAATTGACGACAATATAACCTCTGGCATCTGCTGTATTGCGGATAAAGTCTCTGGAACAACTATAATATCGCAAGACCCTATTCCATACGAACTTTCTCTAATTCTTACGTCTCTAACTCCCTTAATTGATAATACCGCAAATCTAACTGATTCGGTGGTTCCTGCGGCCCTGGTTTTGATAGAGGCAACTATTCTTCTTCTATAGTTTTCGTCTCCCTCAGAATTAATTTTTGAGTAAACTTCTTTTGTATTTTTGCAAAAAATAACTACACCAGGAGGGGCAATAAAATTATGTATTGTTAAAGAATTTTTTGGAGCAACATACGCGTTATCCTCAAAATCTGGCATGATCATACCATATGCCCTTGTTGCTCCTGGCGGTATTACAACTTCTCCATTTAATTTATATCTATACTGTCTACCAGAAAAATTTTCTATATTGTTATAAACAAGAGTTTGTGATGGCACGACAACTGCTTGACTGTGCGGTTTTTGTATAAAAAATTCAATATTAAAAGACTGTCTTTCTGCGGCGGCGGAATCAGAAATCTGCTTTCTTGTTACGCCATAGAGTTCGCCTATCAAATCAAGGCTTCTGCCAGAAGCCGTAGACAATCCACTTTGTCTAAATGTAAAATTTAATGAGGCATAAAGATCAGATATTTGAGAGCTTATTGCTTCAGCAAATGCTCTTGCTATTGATCCAGGATAAATTGCCGTTATGCCAGCATCGGTCTCTAATGAATTGAGAATAGAAATTAAAATTTCTTCTTTTTCTTTTGCGCCGTAAACAACCATTTATGCTCCTAAGCTTTGATTAACCGAAATGGTTACTGGTTGATTTGTGTCTGTTATGATATGAACATCAAACCTTATAGAATTTTTTGAGGTTGGAACTGAGGTTATTTGTATATTTCTTCCAGCAAAAATATCTTCTTTTTCAAGAGCAGCCCTTATCATTTGGGATCCGTAATCTCCTGTCTCTTGGCATTGAGGCATACCGTACAATGAAGATAGATCAGTTCCTAGGGAAGGATAGATTTTAAAGTCGCCGGGTTCAGTCATAAGCCTTAGGTAAACTTGTTGAATATCGTCTTGAAGGTTGGAATTTGTGAGTGCAATATCTTTTCCTCCATTTATCAAAAAATCACCAGACATCGTTAAGTGTATATCAGACATTTTTTATCTCATCTGCCTTGCTTTTTGCTTGAGAAAATTCATATCCTTCTTTTAATAAATCGATTAAATATTCAATATATTCTGCGGAGTGTTCTTTAAGAATATTATGTACAATCATTTTATTTTTTTCAGAAAGGCCTTCTGTAGAAATTAAAGAATCATATTTTTGGTTATTATTTAATTCCTCAAAGCCTAGTCCATAATCACCTTTTATAGTAATGGGAATTTGAATATCTTTTTCTTCTAAATTCTTTAACTTTGCCAAATAATGCTCAGCGTTATTTTGAGCCGAGTTTATCGTTTTTGTGTCTAATTGAACTAGTGTTGGCTGCGAATAATCATATGCTGAATAATTAAAATTAAAGTTATTCCATCTTAATCCATTTTCTGAACAAAACATTCTTATTTTATCTGCAAAAAATGATATTGACCTACCACTTGCACTTATGACTATCCCCACTCCAGAGGTTGCAAATATTTCTATATCTCCTTCGTCATTGAGTCTAATAAAGGAGTTATTGTCTGGATGATTAAGGCCAACTTCTCTTCTTGAAAATTCGTTCCTCCTAGTTAATTCGTCGGATACAGAAAATTCATAATTAGATTGTGTTAGATTGCTGCGCTGTTCGTACATGATTACCTCGACATATACTTAGGTATGCCCGTATTGACGGTATAGTTTCTATCATAACTAGATGATATTTCTGGTTGATCAAAGTAAAATGCAACATAACCACTGCTTTCATTGTCATCCCTAAATTGAACAAAACACCTAGTGCCGGGCTCAGGAGCCACAGACTGAACCCCAACAGTAACCGGGCACGGTACGTCATGCATAATGTTTCCCGTTAGAGTTGACATTTGATCATCCAACACTATTGAAGCAGTGTTGTCCTTTATGCTATAGGACATTATAACACCAGGCCTACCCTTACCCTGTTTCATTTTTGATTGATCTATTTGATTTTGTATCTTATGATCAAATTTAGGATAATTAATGGGCATAGTGTTTTCCTCCTAGCCAATTTTCTAAATAACTTTTTTGATTTGAAGAATCTATCCTTAATGTTGGAGAAGTGCTTATTGTGTTTTGTCTAATCCAATTTTTTAAATCTTCTTCTTTTTTTCCGGGTCATCTTAATATATACGGATGAAGCATCAGAGAAATTCGTTGCGGTGATCCAACCCTTTTGCCCTTCTTTATCCCAATACCCATCACCCCAAGCGGACACTCTATTGCTTAAGCCGTCTACTGCCTGTTTACTACTCTTAAATCCCATTTTTGATCTAACTAAATCTATTTGATTTGCTATATTCCAACATCTTCTATCAAAAAGATCCAGTCGAATATTTTCTTTTTCGCATCTTTGATTTATATATGATTTTATTTGTTCCTCTGTTAGATTCTCATTAGCCTTATCTGGTAAAGCTAATTTCCAATAAATTATATTTTCTTTTTTGGGAAAAGATATGTATGCTGTTCCCATTCCACCGTCTTTTGGCACGGTAGAAATCTGCCAGAGACCTATAGCTCCATGTGTTCGTTGCGCAATGTAAACTTTTCTTTGAGACTCTCTCACAGAAATTGCCACAAAACACGAGGCTAACTCAGGGGTAAATAGTCCATATTGAACTAAGGCACTATACAGTATATTGGGCTCAACGCTTGCATGGTTTGCGGTGTAATCTTTTGTAAATTCATTTAATTCAATTGCTCTTTCGGCTCTGTCCGCCGGCAATCCAACAATTCCAGGAGGATAACCAGCAGATTTGGGGGCCCTGAAAAAAGTTTCGAGTTGTCCGTTTGGACCAGTGTATATACCGCCCCTGGTTGCGGCAAAGCTAAAATGTATATGGTTATTATGGGCTCCACTAGTATCTCTTTTAACTTTGAGATGTCCTAAATTAGGATATTTGGTTGCAATTATGGAAGTTGAATTGTTGTAGGTGTCGTACTCTTCACCGGTATAGCTGGCCGAAATAGCCATGTAATCAGGAACCAAATGCTGCGGCATCGCGTTAAACTTGGTTAGCAGAAGGTGGAGCTGATAATCATATCCTTGTTTAGAATTTATGTTCGTTATTCTTCTTAGGTATTTTCTTTCAACTTGATCCATTGCGGTTTGATAAAGATTCATTATGTCAAATGCTCTGCCGAATGCGTGATCGGTTATACTATTGCCTTGCGCTCCAGAGCTTCTGGGCTTAGAACCGTCGGTGCCATCTTGTCTAAATGTTCCAAATCCGCCCCAATAACCATCTATTGTTAGGGGAGGACCAAACGAAGTTGAAGCTAGGGCCATTAAACACTCAATTAAACTTGCACTTATAAAAGCTTTTTCTGAAGCAGACCTGACCAGGGCCTCGTTTATTTTTCTTTCAATCGTATCTGCCGTGCCTTCATAAAGTTTGGAGTTTGGAACGTCATATTCAGCCGCCAAATTGTTGTCTTTGATATCAAAAAAGAATCCATTTTTTAAAACATTTATATCACCTTTTGACAATCTGACATGTTTTGAAAGCAGTTCTCCTCTTTGAGAGTAATAAGTTTTTTGTAAATCAGTCAATCTTGAACTAAGGGCAACATCCATATATTTTGTTGCCACGGCACCGGGTGCCGATTCATAATCCTGCCAAACATGAGGAAGATTATTTGTCCCAACAGAATAAGCTGCAGTTTTAGATGCGGTATTATAGGTGGCATTTAAAGCTGTTGATACATCGTTAAGCAATCCCCTATCACTACCCTGTCGCCCCAGACCGCTTTGTAAAAGTATATTTGCAGCAACAGCCTCTGCTTCTTCGCCATCAGCAGTTAACTGCCCCTCAAGCATTGTTGCTAAGAGTCCTTTGTAGTTTTCTTTTATTAAATTAGATCTATATACGTTTTGATAAACAGGATTTTTAAAAAGATACTTTCCGGAGGCAGCCGACAACAAATCCGGAGTAGTCAATGTTCTTCCGGTATACGCTCTTTGAGATTGAGAGGTGGCAACTACAGCCTTGCCATTTCTGGGCACTATGTTGTTTACTATGCTCATTGTAAATGATTTAGAATCATTTAAAACATTTTTGTTGAATTCATAAAAAGAAGTCATAATTTATTCCTTTGCTAATAACCTTTTTTGTTCACTTTTTTGCCCGCGGCAACAGTATCTTTGGCTTTAATAACAGATGGGCCTTCAATCCTGACTACGTTATCGACATAAACATTTGCCAAATTATTCACTACAAGCTCCCAATTCAAGGTATAGGGAGTTCCGTCATTATAGTACTCGTCCCAAAGCACTAATGGCCACTTAGAGGAAATTCTATGTAGTTCTTCGGCGATTTTTATTTCAACCAATATAGAATACAGCTTCTTGGCTTTTGCAGAGTCTGTTATTAGGCTGTCATTTATTCCGAATGTATAGTCTTTGACTTTAATTTTACTTTCAATTCTTTCTTTTATAATATTGAAATTTCCTCCTCGTGAAAGGAACGAATTACTAGAAAGCGATTTGGAAAATTCAGATTCAACAATATTTAAGTCATACTTATGCTGAATAAATAGAGAGTGTACATAAGATTTTATTTTTTCCAATGCTTCTTCAGAAGTTTTGTAGAAGATCGTTGCTAAAGTTCTGTCATTAAAGATATCTTTTGTGTATCTATCTTGATTTTTGCCTGACCCGAATCTATTAGGATCGTAAAAACTGTCATCAACTTGAGCGGTCATGCTTCCATCAGTCTTTTCTTTTATTCTTAAAAGGAATACTCTGTTCTTCAAAGAATTGTAGGTAAAATATGTGCTTCTTAAACTGGGAGAAGTTGCTGAAGCTATTAAGTTGTTGTCAGCTAGTGCTTCCTCTTTATCGCTTGTGGATATTACTGATAATTCTGGAGTATCTATGCCCTCAAGGCGAACTGTAAATTTTGCTGATGACAATATATCTCTAACATGTATTGTGTCACCATCTATTACTCCAGATTTTTCTTTTACTTGCTTTACCGATAGAGAAGGGGAGGGATTAGAAGAATCTTGCTCAAGTGCTAAACCTTGTGTCGTATCTAAAATACAAAGAACTTTAAAAAATGGCTCAAAACCTGTTTTTTCTGGGCCTAAACCAGAAAGATCTAAAACCCTACTATGGATTGCGGCATTTTCGTAGCTTACGTGTCTTACAAGTTCTTTAATTTCAACTTCTTTCCATCCTAAATTCTTCAACAAATCATCAGTTCTCAAATAAAAATTTCCCTCTGAAGTAGGAACTTTTTTTCTATATCCAAGTATTCCCGGAAGCAGGGCTTTTGAGTGATATCTTCCTACTACCATTCCCTGATTATAGGAGAGTCCGGCGTCCATTGGTTGACCATTCTTATTTAGATATTGCACATATGCGCCGTGTTGATCCAAAAGATTATCCCTGACCCAAGTCCAACCCTTCCATATTAAATGGCCAAATATTGGAATCGCTTGAGATACTCCCAGAGCAATAGCTGTAGCTCCTTTTAGCTGTCCATTATTACCGTTAATTTGTGCCTTTTTTGATACTTCTTCCATAAAAGAAGAACTAGATGGATCATCAAAAGCCCCATATGTCATAGCGGCTACCGTATCTTTTATAACAGCAGAAGCTCCGTGGGTATACTGTATTCCTCCCATCATTTGAGATTCAAGATTATCAGAAAGTGCGTCTAAAGAAACTCTTCCACCAGAAGATATTCCAGTATTACCGCCCTGAATTGAACCAATATATATTCTTGTATCATTTCTAATTGCTTGAGTATTCATCCAAGAATGAATCCAGGAAGTCATAAACCACTTTGCTGGATCGTTGACTGTAACTAATGCGTTGGGAGTTATCGATGTTACAAAACCAAGTTCAGAAGTAAAATGATGTATGACTTGTTCGACTTCAAACATACCGTACATTCTTTCATAAACGTCTGCTAGATACACTAAATCGTGCGGCCTTATGTCTGGATTACCAATTACCAAAAGCTCTCCACCATAGATATCTTTTATGTTTTCTTTTAGGTGGGCTAATCCTATTCTTCTGGCCAACAGCTCGTCTGGAGAGCCAGTTAGATTTTTCATCATTCCCCTAGTCGCTTCAAACGGATGCAATATTGGATGCAATATACCAAGAAATCCTTCTCCTATTGGATTGTCAAAATATATTCCAGTTTCAACAGTTGACTCTGTTTGTTTATCTGCTGGAGCCCCCTTGTCTAGCGCAACGGTAACCGGGAATCTTCCGTCCGATACGGCGGTAATTACCGTGGAAACATTTTGAGTTGTTTCCATTATTTGATTGCTCAAAATATGGCTAAATGAACTTAGGTAATGCATTCTTTGAAATGGTTCTCTAATTTCTACAACTGGTTCTCCGTATTCTCTAGTGAATGGATTGTCAACCGCCCTCAATATAGAGCCATTTCTACCAAGTGAGTAATATATGGAATCATTTAAGGCTTTATTTAGTATATTTGCCTGCTTAGACAGCTGAGCTACTTCAGACAATCCATAGCCCGTCTGCAACATACCGGTTTTGATCAGCGAAAGTAATCCATCTAGAGCCGTACCAACTGCACCAAGGAGTACTCCAATACTATTGTCCCAACGATTTTCTATGGTTTTAGCGGTTTTACTAAAGATGTTTCCCGCGTCACTACCTTGACCCTTATACTTAAGCAATAATTGTTTGAACTCTTTATCTTTATTAGATTTTGCGTACTCTGAATATGGATTGATAAACGCCGCAAATATTTTATCAACCTCTTTAAAATCCCATTCATCGCCAATTGCTCCAAATCCTATGCCTATTTTTCTTGATGGCTTAAGAACAAGCCAAGCTCTTGAGTAAGGATCGTTCCAAAGCTTATTCCTAAATGCTCCAACTAAAGTTAAAAACAAATCTCTGGGAGATTTTATAAATACCCCTGAATCTATTATGCCTGCTGCTTTTCTTATTTCTTCATTATCAGTCGCTATAAAATTTTGTTTGAATTTATTAATTTTGTCATAGGTAAGCTTATTGTAATATGATATTAATCCATCTTTTTCAATCGGCGCATCTATAAAGTTCTTCCTAACATATTCTATTGCCTGCTGGCTTGAGGCAGAAATTTCATTTCCAAACAATGCCTGAAACTCGTCAACTGCTGAATTTCCAGTGTCGCTAAATTTTTTAAATATTTGCGTACTAGCTTGACTATCAACAAAAATATTTTTAAAAAACCCCTCAAAATCACTATCGTCTTCTGGGTCTAATCCATAAGTTTCCATAAAGATCATTTTTACGGATTCATATGTGTGATATCCCACCCTAAATTGATTCCATATTTCCTGGGCCGTACTTAAGTTCCTACCACTACCCGCTATAACCGAAACTGTTGGAGAATAAGATTCTTCGTAATATTTTCTTGCGTCTATTGAAATAGGATCAGCTATTGAATATACCGGAATAAATTCAGCTGTGTTTACTCCATATGTATTATTTCCTGTTTGTGCTCCAGCTTCATCTAAGAGCTTTAGTCCAGTTTCTTTTGAGACTGGATCCAACATATTTCCGTCTCCATCTTTTTTATCAGATTCAGATGGATTCAATGCCCTTCTGTAATATGAGCCGTAGTTACCTCCGGCCTGGGTAATTTATGCTGCTTGATATCGCCGTAGTAGTATATTCGTCCAAATTATTTTTGGTTGTACCGGGATATAAAAGAAGCGGATTTGGCGCTGATACCGTAGCAATTAATTCTTCTCCCTCAAAATTTCCAAAACCCAGTAGAAAATCGTTTACTTCTTCACCCTGACCGTTTTTTGCTTTGAATCTTTTAATTGGACTAAAAGAAGTGGCAGCTACTCCCAGGGGAACTGTATTGGGAACAAAGGCAAAACTACAGTAATGAGGAATTGGCATGTCGTTATATCCAGGACTAAATTCTTTTCTAAAAGTACTTGTTGCAGCCGAGTATTCGGTAGTGCGCAAAATATTAACGTCACTACTCAAAATACCTAAATAATACGCGGCGTCTGGAGAAACAACTGCAGCAATATCTGCTTGACCTATATCAACGGTCGTACTTGGATTATCGGCTTTATAGCCAAATGCGCTAAAGAGAGTCTCCCCCGCAAAATCTAAGGCGTTCTCTATAAAACCATCTTGGTCGGATACGTCTATGTTGTTACTGTAAGAAACAAATTTAGTTCTTTTTTCGCCCCACAAAAAGTACGCTGGCTTACAAATTACAGCTATGTTTGTTCTGGAATTATATACCATTACATGAGCTTGTTTATAGTCTTTTGCTTCACCAACTAATTCGCTTTTTGTGGTACCAGGAAAATATTTACTTATGAGCTTGTCTTGATCTGCGGAATTCTTTGGCAAATACGGCCATCTCATAGCAATATAGAACTGTTCATCCATTGCGGTTTCTGGCTCACCCCATTCATCTTTAAAATTTATCTCGCCCCTGCCTGGTTCGGGAAGCGGCATTTGAATGGTTGAATTTTCGTTATTTAAATCTTCAAAACTTGAAAAATTGTATGCATTCTCTAATGGTTTGGAAGCTACTAAACCGGAAAGTTCATTCTTAGTGAAGAAATTAACATCTGATATAAAAACATTAACAAATTCTTCGCCATAGACAGAGCTTATTCCTTTAATAAATGTTTCTGCTCTATCCTGTCCTTCGGATGTATCAACTTGCAACAGATATCCTATTCCGTCACCAATAATACCAGTAGTAAATTCGTTCTTTAGAGAAGACCCAAATGGAAGATCATATGTAATTTCGTTGAATTGAAATGAAAAATTATTTAATTTTTGAGCTGAATTTAACTTATAGGAAAAGAATGGAAATCTAAATCTTTTTGGGAGTTGAGATATTTGCTTGTGCTCCTCTTTTTTTCTTATCGGCAAATGAAAACCAAGGGTTACAAATCCCTTCTTTTGAGGAAGCCTTGCCACAACTACTTCTTTATTTGTTTTTTTGTCCAGTTTCATAACTTTTTGAGATTTCTCAGAATCAAAATTTATTATTTTATTACTTAAAACACCAGCTGGTTGAAAAATATCTGAATTATCTTGTTGATTAACTCCATATTGAGCCAAAAATTGATTAGGTTCGCTGTCTCTAAGAAACGCTTCTTGATCAGCGTAAGGACTTATTTGCCTTGCAAGCTTGTCTATGATTTGTTGAAGAGATTCGTCTTCTTTGTCATTCATTTTTATTCCGTTTGAATAACCTAATTCGGCTAATTTTTCTTCAGTTAAGATTCCGGTTGTTATCGGAACAACTCCGGAAGTATAAAGCCAATGCGGTTTACCGTAAAATATAGTTGATCTATCTTCAAATGGTCTAACCGCAACTATATAGTTTGGCAGTAGCCTTGCGCAAACCCTGAATAGATCCCAAATTGACCTCATGTAAGTTTGCGCCCTAAATGAAACTTCGTCGAAACCTGGCATATCGTCATCGTTGTTTGCAGATACAAGTCCCAGCATTCTTGCGAAATTTGTTCCGCCTCTTCCGCTAAGACTACCCAGCAAACCGGCACCAACGAGTGCGCCGGCTGCGACTGGTAAACTAAAAGGAGCAGCTATTAGAGCGGCTCCAGCTAGCGGAAGTGTCTTGGCTGCTCCCATTGAACTGCTGTCTCCACTTGGTATTTGACCGGAGGATGTCAAACTATCCACAACATTTTTTGCGTCGGGTGAACCGGATTGACCCGCCCTAGAAACAAGATCATTCCACGACCTATCACTTAATCTAGACAAATAATTTATTCTTTCATTTGGTTCTGAATCTGGGGTTATAGAAGAAACACTAGTCCACCCATCTCCTAAATCTCCGCCTAAAAATTGAGCTATACCAGTTCCATTTCCCGGATATATATTTCTTTTAAATATTTCAAGATCTTTTTGAGATGAAAAATTTGCCCATAGTTGATTCATTAATGATATGCCATCTGGTCTTAGAGCCGGATCAGAAAAGTTAAAATTGCCCACGGCATTGTAAGCGTCTGATATTCCCGTTATTCTTCCCAGATGCCTTCTTTCCTCTGCTGCTGACATTGGCTCATATAACATATTTCCAAAATGTCTAATTCCAAATTTATTTTCAGAAAAAATTAGTCCTTTTTGCGCATGGGCTATACTTTCCCTAAACCTTGATGCGCCCATCGACAAAAGCCTAACCATAAGATCCCTGGGCTCAGAAAGCCATAGGCCAGTGTTAATGCCGCCGTCTACTCTACCGCTGTCACCTTTTTTCTTTGTTGAATTTACGATTGCACCAAGCTCTATTGCATCTGACTGAGCCGTTACAGTCACTATTTCGCCTTGTTCAACCTGAGTTATAGTTCCATTAAACAACGTCTGCAAAGAATTTGGATTTGCACCATATCCACCTCTTAAATGAACTCTAACTCCTGGTTTTAGTCTTATGTTCTCTATATCGACCACATAATCATTCCTTATATGATCCGTGACATATCTGGCTTTATTTAAGGTTGTATCTATTATTCTTGATAGACCAGCGGTTATACTTGGGTCTCCTGGATTAGTGTAATCATCAGAATACAAGGACGATGACTCTTTTGTAGTTAACTTTGCGTAAAGATTTGAAAGTCTGATTATAAGAGTATCTCCCAATAAATCCTCTGAACTAACAACTGAAAAATCTATAATAGATTGCAAACCATAAAAGTTATCAAAAACTTTTACTCCAGCAAAGTGCCCTCCTTCATCTATCAGCCACAGCATATACGTTGGAAATGCTCTTATCATTCTTCCGGAAATATCCCTATATTGAGTGTCTATTAGTATATTTTGCCAGTGAGCTTCTATACCTCCTGTATATGGATTTCCGTAATTGTTCAAGCTCTGCAATCCGGTAATTGCGTTTTTTGTAACGGCTTTAGTGGGGTCGGAAAAATCATCTGATATATTTCTTCCTGTTAGCTTAGCTGCGGAATTACCCTCTGATTTAACGTTCACCCCATCAACCGTGAGATAAAACCTTCCATCTTTTTCCGTGTCTATATAACCGAAATGAACCTCTGAACCAATACTGAGCATTGCGGGTACTTTTGTTTTATTGTCTGGATCAATAATCGGCATTGTGTACATATTTGCAACAAAATCTAAATCATCTAAATGGAAACTTACAAGTTTTTCTTCTTTTAGATTAAAGCCGCCAGCTAGGGCATATTGTACCTTTGACGTTATCTCTTCTTTGGCCGTAGAATACTTACCAACCTGAATTTGAGGATTGGATGCCTTATTTGACCAAGATGCATCTACGTCGCTAACTTTAACAGATGATGTGTATTCTATTTGATCTGTTATCAATTTCATATTCTTTTTTATTGTATTGTATACGTAATTATTAGAAGGATTAGATCCTATCAAGTTTGGATTTCTTAATATAGATGAAAGTAATTTTAGAAAATTTTCATAAGATATATCGTTTGCCTTAAGTATAGATATAACTTTTTCTACTACACCTTTTTCTCCTAAATGTTTTCTCTCAACACTATCCTGGTACATTCTGAGCAGATTGAGTATTTCTTGTGAAAGAGAATGATTAACTATGTCTAGGGTTTGTTGACCTATTCCTTGTCTATCTCCTGGAACTTTTAGCTCTTTTGGTTTTCCTTTAAAACTATATATAACTTCTTTATCAAACATTTCAAAACTTCTAAAATAAAAATCAGGATCTAGGTGTCCTACAACATTATTTTCTTTGTCTTTTAAGCTTAATGGAAAATCTGGATACGCGTTAAAAATACCCCACATTTGTTTTATTCTTAGAAATGGATTTCTTTTCGTTCCAAATTCTTCTATTAATTGCTTTTGATGTGACGAAGACAACTTCTCTCTACTTTGCTGAAAGATATCGAAGTCTAAAAGACTTATATTTACGTCATAAACATGCGGATATCCAGGTATGGTGCTGACGGAGTAGTTAGATGGAATAACATATTTAACTCCCGATAGAGCAGTTATTATATTCTTAATTCCAATAAACCCGAGAACGCCAGAAGAATGATTTAATCTAGCTAGAGCGTTAACGTGATCAAATATTCTTTTCAGTTTATTTAATTCTTTTTCTCCTATAACTCTCATGGAGATGTTGATAAATGTATCTCTTCCACCTATATGTTGATAGGTTGGTTCATCTTGCATTTGAATATGCATTTTTGCAATATTGTTACCTAGAGTTAGGCTTACTCCAGTGACTATGGCAGACTTAGGATCTAGATCAATTTTTATCATAGGTACTTCCCATTCCCTAAAGATAAATTGACCCTCTTTTGCCCTCATTCCTTCCATGAAATCTAATATTGATGAGTTATTAAAAAATTCTTCATACTTTATAACATTGAATACTTTTTTAACTTCTTCTTTTATTTGTTTTTTCAAATCATTATATTGCTTGGTGCCTTCTTTGATGTGCATTTTATTTGCTCTAGCTTTTGTTTCAATTTCAACTTGCTTGTCAAGATAGCCTACAACGTCTCTTGCTCTTTGTTTGAGAAATTTTTTTACTTGCTCTAACCCAAAGTTTAACGAACCAGGTCCAGTCAATTTTGTTCCGCTTATACACAAGTTTTTTCTCATTCATTGATGACTGTGTAGATTCTGCGGGAATGCTTACGGCATCGTAGTCTTTGAGATATTTAGTTTCGTCTTCAGTGAATTTGTTTGATCCATTTTCATTTATAAGATTAAGTACAATTCTAGCATATGATTTTTTTGCTTCTGTTTTTTCGTTAACGCCTGTTGTTAATATATCTAAAGCTGTTTTTATTTTTTGATAAATTGAGGCATTGTATACTCTGTTTTGCTCCAACTTTCGCACATCAGAAAGATCCATACCGTACTCTTCAGACGGATTATTTGGAAAACCGCTGCGTTATACCCAGGCTACCCAATATGCCTTTCCATGCGTCTCTGCCATATTCGCTAAATGCTTTTTCTTTTTCGCTTCGAAAGTTAGATGCGTCCGGTAAATATATTTTAGTTTGAGTTTCTGCGGGAATATAAAAGGAAATATTTTTTCCATCTGTCCATTCACTAATTATATTTGTAGTCAATTTTTCGTCTTCATACGCACTAAATCCAGTCTCCGGATATCTATCTGCTAGCGTATCTTTTTTGTATCCACTGAGTTTTACGCCTGGTTCTTTTACGCCTGGTTCTTTTTTGTCGTCAGATTTTTTCATCAAAAATGAGCTATTAACATAGTTGTGCATTTCTCCGGCTGCTCTACCCATAAACTGCCTATATTTACCCCAATGAACCGCCTGATTAAAATCATTAATCATTGGTAAAAATGGTTTGTGATTAAAATTCATTAGTTCTATATCTACTGCTAGGGCGAATGGGAAATTCGGAATAGTAGTTATTGACATACTGGACAAAGCAACAGCAGTTATTCCGTGAACTCTATTTAAATAAGCATTTCTAATCGGAAGAAAAGGAGAATACTTAAAGGCCGCTATTAATCCCCTTAGGGATGAAAGAAACTTGTCTATCTTTTGTTCATTTGATCCGTCAATGCCAAAGTCAATTTGATAGTTATCATTTAAGGATATTTTAGAGGCATCATTTATTGATATTCCCCATATTTCTTCATAATTTGGAAAAAATAATTTCATTCTTATGGACGTTTCTTTGTATCCAGAATTGAACTTGGGGCTAGATTTTTGTCTTATTGCCCCTCCAGTCATGCTGCCACCCTTAAAGAATGTATTTACATCTATGCTCAATGGCGGAACGTAAAAATTACAAGCCCCTATTCGCAGATGAAAAATATCAGGAGATTTTGGTTGTATATTCGGCCTATATGGAGATGAATCTAAGACTTTTTTCATTTTCTTCGCCGTATTTTCATATCTTGCGGCGAGTTGGAAAAGTCTGTCTTTTATATCTTTACCATCAAAATCTACCGTTCTTCCAAAAGCTTTTTCTAATGAATCCATAAAATCTTGTAAACTATTCAATGTATCCTCTTCTCCACCCCCAAGTCCATTGTTGGAGTAGTCCGAAGCCGCTGCTATTGAATCAAAAAAGAAACTTACAAGACTAGGAAAATATACATTAATGGTTGCAAGGGTCACAGGATTTAATGACAATTTTTGAATTACCTTATTTAACTCATCTAACCATTCAAGATCTCTTTCTGGTTTTATTGAATCAAGCGCGGATCTTTTTGCTCGCTCTACAGAAGATAGCCTGTGTTTTGCAAATTCAGATATTGTAGAAGCGTGTCTAGCTAAAGCCAAAAGACCACTTTCCTCAACCTTGACCATCAAAGCTGCAAAGCTTTTTTCAGTTAGCTTAGCGGCCATCTCCAAGTTTGAGTTTCTAAATACATTTGTAAAAGATCTTCTTTGCGGAGAATCTAATTCAGGTACAGCTTGGTTAAACGCCCTGTTCAAAAACCTGCTGTACGCATTTTCTGCTTGTATGCTCGAAGATACATTTGGGTCAGAAAACTGTATTTTTGCCATAAAAGCCAAAAATCCGATCATGAGATTCTGGATTTATTGTTGCTTCCGTAAACTCATTAACTTCCGAAAGAGAGGTCTTTTCTCGTTTTATCAACTCTGCTTCTTGGTTTTCGGCACTAACATTTGCTTCTATTACATTTACCCAGGCGTCTATTCTAACTCTTATTCCGCTTAAAATTGTTCTTGCAATTACTGAAGGATTGGCGCCATCTTTAAATTTTTTGCTAAATGTTCCGTTGTCATTTTCTCTCCAATAATTTTGATATACATCTAAATTATAGAAATAATTATCATAAAAATGTTTTCTTATACTTTCTTGCGAAGTGGTTAGTGGAAGATCATTACCCCTCTTGTAATACAGTTGAACATATTCATCTATTGTTAGGTCGTACTTTGTACTATTTGTATTTTGAACAAAAAGATTTATACACGCGTTTAGCAGGCCTTTTAGTAATAAATCTTGTTCATCATAAATAAAGATTTTTTTGGTATTAGAAGGGAGCTCAAAATTCAGTTCTTTTCTTTCATCTCCCTTTTTGCCCATTCTAGTTGAAAACTGCCCTGTATTTAAAAATTTTAGGAATTCTTCACTTGGTTTACCGGTAGATGATATTGCATTAATTGGAAATGGACCGTATATAGCTTTTTGAATAGCTTGTGTTAACTTTACACCGTTTTGGGATGTATTTGACAGAGTATTTAGGTAGCCTATGGTAACTGTACTGATTGAGCTAGACATGTTTATATCATATTGTTTCTTTTGTTGATTTCTGTTACGCGTTGAGCTGAGGAATCTTTTTGATAAGATTTACTCATGTTATTCATTATACTATAATTATTAGATTTTGTAAACTGCGTTTCTTGAAAAGAAAAATCAGGCTGTAGATCAGACTTATTATTTCTAGCTGTTTGCATATTGGCATTCAAATAACCAGAATCATTCATCTGTATATGGGTAGATGACCCCCCTATATAGCCCTCAAAAGACCCCTTAATTGAATCTGAAGTATTTGGAGATTTTGAATGCCCTACGCTTTGAGGGCCTGATTCATCAGATCCAACAGAGGTATTTTTGCTTGAAGATATGGCTGCCGCATATTTGTTTGATGTCTGCGTTCTATGAGAAGTATCTATTCTTTTAGATGCGGCATCTTTTAAGTTTTTATTTTGTGTATCTGCGCCAAAAATCATGATTTAATACCTTAATAGCCACTTGCAATTTCTTGGTACGGATCCCTGCCAACTTGTGGCGTTCCTGGATACATAGTAGTGTCAACATCCATATTTTGTCCGAATCCAGAGAATATCCTTAAAAAGTCTTCTGTTTCGGATCTATTTCCGTATAAGTTTACTTTATAGCTCATACCCGGAGAATAAGATCCGTCAACTATTTGAGGCACTTGGGGGATTCTTTGTGCATGTTTTTCATATGCCGACCCACCCGGAAGAAGAGGTGGACCTCCGACATTTTCCGGAGCCCTATCTTGTACGGCACTATATATTAAACTGCCCGCTATTAAAGCTCCCATACCATATATCGAATTTCTAAATATTTTATTTTCAGAGAAAAGAGAAGCTAAATCTTCTTTCATAAATTTAGATATTTTTTTATATTTTGTCCTATCTAATTCTTCACTATAATCTCCACCTGCCAACATATTTCTTAATTGTTTTCTAAATTTTGATTCACCAACAGATTCTCTGGCTGATTCACCAGTTGCCCTTAAACTATTTTGTACGTCTTCTGCAATTTTGGCATTTAGTTCATTTACGCCATATACGGCTCTTGCTCTTTTTGCCTCAATTACTTGCTCTTCGTCCAAGCCCGCCAAAGGATTTTCTTTATCTTCAATCATATTTAGTACCGCTTCTTGCACAGCACGTGCGCGTTCATCTGCAATTGATTCAGCATCGGCGCGCATTAATTCCTTTATTCTTTTTTGTGTTCCCTCTTCGGTAGAAACTTTTTTGGCTATATCTTCGTCTTCAGATAGCCTCTCACCTGCAGCCAACGCTTCTGCTTTTGCGCGAGATTTATGTACTTGATTTGCAACTTGATTTTCCTCTATCCCACCAAAAAAACTCGCCATTCTATTGTTTCTAGCCGCTAACATTTCTCTGGCAAACGTCATCAACTCTTCTTCCTCGCCATGCAATATTCTAAGAAGTCTATCTGAATCAAAATTAGCACTGAGTCTTTCGGATTGTTTTTCAAGCGCATTGAACAATTCTTGCCTAGTAACTCCGCCAGACATCATCTCCATTGCTTCATTGAAGTCAGAAATGATTGTTCTTCCCAACTTCATCTGTCTTCCAGTTTGAGTCATTTTTTCGGTGTCGCTATTATCGGTCAATTTAATTAAAGCTTCAAGATTAGTTTTATTTCTTTCTATAATTAGTTCTGCTGCGGTCATTGCTTCATTTGAAACTTCAGTTGCTCTGGTTATTTGATCTGATCTTATAATAGACAAATTCATTCTTAACATTTGTTTTTGTATTCCGTGCTGTTTCCTCAACTAATTTTTGTACGGCTGAACTTCTTGCGTATTTACTTGTGGAGCTTCCAAACGTCTCATCAAAGAATTCAATTACCGCGTCTTGATTCTCTGATTCAATTAAAGCTTTTAATGTGTTTCTAATTCCTCTGGCTTCCTCGTCAAGGCTTCCAAGTCTTTCTTCCGTTGCGTTTAAGCCCTCAAGTGCACCTTGAGCGGCTGTATATTGATCTAGTCTACTTAATCTTCTAGATGACAAGAGCAATCTATCCATTATTGGAAATAATTCTTTTCTTTCTTCGGCGTTAAGGATTCTACCCAGTTTTGCTTCTTGATTTGATATAGCAGTTTGGTAAAGCCCGGCTTGTTTACCAAGTCTTTTCCCCATTTCCTTAATTGCACCTTCGCCTACAGAATTTACACCTAATTCTTTAGTTAGTCCTTTTGCAGGCGCTAATATATTTTCAACTGATCTAAGTGCTGCTTCTGGACTTAAGCTGTGATCTATCATTTCTTTCATTGATGCACTAAAGGTTTTGAATAAGGCAAATCCGGTTGTTTTATCTATCGCAGTTTCAGAAGCAATTAATTTAATTCCATCTCCATATAAAAATTTTCTCATGCCTTCATCGTCAATTGTTGACATAAAATCATCAAATTGATCAAGGGTAGAGCCTATGACCATAGATCTATTTACATACACTCCAAGTATGTCCTGAGCTTCGCTGCCCCTAGCTAATCTAGATAATAGGGCAGATTCCCTTATAGATCCCAAGGTAGTATCGTCAATACCTAACGCATTTTCGAAACTCAACATTTTTGATACCGCTTTGTGGTCCTCGGCATTGATTGCATTTCTAAGAGAACTATATTGATCGTCGCTCAAAAGGCCTTTAAAATTTTCAACTGACTCTAGTAGATCTGCTTTTATTTGGGGAAATTCGGGTCCAAAATCTTGATTCTTAAGTTCTTCCATCAACCTTAAGCCACTTCTTTTAAATTCTTTGCTTGTAAGAGCGCTAGATCCAAATTTTTCTATCTGTTTAAACATTCTTCCATCATCTTCATAAATGTTTGCAATTGATCTGCCCATTCTTTTATAGACTGAAAATATTGCTTGTTCAATGTTTACATCGGCGGCTTCCGAGCCACGCACCAAAATAGATTTTCCTGGATCTTCACCAGTACCGAGGTTGAGCGATTATTAAATTTCTTAATAATTGAGTGTTTGGATCAGTGCCCTCATCTGCCATAAGAGATAAGGTTTTCATAAATTCTTCGTCTTCTTTAAATAAATGTTGTAAGGTCTCGTTATCTAAGCTCGCTCTTGCATATATATTTTCTTGAAAAGATGTCGGTTGTCTAGCTATGGAGAACAATAGCCTTTCTTGTTCCTGGTCATCTACGTATTTTATGAAGGTTATTAGCCCCTTGTCGTCTAAGTCAAAACCACCAAGGGCATTGAAAAATTCCGGAACCGCTCCAGCGCCAAACAAAAGTCTATTTCCACTTAACCTAAAAGACATCAAATCCTGTGTCACATTGGTCATTCCCGTTTTATCGCTCAGATTTTTAATTGTTGTTGCCATCTTTGCTTTCCCTAATATGGGTTTAGTTCCGCCTAAGGAGTGCATGCTTTCTGTTGAAAGAGCAAATCTTTTAGTGTTGGGAAGAACCGAATGATATAGTGCGCCATATGAACTCTCGTCCATTGTAAACATAGATGTTTGAAAATAGTTGGCCAAGTGATTCATCATCGTTGCAGAATTTTTGGGGCCGACTCCCATTTCATGTAATTCTAATATTTGTCTTGCAAAATTTTTATTCCTTTCCTTTGCCAACCTAACCGGTTCAGGAAGACCATCAGTATCTAGCTCTATTTGTTTTCTGAGATCGCTTATCATTCTTGGCGTTAACATATCTTGATTGATAACTGCATTCATTTGCTGTAAAACTTTTGTATTGTTATCCTTCATTGCTTTAAGCGACATATCACTAGCAAATATTTCGCCATGTGTTGCTATAAGGTTTGGGTCGGAATAAACAATTGAACTTCCTTGACCAAATCCGCTCAATATTATTTGATTAAGTCCTGATTTTCCTCTAAGCCCTAATTCTGATTTCATTCCAGAGCTCCCTATAATCAGGGAATAACCTTTTAGTCCTTCAATAAAATCGATCATTCGAGCAGCAAATTTTGGTTGTCCCTGATCAAGAAGTCCTCTACCGGTTATTTGATAGAGGTCGGTGTTATCCAATAAATTTTTTTGTCTTTTAAGTTGTTGAAGCGTTTCTTGTAATTCTTCAATTTCACTAGCATCTGATGTTGCGCGAATCTCTGCTTCTACTACGTCTATTCGTTTACCTATTCTTTTCTTGGCATGATTGTATACTTTTTTATTAATTAATGCGTCTCCGTCAAATTCTTGTTCAGCGTCTTTAAAGAGTTGTTTCACTATCTTTAATTGCGGATTATCCTTTAAAATTTCATCTGCTTGTTTAAGAAACTCTTTATTGTCTTTAGAGTTTTTAAGAATCTCTCTCAAGGGTTTCGATTCGCCAAATAATTCTTCTTTTAAATCATCAGCTCTTTTAGCTAGCTCTTCTTCAGACAATCCAGCTAATGTGGAGTCTCCGGCAATAAGAGATCTTTCAAGTGACCTTCTAATTATTTGATCTGTGTCCGTTTCTTTGAGCGCTAATGCTGCGTCTTTGCGGGCGGTGCTCAGCGTGTCTGTTATACCCATGGATTTTCTTAAAAAGTCCAAACCTTCTTCTATTACAAGTGTGCTCTCGCTTAAAGTTTTTTTACCCGTAATAGCGAATGAATCTACGTCAAGGAGTGTTAGATCTCTTTCACTAAATATACCCTTAAATCTTTTTGGAAGTTTTTGAAGAAAGTCTTCTACTGTTTTTGCTCCTCCAAATACTCCCTTTTTTGCTCCCTCATCTAGCATCGAAGAACCAAGCGCATTTAATATATATGTTATTTGTGGATTGGTAAAGGTTCCGAACTCCGCTTTCGGCAACCGAAGTAAATCTAAGTATATTTGCTCCGTCTTTATCTATAAAGGGAAAATAGTTGTCTAGTCCAACTTTTTTCATTTGTCTCTTTATAAAATCTTTAGCGTAGTTTCTTACGTCCGTTTGATCTTTCAATTGAGAAAGCTGAATCCTTATCTGTCTATCGCCCCTAATCAATTCGTCTATTTGACTTTCTTCCATACCAAGTTTTTTGAGTTGATCTTTGTGAGCTTCAAGTTTTTTCAGCACGTCTTTTTCATTAATCGCAGTAAGAAATTCTGCGGCTTGCTCTACCCTAGGATTGAAAGGAGAATTCAAACTAACTTTAGTTATTCCACCTTCTTTGATAAGTGGTTTAATTACATTGAATTTTGTTATCATTTCAGAAGAGGCTTTTGCAAATGCTTCTCCGTAATCAGAGAATTTTTGCCCATTAGTAATTAAGGTATAGGCTATTTTTTGTTCACCGTCTAAATCTACTCTTAGCAGTCCGCTTCTACCTAGCTCAGTTCTTTGTAGCGCATACCTAGCTGCCTTCAAATTCTTCATCGGATCTTCAAACAAGGTATTAAAATTAAAACGAATCATGTATTATGCAACTCCAGACGAAATGCTTACTTGATTTCTTCCAAAAGTATTGATTACCGGAGACACGCTGCCAGATATACCAGATCCGGACATCAGCTGCCTCAATCTATACAACGTATCTTGATTATTGGTTCCAGAACTGAAATCTGGATAGCTTGGATTAGTCAAGTTTGCTTCTTTTATTTGCTGTGGATAGTAACCCATTTGAGACATTTCAAGACCCATTTGTTGTCCTATTTTAATTTTTACGTGATCCATGTTTGTATTCGGGTGCCATCCTTCCCAAGACATGTCCGGTAATTCATGTCTTTGAAAGTATTCTGCTAACTCTGGCTTTTCCTCAACTTCCATACCCCAAGCTGCCTGATATATTCTTCTCTCTAGCCTTGGAGCTGTTGAGAGAATTCTTTCTCTTTCTTCCTCCGGAGCCTGTAGCATGGCTTCAAAGTGTTCTCTTTTTCTTTTTGGAACAGCTAAAGTTAAAGTATCGACTGATGCACCATATAAATCTGCTCCATACATAGTTCTTTTGGCGGCTTGCCTAAATTGATTGGCCGCCATCCCATCTCCGACTTTCTTGCGCCATATTTGCTAAACGAGTATTTTTTACGTAACTCAATATGTCAGAGTATTCCTCAAGGGCGAATTCTTTTCTCCTTGCTTCGGGAATATATCTGTCTCCAGAGACAAGTTCGTAAGTATTTCCTATGGTAGATGCCGTTCCACCTGTTGCTATACCCAATCCAGTAGAGAGTAATTTTGCCCTGGGAGTTCTACCAAACAAAGAAAATCCCACACCCATAGAAGTGGCTGCAACTATTGGATTTCTTTGAGTTGCCTTGTTTATCATTGGCTCTATAAAACTTTCAAATGGTCTTTGCCATTCCGGAAATGTTGCGCCATATACATTTCTTCTTTCATAATCTTCGGTAGCAGTTCTTTTGTTTAAAAATTTAGTATTGAAAATTGTATCTCTATGAGCAAGATACTCCCCAACTCTTGAGATTGCACCGAGAGTTCCTCCAGAGTATTGCCTATCGTCTTCGTAGGGCTCAAATTCATATTTCCTAGTGGTATCAGCCATTTGAGATCTTATTTCTCCAACTCTTATTCTTTCGTCCGGAGTTAGATCCATTGAATCTATTTTTCTATCCAATTGCTTAAATTGCTGAGAATATGGCGCTATATCTGACAAAATATTTAATTGATCTATTGGGCTATATTGACCAGATTGATCGTAACTAACCCTATTAAATCTTTCGTATCCTATTCCCGGTAATCTGATTTCTCCCTCTTGAACCTTGGTGTACGGATCTCCAGTTTGAAAATTCATATAATATTCTGGGCCTGGAAGAAAATTATATTGTTGACCCATGACATTTTTTATTGGGTTTATATAATCTACATTAGTTCTTTCTTTCGGAATGAATCTTCTGGTTATTTCAGATAATTCTATATTTCCACCAGGAAAGTCTCCAAGTCCACCTAGGTTTAAGTCCCAGAATGCCCTACTTGTTCCATATGCCTTAGAGGCGGATTGCATTACCGCTCTATTTGGTTCAAAATCACCTTGTCCAAATCCAAATTTTTCTCTTAAAGAAGAAAATCCGAAACCATATATACCAGCCATTTCTTGTAATCTATAGCCTATTTCTCCAGATTGAAATTGCAAAGACCCAGAAGATATTGGAGAGCCCATAGGAACTATCTTAGGGTTCATTACTCCTCTTTGTTTTGGTGGACCATAGGACATCGCTCTTAATGGCTGATTTAAACCAGAAATCATACCCTGAGATATATTTGATCCAGTTCCTAAACTTGCACCTGCTGCTGATCTATAGTTTGCATTGGATCCAGATATTGCATTACCGTAAGGTATCGGCGAAGATTGATTAATTGGAAAAATATTAGATCCTATTGCTGCTTGACCTTGGCCGCCACCAAAACCAACCATCGGACCGTAGGCACTAGCATCATAGGCCCCAAATTGACCCGCTTCTGCGTAGTTACTTAGATTATTCGCAACTTCTTCTTCGTGCATTGTGCGTTTTGGTTTTAGTATTCTGCCCAATGTTGCATTTGCTATAGGAACTATCGGCCCAAACGGACCAGTAAAATAATCACCGGTCTCAGGATAAGGCCTGTCTGCATAGTGCTGTTGTTCAAATCTGTAGGGATCTAGTGGTCTTAGCGGCGATATATCATTATAGAATAATGCTTTTTCCATCGGACTTCCGTAAGTTTGAGACGTAAAGAGTGCTCCGCCCTGAAGTTTTCTATACCAAGAAGGACGATAATACATTATTTTCCCACCCTCAAAAGGAGTATTACCCAATGGCCAATATCTACCTTGTCGTATTGGCACTTCGCCTTCTGTTAATTGTTCTCTTTTTTCTGGTGCGTTCATACCTCCAGGAATTATCCCTGCCGATAACGCCTGCATTTCAACTACGCCCCTACCTATTTTAGTTGTAAAGAAAGGAGAGTAAGTTGGTTCTCCCTCTGGACCTCTTTCGTTTACAAGACCACCTATTTCTCTATCTGCTGTCATGAACGTAGTGCCAGCGGCGTATATGGGAAGAATTCTCTTGCCCACCATGCCTCTTGCGTAAAGATCCAATGGACCAGTAAAAGAACTGGTATTTAATTGCATGCCAACGGTTCCAAAATATCTATTCAAACGATTGACGATGTGATCCATCGCGTTTGCTGCTCCAGAATAGCTATCTGGATCCTTGTATGTAGTTAGGCCAAGAGCGCTTTTTACGGCCCCAAATGGATCTCTACCAAATACAGTTCCAAAAGTTGGAACAAGAGTAGTAGATTGACCAGAACCAAGTGGATCTACGAGCATGTCGTCTGGCGTATACTGTGCTGAGCCAAAAGCTCTATTAAGGGGTGCCGCAAGTCTATTAAACGGCCTTGGAATACTCGTTGATATAGTTGAAGCCGTGCCCGTAGTATAAGGATTAAAGAACTGTCTTACGGCGTTACCAACTTCTTCGCCCTTAGGAACCGGGCCAGAGATAGCATTTTGTGAACCGGCTGTTGAAAATTCTAAAAGTTTTCTTAAAGAATTTCTAGTATTCATCATTGCAGATGCGCTTTGATTGAACGTAGAAAATGCACTATAATTTGCCAGAGTTGACAAAGCTGCTAATTGTGATTCTGCAAATTGTCCAGGTGCCATAGTTTTTCGCATGCCTTGTATGGCCTTTTGCATTTCTATAAATAATTGATTTTCAGTACCGCGCAACGGTACCAGTAACACCAGTAAATGTATTTGCCTGAGAAACGAATCTGAAGGCTTCGTTCTTTGCTTGATCTAATCTAGTTGTTATTGTTGGAGATTTTTTTGCCAATTGAGATGTTGATAAGAAATCTGCTTCCGCAACTAGTTTTCTTAATGTAGAAATTGATTTTTCTACTACGCCGTCATCAATTCCTTGACTTCTAGCATTTGCCTTTATGATTGGAAGGGCTGATTCTATTGAGTTCATAAAATCAAGAAAATCTTGACCAGTAGATATCTCCGAAACCCTTCTTCCGCCGAGTGTGAATAACTGTGGATTATTTTCCTCAAGAGCCTTCATTACTCTTGGGGACAAACCTGCCCTAAATGTTGATTTTCTAAAAGACTCAAAAGATCTTAATATATCTTCTTCTGATATAGAACTTACAACCGATCCGGTTTCATCAAAAATTCTTAATCTATCTCCACTTACAGACGCTCTTTCATCTGCTCGTTGTATTCCCAATCTATAAGATCTAGAGGCACCACGTTGTTTAAAAGCAACTTCTTCACCGCTTAACAGTCTGCTCATTACCGCAGGATTGTTTATGTCACTTTTTCTCTTTGCTATTCTTCCTATTCTTCCAAAAATGGAATTAGGTTGTTCTGGATCGAAAGAAAACTTTTTCTTAAATGCTATTGCTCTTTCTGGGCCACCAAAAATTTTGTCTAAAAATCTTGATCCTGAAGTAGTAGTATCAATATCAAATACGTTTGCTTCCTGTCCAAGTCCAGATGCTCTTCTTGCGCTTCTTGATAGCATTTCTGTGCTGGCTGTAGGTATCGCTCTATAAGTACCTTTTAATGCCGTTGAAACAATTTCTCCAGAAATGCTGTCTTCGCCAAAAGACAGTACCTTACCTTTTAGTCCAAACATTCCGCCAGTACTATGCCAAATTTGAAAATTGGACCTTGATCCAACTGTTTCATTTAGTGCCTCAGAGGCTTCTTTTCTCAACGTTTCTGATTTTACAAAAGGTTGAACTGTATTCCCTGGTATATCATTTAATGCTTCAGCGGCTTCTTTTCTCAACGTTTCTGATTTTACAAAAGGTTGAACTGTATTTCCCGGTATATATTGTATTGGTCCCCTTCTTGCCATTTCAGAGAACGATTGAAAGCCAAACAAATCTGGAACCGAAAGATTGATTATGGGAACATGGAACTCATCAGCCAAAAATCTACCAACAGAACCTAAAGTATTTTTTACGGCACTGAAGTCTAATGTTTGTCCAGACCTAGTTTGATATGCGCCACCCAATCTACTCAAGCCTATAGACTTGGATACTGGATCTTCTAATGCCACTCTTGAGGATAGGTCTTTTATTATCCTTTGTTCATTTTTGCTTAAGTGAGAAAACTTTCCGCTTTCAATTGCCTCATCCACCAACAAGGGTTTCATTCCAAATAAGTTAAAATTACCTTCACTTATACCTGAAGTTATTTTTCTTTTTTCTATTAGAAATGCTCTAAGATTAGTAAAATCTGAAGGATCAAATCCGGCCTGTGATAATTTTTGCTCTATTACGTTTGTAGACTCTCTAATTCCATCGCTATTTTTAAGTCTTATTCCTAAGACTTGAGCTGTTTTTCTTTGTAAAAATTCTTTTTTAGCACTAGATAGAGGGCCAACGAAATCTTGATATACCTCTTTTCTCGGCTTTATAATTCCAGATGTTATGTCAACCAAGTCTTCTCTGTAAAATTTATCAAAACTTTGATTTATTTTTGACCTAAGGCCTTTTTGAAACTCCCTACTAACAAAGATTGCGTTTGCGTCTTCAACCACTTCTTCCATAAAGGATTGCGTGCCTTCGACTTGTCTACCTAAAATAGATTGACTAAAAGCTTTTCCGTTTTTTATTTGAGAATATCTGTCAAAAATAATATTATAATGATCTTCGGCGTTTTCCGATAAAACTTTAGTTTTCCCGATACTAATTGCATTAGTTGGCTCAGATCTTCTGCCGGGAAGTGTTATCCTAAGTTGTTTTACAAAATCACTAGCCTCTTTTTCATCTATGCCCCTATTGATCAATTGAGACTTGAGTACGTCTTTATAGGCTGATTGTTGTTCTCCCATAAAAAAATCAGACCTAGTAAAAGATCTATCTCCCGGACCACCAGCACCCATTATCGAAATCGATTTAGCTATATCTGTAATTTTACTTGAATAACCGGACCTTATCTTATTTACTGCTTCCGAAAGTTGTTTCTTATAAACGTCACCCGCCCCGGATATAGCCTGATCAAAAGTAATTGCCCCATCTATTACATCATAAGCTTTTCCGTAGAGTCCAAATTCTTTTCTGCCTGCTCTAGCTGCCGCTGTTATTCCTCTAAAAGTTGGTATAACGTCAAGGAATCCGTATTTTGCGGCGTCTTCAGCGGCTGTGTCTATTCCAAATGCAAACCTTTTAGCGGCTGCTGTGGCGGCCCTTCTCCTTGTTGCGCCATCAGCCATCATCTGCCTATAAGACCTACCTGGCCCATGCCTTGCTCCATGCAAGGCTTGTACTAAAGTCGGTTGTTCTGATTGAAATGTTTTAGCAGCGGCGTTAAACGCTCCGAGAAGTTTGTGCGGCCTTTTTCAAGAACTTACTTGTTATCGAAGCAAAATCGTGTCCAACTTCACCAAGAATATCGCTTAGATTAACAAATCCTCTTGCTAAAGTTTGCTGACCAGGACTCATGTCCCTGAGGGCTGTCATTGAGTACTTAAAGCTGTGTATAGAACTCTTTGTTGCGCTTACTCCAGCAGCACCCATCTCAAACGGAAGCAACATCGTAGCGGTATTAACTAGCGAAGTTTTTACAAAGTCGCTAATGACATCGGCTGGATTAAACCAATTTACTTTTTTCTTCTCTTCATTTTTGCCAAAAAGAGGATCGGTAAATCCCTTTTGAGTTACATATAAAGCAGGCAGTTCGTACGGTAGTCGCCTGGCGCCCCTAACCATTCTCTTTTGTATTTCATCTTTTAGGGTCCACACTGCAGCGGGTTCTGATGTAATCCCCCTTCCTGCTCTGTTTCTTTCCTCTTTTGTAAGATAGGTATAGCGGAATCTTTCGCTTGTAGATCCACTGTATCCAGTGGACAATAACCCGTCAGGAGTTTCACTAACCAGTTTTGAATAAGGATCGTCTACACCATCGATAAACCTTTTAACACCTTGAAGTTCATCAAGATTTCTTCTTAGGTCTGTCATGCCCCTAACTAAAGATGTAGCGGCACCAGAAAATCTACCCGATCCATCTGCTGTATCCTGTAGTTTTTTAGCTAGTCTTAGCCCACCCTTTTTTAGGTTGGCGTTTAGAACTAGTGATACGGCAACAGTAGTTGCTGTTGCAGCAAAAAAGCGCATGACGGGATTGCCGTCAAGCGCCCTTGTTATTGCACCAGAATTTGGCGATACGCCCTCTGTTTCGCCCTCGTTGATTGGAACATCCCTAGAGGTTACGCCATATCCAAGTCCGTGTAATGGCCCCCTATCTCTAATCACAGATCTCTCCTAATCTATTGCATTCCCCATAGCTTCTGCGCAATTGGATCTTCGTAAGATGCTTCTCCAGCTTTCTTGGAAATATTGTGCCTTGCAGCTCTTGCTTCTTCTTTCAGTTTTTCTTCTTCTGGATCTATCAATTCAAGAGTGATATTAGAAAGCGGTACTCCATAACTATTTTGATTTATCTCAAGTATTTTTTCTGAAAGAGCCACCCTTTCAGCCAGTTGAGAAAATGTCATGTCGTCCAAATCTTCTGGCTTGTAGGCTGGTATCGTTGATAGCACGAATGCCTTCATCAAACTCCTCACCTCATTTGCCGCATCTCTTTTCGCAAGGAGTATTTGCTTGGCCAAAGAGGGAGAATAAAATCCTGAAAAATCTATTATTTCTTGTGCCAAAGAACTTATCGTTCCAGCCGGAAGTTTTCCAAAATTGTAGTTTTCAGGATATACTACGGCAGAAGATATTATCAAATCTTCTGCGTCCATTGAATCTGAATTCTCGCTGTTTTTATATTCAACGATTTTGTCGTATTCGCTAAAGGTTAATTCCCTAAATGCTATCTCTTGATTTTTTATGGTTACAGAAAAGATAGAACCATGCTTCTTCTTAAGCGAGTGAAGAAGATCTGGTTCCATTTTTTATAGCTGTCTCACTTCAAGGGCAACGAATCCAGAAGCCTCTAAAACTTCTTGCGCAATCAAAGAAGGTAAACCAGCAAGAACGCCGGTCATATCTGCTTTGTCCATTACCGGATACAGTATGCATAATTCTGCAATTGCTTCTTCATTCCACATATTTGCTTCTGCATTTGTCAATTGGCCGGCTTGAACAAGCTGTTCCATCTTTTTCACCAGGTTCTTGTATTCAAGTCTGTTTAAAACTCTCCAGATTATGTGTTTGTCAAAAGTGATTGAAGTAACGTATACTTCGCCATATTCACTCTTCCATTGTTTTACCACACCAGCTGTTGGACCATCTTCCCAAAGTTTTTCTTGATCAGGAAGATCTTCTATTTGAACACTTGGCTCATTTTGCGCTTCTGCGTCTTCTTGCTGTGTGTTTTCTACTTTTATATCCACTGTTTCATCGGCGCCCATTTCTGCGGCTGCCTCATCATTATTGGTTATGGTAACTTTTCTTTCTGACATTTTGTCTCCTTATTGTGACATGAACTAACTAAACATTATACACTATATATTATATAAAATCAATTATCTGACTGGTGTGCCAGTCCTATTGCCGGATCTTTTTCTTTTATTGGTGGTTGTTGTGGTTGTTGTGGTTGTTTCTTTTTCCTGGGGTGCTTCGATTGACGAATCAAACGTTATTTCATTCTTCTTGATAAATCCAAGATCAACTTCAGTATAGTAAAAGTCTCTAGCCATGAATTGATAATTCTCAACTATGGCCATTCCTCCAGTTGCGACTGCAGTAGACATTCTTAATAATTGAACTTCTTGAATTATTACTTTCATTGGTTTAACAAGACTACTTTGATTTGGTTTCACTAATCTTTCATTAACATCTGTAACAATCATTCTATCAAAATTATCTTTAATTATTTTATCTTCAGATTGAAGAAAATCTTTTGGCGAACTTGCAACCTCTTCTAATCCAAATACTATAACAAAATTAAATGGAGGATGTGCACTGAAAATATTTTTATTTGAATCTATTATATTTTTAGAAAATGGATCATTGGTAATTCTATCTAATTGACTGTAGGCCCAATATTTGCCCACGTTTTTTTCATCTTCTACAGAAAATAAATTATCTTTTTCTTTGCTATATTCTTCTTGTCTTAATTTTGATATTGGTCCAGCCGGATTTCTTTTTACAGATTTTGCTTGGATCATCCTTCTTTGTGTAGCCAATTCAATTAGTTCAGTCATTCTTCTTGGGTATCTTGTAAAAATGGTAAATTCACCGCTTATTATTCTTGTTCCATACATGACTGCGTCGTAATTGTACGACCAAAATCCATACAGCGGTTGCTTTTCTTGACTCACTGAGTAAGCAATTCCGTTAAGGTCTAATTCATATTCTTCTTCAAAAAGACCATCTATATAAACCTTAATATCTTCGCCGCTAAAAAAATAATCATAATAATTATTAAACTTTTTTTCATCTGAAGCCTTGCCAGACCAAGCCAAATCTATCTTTTCAGACAGTGGATCAAATGAATAACTTCTATCTTCAGGCATTGGGCTCTACTATGGTTTCGATAAAATTAGTATATAGAGTGGTTATGGCTGTACCGTCTGGAGAATCTCCAAATATATTTTTGTTTCTTTGAGCAGCTCTTTGAGCTTCTACTCCTCCGACTTTTGCAATTTCTTTTTCGTTAATCATTTTTGTTATTGGTTGTATTCCTCTGGCCATAAAAGTATAAGTTTGTTCAGTTAATATGTCATCTATTGACATTGTTTGACCTTCATCTACTATGGTAACACCAAAGATTTTCATTTTTGATGCGCTTCCATATTCGTTAAAGAAAGTAAAAATTATATCAAAAGGAGGAAGCATGTCGGCTAGTGGAGCAAAAAATCCATTGGTTCTCGATACGTAGTTTTGATACTCTTGTATCTTATACCAAAAGTATTCGTTAAATACAGTAAATATTAAGGAACCCGCAATAGTCCTAGAGCCCTTTAAGAATCCCCTAACATTTGAATGTCCAACGGTTCTAATTGGAACATTTTCTCTGTGAACCGAATACGATACAGTTTGAAGATCCCCTATTTCTAAATAGGTTCCATTTCCTGGAGAACCGCCAATTGGCGGCAGGATCATGGTGGCAACAATATCTGTTCCAGAGTATGAAATATTGTTGATAATTGAATATGCGCTTAAATCGCTATCTGCTGTATTAACTTCAGATATTTTGTTAGTATTTACTACTACTTCCATTAATTCTCCCTAAAAAAGTATGATGCACGAGAGCCCCTCACCCCCGTGCACCATACCACTTAATTACTTATATTATATTAAGGGCGAATAATCTCAACCGGCGTATTACCCTTAGGCAGTGTGTTGGCTGATGGACTTACAATATTGGCAAGTGTGTTGCCAGCTGTTTCTAGCTGAGTAGTTGCAATAGTGTACATCGGACCAAGCTCTCTAGCTACGTATGTCATTGTTTCTTCAATGACTATATCGTCCATTGATGCGCCAGAGCCCTCATTCAGTAATTCACATCCGTAAATTGATCTTACAGCTGCGTTGCCGTATTCATTAACAAATGTGATAGTTATGTCAAATGGGGGAATTTGGTCTGCGTAGTAAGGAACTTTCTTTTGAACGTCTCTAGTCCAAGTTTGCGAACCCTCGCCACCTTTACCTGGTATACCTCTTCCAATCGAATTGGCGTCGCCAGGAAGCGTGTTATGGGCCCTTGTATAAAAGTCCATTGGCTTACTCGATGAGTAATTTTTATCCAACATTGTGTAAAGAGCCGGACGATCAAAAACAGTAAATATCAAGGAACCGGCAATGCCGCGCTTACCCCTTGAAAATGATCTTGGGTTTGGTGAACCCATAGTGTATATCGGAGCTTTTTCTCTAGTTACAGAAAAAGTAATTCCCGAAAGAGCCCCTATCTCAACTCCACCAAAGGTCGCAACAATATCTGCTCCTGAGAATGTAGTATATGTGCTCAGGTATTTGTTAACCTGACTTTCGTATGCTGGTGTTTGTCCTGCCATTTTATTTTACCCTCCAATCGGTAATTGCTTATACGTTAATGGCTATTTGCACCTGGATTGTCTTTAACTCAAACGCAGGTGTTAATACGAGGTCTACAATCGCCTTGTTTTCTGCTGGTATGTAAGTGATGTTGAAGTCACTTGTCAGCAAGGCACCTAATAGTTGCATACCTCTTAATGCTGATGATATCGCCGTTTCCATTGAGTTTCTCATTTGGACGGTTGATGGTTCACCAACAAATTTTTGCGTAACTTGACGAACCAAATTGGCCGCCTCATCTACGATTCTCTTGGTTGTCAAACGCGCATAGTCTGATCCGTTTGAAGCAAAGGTTGCACCTTCACCAAAAACAGCAATCTTGTTGAAGTTAATGACTATCGGATTGACGCCCTTTGTGCTCAAGGAATTCTGCTGTGTCCTTGTTGGATTATAGCGAACAGCGCTTATGTTAAACAGCGGCTTGTTCACTATTGCCGAATAAGACGACAGACGAGAAATGCACGCTGCCGTAGAGGCTGCTCCATTTGCGTACCCAAAGTCTACTCCACCTGAAGAATAGCCGACAGGTTTCACTTCTGCTGCCACGACAACAAGATATGGTCCAAACAAACCAAAAGATGCGTTGTTCTTATCTGGCAGCGTGGGCAGTGACAAATGCGAAGATATTTGAGCTGGTGTCATTACTTCTTTTGTTCCCTCACTAAATGGATGTACGCCCATAACTGCCATGCACGGATGTGTATTTTCTGAAATATCTTTAATTTTTACTGCAACTTTATACGCCCAACTGTTAGCTACTGTCGCCGTACTATCTGCATGAAATGCATATTCATTTGAGTTTGGCGTCGAACCTGTGGTTGAATCCCAGTCAAGATCATTACTGCCCCTGCCCCAAGGAACTATAATATCTGGAATAACCGTTTCTGCCGCCGAGAATGCTGCATCAAATATATCTACCCCACCACTTGTGCAGGTGCCTGTAGTATGATTCCATGCGGTGTTGGATGGAAGCGCAACTAAGAATATTCTTTCTGCTCCGCCAGCTACCAATTCAAGAAAAGCCTTATGAAGATCAGATCCATCTCCAAATGCGGCAATTACGTCTTTTTCTGAAGTTGCTTGAACGACGTCTAGGTCGCTTACATTGCCAGTTTCATTAGCTGTTGTTCTTCTAGCAATTGCAACTATTCTTGGACCTGATGGAACGTCTGTGCGAGAGACGCTGTAGAAGCGATCTCTAATTAGTGTTGTTACTCCTGGTATAGCCATGTTCTTTTAAACCTCCGACTAGGATATAGGGCGTTATAAGTCTTCTTTTATAGTAACGAGAAGGTCATAAAAATAACTCAAGAAAGAAAATTATAATATAGTTTTATACGGCTATTATTAAGCGTTTGGCGTTGCGTCGAAATGAAGGTCAGTAAGGTTTATGGTAGTCCCATCATAATTTGGGGTAGCCATATGTTTCAAAAGGGCCGATTCATATGCCATTGCCATTCTAATATCCAAAGATAGACTTTCAACTTTGCCGGCTTGAGCAGCAAAGGTTTTTTCTGTAGTTAGCATGTAGGTTACGGTTCTTTTGTGGAGGTCTTTTTGATCTCTATTTACCTCAGAATCAGATAACCTTCTAGCATAAGTTAATTCTGAAGCTCCAATTTTTTTAAAGATAGGAGTATACTCAAGCATAAAATCCTCAAATGTCTCAATTAAAGATTCAACTAAATACGAGTTATCTTGATCATCAGATATTAAATTTGTTGAATCCCCCATTCTTTTGCCGACTGGAGAAACAGCGCTAAACGCAATGATATTTTGAAATCTTTGTCCGTATATGTATACTTCATTATTGGTTATTCTTCTCATTCTAGGTTTTGGTTCTACGGAATGCGCTTTTCTTAATTCTAAAGAAAAGGTTATTATAGCGTCAGTTTGCTCATATCTTCCAATAACATTTCCTGTTTCTGGATCAACATAATTTTTATTAAACCATGTAAATGAAGGCTCGGTACTGGCGGACGGTTTTACTGGATAATTAGGAAATGACTCTTCCCACATAGTCTTTAAAACTGATATGAACTCCAAATAAGATAAATTTCCTTCAGCTTGTAGGGGTTCTGCAAATTTAGCTTTATGATATGAATCTGTTTGACCAAATTTAGGCCATGTTACTGGAAAAGGCATTCTATGCTCCCGGACCCGCTGCTAATGATAGATTAATTTTTTTCAAACCCAAAGAAGATATTAAGTTAATATGTAGTATTATTTTTCCAAAATCTTTATCATCTGGTTGAGCTTTAAATTCAAAATCCAATATACTTTTATCTTTCTTAAGATTTGTCAAGAGACTAGTAACAGAAGATATTACCCTATCGTACCCAAATTTGCCAACTGCTTGATAACCCAAATTATTAACCGAATTTGCAATATAGGCAACCAGTCTTAATTGAGGAAGTTTATTATAAACCGAATTGTTTGATGCTAAAGTAAAATCATCAGTTAGATATACCTCGTATGCCTTACCAATTCTTGCTTTGTGATTTCTGTATATGGTATTTATGCCAAGTGTTTCAATTCTTGCCATTTCTGGAGAAGTAAAATTGGAGCCGTACAGAGAAAATGCTCCAGGTATTTTTTTTCTTATCATACCCATATTTAGCGGATTTTGAGAAATCATTCCAGCGACCGCGGCTGAAACAGAATTAGTATACGAAATATCTATTTGAGGATGAGAAAAAACTGCTTCTCCATAGATGGGCACAACGTATCTTCCTTTGTCTGAAGTTATTTGACCTACAGAAGTTACCGTCATTTTATTGACCAAAACCGTATTTGATTCCATTATAGAAATATCTTGAGATGAAATTCCGTCACTCTTAGATCCAATAACTCCTATTTGGACATTTCCAGTTTGATTATGAAAATCATCTAAGTAGTTCGCTAATTGTGTTATAAAATCAACTCCATTAGTGTATATTATAGATGCTTCCAGCGGAACAATTATATCTATAAAATCTAACTCAGATAAACAAGAATAGGTCTCAGAAAGTCTTTCGTAATATTTTTGATAGAATGTTTGATAGATAGGAGTTGCACTTTCTAAATTGAAATAAGAAACTGGGACTATTCTTTCTTCTATGTCCTCAATATATTCCAACATTGGGGCAGATGCGCATATAAAAATATTTTTTGCTCCAGCGCCATAGCAGTCAAAAACACCCCTTAAAAGAGGACTATCGTAATCCCCGAGAAGCAAATCTATTGCGTGTTGAACGGATCTTATCTTTATGGGAGAATTTAATTCTATTCCGTCACCATGTCCGACCAAAAGAACAGACTCCATGTCTGTGGCGTTTAGATCTTCGTATGATGGGTTGAAGTTTATTCTTGAAGATCTGTTACCCAATGGAACGGTAGGGAATGGTTCATTGTCTTTTTCTTTTACCTGAAATCTAGATTCTATTACTATTGCTTCATCTTGTTTAAAAGTAGTTGCAATGACCGTATATATGCCTGGAAATATATTATTTGGAATTTTATAGTTAAAAGAAAATTCTCCATTATTTTTTTTCTCTATGTAAATATTTGGATCTGGAGTTGCATTACTAAAAAGATATGAAATAGGATTTAATATTACCGAAGAGGCAACGTTTGCTCCTCTTGATATGCCAACTAAAACGTCAACCGGTGTAGCTTGGTTGGTTGGATCGTAGACGTCACCATCATGCACAAAAATAAAATTGACCTTGATTTTACTGCCTGGTGTACTTACTATCATTTATTTTATCTTTTCTTTGGTGGCTCCAACAGTCCAGTAAACGATTTTGCCGCCCCTACCTCTTCGAGGAGAACATGCATCGATTGTGTATATAGTTTGTTGATTGAAATTATTTGGAAGCTTTTCATATATTCTATCACCCTCTTTGGGGTTTACCGAAGCTTCAAAGAAGTAAACTACTTCTGAATTAGCAGCTATTCCTTCTTCTAATTCTTGAGACAATTGGGCGTTGGTGTTCCCTGCTGCATATATGTTTCTTGTTGTTACTTTTTCTAAACTGTTTTTATAGTTTCCATTTGCCATAATTCTTTGTATAAAAACATCGTGACCCCAATTAGACAAAGTTTTTTTAAAAACCTTTTCTAAATTAATCATGATTTCTTATGCCTCTTTTAGGCATAGGATCTTCTTTTGGAGAAATTTTTTTGCCAGGGCCGTATAGTTCTCTATCGGAAAGATAATATACTTTTCCTGTTTCTGGATCTATATTTTTACCAGAAGTTCCTATGGATTCTGTTGGAAGTCCCCTTGGCACCATGCCTTTAGGTCCGGTTTTACCGGCCAACATTTCTTTCCTAAGTGCTGCCGCGATTTGACACCATGTTGTCGCATTTCCCCTGGTTATTTCTGATCTAGGAAGATTTCTAGTAGTTACCGTAAGATCACCAAGTTGAACCGAAACATCATCGTCTCCACCATACGAGTATGTTCTACTCAAATCGCAGGCAGTTGCTGCTTTTATATATTCTAGTGCCGTATGAGGAAGCTTTTCTCCAGTTGCATCGTTGTTAAGGGAATAAATTGATTTAATTTCTAGGGAATAATTATATATTGCTTCTCCTATTTCTAGAAGCGGAGCTTCCGGAAAGTAAGCCTTAAGTTGTTCAGGATCTAAATACAAAGGACTTATATCTGGAGCAAAGGTTATTATTTCATCTGTTTTCAAAGTTATAGTTGGCTTATATTCATCCGTGGACGTGCTTACATATAATTGCTGATTTACGGTTATTGAAGTTCCACCAGACAAATTTCCAACAAATGTAATTTTATAGGTATCTGCTACAGATGGAACAAAATCATAGTAATATTCTGAATCAGATATTTTACCTGATGTGGTAATACTTTCGGTAACAACTATCGTGTTATCTGATTTTTTTATAGTTACCACTACCGCAGTTGGGGTAACCGGCACTTGAGCACCGGTGGACGGATTTGTATCTACAAATTTAACTTTAATTCTTACGGTGTCATTGACCAAAACGCTAGTAGCCACAGTGTCTCCATGCAATAGTAATATACGTATATAGTAGCTATTATTAAATTAATATAGATATTTCACTATCATTATTTATTGATATCGATTGCACTGAAGATAGAGCAAATACATCTTCATCTAAAACTTCAACCGTTACGTAACCGGACGGACTTACTTCCATTGACAAGACTGCAATTGTTGTATAGTTTGAATAGTCTTCTTGGCCACCAATTAAAATTGTAATATTATTTAATATTATTGGAGAAGAAAGACTCGGGGCATAGATAACCAAAGTGCCCAAATAAGAATAATTTGGTTGGCTATAGGTTATTGTATCGTTATACAGCATAAGTATATAGTACTAAATAAGTTGTTTTTGAATAAGTTTTAAAATTCTTTCTTTAGATTGAGACTGTTTAAAAACATTATATCGGTCTGATAATTTTGCAAATCTTCTATGAGGCGACACTTTGAGTAGGGACTGCATAAGTCTTTCCAATTCTTTATTCATAATAAATTTTTTAAAAATTATCTTCTTTTTTGTATCAAAATGAATATAGCAAAGCGCTTCATTCGCAGAAACTTTTAATTCATTTACTCCTGGCCATAATTGGAACTCAGTATTCATAGGCCTAAACCACTTAGCGATATCAAACCTACCTGGAACTACAACGCCATATTCACTACTGGATACTTTTTCAAAATATGGTGGAGAAAGAGTTGACATCATGCTATCTTCTTCGGAAAAGAAAATAATTGGCCATGTAAACTGGATCAAATTATGGTCCTTAAGCGTTGGTTCACGCATGAACTTTAATTGTACTTTTGGTTTACTTTCATCTAATTGACTTTTAACAAAGTAATTATAACTTTTTTTCTTAAAATCTAAATTAACATGAACATCTAATGGAATTCTATGAACAAAAGTATTTTTTGCTAAATCAGAAAACGCTGGGCAACGTAAAAAGTCATTTATATTATTTTTAAGATCAGTTTTGTTTATAACAACTTCTTCATACAATGATTTAACTTCTAAATACATATGATTGAAGTCATAAATTTCACTAGTTGAAATTGCAGGTGCCCAATAAATAACTGTTTCTAATTTTTCTTTATTGTTCATAAATATATTATTACCACTTGCCAAGTGGGCAAACCGCAGATTTAATTCTCGTTTTCACTCTCATAAAACAACCACACTCTTTACACTGCGTAGTTGGCTTAAACAATCTTGGACACTCTTTACAGATTTTTAAACGAGCTTGGTAGTATTTATCGTCCGTTACTTCTTCACTCATCGTCTTCAAGCCCCTCAAGAGCACTGAGGAATTGTGCAAATCGAATGTTCTTGAACATCCAAAATTGGTGGTAGGCAGCCATGTAAGCATACACCTTGCCAGAAGGCGGATTTAGCCCTAAAGAAAATCCTTCTGTATACAAATCAAACGCGCTCTTAAGTTCGTCTGTAATGTGGTTGAGAATTATATTGAATCTCTCGCCGTCTTCTTGGCATACCTCGATCATTGAATCCTCGCTTGTCAGGGCAATGAACTGTCCATTGTTGATGATTATCGGGCCGATATCTGTTGCTTGAATTTCAAATGACATAATTAAACCTGCTTTCAATAGTTACAATATAGTATAGCATAACATATATATCTATTTGCTACTATTGCTGAGAAAATACTCCAGTTTCACTGTTATAACCCCAACCTTTTTTAACCACGTTTTTCTGTTCTGGCGTCAATTTGATGACTATTGGGTTTGAAGAAAAGGTGTCTATGTAATGTTGCATACCGCTCTTATTGGCGATGAAGATTTCTCCCACATTTCCCCCGACGACGAATGCAAAGAACTCATATCCAGCCGGGCTGATTTCTGGATTATTCAATAAGATCTCGCTGAAAAAGGCTTCCCTTTCCTCTGATGTCATTTCATTAAAATCTGAACTACTAGGCGTTATTGGTAACATATGTATCCTATCCTTTTTTTTGATCTTGTATAGAAAATATTGAATTCATATTTTTTATTTAACTAAAAGTTGCATTATATGTAGCAGGATAAACACACGTAGATCCGCTGACAGTCGCAATGCTCGTATTTACTGGGCATGAGTATGTAGTTACGTTCACGTTTATGAAATACGGCTGGTAACAACCGCCACCGCCGTTGCCGAGGGGTACCCAGCTGGGGCTATAGCATAGACAAGAGACGTCAAAGCAGCCTATGCAGTTCTGAAACGGGCACGCATTGCACCAGCAGCAACCAGCACCTGGGCTGCTACCCCATGCCCCCCCACCACTATAGCACCCAGGTCCTTGCTGTTGCTGTGAGGTGGTTCCCGTCGCCGCGTAGTTGGCTGGATAATAGCACTTGTTATCTGCTGGATTAAAGGTAACAATATTGGTATGGGTGAGGCATTTAAAGCCTCCGAGCTTTACTCTTCTACCTGCACCAAGTGGTCCGATAGATCTTATGCTATTGTAAAATGGCATTGTTTTTCCTTTGGCTCGCTGGATTAGTAGTTAAGGCTGGTTGCACCAAATGTTGTAAAAGCTCCGCTTCTTCTTAGGAATGTGAAGCTAAATATATCTAGTTTTCCTGCGCCATTTGTTGCAGTTGGAGCTGAGCCACCGCTCCACTTAATTGTTTGACCAACTCCTGCTATTTGAACTGCACTTGGTATGTATCCAGTTGCTCCTTGAGTTACGATAACAGTAACAGTACTTGCTCTATTATCGGTTGTTGGAAGGTTGGTTACATTCAATGTAAAGTTTGCGCCAGGAGCAGTATTGACAAATCCTACGTTTGTAGAAGTAAAATCAAGCGTAAGAACGTTGCTTGATATGGTTTGATCGGCTGTTACTTCAGTTGATTCTGCAATTGTTATCAGACCAGTAACAGTTAGAGCTCCGCTTACTGTAACATCATTAAATGTTACATTTGAAGCCGTTCCAACTGCTTGACCGATTGAAATGGTTGCGGTTGAACCCTCCCCTGCAGTATGAGAAACTGTTACTCCGGTTCCAGCCGAAACATCGGACATATAGTTACCAGTTGTGTCTGTACCAAGAGCAACCGAGTTAGGGGCAACTGTTGCGGTTAGAGTTGCGCTACCCAAGTCGGTTAGGGTTACGTTACCGGTCAAGTCTCCAGCCAATGTAATAACTGGTGATACACCTGTTATTGTTGGTGATGTAAGAGTCTTATTGGTAAGTGTCTGTGCGCCGGCAAGCGTTACAAGGTTTGCTGTATCGGCAATACCGTGAACGCTGGTTGTGTCGTTTTCGTGATTTGTTACATCTGTGGTGCTTGCTATATTGACGTATGTCGATCCATCGTTGCTAAACTGCCACTTGTCAGTATCCTCACTCCAACGAAGTTCTACATTTGCAGAAGAACCACGCTCAACCTCAATGCCGGCATTGGCTGATGGCGCTCCTGTAACACTTGAATTAAGAAGAATTGTATTATCTTCTACGGCTAAAGTTTCTGTATTAAGAGTAGTTGTGTTTCCGTTAACGGTTAAATTACCAGTAACCGTAAGGTCACCAGAAACCGAAAGATTTCCGCTCTTTTGAAACCGAAGCCACCGTTGTGTCTGAAGCATTCTTAAATTCTGCTAGTGCTGCAGTAGCACCAGTTGCGGCTTTAAATACGGCTGATTCGTCAAAAATAGTTATTGTCGGTGCAGTTTCAAATCTTTTACGCGCCATGGCACTCCTTATATGAATAAGTTAAAATAATTCAAACATTATAGTAATGAGTTTTAAGTAAAATTATTGTGTTATTCTATTTAAATATTGCATCATTTTGCCGCTATATTTTATGCGACCAAAATGCGTTAGGTCAATACTTGGGTCAACCCATATCTTACCACCGATCTTTTGCCAGTAACGACAGAATCCGTAATCTTCAGATAAAAATCTGCCATCATCATCAACATAGGAGTTAAATAACGCATATCCATAATCTGCTTCTTTTTCAGTTAAAGAAGAAGTGTCATCTTTGTACTTTAATTTTTTATATTTTTTCATCATCTTTTCAATCGCTTGACGCTTTATTAGCATAAAGCCAGTACCAGCTTCGAAACATTCTATTGCGCCATTTTCTATATTTAGTTTAGTTTCACCGGGCTTAAAATGTGCTACGTATCTGGAGCCATATTCCAAAAGATTTTCAGATTTTAAATCTTTTTGTGCACCTTCTTTGACCTTGTCCCAATTTATTTCTTTAATTGGATATGAAGCTGTTATAACATCTTTATCGTGCCATAGTAGTTTTAGCACGGATTGTTTGTCAAATTGTAAATCTGCATCAATAAACATCATGTGAGTAAAATCGGGATTTGCCATGAACTTAGCGGCAAGATTATTTCTTGCGCGATTGATCAAAGAATCGGATATCGTACAAACAGAATACTTAAGGCCGACATCTTTATAAAACATAAGTGCCTGTAATAAAGACATCATGAATGGTTCTGTGACGTGTGAATCATAGCATGGCAGAGCAAAGAAAATATTCCACTCTTGAATCTTTTCTTTTGGTATTGTTATTTGTGTTTGTGTTTGTTCTATAGCCATATTAACAATTATAGCAGATAAATAGGTCTATTGCATCTTATGTAAAATATTTTAATTAAATTGGCATAGTTATGCGACTACCAAACTGAACGAGCCAGTGGAAGTGAACGAGTGAACCGTATAGGCGGCTGCGCCAGCGGGTCCGACTTCTTTTGTTCCACCAGTGGCGGAAATACCAGAGGATGTTAGGTAGCGAATGATTACGACACCAGAGCCGCCGTTGCCACCCGCGGACGCTGGCGAATCGTTCCCCTGTCCTGCTCCACCGCCGCCGCCACCCATATTGGGTAGTCCAGGTGAGGCTATTGCGCCACTGGCAACGCCATACGCACCTGCACCGCCGCCACCGTTACCGCCAGACCCAGGGCTACTCCCTGAGTTATGTCCACCACCGCCGCCGCCAGCCCTGAATGTTGCTGTGCCGTTAATCGAAGACTGAACGCCCGCGCCACCATTCCCGCCAGTCGCACCGCCATTTGCACCTACACCACCAGCGCCGCCACCGCCCGCACCTGGATATGTCCCACCGTTTGGAACTGTTCCGCCATCATAGCCCTGACCAGCAGTACCAGTTCCTGGAGAACCCGCACCACTATGGCCACCACCCGCGCCACCTCCAGAACCTCCGCTCAATGCAGTTTGCCACTCGTATGAACCACCTCTGCCACCACCAACGGAAATTATTGAATCAAAAGAGGAATTTGTCCCACTTGACCCCGTGGTTGTCCCCTGTTTGTGTCCAGGCCCACCAGCACCGACAACGACGGCATATGTAGCACCGCTATACAATTGCACTGTTGTTTCAGCAGGAAATCCTCCACCAGAATTTTCTCCAGAAACGGATGAACGGTAACCCCCAGCGCCACCTCCAGACCCAACCCAAGAACCGCCGCCACCGCCGCCAGCAACAATGATGTATTCAACATTTGGAGTTGGCGAACCAATCCATGCCAAAGCGCCTCTTTGCTGTTGCTGCGTGGTTAAATCCCAAAACCCAGAGGCTGCCGCTACTGTTACCGTTTGCAACGGTCCGATGCGTCCGCCACGTTTACGCATTAACTAATCTCTTCGTAAGAGCAGACCGCCTCCAGGTCGCCGTTCACAAGAGCAGTAAGGCGAAGTTGGTCGCCCTCCTCAAGATAAATAGACTTGGAGATAACGTCCAGCGTTGAGTCGGCTGGAACGGCTATCGTCGAAGCAAGCCTATATCCTGTACCCGAACGAACAATGTCCACTGTTATATCTGCGGCGTTTGTTCCGTCCACGTTGGAGACGTACAGCGCGTTAACCTTAAGCACCTTGTTGGAGTTGCTCGCAGTACCAGTTACGTTTATCGTGCCCGCCATAGCCGAATGGTGTTGGCAGGCGTAGTACAGGGTGTTCGGTGCGTCAGCAGGAATCTGATAAGTGATGTAACCAAGTTCCGTGCCGTTATTTCTAATACCAGATGTAACTACATTCGCTGCGTTGTAAGCACCAGATGAACTTTGAATCCAAAACGGATGACCAGAAGCAGATACTTGAAATGTATAAGTTGCACCACGTGTTAGGTTGAGAGTCGCGTTATTGGAGCCGCCGACTACATAGGCGGACGCGCCACTGTTGGTGACCACGATGGTCGTGCCTGCACTGCTGCCCTCGTTCTTCAAAATGGGTGTGGCGGTCGTAGTAACAGCAAGAACTGCTGTTTGACCTTTTATTGTCGTGACTGCCACGATATTTGGTGCTGTCATGATTTATCCTCCAAAAACTATTGACATTGCAATACTTTTACCAGTCGATGCTGGTGTAAATCCTAAATTATTAACAGCTGCATTAGCTGCTAAATGTGCTGATGTAACGACATTTGCCGCCAATTGTGTTGCGCCAACTGCACCAGGAGGTACAACACCAACATAAGTATTTAATACCCACGAGGTTCCATTCCAAGTCCAGCTCCTACCACCATCAGAATGAACGTCGTTTACCGATGGAGATCCAGGAAAATCTATTGGCATTTAGTTATCTCCTTTTTATATTAAAACTTAGGCTAGTTCATCCCATTGTTGGCTGGCTTCATTCCAGGTCCAATTTCCTTCAGCAGGTTTAGCAACTGGTGCTTCCCAGTCTGCTGTAGTTTGGTTCAACGTCCAAGACGGATAGGGCTTTGGTGCAACAAATGCATCAAGTTCTGCATTGAACGTATATCCAATTCCAGCATAACGCTTACGGAAATTGTTATTATAAGATGTTTGCTTCCAAGTACCACCCAAAAGGCTTGTGCAGAATGCCGCACCAACTGAATCTGAGGCTGGATAATCTCCACCACCACAGTCGGCATTGCCGACCACAATGACTTGTGTGACGACATTGTCGGAATTGATTTGCGCAAAATGTGCCATTTTAAAATATCCTCCTAATTAAGATAATGTCTCTGTATATAGTATCATAAAAATCATTAAAAATCTATTTAAATAATAAAATTATTCTTGTGTCGGTGCGACGAATACATCGTTCATGGTAGGGGCTGCTCTGGTGGTGACGGCAGTTTCTCAAACACTCCATCAACAACAGTTGCACCAACCCACGCAACATTGTCGGGTTCGCTCATAATCCAAGTCGCCTCTTCCAGCCCACGCCACGACGCATCTGCTTCAGTGACTACAGTGCAAACACCGTTCTCAACTTTGCCGTAAATGTTCATCACGGAACCTCGTATTCAATGTTTACGAAACCGCTTGCAGCGGCGTTTGCTGTACCCTGTACATTACCGCCAAGACCGACTGTGACCGTAACACCGACTGAAGGCGTAACAGTGTCGCTCACAACGATTCGTCGCCCCCTTGTACCTTCTGTAAATCCACCCCAAACATTGAATACACCGCCACCAGTGCTTTGGTGAAGATACGTAGTCGCTTCCCCCGTGTTCGCCTTTGCGTTGATGAGGTAGTTCACCGCATCATAGCCAACACGGTAATGAGTAACTAATTGACCACCAAGCGCAGTTTGCGTGCCACCCGAGAAGGCAACCGAACTGCTACTTCCAGCAGTCCCAGTTCCATCAGTAGTAGTCATACCACCAGCACCGCCAACAATAGTTGCCATAACTTTTGTAACACCTGCTGGCGGGGTGAATGTGCCACTAGTCGTGAACAGTTCGCAACGACGCTTGTTCCCTGAGTACGCCTCAAGCGTCACGATTCCCTGCTGACCTGCGACACCGTTAGACCCAGCAGTTCCACCAGCACCAACAGTCACCACGAGCGTTGCGCCTTCGGTAACTGCACCACCAACACGCAAGAACCCACCACGACCACCTTGCACATTTACAATGTATACGCCACCAGCAGGAGGTGTCGCTCCGTCGTAAAAGCCACGTTTTCCACCAGCACCATAATCGTTTGGACTTATGTTGTGGCTTGTATTGGATGTTTTGAAGTCCGAACTTGGTGAGCCATTTGGGTCGCCGCCAAGAGCGGTCTGAGTGCCTGCTGAGAACGCCACTGAACTACTGCCACCAGAACCAGCCGCAGTTGAGCCGTTGCGAACACCGCCGCCGCCTGCCTGAATGTTGGCAATCACATAGGTCACGCCTGCTGGCACAGTCCAGTTGTTCGCACCAGTCGTCGTGAATGTGTAGACCGTGGGAATAGAGGAGGCGGTGGCAACAACCGTGTCCGTTGTCTGCGATGACACATAGCCGAGATAAGAACGAGCCATTACTCCTCCTCAATCGTCGGTGCGACGAATACATCGTTCACCGCATCATACGACCAGCCCTTGCCGCAGTAGCCACGACCTGAACCGTCTTGGAAACACTCAACCCACAGTTCGCTGTCGCCGTAGCGTTCAGGATTAGCGACCAAGAAATCCCACGACACGACACGAACATCGGTGACGATGCCGTTCTCAACCTTTGCGAAAGTCGGTGCGCTCATACCTTGAACCTGACATAGACGACACCTGCTTGCCCATTACCGCCGTTGCCGCCTTTAGTTCCGCCACCGCCAGCACCATAGTTCACGCCAGCGTTGCCAGCACCAGAAGTAGTGCCTGCGACACCGCCTGTTCCTGCTGAGCCACCTGTCGCACCACCACCGCCACCACCAGCGCAAGCGTTGTAAGCCGCACCCGTAATGAAACCTGAAATGTCTCTACCGTTGCCGCCCGTGCCACCTGTCGTTCCTGCTGCGTTGCCGCCGTTGCCGTTAGCACCACCACCACCACCACCAGCGGCGTTAGCCGAAGTAAAGTTATCAGTTCCGTTGCCGCCGATGTAGGTGTTGCTCACTTGACCGTGACTGATACGGCTCTCACCGTTTGCGAAATGAGCGTTCCCGTATCCTGCGGCGTTTGCCATACCGCCTTGATTAGCACCTGCGCCACCAACACGAAACATAATCCCACCGTTCTCAGGCTCGCTAGATGAAACCGACTGAGCGTAAGAGCCGCCACGACCACCGCCATAGACAATGTGCTTATTCCCGATGCGAGACGGAAACCCTGCGCTACTGTACGAAGTAGAACCGTTGCCGCCTGCGCCTACATCTATCGTTTGATTAGCGTCAAGATACACGGTAATCGTTTCATCTAGTCCAAGAATGCCGCCACCACCGCCGCCACCACCAGCACCGTTATTGTTAGTAGCACCGCCGCCGCCACCACCACCGCCGATAAGCAGAATGTCAAACAACCCTGCCTTCGTCACCGTTAGCGTACTGTCGCTAGTGAAGGTGAGAAGCGTGTACGCCTGTGTTCCGACTGTGATGCTTGACGATGAGCCGCCTGTTGCTACGCCGTAGCCCTGCACATTGACGGTCTGCGTCGTCAATGACGACACATACCCAAGTTGGCGGCGAGCCGTAGCCATCGGTTACGCCGTGATTCGGTTCACGAACCCGTGAATCGTAATAACATTGGCTGTTGCTGCAGATGCTTTTATTATAAGGGCACTTGCGGCACCTTTTATAATAAGTCCGGGAGCAACAGTCACCAAGCCTGCTTCTGGTTGCACCGTCAATTCAATTAGATCGTCAGGATCTGTGGTTCCACCCCAACCAACAGTTAGTTTAACCGCTGATGCCGAGGTATTCATTGCATACAACCAAACCTCGTCATGAGTCGTTGCTGTAGTGTGACCCGTATGAATCGTCGTACCAGAGGCAATGGCAGTAGCTCCCACCTTGATTGCACGACCATCAGCTGTTCCGCCACTGAGAGCGATTTTTGTAAATGTTGCCATTTATTTCTCCTTAACTAAATACTTGAGTGCCTATTACTGCGCCCGCATCATCTGCGGGAGATCCTGCTTGTCCCCATTCCAAACCATTCGATGCCGAGGAATTGGCCAAAAGTGCCTGACCATTTGCCGCACCAGGGGCTAGTGTACCTGCAACGACCAAAGCAGATGACTGTAGAGTCCATGTTCCTGTAGATGATGCATATACCCATGATCTATTACCTACAGTATAAACATCATTATTTGATGGGGAATTTGGAAAATCAATAGGCATCACACACCTCCAGCCTAACTGTTTGCATATCCGTAGACGCGAATAATACCCGACATAGTGCCACCAACAAAAAACGTCAAACCGTCATGAGCCCCCGCAAGGTTGTAGAACCCGCCGCCAATTGTCGCCGTAGAATTTCCAGCGGTGGTTTCGCCATTGCCCTGATACGTCCAAGCCGTAACAATAGAACTGTCTGCAGGGCTGAACACATCAATGACGTTGCTACCAAACATGTGTGCGTTTCGCATACGATTGATGTTTGCTGACGATGAGCCGTTGTCACTGACTTGGGCTATGCCGTTAATTTCAATTCGATGCTGATAATAGTTACCAAGTGTTTGTGCCGCACCTGACGCGTTGACGCGCATAGACAAAGTTTGATTTGTGCTACTTGCGCTGATATTAATGAACACGCGATAATTTAAATAAGTGCTTGTAAATGTATTTGCTGGTAGGCTGACTGATGATGCTGTTGTAAATGTTGCACTCGTAAGATAAATAAGACCTGGGGGAGCAGCAGAGCCAGTCATGTATGACCATGTAGTTCCTGTGTATACCGCAAGCCTGTCCGTATCGGTCTCGTAAATAAGTTGACCCTCAAAAGGAACGGATGGGCGGGTTGTTGATGTACATACACCTGGCTTAATTACAGATGACGCACCTAAAACACTTGAAAAAGGCATTATTTACCTCCAACACCTATAGTAAAACAATATTTATTATTTGTCATTATGCCCTCGCCATTGTTAGAGATCCTGTTGCATCCCATGCATACCATGTGTAAGAACCGTCTGTTCCGGTTGTCGGGCTTCCTGTTGTAGAAATAGAAAGACCTGTTGCATCTGCGGTTAGCCAACGGACTACGACACGACCTGAGCCGCCTGCACCGCCGTTGCTGTTATTACCGCCTCCTCCGCCTCCTCCGCCACGATTAGCGGTAGCCGCACCGCCGCCACCTGCACCAGCGTTCGTTCCCGCCGAACCTTGTGTTGTGTTTCCACCGCCGCCACCACCAGCCGAATACGAAATCGTTGAGCCTGTGTAGTTATTCGTGCTTGCCGCACCACCAGCCGCGCCTGTGTTTGCGCTGCCGTTGCTTCCTGTGCCGCCCGCACCACCACCACCGCCTCCACCTGTTGAGCCTGAACCTGTGCCGCCTGCGTTGCCTTCACCTGAGATGCCCGTACCGCCAGCAGTTGCGTTCGCTGAACCGCCACCTGATGCGCCATTATGTCCACCGCCACCAGCACCACCAGCACCACCACCGTTAGCGGCGTTAAGAAATGCTGATGCCGTTCCATTCATTGCGGGAACTGGCGCAGTCGTTCCTGCCGCACCACCCGACCCGACCTTGATGGTGTACGAGGTTTGTGTGATGATCCCTGAACCGGTAACAAAACCGCCACCGCCTCCACCTCCGCCAGAGAAACTGTCCCTTGCACCACCGCCACCTCCGCCACCGACCAGCAGATACTCAACATTCAAGGTCGGTTGATAACGAAGCGTTCCTACAGCAGATCCTGAGACTCTACGACGAATGTAGACGATTCCTGAACCGCCTGCGCCGCCATTTAAATTTCCAGACGGTGAAGAACTACGACCACATCCTCCTCCACCACTTGCTGTGTTTGCAGATGCTGCTGTGCCATTGGCATTATTAGAGCCACCAGTACCACCAATAGATGAGCCACCAGCGCCACCTACGTAACCTCCGCCACCGCCACCTGCTCCTTTAAAAAGAGCACTTCCTCCAATAAATGCCGATACGTCATAACCAGCACCACCAGCACCACCAGTTGCGCCAACAGCAATACCGTTTCCGCCAACTGCGGTAGCACCACCACCACCGCCAGCGGGTTGAGCCGCAGAATTGCTGTTGTCTCCGCTACCACCTGCGTAGCCGCTGACCGTGTTAGCCATAGCCGCACCACCAGCACGACGATAAGACGAAGTGCTATTTATGCCACCGCCACCAGAACCACCTGCGCCACCTGCTCGCAAACCACCGCTATCAACAGCATCACCACCATGACCGCCGCCAGCAACAGATAAACCACGAGCACCACCAATAGAAGAACCAAGACCTGAACCAGAAATCTGGGATTCGCCCTGACCTGCCGCACCACCAGCACCAATAGTTACTGTTTGGCTTGAATCTAAATAAATTGTAGTTTGCAATACTCCACCTGCTCCGCCACCGCCGCCCGAATACAAAGTTGAACCAGTTCCAGAACCGCCCCCACCTCCGCCGCCAGCAAACATGAGCACATCAAACCAACCAGGTTGAGTAACGGTCAGCGTACTTGATGCCGTAAATGTATGTAATTTATAAGAAACACCAGAGACGGTGATATCCGTTTCTGTTCCGCCGGATGCGATCCCATATTCGGTTGCGAGTCTTGGTTTGCGGGCTCCTGAGATACTCATAATTAACTAATCCCAAAAGAACCAGTTGCATTGTATACGTAATACGTATACACACCATCTATTCCTGTAGTTGGTGATCCAGTAGTTGTGACACTAAATCTATTTAAAGCTGTGGTGAGCGCACGAATGATGACACGACCTGATGAACCGTTGCCGCCAACATCGTTGAAGCCGTCACCACCGCCTCCGCACCCACGATTAGCAGGCGTAGCATTAGCACCATTATTAGCACTGCCACCGTTGCCAGCGTTCGTTCCACCTGCGCCACCTGTAATCATTCCACCACCTCCGCCGCCCGATGAGTAAGTCGTCGCCGTTCCGTTGTAAGAGTTGCTCGTGCCAGCACCGCCTATGCCACCTATGCCTGCGGATAGGCAAGCGCCTCCGACAGCACCAGCACCACCGCCGCCACCGCCGCCGTTCGTTCCACCACCGTCACCTGCGCCACCGTTGTTGCCTTCACCCGATACCGCCACGCCGCCTGCCCTACTCACACCATCACTAACGCCACCGCCGCCACCGCCCGAACCGCCAATGTTGCCCGACCCGACACCAGCGCCACCGCCGCCGCCGTTAGCAGAACCGATGAACGATGATGCCGTTCCGTTTCTCCCTTTGTTGCCGTAGCGGTTAGCACCGCTGCCACCAGCCCCAACTTTTACCGTTAGCGTCTGTTTGCCGATTATTCCTGAGCCTGTGACGAAGCCGCCACCACCACCACCACCGCCTGCTGTTGTGTAAGCCTGAGCAAGACTGCCACCGCCGCCACCGCCGCCGACCAGCAAAAACTCAACGCTCAATACATTGATTAAGCGATACTCACCATAGGCGGATGTAATTGGCATTGGGAATTAAACTTCCTTTTCCCACCCAATGACGGTCACATTAACGACGCTTGCCGCATCTGCAAGCCCCTGAAGGGTTTCGCCAGCCGTGAGAACTAGCGCCGTGTCGAACACCATGATGTCGTTTGCGCCAATGGGCAATTGAGAAATAATTCGATTTGCTGCAGTTGCAGCAGTACCGATAGCTAAAGTAAACGTCCTGTCGACCGTGTCGGTGTTGGTGATGATGATTTGCTTCAGTACCTCGACCCTGCTTGCTGACACCGTGCAAACGGTCGTGGTTGTCGTACCCAACTGTGTTGGACCGCCAAGCCTTTGTTCTGTTCTATCTCCTACAGCCATTTTCTATACTCCTTTTAATATTATAACACTTTTATGCGCCGATGTCCATTATGAACAAGGCTGCTGCTTGTGACGTCATTGGATCGCTGGCAACCTGTTTCCATTCCAGGCCCGTTGCGGTCGATGAATTTGCGGCAAGTACGTATCCATTCGTTCCAGCCGAAATCTTGGTTATCGTATTGTCAGCGGTTCCGACAATCAAATCACCTTTTGCGTCAATTGTATTTAAAACTACGTTCGTTGAAACTCCACCCACTTCAACCCAATAACTATCATAATAGATATAGGTAGCACCATTGCTTGAATTATACCAAACTTGACCAAGTATTGGAGAAGCAGGTGCGCTATCGCTAATCGTTACAGCCTGTGGATTACCGCCAATTTCAACCCAATAGCTATCGTAGTAAACATACGTTTTACCGTCATCTGAATCAAACCATAGAGCTCCAGCTGCCGGGCTTGCCGGAGGACTTGATGAAGTCGTAGCACCCCCGGCAACAGTTGCACCAACCCAGGCATTGCCGTTGTATTGAAGAACCTTACCAGCAACAACGCCAGTTACAGAAACATCTCCAACATCATCAAGAAAGTTTATCGTTGTTCCCGCATTATCGGTTCCGTTAACCCATGTATTACCAATATATTTTAATACTTGACCGCTTGAAGGAGAGCTAATAACTACGTCCCCTATGTCATCAAGGCTGTTGATCGATGTTCCTGCAGCATCAGAGTCATTGATCCATGTATTGCCATCGTATTTTAATACTTGACCGCTTGAAGGGGAGCTAATGGTTACATCGCTTAAACCAGTAAGATTAACAGTTTCAGATAAATTTGACCAAGTCAAACCTGAGTCAGCAGAAGTGTTTACCTTAAGAAAATAATTATTGGTTGCGGTCCCACCATCAATTTTATTAACATCTATTGATGCATTACCTATGGCTACAGTGCCGATTGCTAGCACCCAAGCAGTGCCGTTATAGGTCCACGTTTTATCGCCAGAAGTAAAACTCTGTCCGTTAGAGGGCGAATTAGGAAAATCTATTGGCATTTATTGACCTCCGAGTGCTATTAAAATAGTAATTGTTTTTTGCTGGCAATACATCAAGTTTACCTTAATTTTGTAATTGATTTATTTTATGACGAAGATAGGCGCATTCTAAAGCCAGAGCTTCTTCATATCTAATTCCATAACGATTACCAGCCTCAATACTTTCTTCTGCTGGCCATTCGTCATAGCAAAGTATTCCATAGGCAAATGGGTCTAATCCATGATTTTCAAATACTTCTTTAACTCTTTGGGCTATGAATCCAAAGTGCCATCTAGCACCAGATCCCTTTTGTTCAACTGAGTCTTTAAACTTAAATTTAACATATTCTACATCTGCCCATGCATTTAAAATAGCCTCATCTATTGGAAAAATTTGTTCTTTAGATCTTTCGTCTGAAGTGCTTATTGTTGCTGTTGCGGCAAATAATTGAGTCCATCTTCTTGAGGCGCCACCTAAAGCGTAAGTATTATCGGCTCTTGGTCTCAATACTTGAGTATCTGTATTAGAGGCAAATAGTGTTATATTTGCGGATCCATTTGTTGATGTTCCACCAGAAACCTGTATTCTGGCATTGTAATCTGTTGTTGACTCATCGTGACCAGATGTATGTATGTCCATATACCAGGTTGCTGCGGTGTCTTGTCTGCCCAATTCCATAGTTCCATCAGAACGAATAGCTGTTGCTATTTTGTTTCCACGCATTGATTGAATAATATTACCAGTTGACCTATAATATAGACCTATATCAGCATTATCAACACGAAGACCACTAAACCCAGAACCACGAGCAATAAAAAAGCTTTGAATTTTATATGTTCCAAGGTTTACTGCATCAAATCCCCACACATAGTGAGAACCCCCGTGCGCTGCAGTTGAGTTTGCCTTATTGTCCACTAAACCAAGCTCAAAGCCACTCATTGCGTCAGCGTGAGATGCCTCATTCATAAGCACATTGGCGTTGTGCGCCCATACTTTTGTGAATGGGTTTACATATGCAGTCGCTGAACCAGGAGGGGTTGATGCGGGCTGAGCTGTTCCATTTGCGAGGTACCACCCACCGACAGTTATGCTAGTGCCGTTTGACGCCCAATCTTTAATAAATCCACTGTACTTTGTTGGGCTATGTCCAGTGTCTATCAACATGCCTTTGCGCAGCAGTTTGAGATTTTCGGAACTAATTGCTGTAGCTGGAACCACGGTTGTTGAAGTATATGTTGCACTGGCAAGAGTTAGTGTTGGAGGAGGGGCATATACATCGGCAAAAATTGATACAGCGTCTCTATCTGTGTAGATAGATATATCTGCTTCGTTTTGTACGCCAAGTATTTCTGCTGCGTCATTATAGTTTGAGCCATTAGGATACAAGCGAACAGCAAAACCAGTTGCATTATCTTCATTTCCAAAGGGAGCTTGCATTATTCTTTGGCTATTACGCAATAATTCTCCGTTAAGGTTTTCTGTATTCAATATTACTGCTGTTCTGTCAACAACCCAAACAACTTCTCTTCCACCAGTGTCAACACGACTACCCAATGAGTAAGTTCCTTCTGGAACATATACAAATACACCATTAGACCTTTCAATGCCACTGTTATCAAATGTTACTGCGCCTGTTTTAAATTTTGCAGCGTTAGAAAAAGCTGTAGAATCATCAGTTACTCCATCGCCTGTTGCGCCAAAGTCTTTTACGTTTACTTGGTCAACATTTATCCTAAAATAATTTGTTCCATCATTAGTAATTTCCCAAACATCTTTTGTTTCATTCCAGCGCAAAAATACATCTGAAGAAGTACCACGTTCTATTTTTAAAGAACCATTAAGAGTTGGTGCTCCAGTGGTGTTTGCATTTAGCGTAAAAGTACTGTCGTTAACCGATGACGTATTTGAATTTACCGTGGTGGTTGTTCCAGATACGGTTAAATTTCCGCGTTAAAACAACATCTTTAAACTCAACACTAGCTGTAGTGCCAAGAGCTTGCGGTAGCGCATTTGCTGCAAGTTTTGCTGAGGTTACTGCTCCATCAACTATTTTTGTGGACGTAACTGCATTAGCCGATAATTTATCTGAAGTAACAGAACCATCATTTATTTTTTCTGTTGTTATTGAACTATTTGATATTTTAACTGATGTAACTGCGGCGTTGGCTAGTTTTCCTTCAGTAACTGATGAGTTAAGTATTTTGGACTCTGTTACTGCATCGTTTGCTAATTCACTAGATGTTACTGCATTGGCTTCAATTTTTGCTGATGTGACTGCATCAGTAGCGATCTTAATTGTGGTTACTGCGTCGTTTGCTAACTTAGATTCAGTTATTGTACCATCGGCTATTGTAGAAGATGAAACAGATCCATTTGCCTGAACAACCCATTTAGATCCATTCCAAGTCCAAACTCTTGAACCAGAAATATAAGTATTGCCGACACTAGGTGAAGCTGGAAATGATAATGTTGTCATATTTTATATAGTACTTTCTTTTATTTGAGTACGCCTGCCATCAGCCACCACCATCCTGTGCCGCTGCCCATGCCTGGGCTTCATGCACGAGGTCTTGTGGTGTGAGTCCAACCGCGTTCGCTGCGTCCTCAACGGTGACGCTTCCAACGACGGCGAGCAGGGTGGCCAGTACGCCGATGCCATCCAAAGGTTGTGGTTGCGGGTCAGGCACATCCACTTCGTGCACAATGTTGTTGTTGGGCTTCGTCGGGTCAAAACCACCAAGGCCGTAAGTCGTCTGTTTCATGCGATTCGTAATCCAATCAAGTGACCACTGGTTACGGAGTTGGTGTAGCCAGGTGTCGCAGTGGCAGGCAAAGCGCCAGTGACATTGTCTTGATATAGGGGTTGGGGGTTGGTTCCCTGCAAACTGCTCCAGTATTGCACATCGAAGCCAGCAAAACTTCGCTGAAAACCCAGACTAAACATTTGTGTGTTCGTCTGAATCTGAACAGTCGGTGCTCCACCCTGCGAGACGCCAGCCAGCCAGAATCTTCCACTGGACAATGTTATGTTGATGGCGATACTTTTGTACCCAGTAGTTGACGCATCAATCGTGCCCGCGTCAAGCAACAAAGACCCTGGGAAACCGCTTGAATCGGAATCGTAAATGCCGCCCCTTACGGTTGCGCCAGCGACTCCCGTTCCGACATATCCGAACCACATCAAGTTGGCCGTACAACTTGCTATCTCGATTGGGAAGAAAAACAATCGTGATTGCGCTGGCGTTGCGCTACCTTGGTTTGCGACTGGTCTTATCATTCCCCCAGAGGGTGGCTTATAGTTCCCCATCAACTTGTAGCCCAAACCAGTCGCAGTCGTGGAGTCAACAACCAGCACTTGACCGTTCGTGGCACCAACCGCCAACCTGGCAGGCGTATCATCTGCTGTCGCAGTAATCAGGTCGCCTTTTGCGTTGATTGTAGCCAAAAGAGAATCAACTGGAGCTGCGCCTACTTCAATCCAATTGCTACCATAATAAACGTAGGTTCCACCCTCAGAAGAATCAAACCAAATTTGGCCTTCATATGGAGAAGATGGAGCAGTTGCTGATACCTGGGCATTTGTTTTGGAAAGCTCTCTGTATGTGGTTCCATCGTTTGTGAATTCCCAAACATCTGTGGATTCATTCCAGCGAATCAAAACATTATTTGAATTACCGCGTTCAACTTCAATACCAGCATTGTTCGTTGGAGTTGAACTAGAACCATTATTTATTAATAGTATATTGTCTGTAAATATACCTTCTGGAACTGGGGTATATTTTGTTCCGTCAAACTTTAAAATATCATTTGCTTGAGAACTTGAAGTATTTATCTGAACTCCAGTTATAGATATATTCCCAGATACTGTTAGATCTCCAGGTATTGTTGGAGAACTAGTATTTATCCAAGCAGATCCATTATAGGATAATAGTTGATTTGCGGCGGCGCTAGTTATAACTACATCAGTAAGGTCATCAATAGTTTGAGAACTATCAATTATGTCGCCAATTTCAACCCACTGAGAATCATAATGAATAAAAGTTTGTGCAGAATTAGAATCAAACCAAAGAGTTCCTTCTACTGGAGAAGTTGGAGCACTTGGGCTAACAAACATTTTTGCGCCGCTGCCAGCACCACCTATTTCAACCCACTGGGAGTCATAATAAATAAAGGTTTGAGCTGTATCTGAATCAAACCAAAGTGCACCCTCTGTAGGCGATACTGGAGCCGTAGAAGAAACAGTGATGCTTCCAGATTGACTTGCAGGAGCAAATTTAGTTCCGATTAAACTTTAATATTTGATTAGAGGTAGCGCCAGATGGGTCAATTTCAACGCCGGCAATAGAAGCTGTCGAACCGACGACAAGACCATTTTTAACTACAAAATCTTTATCTGACACTAAAGTTCACTGTCCCTCTAGTTTAATAAAACTATTAAATTGTTTAATTATTTCTAACTATGTTACACTGCTATGAGCGTTCTTGCAACTTTTACGGTTGCATTTGTTGTTTCTGCGTCAGTCACTGTTGCTCTTAGCAAGGCGTTTCCTCCGGAAATAGTTGTTGAAACTGTCAATGGAATTCTGGATGCTCCAAGCTCAATAACTGCGTACTCTGACATATATGATGCGCTTCCATCGTGAACCAAAAGAACCTCTGAGCTTGTGTGCTTAGAGCCTTGCGTCACTTGAATCAGATACTTTGCAGTTCTGTAAGTCGCTTTATCAAAGCTGTCAATTGTTACCACGCTGTTAACGTTTAGCGTTGTGGTAGAAGTATTAAGTTCACCAGTACCAGAATCAAGCGTAATTGCACCAGCTGCCAAAGTGTTTGTTACGGTTGTGTTACCGAAAGTTACGCTATCTGCAGTGCCTACCGCTTGACCAATTGACAATGTTATGGTATTACCCGCATCATCATAGACCTTGGCGACACCAGTTCCAGCTGTTATGGCACCTGCAACTGTGTCTTGTGCGGCTTCATTGAAATCAGAAACCTGTGAAGCTGTTATTGAAATCGCGGCATTGGCTGCTGTCGTTAAACGACCCTGGGCGTCTACCGTGAATGTTGCTACTGAACCAGCCGCACCATAAGAACCAGCTGTTACTGCCGTATTGTCAAGATTGATTGTAACTGTATCTGTCGCAGCAGCAATTGACGTAAGACCAGTACCGCCAGCAATGGTCAATGTATCGGTGCCGCTTGAAATCGTAACAGTACCGCTATCACCAGCAGCAGTAAACGACGTTGCAACAGACTGATTTACCCATGCATTACCGTTATACATCAAAAATTGATTGGTGGCGTTGCCTGTAATAGTTACATCGCCAATATTATCAAGATGCGTAATGGAAACTGCAGACACATCTGCGGTTGTAGCAATGTCCAGGTATGTGCTACCTGTACCAATCTGCCACTTATCGGTACCTTCATTCCATCTAAGGTGAGCATCATCAGAAGAGCCACGCTCTACCGTAATTCCAGCATCGGTACTTGGTGCGTCCGTGACATTGCTGTTAAGAACAATAATATTATCTTCAACAGCCAGTGTTTCTGTGTTAAGAGTAGTGGTGTTACCCTGAACCGTTAGGTTGCCAGTAACAACAAGATTGCCACCAACTGCGGCATTACCAGATGTGGTAACCGATCCAAACGTAACGTCAGATGCAGTTCCCACTGCCTGAGCAATTGAAATAGTTAAGGTGTTGTTTGTAACTGCAGTAGTTACTCCGGTACCACCGGTGAACGTGAGAGTATCAGAAAGAAGGTTGACTGTATCTGATCCAGACCCACCAGCTATCGAAAGGTTTGTTGCAACGTTGGCTTCACCAGCAGCGGTGAGGCGACCCTGTGCGTCAACTGTAAATGTTGGAATCTTTGTTGAGGAACCATAGCTGCCTGCGGTGACAGCTGTGCTGGCAAGGTTTAGGGTTACGGTGCCCGAAGTACCGCCGCCGGTCAATCCGGTTCCTGCCGTTACGCCCTCAATGTCTCCAGCGTCATTGGTGAAGCTAATAACACCAGTTGATGAGTTATAGGCCAAGTCACCAGATACGCTGATTGCGCCTCTTGCACTTGAAGTAAAGTCCGTAACTGCAGCTGATGTAACTGAAATGTTAGTGTTTCCAGCAGTTGTCAAGCGACCTTGAGCGTCAACTGTAAATGTTGCTACCTTGTCGGCTGCACCATAGGAACCAGCTGTTACTGCTGTATTGTCAAGATCTACGGTTACAACCGCTACACCAGAAGCGTCTGCCACCGTGGAGCTAAGGCCAACTCCACCTGAAATCTTTAGGGTATCAACATTTGTGTTACCAGCTGTAACTGATTGACTTGTGCCACTGTCAGCTGTAACTTCAAATGTTTTTTGCGCACTTGTTGAAACTGTATTTGCGTGAGCAATTGCAGCTGCTTGAGCTGCTGCAGCGGCTCCGTGAGCATCAAACGTGTTGGTCGTTACTGCAATAGTCGGAGTTCCGCCCTCTGATGCAGCTGCATTGGTAAGAGTAATACCAGAACCGGCAACGAGCGACTCAACATAATTGCCAACCGTATCGGTTGAAAGATTTACCGGATCGTTGATCCATTGATTGCCATTGTAACGCAAGAAGTCACCATTGGCGGCATTTGAAATTGTTACGTCGCCAAGATCATGAATTGAGCCTATTGTAATTGCCGAACCAGCAACTGCGTTATATATATTGACCCTAACAGCATTTACAGCAACTGCTGCTGAAAAATCGAGTGTTACTGTTCCCGTAGTTGTTGCTTCCCAGCGAACATCAATTACTTCATAGGGGCTTGCTGCGTTACGGGCAACAACGACAACATCTCTAGAGCCAAGATTATGAGTAATTACATAGGTGCTGTTTGTTCCATCGCCTATTGTTTCAGAATGCGTAGTTCCAGCTAAACCTGTGTCTGTACCAGCAGCAAATTTAGTTCCGTCAAACTTAAGTACTTGATTGGTTGTTGCGCCGGTTGTATCAATTTCTATGCCATCAACAAAAAGCGTAGAAACATTTGCTTGCGTTGTTTGAATCGTGGATGGAAGAGAAAGGGTATAAACACCGCTAGTTGCATTAGCAGAAACCGAAACTTGATTTGCTGTACCAACAACATTTGAGATTAAATTAAGTCCGAATTATGGCGTTTGCTGTACTGTTCTTATAGAACAATTTACCGTCAGCTACGTTGATTGCTAATTCGCCAAGAGAAAGATTATCTGGCGTCTGACCCGCTGTATCTGATCTTTTAAGTAATAGCGTGTTGTTTACGGCAAAAATGGAACCACTAAAAGGCACTGAGATCTCCTTATAAAGTATAATTTAAATTCATAGTTATAGTAATGACCTATTATAACATTATTATATTGTTTTGAAAAATTAACCAATTACCACGACGGTATATGCGTTGACAGGGATATTTCCAGAAAAATTAATTTCTATTGAATCCAAAGAATTTCTTACAACTCTAGCCTCAACAGTTTCAAAAGTTGCATTATCATAAACTTCAGCCATGACGTGTCTTGTATTTAAATTATGTGTTACTGTTGCAGTATTTGACGAACCATCTCCAATTACCTGAGTTACTTTACTTACGATTAAATCAGGGTGTGAAGAAGCCGTTCCAACCTCAACCCACTGAGAACTTGGTGGAGAACTACTATCAATATAATAAATAAAGGTTCTCGCCGTACTAGACTGAAACCACAATTGTCCAGAAATTGGAGATCCCGGAGCAGAATCTGAAACTATTGGCATTCCGGTTGCCGGAACAGAAGGCGTCCAAGTTGTTCCATTCCAATACAAGAAATCTCCAGTTGAAGGAGCGGTATTACTTACGTCTGTTAGATCTGCCAACGCAGCCACGGTTGAAGCCAAACCTGGAATAAATTTATTTGCAGCTGTATCAAACCTTAATACTTGATCATTGCTGTTTGCGCCGCTTGTATCGATCTCAACGCCATCAACACTTAAAGATGTTGTAGACACAGAAGTAAAGCTTGGAGTAGCTGAAGTACTAATTAAATAATCTTTAGTTGATCCAGTTCCGACATATTGATCATTTACAACAATATTGTTTCCAGCAGTTACGTTTTCTACATATTCAAATGTAAGAGATAGGTGATTTGCATCGATAGAATTTAGAGCTACTGATATAGTCGGTACGGAACCCTCGCCACCAGTATTGGAAATCTCTATCGCGTCACCAGCAATTATATTAGCTACATAATCACCTATTGTATCTGTACTTAAATTAATTGCGTCATTTATCCAGGCATTAGATGCACTGCTATATCTTAAAAAATCTCCATTTGCGGTGTTAGATAAAGTTACATCTGATAAATCATCAAGAACGCGATTGTTGACGTATGTAACTGCGTTTGAATACGCAGTGCTACCGACTGTATTGGCGTAATTGATTGCGGCTGCCAGTGAATTCATTGCTGCACCATAGGCGTCAAACGTATTCTCAGTTACGGCAATTGTGGGAGTTCCACCCTCTATTGCTGCTGCATTAGTGAGAGTAATGCCAGTACCTGCAACCAAAGACTGGACGTAATTACCAACAGTATCAGTGGCCAAATTTACCGGATCGTTAATCCATACGTCTCCGTTATACCTTAAAAAATCACCATTAGCTAATGTATTGGATATGGCGACGTCTGAGATGTCATTAAGAACACGATTATTAACATACGTAACTGCATTTGAATATGCGGTACCGGAAACTGTATCCGCATGAGCGACTGCCGCGGATTGAGCTGCTGCCGCTGCTCCATAGGAATCAAACGTGTTGGCAGTTACAGCAATCGTAGGAGTCCCACCTTCTGCTGCTGTTGCGTTGGTGAGAGTAATGCCAGTACCTGCAACTAAAGATTCAACATAATTACCAACAGTATCTGCACCTATGGTTATTGGGTTGTTAATCCATGCGTTTCCGTTATACTTTAAAAAATTATTGCTAGTTGGATTAGATATTGTTACGTCAGTAGCATCGTTTAACTCAAAAGTCAAAGTAGATGCCGTGTGATCATGAGAATCATTTACTACAGTAGTCTCTAATGTTACATTTGTCGTACCATCTATTGATATGGATCCTGTTGCATCTCCACTTAAGGTTATTGTTCTTGCGGTAGACCAAGAATTTGCGTTAGAAACATTTTCGTTGATATTTACGTAATTTGTTCCATCATTCGTGAGTTGCCATTTGTCCAAATTCTCGTTCCAACGAATTACGACATTATTAGATGTCCCACGTTGTACTTCAATACCAGCATTGAGTGATGGTGCTCCAGTAACTCCCGAGTTAAGTATAAGTATATTATCTTCAACGGTTAATACTTCTGTATTTAAAGTTGTAGTATTTCCGGAAACAACCAAATTACCAGAAATAGAAATATCTGAATTTATCTGTACGGCGTCGTCGGTTAGAATTAAAGAGTTTGTAGACTGAGACCAATTAAGAGATGTATTGACTAATGTATTCGAAGTATTTTTATAATACAAAATACCATTAGATGGGTCTAAGGCTATTTGTCCCTTAGTAATATTTGGCGTAGGCATTTTATCTACCTTTTGTTGAGATTATTAGAATGTTCCGCCGTCAATGGTTACTCCATCGAATGTGGTTAAATTTGTTATGGAGCCACCCGTGATAGAAACGTTGTTTGAATTTTGAACGGCGATAGTGCCAAGTCCAAGAGTTGTTCTTGCAACTGCAGCGCTTGCGCTTGCAATCAAATTTCTTCCGTAAGAAGTTAAATCAGTGAGACTAGCAGTTCCGGATCCGGTGAAATATGCAAGCTTATCTGCAGCTGATGTCAAACCAGCCAAAGCCGCTAGTTCTGCATCATAACCCTGAACGTCGGTGCCTATTGTCAAACCAAGATTTGTTCTTGCGGCGGCGGCGGTTGTTGCCCCGGTGCCACCATGGCTTATGGATATCGTTGAACCATTCCATGTACCGGTTGTGATCGTACCAACAGATGCGAGGCTTGAGTTAACTACAGTTGCACCGAGGGTTGTGCTAGACAAAACTGAACTAGAGTCTATTGCATAAGTTTTACCCGCTGCCAAATCAAAATTTTCTGAAGACGTCCAGGAGTCTGTTGCATCTATCCAATTCAAAGTTTTGTCGGTGGCACCTTTTATTGTTATGCCTGCTCCATCTGCTGCCGCATCGGTTGTTGATCCATTTGCAATTACTATGTTTTTATCCTCAACCGCCAAAGTGGAAGTGTTTAATGTAGTCGTATTACCCTGAACCAACAAATCTCCGGTTACCGTCAGATTATTTGGAATTGTTACATCATTTGGTAAAGAAAACGTTACGTTCCCGTTTGCGCCAGAAACAGCAACTTGATTGGCGGTACCAGCGACTGAAACAACTCCGGCATTGGTAACGGTAAATATTCCACCTTCAACGTTAGTATTCGAAACCGATATTCCAGTTCCAGCAGCAACCGAAGCAACATAATTGCCAGTTGTATCATCACCAAGAGCAACTGAGTTAGCTGCTACCGTTGCTGTCAGAGTGGCACTTGCAAGATCTGTAACCGTAACACTACCAGTTAAATCACCACCAAGTGTGATCGTAAAATCTGCTACGTTAAGATTTATTTTTGCATTTGCGTCATCATAGGTTGCAGCAATTCCGGAATGAGTTCCATTAGTAAATAGCTCTCCAGCGGCGTCTTGAGCGGCTTCCGTAAAGTTAGTCACTGCTGCTGAAGTAATTGAAATTGCAGAATTACCCGCTGCAAGTAGGCGACCCTGGGCATCCACGGTAAATGTAGAAACTGTATTCGTTGCACCATAAGATCCGGGCAATACGCTAGTGTTGTCAAGATTCAAAGTAATCGTATCTGTTGCGCTAGCTACAGAGCTAAGACCAGTGCCACCAGAAATTGTAAGAGTATCTATTCCAGATGTTATTGTTTGCGAGCTTCCAGAATCACCAGCAACTGTAAAAGACGTAGCCACAGCGGTGACTAATCCGTCAACGTAAGCTTTAGTTACAGCATGTGTGGCGCCAGAGGGGGTGGGAACTATTACCGTTCCAGAAAAGGTTTTATTTCCTGAAATTGTTTGATTACTAGTTAAAGTAGTGAAAGCACCAGGACCAGCAATAGCTAAAGCCGTGCCAGTTCCACCTGCTCCGTTTGTACCTTCGCCATAATATAGGGTATCGTCAACTTCATTAAATGCCAACTCTGCATTGTGTATTTCTGACGGTGCTCCGGCTGCCCCAGATGTTCTACGTCTAATTCTTAATATATTGGCCATACCTAGAAGTTCCCTCCGTCCACTAAATTCTCTTCGTCGTAATTAATCCAAGCATTGCCGTTATAACGCAAAACCTGACCCGTTTCTACTGAATTTATAGTAACATCAGTTAAACCATTTAATACTGATTGATTTAAAATATTAGTTTCTGTAGCAACTATTCTATCTTTTACCGTCAAATGGGATCCCGCAGGATTTAAACCAAGAACTGTTTGTACAGCCTCTAAAGCATCGTTGACGTTGGCGTGTTGAAGATGATGTGGAACTGTAACAGAATTTAAAGTATCATTGGCAGTAGGATTAATTAAATTGTCTAAAGCTGACGGGTACTGTGAAGGCATTTTATTTCCTTATAGTGAAAGTATTTTATTAGGTTCGTTACTCCAAAATATAGTAATAGAATTAGCTGTGTTTAAACCGCTAAAAGGCAATCCATCTGATGTGTCAATATAGAATATCAATCTTGCATTTGTATCAGAGGGACTATATTGATATAGAGCTAATGCATGAAAGGGGGATCCGTCATATTCAGTTATCGTTAAATCCTCTGCATCCAAAACTCCGTTGGTATTAACTATCGAGCTTATTGCCTGAGACCTCAGCTGTATGGCATTTACTGGTATATCGCTTACGTATTGGTCTGTATTTTGGTTAGGGATATAATTGTTTTTTAGTAGTAAAACCTTTAATTGATTAGAAGAAACATCTATGTCACCATTTAATAATGCTTGTTTTGCTTTTTTATAAACAAAATTTGCCACTATATACCGATGCTTCCTAAAACTTTTATCCTATATTTATATCCTTTTTCAAAATATTGTTTTCCATCCGTAAAGTAAGATGGTGTAGCGTCATTCAATGAGGGGAAGTCTACGTAAACTTCCGGTTTCCACGAATGCATTTTTATATCTGCCGTTACAGCTTCCCAACGACAAGGCGTCCTTTGTATCTTTTTTCTTTGACATTGGAAGTATTTATTCGTAAGAAAGTTTGAAGCCGGCCTTTCATTAAAAACAACAGTTACCCTTCCGTTATTAAAATTATTTTCTAAATAGAATTCTCCATCGCCAGGGAATGTTTGATCTATAAAGAAGTTAGGATTTTTTGCAACTATGGAATAACTAAAATCTATATCTGCTTTTATTGATCTATCTTCTATCAAAACGGGCGATAGAACAGGTTCGCTTATCTGGGTTGAATTAGGAGTGGCTGTGCAATTTAGCCACGTAAATTCTATAATTTCTGTAGGAACTATTGTTCCAGAAGAATCAATAATATTTTCTACTTTAATTGAATATTTTGAATTCTCTTGAAGAGAGTTTGTTTTCCAGTAAAGGGTTATAATTCTTGAAATTTGATTATAGTCTTTTACCGTATTTATCAATTCAAACGGGGCGGATATTTGAGAAGGAGTAGCTGCTGCCGTAAAAAGAGTAAAATTTTCATTTTTTAATGAAGATATTTTTACTGTTCTAAAAAACTTTATGGAAACAGAGTAGCATCCAACTGCTGCTCTTTCTATAAGAAATAAGCTCACTTAAATTCTCCAGACTGCTAACTAAACAAGATAGTAATCGCTTATAGCCAAATACAAAACGAGGGGCCGAGATTACTCTCGGACCCCCCGTCTAGGGTTGTAACTATAACTACCCTAAGTATCAAATTACATTTCGTTTGTAACTTGAACCTCGTAGTTACGAGCTAGTCTGACATTCTTAGCAACAGTGATACCCTCACCGTCACCGAGCATTACGATGTCATAACGTTCCTTCATCTTCATTGCGCGGATGTCACGTGATGGATCATCAAATTGGTCCGTGCTCATGTCTTCTTTGACAAGGAGTGTTCCGACTTCGTTGCGGTCGATCAGGAATAGATCCGACTTGGCGGCGTTCCCGGCGCTCTTAGCGGTGAAGCTAACGAACGGCGAGACGATAACGTTAAGGCCCATCGGGGCTGTGGCGTTAAGCGCACCTTCTTTTGAATCCGGACGATAGCCCCAGCTTGTATTCACTGCCGCTGCGGAACCACCCGTGTGGAAGATTGCGTCCTTCAAGAAAACAGACCACATCAGTGGATGCAGGATGAAATCCGTCGGAACATGATTCTCAGCCATAAGCACGGCTGCCATATCCACAACGTCATCCCAGGTTACTGTCTTATTGAAAGCACCATCGATGCCACGACCTGTCGTATCATCGTATGAATTACTGTCGTTATCAAAGACGATTGTTGCAGCGTCCTTAAAGCGACTTAATGCAATCTGCTCCTTAAGACGTGCCATAGCACGGCCTGCGGCGCGAACATGCATTCCTACGATATCCCAAAGTGAGTCAGCAACAACTTCTTCTGTAAAAGCCAGCTTAACGCCCTTCTTGGACACCTTGCCCTCTACTTGCTTAGCAAATGCGAGAGCTTGCTCTGGGTATTCTTGTCCTTCTGGAATCTCTGCAGCTTGAATTGCATTAACTGCCGGGAACTCCAAAGAACGCCCTTTGCCAAGGCGAACCGTGGAAAGAAGAGGCGTAACCAACAACTGTGGTTCTGCAGCTTCCTTTAAGGTACGAGAGATAACTTTTGGAAACAACGCTGCAGCATCGGACGATGCAAAAGCTTCTTTAATTGTTACCCTGTTTTCTCCGTCGATGTACCCGTCCTCAGATAATGCAGCTTCCCAAGCCGGGAGCCCAGTAAGGAGTTCTTGGATTGTCTTACTCATCTTAGGATTATCCTCCTGTTATCTTTCTTTATAGGGTCAAGTTGACGCGGAATGCGCCAATGACATTGTTTACATCCAGGTTAGCGCGAATACCGAGCTTGCCCTTGAAGGTACCTGCGCGTGTCAGCTCATATACCGTCTTTAGTGCACCTGGATCTGATGGTAGCTGCATGTAGGAAAGGAGGCCGTCATCAAAGTTCGATGCGAACTTCTCGACCTCAATTACTTTACCAACTTGCAACCATGGAAACGAGGCGGCATCTGCATCTGACAGTGCAACCGCGCGTCCCATGAAGTCTGGGCGGATGAGTGAACCAGCGGTGACATCGGCGTTCAAGCCTGAAACCATTGGATACTCAACATAGCCGTGAGTGATGAACCCTGCGCCTTGTGACGTGCCCTTATCAAAGGGACGATAAAGGTCATACTGCGCACAGCCAATCGGCTTTGAGCGGGCACTGCAAACGATTGTATCGCCTGACGCACCTGCCGTTGGAGTTGCACCATCAAGTGGGTTCCAACCGCTTATTGTATCACCCCAAGTAACATTAGAGCCCGAACCATTTGCTGGAACAACTCTTGAGTCACCATTGCCATCTGTAACCACCGAAAGAATCGTTCCTTTAGTAAGAACAATCTCGAAGCGATCATCTTCTGAATCGAGGTACCATGTCGGCAAGCCGGGATGCGGAAGCAAGTAAGCTGCTGGGGCGACACCCTCAGAAACTACGAAACGACCGGCACCTGTCTTGGAGTGTACCTTACGAAATTTTGCTAAACTCATTTTTTTCTCCTCTTGTTAAATTCGATTAGAGTTTACGTCTGCCCATTAAGGCATCTACGAAAAGCTGCTCGAAAACTTCTTCAGAATTTTCTTCTTTTGCCTTTGGCTCTTCATCAACCGTAACAACTTTTTGTTCCTCTGCTACGACCAATTCTGATTCCATTGTCGGAACCTCAAATGACTTGGACTTCTTTTCAGGAAGCTTGGCGAGATCTCTCAAAGAATCAGCCAAGGACGATGCCGTTCTTGCACTGTGATCTTTGACGAGTTTGTCTCTGTCGCTTGCTGAATCAATTCCAAGAGCAATCTTGGTGTCAACAACTCTTTCGGCAAGAGTATTGTGAAGTGCTGCTTTCAGGCGAGCATTTTCTTCCTGCAAGGTTTTGATCAATTTTTGTATTTCATCTCCTTGCTCATCACCTTTATCTTCTTGGGCAATGAGGTCATCGGATTTGATCTCTTCCTTTTCAGGATCATTTTCATCTGATTTTTGCTCAGATGTCTCTTGTGGCTCTTCGGTTTTTTCGGAATCAACATCCTGTGCGGTTTGTTCTTCCGCTTGTTCCGAATTGTCACTGGAGATTTCTTGTTGCTTTTGTTCATCAGTTGATTCATCAACTTTTTCTTCAGCAACGACTTCTTCTTTTTGTTCTACTGGTTTTTCTTCTGCAGTATCTGCAGCTGCAGCGATAGTAGAAAGATCATGACTAAGCTCTTGTGCTACGGTCAAAATGTCTTCCTTAACTTGAGCATCTTCCATGCCTGTATTCTCCTCAGATGTTGTTGTATTTGAATCTTTATTAAATAGTAATGATTTCTCTATATTATTACTATTTTCGCTTTCCTGAACCGCCATAGCGGCAAGGAATGCCCCTTTTGTATGAAGGTAAACTGGTCTAGATTCTTTTTTCTTTAAATTCTTAAGAATTGATTCGTTTTCCTTCAAGGATATAATATCTTCCTGATCCATGTGAAGCACAAAGGCTGAGCTTTTTGCTATCCATGTATCTGAGTCTGACACTGGCATTTTTGAACCTATAGCTTTTGTATCTCTAACCCCAGACCTTTGATCTGCCGGCTGATTTACAAAAGAGTATTCCTTAAATGAAATATCTTGCATGTCTATAAAGGCTAATTTTCCTTTATAAACCTGACCTCTTTTATATTTTGGAAACTTTGGCCTGCCGCTAGCATCTTCTTTTGCTAAATCCTCTCCAGAAATTGAGCAGAGAGCTTTACCCGCCCTTCCGCCAACTGAACCGGTAAGATACCTTCTGTCGGCTATTTTTTGGGCGGCTGCAGGATCGGTTATGGCTATTTGAAGCCTTACGTAAGATGCACCATCTTCTTCTTTTTCCATTTTAGCGGCCATTACCCTGCCAATTGGCTCAGAATTAAGGTCGTGGTTTAAAATTACCGGCTTTGGATAGGGTTCAACCCAAGACTGCAAAGCCTTTTCTAATTCCGTTGAAGAATAGTTATTATAATTTGCGGTAAGCCCGCTCGTGAATAGCTGCAACCTCTATAATGAGACCATGGTTAGAATTAAAGTTTTCCAAAAAGTTATAATTTGATTCAGATAAGTTTGGAAACTCAACTGTGAAATTTTCTGTAAAATCAAAGCTCATTTTAACCTCTGTAGTTAACTATAAAATATAGTACAATTCTTTTTATAACATTAAACAATTTTATACAAATATATCAGACTTTTACTAGGTTGTCTAATTTTTCAGAACTTCTAGGATCCCCATTCTTTATATATTCAGATAGGTGTAGTTCCGACATAATATGAGGGGCATATATATAAGAAGCGCTATATAATTTTAAGTTATTTTCTTTTGCTTTCTTTGACCAACCAAGATCTTCACCCTGTTGATGAAACTCGTAATCCAAAGTCATATAGGTTTTCTTTGACATCATTTTAGCTGCCATTATAACGTCGGATTGAAAATAAGTTCCTATAGGATAATTTTGATCTCTAGATGCCTTCCAGTCTTCTCTCCATGACATTACGCTGGGAAAGTTAGTACCAACAGGAGTCATGTACATCAATGGTGAGACTGCGTCTGCGCCTTCATTAATATGAGCTATCAATAATTCTATTGTATTTGGGTTTTCAATTAAGACATCCGAATCAAGACTAAAATAATAATCTGGTTGATACTCTCTAACTTTTGACAGAATTGAATTTCTCATATTGATCATATTGTGATATTTGGACAAAGTCCATTGCCTACCATTGTTTTGATGCTCAAAGTGGGGTACGTCTGATCTTTCAACAATATCAAAGAGTGGAATATTTTTGTCTATTCTTTTCCACGTATTAAGGGAGATAATTGTAGAACTATCATTAGGATCAACTTCAAATATAAATCCAATATTTGACATACTAACGGATTGCTTTAAAATGCACCTAACCCAGTGCGGCAGTATCCAATCTCTTTTGTATATTGGGCAAGCTATTATCAGCTTCATTGTTGTTCAGTTTTGACTGTCTTTTCTTTTGTTTCTGACTTTTTATTTGAGGTTTTTTTTTCTGGTTGTTTTTGTTCTTCGACTTTTGGTTCATCTGTTTGATCTTCTGACTCTGAAAAAATTAAATCAAATCCTTCAGCAAAAGCGTCAACTATTTCTGTGAGTATTTGCATAGCAAGTCTCACTTGATTATTTTCAACGGCTGTTTTAAATCCTTTTAGCGCGTCTTCTTCTTGAAAAAACTCTTTAGAAATTTCAGATTTTATCATTAACGACATTACTTGAATCCTTTTCTTCTTTTGTATACACTACATTATAGTCTTTTTCTAGGACATTTTCAACAACAGACAACCAACTTAAATCAGATCTTCTAATATTTGGAGAAGTTTTTCTTCCACTTTGATTTGCTGGACGAGTCGCATTTCCTGCTCCTCTTCTTTTATTTGGTAGATTTCTTTGGCCACCAGTAGAAGACGCTTGTTTATCTGAATCTGCCTGAGTTTTCATCTGCGTCTGGGCATCCATTATGTCCATTTGAACCTTGCCCTGTAGTGCGGCGTACAGCTCACTTTCTTCCACTTCAGGACTTAGATTCAACTGAATTCTAGCTTCGCTAATTCCTATAAGATTGTTAACAAATTTTTGTATGACGTGAGTTTCTTTTTTAACTTGAGTATCAACATCTATTTCGTTAAATTTAAAATAACAACGATCAGAAGTCTCATTTGTTGATGGATTAAGAATTGGATCATATCCAGCCTCAAACAATAACTCATTGAATATGTGTAGTCTTATCATTTCTGAAAATACTTTTTGATAGTTTTTTATTTTATCATAAAGAGCAACATCCAGTCTGTCGGTTACTGATCTATTTCCACCGTTCATCCCAATGCCCAAGTGATGGGGGGCCAAGCCAAGACCCACGGATACTCTTTCCTTGAAATGATTGAGGTATTCGATTGCCTCAAGTGCCTCTCTGCCAGCGCCAACAATGTCTATATTGTGTCTATGCGGAAGAATCAATCCACCTTCAGATCTAAGATTTTCTATTTCTGCTGAAGCTCTATCTATTTCGTCTGGCTCAGCTGGTTGTTCGGGAGTGCCAATAGTATATTTGTATAATGGAAACAATTCTCTGTGAACCAAGTTTTGAATATCTTCTTCCATTTGTCTTAGAGCTACTACGTCATCTAAAACATTACTCAAAAACGGAGTACCAAATGCTCTACCAGTTTTTTTATCTATAGCTATATGAATAACTCTGTCTGCCGCCCAAACAGGATCTCTTTCGTTTGGAGAATAAGTGAGAGGATCTGTTGATTGCTGGTACGCTTTTGGTCTATTGAATCTATCTCGCAGTATTCTCACTTGCTCAGTTGGTATCAAATAATATCCAACGATTGGTTGAGTTGAATTTATTGGAGTTAGTTTTTCGGGAAAATATTCCGAAATATCTCCACGAGCCTTGACTATAAAAGCGTTTCCAAATTTAAACAACTGATCTGAAACTTCTTCAAGAAAATCTATAAATGGTCTTTTCATCGCCATTTCCATGAAATCTATTCTTTGATATAGATATGAAATAGCTTCCGAATTTTCTCCAGATATTTGCCAACCTTCTTTCCAAAAGAGCTCCCTATATTTGTTCATGGCTTGACGAACGTAGGAATCTGTATCTACGGCCTGCATGATGCGATCAAAGTCATAGGGAGATGGCTCGAATGTAGATCTGGTATTGTAATACCACGTATTGCCTTGGAAGCCAAGCGCAAGAGCCGCTATTTTCATTGTTTTTGGTAACTGCTTAACGTCTTCTGGTTTAATTGTTCTGGCTACAAATCTTTTACCAGACACATTATCCAAAGAACGAAATGGCAGATAATCTAGAATGGCCATTTTTTCTCCTATAAAAGCTATTTAAATAGTAGCCCTAAGGCTAGCTTTTATAACTTACTTCTGCTCTATGCCAGCTCTTTCAAAGGTATTCTTAATAATAAGACCCTTTACTGCTTCAAGCCAAAAGATAGTTTCTGATTCTGGAAAGTCGCTTCTGTAAGAAAGGTTTTTGTCGCTAATCTTAATTTCTATTGCAAACTCAGACTTTTGCTCTTGTGTATTCTCTTCGGTCATTTTATTTTTGTCCTCTCATGTTATTAATTACATTTGTCAACTGTCTAATTGTAGCATCTTTTACAACCAATTCAGTGGTTAGTTGAGCAAGTTTTTCTTGAAAACAGGCTATAACTAAATTCATGTCTAAACCATTGTTTGGTTGCTCAACATTGTTTTCTAATTTATCTTCCAAAACATTCTCCGTATCATCTTGCGGCGTTACAAAATCATCATTATTATTTTTGCTTTGCCAATTGGGTTTTTGATTTATCTTAGACATCTTCCAATTATACCACTTTTTTTTATTCATAAGTCAAGTTTATCATAAATTTTCTAAATCTACAAGTCTTTTACTCTAAATTATTTATCAAGATTCTAATGTTAATATTCTATTTTTAAGGTCTTCAATTTCTTTTATGAGTCCCTTAATTGCAGAAACAGACAAGGAAATTAGGGCATGACTACTCCACGCCTGAGGCTGTATTGCATCGCCTTCAGCGTTTAAACTGTAGGTGGCCAGATTTGCATCAATTTCGGCAACGTCTTGCGCAATGAAGCCGTACTCTTTATACGTCGCTTCTCTTTGGCTAAACAAATCACCTATGTACTGCGTTTCGTTCATTCTAAATGAAACAGGCTGCAGTGAATTTACAATTGAGAGAGCAAAATCAGAGTCAAGATTTTCAATGTTGTTTTTTAATTCTCTACGCGAAGTAAAAGTAAGAAGATACCCATCATTGCGTTTTCGGACTTCTGACCCAGCGGCAATTCCGTGGCCTCCAGTCATTACTAGATAACCGGCACGTACTGAGGCATCGCTTTGTCTAATTGGAACAGTGTTTGCATTTTCCGAAAAACTGGCAGGATATCCAGCGAGCGCATTTGCATTAGATGCCGTAGATGCTGTGCCATTTAAATTGCCAAAGAATGAACTTGCTGAAATTACTCCTGTGGCATCAATATTACCAGCAACAAGACTAATTCTTGAAGTGATTGCATCAAGAACTATTGAAGCTGGAGTAATTTGTGTTACTGTTGTACCACCTGCACCATTTGAGGAAACCTCAATCATCCCCCAATACAATTCTGTTCTAGCAAATATGCTGCCTCCGTAAACAAAAGGAGTAAGGTAATCACTAATTGGTTTAATAATAGTGTCTCCATCGGCACTGGAAAATCCAATATTATCAGAATTTATTGTCCAGCCACCAATTGAACCAATTGTTGCGTTTATTGTGCCTGATACATTTGCATTTGTTGCCGTTAACACTCCCCCTGGAGTTACCCTAAAAGGAGCACTAGCAAAGGTGGCATTTCCTAGGTATATTCCACTTGAATCGGCTTTAAATATTGAGTTTCCGGATCCAATTGAAATTGTTCCACCACTTAAAGCTCCGGTGAAAGTTCCACCAGCTGCTGATAAATTTCCACTAAAAGTTCCACCAGCTCCAGATAAATTTCCACTAAAAGTTCCGCTTGTAGCGTTGATGGTACCGGTTATAGTTGCGTTGTTAGCTGTTAACACACCAGCTGGTGTTACCCTAAACGGAGCGCTTGCGAAAGTAGAATTTCCTAAATATATTCCATTTGAGTCAGCTTTAAATATAGAGTTTCCAGAGCCAATAGAAATTGTTCCACCACTTAAAGCTCCGGTGAAAGTTCCACCAGCTGCTGATAAATTTCCACTAAAAGTTCCACCAGCTGCTGAAAGATTACCGCTAAAAGTTATATCTGTTCCATCAAAAAATACGTATTTATCATTTGATCCAACTTTAAACTCCAATGAATTATCGGTATCGGAACTATTTCTTCTCCAACGATTGTGCGCATCTATGTATACCGATTGTGCTTTCAGGCCACCCCTAAGAGAAGCCGAAGAGAATTCTGCATGTCCGTCTCCTGCGATGATCCAACCACTTGATCCATTTGTCCAGGTATTTGAACTATAAGATCCGTTGTAATCAGATGATCTTAATATTGCCATATTTGATGGTGCGGCAATATTTGTTTGTGGACCGGCTTGAGAAAGAATAATCTCGTGTGCACCTATTTTACCGGCGGTTATCTTGGCGGCCGTGAGACTAGAGATGAATTGGCTTCCTATCAAAGGAGTATCTTGATCAGACAATACCAATGGAGAAAAAGAGCTATAATTATTGCTGGTATCTTTTGTTCTTACTCTGCCGTAGTATCTAATGTTTTGTGCGTCGGAACTGTTTTCTACAGAGATTGCAAAAACGTTGGAGCCAGACTCTCCAGAAAGATATATCGTAGCATTGTTTATCAGTGAGTAGTTTGGAAAGGAGCCCGTTACTTGATCCGCTTTATACAATTGATATTCGTACGATGAAACATCCTTATCTAATACGTTATCAAATACAAACATAACTTGCTGGAAAAAAGCGTAGAGTGCAAGATTAAGTGGATAGTCTGGTATAGTTTGATCGACTGGAACAGCAATCCTTATTGCATTGGCTTTTTCTGATTCCTGGTTTATATCAGAGTTTTTGATTTTTGCCGTGACTACGTAATTCTTACCGTGGTTTTAGGTTTTCTATTTTTCTTCTAACTCTAGCCATTTACGTTTCCTCCAAAAATTTTTCTGATTGAAAGATACGGATTTATTTCCTCTGTTTTAACGTTGCATTTAGCATCGTATCCAAAAGAATAGTGATCGATCTTTATTTGACCATTTGTGGACAAATCATTTTTTTCAAAATTTGATACTATTTCAAAAATATAATTTTTATAATATAAGTTATTTTTTGAATAAACTAGTTGATTTAGCTTTGTTGTCGAATCAAACAAATCTATGGTGATCCAATCCTGCTCCACAACAGATGTTGGAGTTGATTCATTTGAAAGAGCTATAAGTTTTATTCTAAATTTTCCGTAGTCGGGAGCTTTATCGCAATATAGTTCAAAAAAAGGACCAGTAAAAGTTCCTATGACTTTTGCGCCTGGCGACAGGGATAATCCGTTTTTCCAGTCTACGTTAATATTAGTAAAGGAAAAAGAATATATTTCGTTAGTATTTGGATAGACATTAAAGAATGTCTGATCAACTTCATCGGGGGTGGTAATAAATTCTGCCTCATTTGAAGGACAGGATATATAGTCTTCAAACTGTCCATTTTGTACTTTTTTTATTGATTTCAAATCATCTGTTTTATAATATAAACTATATTGTTTTTCGGGCTTTGTATTTACAGGATGTTGTTCCGCCGTTTTAAAAAAAAGCCTATTACTGATAATATGCGATTTAACTGGTACAAAAACATAATCATCTGCCGCATTTGATTCGTATACAACCAAATACGAGTTTTGTTCTTTTTGGGTCAATAAAGAATCATCAATATAATCATCTATTTTCAAATCTTTTACTTCCACAAAAAGCCAGGATCCAGCAGGTATAGTTTGCTTTAAATCTGGAACCTCAATAATCCTTCTCAATAAAGGATATACGTAATTTTCATCCTGTGTCACCTGATCGGGAGACGCGTCACTTGGCAAGTATCTAAACCATGACATAATCTTATATCTCTATTACCTCTATGATGATTTCATTGCTGTCATTTAACATGTTGTCATCTATCTCTATATCAACTATTCCGTCTATGACAGGAACTCCTCCATCAACTATATCAGAAAAATATTCAACAACTTCTATTGCCGTTGGCTTAGTTGGTTTTTGTTCCCTACTATTTCTTGCAGACGAATAGTCTATATCGACTGATCTTATTCTTTCTGATCCATCGGCGCCGTTGTGTGAGTGAGTAGAAAGATTGACTCCATCTATTTTAACATTTGATTCAACTTCTATGTCTCCAATGATTTTTCCGCCATTCCTTAACAAATATTGAGGATGATGATTTTCGTCTAAGTTATCTAGACTCGCGTGATTTGAAATTAAATAACTTTCGGTATTGTACGGGAGAATCGTATTGTTGAAAAAGGCCATGTATTTGTCTTCTTTTGGCGCCGATATTATCACCGGTTTTTTTTCGCCCTTAAAAGAAAGTTGATATATGTAGTTTGAATATCTTCTTTTTGATTGTATTAATTTAAAAAGATTATCTACATTTGAACTTATAATTTGATTTCTTTGAATCAAATCTGCCATGATCATTCCAAAACTTGAATTTATCACGTTTCTAGCTAAATTTAATTCTTGCGTTAGAACCGGTGTATCTAATGCAAAGCCCGTAGTCAACAAGTCAAGCTCAAGTGTTGATGATATATCTTTTTTGAATTCTATAGATTGAGATAAATATCTTTCATAGAATATGTCGCAATTATCTACGTAATCTCTTTTCAAAAAATTGAGTACGTTTTGAGATTCTTCATGAAGAACGTTTAGTCTAATTGAAAAAAACGCTTGGAATTCGATTGCTTGTTTTTTTGAAACCTTATCCAATTCGGAAGTTGGTATTTCTCCTGGTGATGATGTGAGCGTCTTCCTAACGCGTTGCGAGAAGTGGGACGCCATCTTTGCCCATGCATCGAATTGAAGTGCTGTTTGTTTTTGTGAACTATCTTCATAATCCTCCCCGAATTTATGTAAAAGAATATTTACTATACACATTGCTTCATGTTCCATGAAGATTATTAATCTTCTAAGATCAAAAATGTAACCGAATGACGCCTCTGTTAGCGCCAAATGATATTCGTCAAGCAGCTTTCTGCAGCTAGTTGACATGGTTCTTTCTGCATATTTGTATTCGCTGAAAGAGATGTACTCGGGAACATTATCAGAAATATTATTTTGTTTTTTGACATCTTCCCAAATTTTTTTATGAGCTTCTTCAAGATTTTGATTTATTGTGCTTTTTATGTAGATAATTGACAAAAGAGATTCTAGGTCAGATTTCAAATTCATCAAATCTATTTGAGCCCTTGAAATTTCTTGTTTTACATAATCCAAAGGCAAAGATATTTCTAGGTTCAAGGAATAATCCAAAGAGGTTGGCAATAGTCCTCTATACTTTTGATCTATTACTTCTTGTGGAGACTTAGGTTGATCAAAGAATGAAACATCGGCTTTTTCTGCTCGATATAATTTATCACTAGCGTTTGTTATATTTTCCAAATTATTTACAGACATGGTTTACCTAAAATATTTTTCTTTTTATTGAATTCGGTCTTTTTTTTCTAGAGAATTTTGCGGCCTTGTATATATCTGCTCTTCCCGTAGTTGTATATTTTGATTCTACTTTTTCGTCTTCATTATTTTGTTTTGGCATGAAGAATGCATTTGAGAAACTTTGCGTCTTCGATGCGTAATTTGATTTCATCAAATCTCCATAATTTTGAGTTACAGATAACAAGGCTAGCATCAACGCATCGTGTGCGTGGTCCATTGCAGACCCACCGGCTTCAAAAACTGGTCTACCAGTCTGAGTCATTCTAACGACTATATAAGATATTAATTGTAGATAAAGCTCTTCGTCTGAATCTGGAAAAACAATCATTTCTTTTTCTAAATATTGTCTTAAATTATCAACCATAAAAGGTTTCATTTCTTTTTTTACGGGAAGTTGTGTGTAAGGATCTTTTACCTCTATTGTTTCTGCAAATGAAATGCCTTTGACTTTATTCTTTAATCCAGATCTTTCATCTTCTATTCCTTTTTTATGAAGAAGCTCTACTTGAACTTCGCCGAAACCCCTGTCAACATAAATATGTTTGGGGTTAAATATTTTATTTAATTCAACAATTCTATCCACTGCTTTTGTCAATGTATATTCCGATTTATCTATTTCTTCTCTATAGCAAAGTCTTACTTTATTTTTAAATCTTTCTTCTTCATAGTCGTGACCACATATTTCTAAAACCACTATATTTGTACCTGCTCCATATTTATCCCAGTCTACTCCTATGGTGTAAAAAGATCTTGCAGAATTTACGGAGGGTTCGTATTTCCACGAAGGAGATATAAAAGAAAGATCTACAAATTTTCTTGGATAAACACCCTCAGAGTCCTCGCCCCAGTCGGCTTCTATTTCATGCCTATATCCAAAGTCCGAATACTGTTCTCTAAATTCATCTTCTTGTTCTTTAGCAAAGAATGGATTTACGTAGCTTGGAAACCAAAATTCCTTAAACCTGTTACTGTTACACCATTCCCAAAATTTTTCTCTTCTACCAGTTGGAGTAGAGGCTCCTATCAAAACTTTATCTGGTTGATCTTCTGAGGTTTTTTGTAACATTGCGTAAAGTGCATCAAGATCTCCGGAGTGCATGTAGTCCATTTCGTCTAAAATAATTAGGTGAGCTTCTTGACCACGGGCAACGTCTGATTTTCCACCAGATCTCATTCCTGAAGTAAAAAATCTAATTGTGGATCCATTTGAAAATTCCATGGTAAATTGCGGACTGGTGACTTTACGAATTATGGAATTGTGCACTATATCATTTTTAGATGATAGCCTAAGAATTTCTTGATAGATAAGTTCTACTTGCGTTTTCATCGGCGCAACAACCAAACAGCGACCATCTTTGTGGGTGTAACTGTAATGAAGTAGGTTTACTGCGAGTGTAAAAGTTTTACCTAAACGACGACCAGCTCTAAGCACCTTTCTTAACGAAGGGTCTCTTAACATTAAGATCTGATAGGCTCTTGGTTGAACTTGTAGAAAATGCCTTGCCCAAATTACAGGATCTTTTGCTATGTGAATCTGTCTTTGTTGATCCGGTCCAATTCCCAAATCCAAAAGATCTTTATCCAATTCAAAAGGCTCATCTATGAGGTATGAGAGTTCCTTGCTGGTCAAATTTCTTTCTAACACAGGAGTTCCATCAGACCAAGTTATATGACTTAATTTATTTTTAAAAACCCATTCAATACGATTGATCTGTTTTATCAATTCAATGTCTTGTGATTTTATTATTTCGAGCAAATCTTCTCTAGACAGTTTTTGTAAAGCTTCTCTAAAATTTTTGGTTTTACTCATGACTTAACCAAAATGTGCTGCCATCATAGAGGCCTCTGATCCCAAAACATTTCTTGCGTTTAATCTAGAGTTTTGTATTGCCATCACTCCTCTTGACCTTGAGGTTGCAGCGGCTTCGCTGTCTCTATACCCCATTCCAAAAAGTGGTTTACCCATCGATCCTTGTAGAGATCTGTTGGCGTCTCTTGCTAGATTGATTCCGCTCTTAACTATTTCTCCACCAAGTTTACCTAAATCATAAATTAGAGAAGCGGCCGCAACAAACTGCAAACCTGGTATTGCAAATGCTGCTGCTCTAGCTCCAAGGAATTTTGCTCCAGCTTTTGTTGTTCCTAATTTGGCTAAACCGCTAACGCCAAATTGTTTATAAACGCTACCCGCAGCTATTTGTTTTGCAGTGCCAATTCCAACATTTTTTCCTAAAACTCCTGTTTTATTTATTGCAGATTTAAGATCTAAAAGAGCTTTACGAGCGCCTGCTTGAGATGATCCTACAAGTCCAGCTTGTCCAAACATTCCTTTTGCACCCCTAAAATAACCAGCAAGATATTGAGTTCCAGCTCCGCCTATAGCTGAAGCCATTAAGTTTCCACCAACTCCTCTAGCTTGTGGACCACCAGCCCTTAAGGCCTTCATTGCATCGTCATATACAGAGGTTGGAGCAGCAACGGCTGTTCCACCAAAAAATGATTGAATTCCAGAAAGGCCTGAAGCGCTTAATCCCCCTGTTGAACCTAATGCAGAAGATAAAAGTGTTTGATTATTAGCCAAAGCTAATCTTTTTACATTTAGCCCTAATTTATCTAATCTAGCTCCGGTTAATTTTCCCTTTCTAGTCAGTTTGTCTAATTTTGATCCAGCTGCAATAGCCGATAACATACCTGCACCAAACAAAGGGGTTCCAGCTTCGACTCCAAGTGTACTTCTTAAACCACCCATCTTTAATTTTCCAGATTGCTCCAATTTATTTAAGAGTCTGTGTCCTTGAGCAAAAGTGTAAATTCCAGAACCCTGTGATCCAGCGGTAAATACCGACAAAGAGTGCATCCTTGTCATTGCCCTTGGCCTCATAGTTATATTGTTTAATCTCGATGGTTTTACAAACGGATCTTTACCTGCTATATTTCTGCGTTTTCCAAAAAGAAAAGATTTTTCAGTGGCTGCAGTTGGTGACATTGCTCCTTTTTGAAAAATTCCAAACTTTGACCTTGAGTTTGCAAAGCGCGTGGTGTCGTCCATGAATCCACCGCGTATGAGAGTATTTGAACCCCTAAACGAACTAAATCCAATAGATGCCGTTATACCAGGAATGTGCTCTATCATTCTTTGGGCTAAAGGAGTCTCAGTATTCAATGTCCCCATTGACTGATCGTAGTCATCGTAAGATAAAGGCATTTTTATCCTCTCGAATTGTGCATTCCGAGAACAATATCTCCTGATGCGTTTAGTGCTTCTGCGTTTCTCAAAGACACGTTATTGTACGGGCTTTGATCATAAAATTGTCTATTTCTTTCAAGGTGACCTTTTGTGTACATAGCAGGAAAAGCAGCTGCACCTGTTACGGCACCAAGTATTGCTCCTGCGGCTCTTGTTTTTGCTCCACCTATAGAAAATGCTTTACCTTCTCTTCCTATTGCTGCTACCGCATTTCCAATTGTTTTTCTGGGAGTTCTTGCCACAAGACTAGTTGCTCCGATATCCAAGTCCGCCACCAACTGCAGCACCGACTCCGGCTAATCCGGCAGCAAAACCCACGCCCCTAGCGGGATCAACCATAAATTTATCTTGTGGAGCCGAATACTGCATTGCCCCCCCAAGAGGACCACCCATTGCTGAGCCTATTAAAAATCTTGCAGAAACGTTTTTACCTAAAAATGCTGCATCTGCATTTGGATCCCCAAGTGCGGCTTCCATCGCGCCTTCCCTAACAGAAGGTCCAATCCTACTGGCCGCCCCCATGGCACCAGCTACACCTAGAGCCCCAATCATCGCTGCTCTACCAAGACCTAAAGCCATTTAAATTACACTCCCGAATATAGATGGTTGTATTTATCATTTCCCATTCGATGATGGTTTATTCTATTTCTGTCTAAGTTTCCTACCACTCCAGCGGTGACCAGAGGGTCTCTTCTTCTTGCATTCATTGGCTGAACTCCCCTTGTTTCATCCATAGACATTCTCCCAGCGTACTGCTGTATAGGTTGTTCGTCCATTGTTTCATTATAAACGTCATTTTCACGAGTTCTTTTATACATATAGTAACCAGCTGCTGCCGCAGTCATACCTATGCCAATACCTTTTAATCCACCTTTATTTTGAATAAGACTCTCTATAAACTCATTGGCTTGCATTCCAATCATTCTTCTTTTTTGTCTCATTCTTAAGATTCTTTGAGTTGATTTTGACATACCAGATATTGCGTCGCTAATCGCTCCCATAACGCCTTTTGTTCCATCTGCTTCGCCTCTTATTCTTTTTGCTGCTTCGGCCATATCATCTGCAGCTGCTCCACTACCTTTCGTTACATTTTTACTTTCAAATCCGGTCAATACGAGCGTAGATTCATCGGCACTAGTTTTTGCGTAATGTGCCCTTAATGATCTAATGTGAACGTCGTTGTCAATTTCAATTCCAGCTGCTCTAGCTGATCTTACAAATCTTTCCGTTTCTTTTTCGCCGGCGTACGCAACTCCGATTCCGCCATCATCTATTTTTTGAGCTATTGTCTTTATTATAGTTTCTTCCGATGCTCCCCTTTCTCCCATGTTAATAATTGCTTGAAGGGATTGACGAGCCGTAGCTAATTCTTCTGTCAATGCTGTTTGAGTTGCTTTATTTCCCCTCAATAGTTCGGATCTGTCATTCATTATGTAATCGTATAAATTTTTTGCTACCACTTCAGAACTGGATTTACCTTCTTGTTCAGCTAAATGAAAAAATACATTTAATTGGTCTTTTTTGGAAACTCTTGCAACGCTTAAACTAAAATCACCCTTACTCAGGACATCTTCGCCCAAAGCTTCCTTCACTATCTGCATGGGTACAAAAATTCTTTCAGCTATTTGTTCCGATGGAGTCACTCCGGCTCGAAAGACGTCAATTTTTGATCCAGTTTTAAAATGAGAAACTCCGTATTCAGACATTAGGTCTTTGTTTTTTGCGTATCTAAAATAGTGAACGTCTTGCGAAGCGGCTTTTCTAGCTGATTCCGAAATACTTATATCGGAAGAAGCGGCTATTGCTCTTTCTCTAGCGGATCTAAGCTCATCAGAAGTTGATTGAGCAACTATGGTACTAAACATTCTACCCTGATTACTCATTTTTACATGGGGTGATCCTATGTCTATTGCTGCCTCTGCTAACTCCAACGCCGTTCTTGCAGTCGCATTATTTAAGCCCGGATTAAATTGAGCTTCTCCCTTAACCGCTTTGAAAAACGGAGTTTGACCTCCTAATAAATCGTAAGTTTTACCCATTGACGCAATAAGTCTTTTTTCGTCTAATGCAACAGTTTCGCCAACCTGGGAGCTCAAACTACTTAAATTTCTTACTATGTTTTCAACTTCGTCAAGTTGACTCGCCTCTCTGTAGTTTATTCCTAAATCAAGTATTTTCCCAGCCCTGGTATTTATTGATACCGATTCCCCGACAGTCACTCCAGCTGGTCGGGGAAGATCGATTGTTTCCACAAAACTTTCATCAATACTTTGATCTATAATTTCTCTTAAGTGTGTTCTTGTTAGATCTGTATCTAATTCAAAGATGTTTTCTCCAACCCTAAATACGGATTGTCCTCTTTTTTTGTCAAAACTAATTATTCCCTTTGATTCTTTTAGGTCTTCGGCAAGATCACCGCGGTGGCGTAAATAATCCTTTCCCGGTTATCTCATCCAAAGTGGATGTTATCTGTACTTCATCTATAAATTTATCCTTGACTATGTTTCTTACGGCCATAGAAAGATGAGATACGTCTGCTATGTTTGTGGTTGGAGTTAGTGCTGCTGATTGAAATACCTTTGCCTGCGCCCCCCTAACCAAACTACTGTATCCTGATCTCTCTTTTTGATCTACGATCCTTAGAGCAAATGGATCTTTCTGTTCTTGCAATCCTATGTTAATATATTTCTGCACATAACTTTGAAGCATTGCATCCGTGTCCGCCATGTGTGTTCCGCCATAAATTTTATGAAACAATTGTCTGGCTTTCTCTCCTGTTTCGCCTGCTTGTTGTGCTTCTTTTTCAATTAACTCAAGAAGATTTGTCCTCATTGCTATGGCTTCTACTGAGGCCGTTGCGGCTGATTGTCCCATTTTAGCTCGTGCTAAAAATTCAGGAGAGTATAACAATTCGTTAAATCTTTTTAGGTGAGCTGCGTCATCGAACTTCCCCGACGCATCCAAAAAAGTTTCGCCTAGCTCATCTATCTTTTGTTGCACTAGCCTATTCATATGCACTCTTGATACCTCTAAGGTATCGATGATAAAATTCGCTTCACGGTCTGCCATTCTTTTATGAAATTTATCTGTAGCTTCCATAGCTGCTTTATGTTCACTAAAACCTGCTTGTTGTTTTGCGGTGTTCGTCATTGCCTGAATATCAAATAATACGTTATGGCCAGAAACATGATCGGCTTCCATCAATTTTTCCATGAATCTTGCGTAATTATCTAAAAAATCTTTTCCGCCTCTTGAATCACTAATAATTCTTGCTCTACTACTTCTTGCTTGTTCAGAAAAGAACTCTGTTAAAGATTTGCTTCCGGCAACTGTTATTCCGCCCAACTGTCTACTATTGTACGTAAAATTGAAATCATCCAAAAGACGTATGTTTCCATTTATGTTTTCGCTTATTGCAAATGATCTTACTTCGGAACCCTCGAATACCCCAGTTGTTTCCACGTCAAAAGTATAAATTTTTTTACCAACTAAAGAATCTGAAAGTTCTTTATAATTCGTTGTTTGCTCCAGGGTATTAACTCCCATTAAATTAGATATACCCACATTAAACGCGTCCATATCTGATATTCTTGGATTTATATTAAATATTGTTCTATTTAAAAGCGTAATTATTCCGTGATTAACATTTGTTGTATCAACGTTGTATTTAGCTGCTTTCCTATAAAGGTTTGTGCTTGGAAGTTGTTGACCTGGAAGTCCAATTTCTGCAAATAACCTTGGGAGCTTTAAAACTTCATTTGTATATTCGCTTTTCATCATTGCCATACTTGCTTCGTCGAGAATAGATAAGTCTATCTTTCCACCGGCAATCAGTGTATCTAAATTAACTCTTCCTACTTTAGCTGAATTAACTTTTCCAGTCTCTAACAGTTTTATGTATTTTTCGTGAAATTCAGAATATCTTTGCAGGAATGCTTCAGGAGTTCCGTAAATTTCCTGTAATTTCGCAACGTCTAACCCTGACGGGGCGAGGCCGCTTGTGGTGTAATCCACCTAAATTTACCGAACTGTATATGTCACTAAGAGGCATTGTCTGTTTTGTCCGTATCAATAATTTGAGATTCTATGTACTCATCGAGTTCGTATGTTCCCAATTTTTGTTTCAAAAGTTTTTCTTTTTCTATTTGGATAGATTGAACCTTGTACAATATGTCGGAGATTGCTTGAGCGCTGTCTATTTGCATCTGGCCAGCTTTGGCTTTTGCTTCTCTTGTTGCCAAGAGTTGATTTCTTAAGTCTTTTCTTCTTTTATGCAGCTTGTCTTCAAGTTCAACCGCAAGATGCAATTCTTTTTTAAGTACCGGCATTCCGTTTTCATCAATACCAATTACGTTTTCTTGTACAAAATGTTCTTTTGCCAAAAGCTTTGTTTTTCTAAGGTATTGAACTTCTTGATCAACAAGATCTCTTATCATTGACACCTCAATGAGATTGTCTGGATGTACATCTAATTGCTCCATATACTCCATTGTGAATTGAGAAACCATTGACATTTCTATTGGACATGGATTTCCTTTTGGGGCCAGGTTTTGCTTAAGTAAGGGACAGGTATCTGCAAATATACATTTTTGAGCTTCGCAATTCATCGGGATCGAAGAAAACATGCTGCTTCGTGTTTTTTGCGGCCTTACCAATTCAACGGCTTTTGTTTTATCTTCATCCGACCAGTTTTCGGGAAAAAATAAATCCGGTCTTAGAGATTCAAATTCTTTCAGGAATTTTTTTTTGTCGTCAAATTTTTCTATGTCAGCCATTAAAATCTATCCATTCAGATTGAAATTTTTCATCATTAACAAACATTTCAGACACTGCCGATTTACAATAAGTACAATAATAATCTTTAGATATTATAACAGCTTTGTCGCTTTTTCTTTTTTGTTTTTTTGACAAAATTAAAGATAGTTGCGATTCACATCTTGGGCAGTTCATTAGATTTCTCCGAGAAGTTTTAGAAGACCTTTCTGAAGTTTTTCTTGCACTGCTACATCCTGGGCGGCATTCACGAAAGTACTTACTTCTCTCATTTCATCGGGAGAAAGATAAGATGAAACCCTATACCTTGCGCCCTTGCATATGTCGCAATATATTTCTTGTTCTTCTGAATAACAGTCGCATTTTTCTATTATTTCAAAATTCTCTAGAGCCTCTGCTGTATTTAACCATTTGTTTTTAAATAGTTTTTTTGTTTGCTCTTTGTAGGCTCTCAACTTTTGAGGATCATTAGACAGTAAAGTTCCCATATCTAAAGAATGTTTCATTAACTCATTTATACTTTTATATAAAAAATTTGCTAGTTGAAAATCACCGTTTTTATCAATATAGTTTTTCCAGTTATTCATTGGTTTCACCTAAATATGATTCTACTTTTGCATTTATGTATTCCATATATGGCTTAACGCCAAATCCCAAAAATGCATTGGATGGTATTCCAAAGCCCATATTAACTCCACCCAAACCACCATTAATTATATTTTCGTCTAATTCAAATTCTTGCTCTTGTTTCATTACATATCACATCTTTCTTTTTTTATTTAATATCTATAGTTACTTTGTCTTCCTCTCGAAGTGCCGCCTGATCTTCTTGATTGGACAACGCTAGCAGCGGCAACTACTCCAGCTCCAATTAGTGCATTTCTTTTAAAGTTTCTACTTTTCATCAAACCTGAAAATCTACTTGCCCTTCCTGGGCCCGGATTCGGAGCTTGTCCTGAAACATCGGCTAACGGACCGGCGCCTGCTGAAGATGCTGGAGCTACTGGTCTTGTTGGTGCAGCTGTCGGCGGAGCAGCACTTATTGGAACAGGCCTACTTACCCTTGGAGTTCCTCTACCCGTTCTTCTATCAAAGGCGGCAGCATCACGAGCATGCAAATCTTCGAGTGATGGAACACGTCTAGTTACCCTTGGAGTTCCTCTACCCGTTCTTGCATCAAAGGCTTTCGCTTGGTCACCGTGCAATGTAGACCCAAAACCTTCCATATCAATTGGCAAAGAGCGGGGTGATAATCGATGCCTAAGGGCTGCCCTTCGTGAATAGCCACTCTCAAGCATTGGAATATTTTGACTGCCCCTTGGTGCGTTTTGGGGTACACCCATTCCCATATCGCCGAAACGATAATCTGCGGCTCTACTTGCTCTGCTACTTGCTCTGTTTGATACGCTAGATTTTATTCTTCCCATCGATTCCCTTGCCCTACCCATAAAGCGGGAACGGGCAGTTTGTGGTTGCATCCTTTCAAGCATTGGGATATTTTGACTGCCCCTTGGTGCGTTTTGCGGTACACCCATTCCCATATCGCCGAAACGATGAACTTGCTGCTCCGTGTAGACCCAAAGCCTTCCATGTTAATTCCAAGATTTCTACCAGCCCTCATTCTTGAAGGTCGAGCAACACGATTAATAAATGAATTACCACGTGCACCACTCAACCTGGGTGCTCTTGCTGGATCTAAGTTTGCAGCAGTGTTGGGGGCGGTAAGACTAGAATAGGGGGTGCGACCTTGGTGTCTTCTTCCCGCATTTTGATTGATTCCGGGTCTTACTCTTACTCCATCATAATTCATACCGGGAACATCTGGAAACATGTAGGGCATTGTTGAAATCCTATTCTACTATTTTTGTTTTTTTACTTGGTTTCTTTAAAGAAAAAATAAAATTATCATCATTATAATCTATATTAAAAATAGTACCTTTTGGAATGGTACTTTGAACAATTATCTTAGATATGCCAGTTTCTATTTGGTCCCTTCTTATTTGAGCCAATCCTCTAGCCCCCTTAACTGAATCTATGCCTTTTTCTATTAAAGCATCTATCACCCTAGTGTTGTACTCGGCAAAGAATCCTTTTTTGTTTAATTTTGAAGAAACTAGCTGCATTTCTAATTCTGCTATCTTTTCGCAATCTTGTCTAGAAAGATGATTGAAGATTACGATCTTGTCAATTCTGTTTAAGAATTCAGGTCTAAAATATTTTCTTACCGCGTCAAGCGTATTTCTTTCGACTAATGACTTAAGGGGTATGGCAGATGTCGATTGAACATAGTTAATGTTTTTATTGAATCCAGTACCTTTGCCTATCAAATGATCTACCGTTTTTTCGTTACCTAAGTTTGTTGTCAGGATAATAATTGTTCCCCTAAAATCTATTATCTTACCTTTTGCATCGGTGATGGCTCCCTCGTCAAATATTGTTAAGAATGTGTTCCAAATGTCTGGATGGGCTTTTTCAACCTCATCTATGAGAACAACTGAATTTGGATTTTTTTCAATCTGATTTACTAACTGCCCACCTTCATCATGACCAACATAACCAGGAGGAGAACCTATCAATTTTGAGTTTTCATGCTTATGTTGAAATTCGCCGCAGTCTATTCTAACCATAGGGATATTAGGATCAAATAAATAATTATGAAGAGTCTTTGCCAAATGTGTTTTTCCTACTCCAGATGATCCAGAAAATAGAAAAACTCCCAATGGCCTATTTGAATCGTTCATGTCTGCTTGAGACCTAACTAGTGCAGCAGATACAGTTTCTATTGCCTCATCTTGTCCTATGATGTTAGATTTTAGATGTTCTTCTAAATTAGCAAATTTTACTTTTTCTATTTTCTTTATCTTTTTTATTTTTTGAGTGGGATGAGAAGAAGGTCTATCTTTATATTTTGAGATAATATTTTTTAACTCATCAAAATTATTATCCATTACATCGTCTATGTCAAAGTTAGTATTTGTGTAGGCAATTGATATCCAGTAATCTATATCAAGACCGGGATTTAGCATTACGCATCCGCGTATACAACGCTTCTATGCATCTTTCTGCGTTTGATCTAGTCATCAAACTTAGTGCATTTGAGACTTCTGTTTTTAGGTTATAAATTACGTATTGAAGAATTTTTCTTCTACGATCTTTTTCTGTTTTTACTGTTATCTCAGAAATAAATTTTTCTATTTGTTCGGGCTCGAGCACCTTATACTTGACAAACGTATTTAAATCAGGAACATATATTTGGTAAATCTTCACACCAACCCCAAATCTATTTTCATATTTTTAATAAAACATATATACTTATATAGAATATTATTAATATATATATGTATATTAGTAATATAATATATAGTATATATAACTGGGGGTAGGGGGTAGGGGGTGCAATTCAAGTCTAGCAGGTTTAACATCGAATGTCAATTATTCTTATTCTTTTATTTTTTCTATCTTAGGACAGTTTTCCTGACACGGTCCCGCGTATGCCCAATATCTAAGTAAATCATCGACAGTATTAAACCTATTATTGAGAAGAAATCTAGCTCTGTAAAAATCTTGACCAATTACATTTCTATGTTGCATCATATGTCCGTTCTGTGTATACTTGTTGACACCAAGTATACCACCAAAAAACAGAGGAAACTATGACAAGTCAAACAAGCAAGTTGGAAGAGAAAAACCCTCAATTATTCTACAACATCAAGATTGCCAGAATACAAAAGATGTATACTCTATTAGACAAAATAAGACGTGCTCAACTCGGAACCGACAAACAATCTAGAGTAGAATATAGGTACATGGAAAAGCAACTTCTAGTTGAAATAGATGAAGAAATTAAATTGGCTGTTAACATGACAAAAAAATATAAGATAAATTTTTCTGAGAAAGATCTAATCAAAAATGTCTAATGAATCTAAAGGTTTAGAACTGGCAATAGCTCAACTTGAAAGACAGTTTGGTTCTGGATCTATAATGCGTCTTGGTAATTTCAATGTTGAATCTTGGCCTTCAGTTCCAACAGGAGCTCCTTCGCTTGATGCGATTCTTGGAATTGGCGGACTTCCAAGAGGAAGAATAGTTGAGATCTATGGTCCAGAATCTTCTGGTAAATCAACCATTGCGCTGTCTGTTGTTACCGAAGCTCAAAAATTAGGTTTACGTTGTGCGTACATAGATGCTGAACACGCGTTAGATCCAATTTATATGCAATCGTTAGGAGTAGATTTAGATAATCTTTTGTTGTCACAACCAGATTACGGTGAACAAGCTCTAGAAATAGTTGATCGTTTAATTAAAACAGGGGAAATAGGAGTTGTTGTGATTGACTCTGTTGCCTCACTAATACCCAAGGCTGAACTCGAAGGTGAAATGGAATCTGCCCAAATGGGACTACAGGCAAGATTAATGGCAAAGGCTATGCGTAAACTGGTTGGCTTAGCCTCAGAAAATAAAACTCTCTTAATTTTTATTAATCAACTTCGTAATAAAATTGGAATTATGTTTGGTAATCCAGAAACAACTCCAGGCGGCATGGCCCTAAAGTATGCTGCGTCTGTTAGAATCGACATTCGCAAGAAAGAAGACTTAAAGGATAAGGATGGAAACTCTATAGGAGTTGCCGTTAAGGCAAAGGTCATCAAGAATAAAATGGCACCGCCGCTGAAAATGACAGAGTTTGACATACTTTATGGTAAAGGTATAGACAAGTATGGTTGTTATTTTGACATTGCCATAGAAAAAGGAATATTTTCACAACGTGGAGCCTGGGTGTATTATGGAGACGAATCATTTGCACAAGGTAGAGATAACGCAATTCAGAAACTAAAAGAAAGACAAGATATTTTAGATTTAATTAAATCATGAACACACAAAAGATAAATCCCGCTGTTTGTCCAGATTGTAGTTTTCCGCCCAATTTTGCGGTCGTAGATCTTTCGAATAAAGATGACGTGCGACAAAAGTTTTCCGTTAAATGCAGAGACTGCGGAGATGAATGGTCGGAGTATTTGGAGAAAGATGAATACTAATCTAAAAGATTTAGAAAAGGATTATGACGATTGTCCGTGCGGCCAAACCGCCGCGACGAGAAAATTTTTTAATTTAATTCAAGATACTTTTTGCGGAAATAGAGATGAGGAAGACGATTAGTTGAATTACTATATCCGTATGGGAAAAGATTCATACAAGAGATTGATGGATATCTTTGCTCGTATGATAAAAAATCAAAGATCTGAAATAGTAAACTTTGCAGACATAAACGATCCAGATCTAGAAAAGGTAATAACCATACATCCCGACGAACAAGGCAACTTGGTTATTTCCGTATTCAGCCCGGAACAATGGATGATGGTACAAGACGTTTGCCTAATGACCCGGCAAAGAAGAATCTGAAATAGTATCAGGATTAGAAGAAGACAATCTTACCAAAAAGATGATAATAGATCCCAAAGATTATCCTAATACCAACATTGACTTTTAAATAATAAAAATTCCCCCTCCAGCAGGAATTGGGGAGTATATTTTTATATATCAGTAATCGTATCCGTAATCATCCTCATCATAAAAATCGTTGGCACTTACCAGTTGTTTTGATGCGCCGTAGTAGGTTTTCATTGTGTAAGCATCGTCGTATTCTTCTTCTATCCACTGTAGGCAATCAGGGCATCTGATGTTGTCCTCTGAGGTTTCTTGTGAAACCATGATTTCTGAGGCACATGACGGACAGTCTATGAATGTAGGCATTTGTCTTCCTTTTTTGCGGGCGATTTTATGAATATGATGTAGCCGGACTATGACTATACACCATGGAACATATTATGACAACTTTTGTGAACATTTTTTGGCAACCCATATAAAGTCATATAAAATCCTAATACCTTAAAATAAGGAAAAATTTATAAAGGGGTAATAGTGAGTATTGTTGGAACATCAAAGCTCTAACATGCCCACCCCGGTATGGGGGTTCTTATCCACGAATACCAACAACATGAGGAGGAAAAACTCATGAACGCAATACTGAAGGCAATCCAGGATGTACTCGTGTACATTCGTACAAACATGCGTGAAGATGAGCACATTTGTGCTGATCCATCGCTGTACCAACTGATCACCTTGAGTGGTCAAGTCGACATTGACATCATTGCTGGTGCACTGTACCAGCTGTATGTCTGTGAGTCACGCACTGTTATCAAGCCACATTCGCATGTGTTCATGCGTCCTGAGGTGCAAGATGCAGTGTACGCAATACTCGGGAATGACGAACATGCAAAGAAGGCTGTTCGTTATTCCATCGAGTCAATTCAACACGAACAAATGGCTGAGAAGTGGGCTGCAGAAGGCCGCCCAGTAATCAACCTTCGTCCATAAGGCGAAACCCCTGCATACCCAGGGGTCATTGTGGTGTGAGAGACCACGATCTGAAGAGCCATCTCATATTCCCCGGTACGGGGGTTGCCCCTCTGATAACAAGGGCTGTGCTGTGCGTCTGACACCACATTAAACACGAATCAGATAAAGCGAGTTACACGCTTTCAGCTTTCTATTATGTAACACTTTTCCACAAGGAGGAAAAGAGTCATGTTCAACACAATCATCATGGGAGTCAAGGAATTCTTCTTGACTTCATGCGAGCAATACGGACAGATGCTGAGCAACAAGCAGCAGTACATCGAGGTTGTGGGTAAGTACATTACCCATGATGGCAATCAGGTGTGGCTGGAGCTCAATGGATGCGATGCGTCTGACAGTCATGTGTTTCCCCACAAGAACAACATCTTTGGATATCTCAATGAGATGTACAAGGGTAAGATTGTTCGTGTTAAGGGCGAGCGTCGTTTTGACTGGAAGACAGAAACGTGGGGTTACAGCTGGACCCTGCACTGCGTCAATGTCTGGGAACAGGGCATGGATGCAGCTCCCGCAAACATCAAGAAGATGTGCGGTACCAACTGCTGAGAAGCAGTAAGGCGAAACCCCTGCGTACCCAGGGGTCATTGTGGTGTAAGAGACCACGATCTGAAGAGCCATCTTCGTCGTTGCTTGGAAAAGCGGAATGCAGCTTTAACGTTACCAAAGCTGCCAGCAGAAATGCTGACATTCAGGTTAAATGACACTTACCTTTAAAAGTATCACAAACAAACATGGAGGTAAAAACATGTTTGATTTCATCCACATGCTGTTCACTGGGATCATCTTGATCCTTGTGGCAGCCTTCGCGGCCGTTGCAGTCGGTGTACTTGCACTGGTCGCATTTGGTCAAATTCAGCAGGCACGCAGCGAAAAGGTGTTCGCACCAATCGCTTCACTTCTGGGCATGGTCATTCTCATGTTCGGATTGGCCGGCTTTCCCTGGATTGCTGCTTGGGCTTTTCCTGAGACGCGATGGGGAGTTGCAATTGGGTTGACCGCTTGGGTGTCAATCCTTTTCCTTGGAGCAGGCCTCATGGTCTGTGAAGAAGAAATGACCAATGCACAAAAAAAGCGGAAGAAGGCAAAAAAGCGTTATCCGAGCTATAAAATCAACTATTAAGTAAAAGAAATACACAAAAGAAATACACCCCTGGGTCAGCGGGCTCTGCTGATCCGGGGGTTTTTCTTTTATGACTAGCAGATAGATTGCTAGTTTGCTCCTCTGTTCTATGCAGAAATGCAAACAAGGGCTGTGCTGTGCATCTGGCACCACAATAAACACGAACCAGATATTCTTGTTGCCCGTTGGGGAATACCCAACAAACAAGGAGGTAAGCTCATGCTTACTGCAATCGCAATCGCAATCCTCGTGGGTGTGGCGGCTTCGGCTGTCACTGCCGCGTTCCTCCAAGCCAAGGTCGTCGGTCTGGTTCACCAGATCAAAGACCTCGTCGTCCAGATGGGTGACGAAAAGGCAAAGGCTCAAGAAATCATCTCCAAGTTGGAGAAGGATGTTGAGTCATGGAAAAGCAGCTCAAGCCGTCACCTGAATGACTGGAGTGAGCTGTACAAAGAAAAGCGGGTATGGACTGAGGCACTTGAAAAAGCAGCCGAAGCCAAAGCCGCCAAGAAGGCCAACAAGACCAGCAAGAAGCCGGTCAAGAAGGCCAACAAGAAATAACCACGAATACCAACGGGCAACAATGAAAAGGATTACCCCTGGGGACTTCGGTCTCCGGGGGTTTTTCTTTTATGACTAGCCATCCGGCTTGTCATCACCAACTACCTGAGGAGGTAGCGCAATGAAACTTATGAATAAAATCAAGAGATTGCTCTTTATGAGCAAGACAGTAGAAACGGATATCGTCTGGGTGGCTTTCTCCACCTGGCCCAATCATGGGGAATGGCGTCTCCGTCGTCGGTACATCTGGGTAAGGAATGATCGCAAGATCGCTTTCTTTATCACTGGTGTCATCATGCTGTTTACCACACCAGTGGTAGCCAGTGTGGCGTACAATGTTCTCAGCGCAGATGAGGACACTGTGGTTGAACAAACCACTGAAACAACTATCAACAGTGAACCTGTTGAACCCGGATACACAGAGTATTGCGAAGGCAATGTGTGGCAGTGGGATGAAGTGGTGCAAAATTGGACATGTCAAGTTGACATTGATCCTACTACCACTACAACATCAACAACACTGCCTCCTGTGCATCAGGTCCAGTATGTGTGTGATATGGCGCCATCAACCAGCAGTAACTACTTGTTCAGGACATTTACAAGTAGTAATGGCACGGTGATATCAGATGGTAGTGCAGAAGACACGCAGTACATCTTCCCATTGATCCAGGAGAGCGACATATACCTACATGTTGATATCATGGGCATTAATGAAGATCATGAATTGTGGCGTGAATTTGCAGATGTGGCAGAATATCTGTCAATTTATCTGAATAAGAACGTCACGGTTGGTATTGGTGAGGTTGATGAAGACTTCAATGGCATGGTTTTGCCAATCAGGTCTGAATTTGATCCTCGTCAATCAGGTACAAGCAATGGTGGTGGCGGTGTTGCATGGGCTGAAACGCGAGTAAGTGGCTTCTTTGGCATTTACTTTGCGGATACTGCCATATACATCCGCGAAAACTATTTGTTTGCTACTGGTGATTGGGCGAATGATCCACATCGATCATTTAAGTACACCGGGTTCAGCACCTTGATACACGAATTTGGTCATGCTATTGGCTTTGATCATGTTCATGGCAAGGATGCAGTTATGTCATACGAAAGTGATGAATTTGTTCGTCATTACCTACCGGGTGATGATGCAGGTTATCAGGCACTAATTTGCAATAAGTAAGTAATAAGAAAAAGGATCACCCCTGGGGACTTCGGTCTCCGGGGGTTTTTCTTTTATGACTAGGCATCCGGCCTGTCATACCCAACTACCTAAGGAGGTAGCGCAATGAATAACAAAATCCGAATAATCGAATCAATCAAGGAAGACCTACGCAGGGCCGGACATTCCCTTAGTGATTATCAGGCGGCTTGGAAGATGTTGCTAGATTCTGTCAAAGTCGAGGGTAATGACAGCAAGTTCAAGGTCATCAAGGTAGAGACCGAAAACAACAAGAAGATGTTTCCGCTTTTCTTGCACGACACCCTTACTGGCACAATTGACGAAGAAGAATGTTATCTTCACAACGAACTTAGCAGGTTTGAATTTGATATGACTCAAGGGTTTGTGGCTAACGAACACGCTTACTTGTTTGCCTATGGAGAAAGCTTGATCGTTCAAGTGATTATTCGTTTTATGAGCTTTATCGGCGACAACTTTATATTTGATGATGATGCGACAAAGTCTGGAAATCGAATCGGAGACTTTACTGCACTTGCGTGGGATTACAATAGCTACAAATACATGGTCGATCCACAAACTTATGGATCATCGCAAGACATTAATAAGGGCGGTCTTAAAGAGTTTTTCTTTCTTGATGACTCTCGTCATGGCTGGGGTCGCCAGAGTGGACTAGAAGTTCTTGCAGATGTATTTGATGGTCATCCAGTTATTGAATCTATCTTGCAGACGAACATGCCAACTTTGTATGGCTACAAGCCTCACAATCCAAGGAATCCTTGGGACGTGTTAATCGAGAAGCTAGACGAATACAACAAACAACTAATCGAACGAAACAACAAAAAGGAGAATCAATAATGACTAATTCACCAATGCCCAACCCAACACGCTTGGAGGCTATGCAACCAGTCTGGAACAATCTCCTAGGAGATGCGGTCTTGGTTGACATGAATAACAACAAGATTGAGTTGAAGCTCAATGAATTCAATCACGACAAGAAGTTCTTCAAGATCAATGTCGTGGATGAAATCAAGGGTGAACAACATCTGATGGTTCCGTGTCCGATTGCCCTTGTTGAATACAATGGCGTTGAGTATCATCATAACTACTTACTTCTGTGGGGTGAATCTGCAGTTGTTCAGGTTAGGATAAATTACAGGACCAACTTTCATCCTGAATATCCTGATCACATCTGGTCGATTGATCCTTCACCGGAGACTGACTTCATGGCTTGGCTATGGAAATCAGATGCGTACGCTGCGGATGTCAAGGTTTTGTGGAACAATCGAAACCCTGAAGACAATTGCCAAGACTTTAGCCCAGATGGTCGTTTCAAGCTCATTAATTATAACGATCACTTTGAGCTTCACGAAAGGCTCTCAGGCAACTGGGTGTGGGTAGACGAATTTGTTCTCAATACGACTTTCTTGCTCGCGGATGTGTTGCTTATTCCGACACATGCTGATATGTGGAGTTGGCTTGTTTGGAGGGTAAACACCGAGACCGACTTGTCCAATCCGGACAGCTACTTTAATACGAAGTATCACTACAACAAAAGGGAGAATCAATAATGCGTAAGCAGAGCAGAAGAACACTTCCGAGGTGCAATGCACAGATATGGCCGAAGAAGAAATACAAACTGAAGAACGGTTTGGAAAGAACACCTGCCATACCCGGTCAACCGAATAATCAGCGGTGCACCAGGTCAATTAGGTGTCCTCACCACAAGAATCGTAATTCAGAATGCCCAGTAATTGAAGAGGTGGGCAAGACAGTATTCCTTTCCTGGGAACAGGTCAAGGAATTAATCAACAATGGTCACAGAGAAGTGACTGGAAGAAACTACTACGAGGACAGAAAGGAGAGCAGCAATGCCTAATACGCCACTAGCGGGAGAAAAGTACGGTTGTGCAAAACAACGCAGAGTCGTACATTTCGCAGTGACACTTGAACAATACGAAAGTATTGAAGATGACGCCATGATGGCAAACATGACGGTATCTGAATACATTCGTTTCAAGTTGGAATTGAATAAATAACTAATAAAAGATTGGGGGATGGCCCTTACCCTCTGGGGGCCATCCCTTTTTCTTTATTGCTAGCCATCCGGTTTCTTGCTACCGGGTGGTTGGCTCTTCGTAGAGGAGATGCGTGCTGCTCTCCTCTGCGCTCCTTTGCCAGAGATGAGTACATTACTAGTAAATCCAGTTTTTTTTATGACTAGGAATATGGTTTCTTAGTTAAGGGTCTTAGGAGGGCCCAGAACAATGAAGGACTTATTCGATTTATTTGAGGAAGAATTTGATCTCAGATTGCAATGGATAGAAATGCTGGGTAGGCAGCGGATTCTTTGGAATAGTCAGGGAAGAGGAAGAAACGATGAAGTGGACAAAGAATTTCGTAGGGTTTGCGATGAGTGCTGCAGGATTGGCATCTTGTTGGCAAGGAAGCAGACTGAATTAGAGGAATTTCAACTCTAATTCATGTGTAAGGAAAGGATGAGTACATTACTAGTAAATTCATTTTTTCTTTATGGCTAGCCATCCGGTTTCTTGCTTTCCGGTGGTTGGCTCTTCTGAGAGGGGATGCGTTCGGCTCCCCTTTATGCTTTTCTTTGCCAGGGATGAGTACATAACTAGTAAATCCAGTTTTTTTTTATGGCTAGAGTAAAGGTCTCTGGCTAGGCAGCTCTACTGCGCCTAAAAGATAGTAGAGGGAAGGAGCTGCTCATGGCTGGCTACAGTAAGCCAGAAATGAAGCAGTGGCTTTTTGACTTGGTTCTGGAAGGTAATAAAACGCTTCCAGACTGGCAAGTTGAGATCGACACAAGTGTGTGGGCAGCCTGCACACCAGAAGGTTTCTCCTTGCAGCTCAAGCGAACCGTTGGGGATTACTACAAAGTGATCCACCTAGGCGTTATTCGCTGGGATCAGTTGGAGACTGCAATGAGGTTTTCGTGGGTCGACCGCGAACTCGGTGTAGTAAAGCCACCCGAAGAGGTTATCAACTGGATGTTACTGGCCAGTTCAGATGCCTCCGACGATTCGGTTGAATAAACCGATTTCGTTGTGATTATGATGGCGATCACCATATCGCCTGACCAAGAGAAGAAAGAGGGGCTTCGGCCCCTTTTTCTTTATGGCTAGTATTTAGGTCTCTAATCTGAGATCGCTAGTCAAGAAAGGAAAACCCAATGGCACGGAAGAAGTCGGCCACCACGCAGAACCCAAAGCGTCGGCGTGGCTTGACTGGCGCTGGGTACATCAACACGTTTGAGTACCTGCCGCAGATGGAAGCCGTTCATCCGAGGAACGGCTACGGTCTGCGTGCTCCTTGGGAGTATCGCCGTAACTGGCGGCGCTTCCACAAGAACAGCAAGCCGAAAGGGAAGAAGTAATTCTTCCATGACACATGATGGCGATCACCATGTCGCCTGACCAAGAGAAGAAGAAGGGGCTTCGGCCCCTTTTTCTTTATGACTAGGACTTAGGTCTCTAGTTATCGTGCCAGGTATGAGCGACACACCTAATCAACAAGTGTCGCACCTTTCCCGAAAGGGAGAAAGGGGGTATCCATCATGGATACTTTCCTGGTAGTAATGGCAACGCTCTTCTTGGGCGTTGTGACCCTGGTTTCGGTGATCAATGCCGAAGCCATCAACAAGCACTGGAATCTCGCAATGGAGGCGTACGCAGATCTTGCGTATTCTTTCCAGGAGTTCTGGTGGACAAGCATCAGGCCTGAAATCAGGGGTCTGATGGGCAAAAAGAACCCAGTCTGGGAACCGCCAACGGCACTTGGGTACTACTTTGGGGATATCGTCAAGCTTGACGACTCTGAGAAGTGGTACATGGTGTTGTCCAGCGGTATCTGGATGATTTCAGTGAGCTCACCGCTACTCGTCCATGAGTGCGATGACACACTGAAAGTCGTTCAGGCCAAAGGCTGGAAGTACGTGTACAACAACGAAAAAGTCGTTGAACACGTACCCGCAGATGCCGTAGAGGCATTTCTCGACAGAATGATCGAGGAGAAGATCTACGGCTGAATGTAAGTAGTTGATTGGCACGAGTCAACTACCTACAGAAGAATTAGGGTGGTCCCTTACCCTCTGGGGGACCACCCTTTTTCTTTATGACTAGTTTTTAGGTTACCAAAGGTGGCCGCTAGTCAAGGGTCTTAGGAGGGCCCACAACAATGGAAGCAATGTTCATCATGCTCATGGAGTTCATGAGCAAAGTCATGAATGCTGTGGAGACACGGCATCATGACGGAAAGCGTACGAAAGGCGAAGGCTCCGGCATTCATTCTTTCGTTTCGCTTGTACGATGGATCAATCAGAACAAAGGCTTGGTCAAGGCAGCAATTGCCAATGACAGAGAAATGTTCGAGTTGATCATGAAGCAGGCAAGTCAAACGTTGAAGACATACATCAGAACCGGTGTGTGGAACACGGTGTACTGGGTTACCTCATTCGATGGTTACTTCTACCGCCACCTGTTCGTCGACGACGACACACGCTACAAAATCAATCCGAAAGTTCACTTCGTGTGGACTCCTCGGAATGGACAAAGCATGACCAAGGACGAAGACAATCGTCTTTTTGGTAAAATAAGAAACGTTGCAAACAGTCTGGATAAGGCTGGATACGACGTGTTTTGCTATGACATCGAGTGGGAACCAATCACACTAAACATTGGAGACGGCGCGGAAAAACGCGTCAAATACAGCTGTGGAAATGTGTTTGAGCTTCTCGAAGAGTTCCTCGACCGGCCAAGCCAAGAAATCAGTAAACTGGTTTGGCAAGCAAAAATGGAAGACAAACTCCAGCACGAATAAATGAATAAATAAAGACTGAGGGTGGTTCGGGAAATCCGGCCACCCTCTTTCTTTATGGCTAGGAATTAGGTCTGTAGTTTTAGACCGTTAGCTTTTGTGTGTGTATGTGTCAATCAAGTACCAGGAGGTACTCATGTCAATACACGAAATGAACGACGACTTCCTCGACAGGATGTTTCTCTTGCAGGAACGCCTGGAAAAGGATGATCGTCAAGGAAACAAAATCCACAAGCGACGAGGTACACACTTCGTCAGGTACTGGTATTTCCCAAACGAGGACCTGTTCATCGTTGGGAAGTGTGAATCAATGGGCAAAGTGGTGAACACCTGGAGTAAGGAAACAACGTTTCTTCTTTCCAGCGAACCACCACGCAAAAGCAATAGCAAGCCGAAAGGCAAGCGATAACAACCAACACACACACACACACAAATGAAATAAGGGAGAGGGGCTTCGGCCCCTCTTTCTTTATGACTAGGAATATGGTTTCCTGGTCAAGGGTCCAAGGAGGGCCCAAAATAATGAAAAGCATTAACGACATGGAAATGAAGCGACAGAAATTGACACAACTATGCCAAGAGGTCACAAGTGATGTAATTAAGAAACATGGTTCCCTACGTAATCAATGTGGCCATGGAGCGTCTGAGCTCAGGAAACGGGCAAGGAAATCGGGAATTAAGCTCAATCTTCAGGGTGGCTTATTTAATTATGGCACTGAGCACAACTGGTGTGTTGACCCAGAAACAAACGAGATATACGATCCAACTGCAGAGCAGTTCATTATTGGAATCAATGGCCTACAGAATGAAGAGACCTCCAAGCTCTACTTGTCATTGAACGATGATGAAATATCTGATTTGCAATCTCTTGCCAGGAGCAAGGGATTTATTTGGAGCTTCAGTGAGGGTGTTTCGCAAATCGTCTTTGGCTACCAAGTAAGTATCGCAAATCAGAAAATAGTTGACAAGTTTCGGTTTTACTATCCAGACTTGACTCATGTTGTTGTTCGCAACACAAAGGATGAAGTACGGAAAGCAAAGAATGGTAACACCTATGCTGTTATCAGAAACAATGTTGTTGAGTTTCATATCGATAAAATGAACGTCAAGAAATGGAAGAATGACTTAAACGTAACAGGTCCTGAAGTGGTGAGTTACATTGTGTTCAAGAATCCGAACAACAGCTATTGGATCAGGGTTGTTGAACAAAGGCTGTTTGTTTCAAAGAATGGAAAGACTGGTGTTATAACCAAACTTGGTGAAGAATTGAAGAACATCAAGATCAATAAGAAAGGCAAGCTTTACAGGACAATAAAGATCGAAGACGGATGTTTTGTGAATGAAATGATTGATCAGCATTACTTTTTGCTAATCAAGAGATTTGAAGAACTTACATCACGTAATAGTGATCAATAAATATTCTTTAGCCGATTGATATACAACTAGTAAATTTAACTACATTATTAATCTTTTATTTTTATGACTAGTCATCCGACTTAGTCATCAAACCAAAAATGGGGAGGATAAACCCATGAAAGCAATAAGGTGGATTAACAGGTTCCAAGACAACTCGTTTCAAGAGATCGAAGTTGATCTAGACAATCTGAAAGCAAAGAACACTTATCAGTTAGTAGAAATCATGCGTCAACTCAACATAATCGAGAACAAGCTAGAAACAGGTATTGGTATTGTTGTTGATGAAAACGACCAAAAAGTGGCCGATTGGTTCACTTTCCCAAATCTCAAAGTCTTGATTTATGATGAGATTGATGAGTTGGCTGCTAATGAACAAAATGCTGCTCGTGAATCAAAGAACATGATCAGCGGGTACAGGTTTCGGAAATTTGGAACAACGGAAGTTGGAAAGAACCTTTGGCCAGAGTCACGGTATTATTTAGCACAGATCGTCAATGCTGAGACCGGTGAAGTAGATAAGAACATGTTGGGACAATGGGGTTACACCAAGCATGACTGGGGTCAGTGGATATGGGGCCTAGAAGTTAATCTCAATAAGAGAAAGAATGGCAAGGGGTGGACAATTCATTGTTCTTTAAGTGCGACTTATTACAACAACTATGAATCAATATCAGATGAAAGAAGCAAGAATTATGACCCCCTTTATGTCAAGCTCACAAACGCACTTGAAACAGCGGGAATTAAAATGAAGCACAAGAAAACGTGCACGACTTTCTTTCAACCAATGAAAGAAATGATCTTTGTCAATGAAACTAAGGTTGGAGTACGTTGCTTGACCACAAAAGTCGATAAAAATGGATTCAAACCATTGTGGGGGCAATCTCTTTCTCAGCAATTGAAATTCAAGTTTCTACAGGGTGAAGTACAGATTTTGGTCAATGATGCGTATCGTTGTCTAGAAAAGGTATACAAGAAGACAGACATTTTGCCAATTTGTGAAAACCTGTCATTTGACAGAATTTTCCCAGACGAATACAATAGTTTGAGCTACCCCATGCCGACTCAACTGTATGGAATAACTCAAGATCAGTTGCGTTATCTTTCTGGTGCCAAAAACATTCACCAAGCATTAAATAATGCTTTTGGTACTCCTGTAGAGAAAATGGGCAAAGAAGAATCACGGTATATCTTTCTTGAGATTCCTATCAAAGAAAATTCTGGAATTACAAGAAGAGCATTTGGTGGGCAACAACAATTCAAGCATTGGCACCATTTGTGCTCGGCCATTCAAATGGTCAGAATGTTCAAAGCATTTGGACTTAATTTCTTTGAACAAATGAAGATTGATTTTGTTCTGCCACCAATACCTGTAATGCACAAGGTTGAAAGACTTGGAGGCGATCAGAATTATGCGATATACCCAATAAGAACAGGGTCTAATCCGGGGAATTACCGTATATACAATGACATACAGAACATGCAAAAGTACTTCAAGACCTTTGGTGCAACAACTGCATACAAGAATCAAATCTTGCAGACTTTTACATGGGACGAAACTGATACAAAGAAGCTGGAAGAGCTCGCAAAAGAACCACATCGCACCCACGCCACCGCAGCGTGTGAGCGTCAGAATCAGATCTATCATCTATTAAATCAAGTTGCTGACACTCTTTCTTCATTGAAGAAAATTCCTGTTGGAAATCGCAGAAAAGCGGTTATTGAACAGGTAAAGAGGCAGAAGTATGACTTTGATCAAACTCACGATTACGTAGTTACAGAAGCAATGAAATACAAGAATGAAGCCAGGCCAACGAAAAATACCAGGTTGATCAATTCGTTCGATGGCAAAGAAATCATTGATGGAGTAATCTTCAGGGCTCCTAAGACCACGCATGATCTTTACCTGTGGGGTACACAACAGAACAACTGCATCGGAACTTCTTGGGCAGAAGTTGTTGCCGACAGATATCAATTCATCGTTGGCTTTGAATATGCAGATACGGGTAAGTGGATTGGACATGCAAGGTTCGTACTCCTTGATTCCGGCAAAGAGCTTGAAATTCAAGAGTTTCGAGGTAAGGGTGAAGAGCCACGAGAAGATCTACGTAAAGAGCTTGTCAAGTGGATGAAGAGCAATTTGGTAAAGAAGGAAAACTAATAAATATTCTTTAGCCGACTGATATAAGACTAGTATATTTAACTACATTACTAGTCTTTTTTTTTATGACTAGGAATATGGTTTCCTAGTCAAGGGTCTTAGGAGGGCCCAAAACAATGAAAGCAAACCGCTACTACATCGCTGGGACTGGCTCTCGTGAGCTGATTCTGGATGTTGACAAGCGTCGTGAGGTCCGTGATTATCTTGCGGACCTTCTGACAAAGGCAAAGGAAAAGCATGGTGACAAGTTGATTGTCATCAGCGGAATGGCAGAAGGCTTTGATGAAGCACTTGCTCGTGCTGCAATCATGGCTGATGTGTCGTTTATCGCGGCAATTCCCAGCCCTGATTACATTGAGTACTACTGGGGTAAAACCAGTATGCTCAGGCGTAACAGAATGAGTGAAGCACAGGAAATCCTGTCAAAGGCACAAGAAATCGTTTACGTGTGCCCATCAAGCCCAAGCAAACGTGGCAATGGCGTTAAGTATCCGCAAAACGGTGGTGCAAACATCGACCGAAACGAGTGGATGGTCGACCATGCAAACATTGTCTGGGTGTACAATCCAACTACTCCAGGTACCGCTAGGTGCTATGCCTACCTCAAGAAGGTTGGCAAGCCCGCATTTATCATTGACACCACTAAAAAGCTTTAACCAGCTAATTGGTTGGTAATAAGGGATCTATATATGGCTAGTAAATTTAACTATATTACTAGTCTTTTATTTTTTATGGTTAGCCATCCGGCTACCAAAATCAACAATGGGGAGGAAAAACCCATGAGTAAGCGGTTTGATCAAGAAATACAGAAGGCAATACAGAAGGGTTACGTTGAAGGACTGACCATCAAGTGCGAGCGATGTGCTGGCACTGGATTGTGGCCAACCATCGAAGATCCGGAAGGCTTGCACCACAAGTGCTTTCGGTGCGATGGAACTGGACAAGTTCAGATAATGAGCATCGCGCAAGTTGCACTCATCAGGAAACTGATGTATGTGGACCAAGTTATTGCCAGGGAGTCCGCTTTCGGAGGCACTACCGCGCAATGGTCACGTATCGAATACAAGATGGCTGGCCATTTGGCTGGCATGCCCTATCTGTCAATGGCAGAAGGCAGAAAAATCATTGGTGAACTGATGAACTCGAAGAAGACCAAGGAAAAAGAAAGCCTTGATCAATGCGAGATCGACTTCGGTCACATCTACGAATAACAAGGCAAGCAAGAAAAGAAGAAGGGGTCCAAAAGGGCCCCTTTTTCTTTATGACTAGTACTTAGACTTCAAGTATCAGTCAGGGTTGAAGTGTCGTTTCCCAAATCAAAAATGACGCAATGTACATCCATACAAGGAGGATGACATGAACAAGCAAATCAAGTGCGGTGCCTGCGGGCATACGCACCCGACCGTGGCAGAGGTATTCAGCTGCCACAACACACTGGGGGTTTTCAAACTCCAGGAAGCGGATGAACTGGCGAAAGACATGCCAAAGCGCCAGTTCGTCAAGACTCCAAAGGCACAGGAGCCCAAGACCTACCAGGTCCATGTGTTCCCGACCAAGGAGGGCGCCGAGGCATTCATTGCCAAAACGCCAAAGACCCGACTCGGAACGACGAAAGTCAAGTACGTGGACGGACAGCCCGAGAAGACCTATCAGGTCATCGAGAGCTTGAAGTAATAACCTAGCAGGGGAAAGAAGTCACCCCTGCAAACCAAGAGTCGGGTTCAGCCGACAGTAGAAGGGGCTTCGGCCCCTTTTACTTTATGACTAGTACTTAGGTCTCTATTCTGAGGCCGCTAGTAGCTCAAGAGAAAGGAAACTCATCATGAGCGCAATCAACCAAGCGGTGAAGGGCGAAATCCCGATCATCGCATTCCTGTCAGGAAAGTGGCGAATCCTGACCAACAATCCCAGGGCACACGAAAAGTCTGCTCTGGAACTGTTCAGGGATACCAAAGAGCCAATCCAAGTCCAGACACGGACTCCACAAGGTAGGACAATTTCCAACTACCTGATGGAAATCCACAATGGAACCTGGATCTACCCTGCGTTGAGCAAGTTGAACAAAAGAGGATTCACATTCCGACTTGGTTCAATCTCAATCAGTGACCTAAAGCATGAAATCAAGTTGAAGAGGACCAATATCGACCTGTTGGTTGATGGATCCACTTTTGCTTGGGCAAATGCGACCTATGCATTCTTCCTTTACATCGATGGAATGGATCGTGAGATCTTCAGCCTCGAGGCAATGGACATGATTGCACTGGATGCAAAGAAGACACCAAAGCGACTGCAAGAAGTTGGTCGTTCATGCCAGATGTACAAGTCTGGTAAGTTCGACGAACTGAGCTGCTTGATGTTGGTGGACCCCAGCAATGAAATCCCAGAAGCTGAACATGATCACGGACCGGGTAACTGGCCTGCTGCTCGTGAAGAAGTCACCCTGGAGATGAGCCCTGATGGCAATAATTGCAATCCGTACGACGGACCAATCATTGTCAGTCAGAGCTTCTTGCGGGAGATGTGCTACAAGATGGAAGAAGGTCATGAAAAGCGCCGTATGATTGCAATGATCATGGGCAACAAGATTGACCGGTTCATCTTCCGACTGAGGACTCCGTACGGACTCGTAAAGGGTTTGGGTTTGTGCAGGCCTGACAGGGTGATGTCTCATGATGTCATCTTCCACAGCAGTGCAATCAAGCCGGAGTTCCATTCGGATGGCAACAACTATCTGGCAACGGCGTTCATTCACGAGAACATCCACACGGCGATGTGGGACATGCAGAGCACGTTCCACAATCACGATTGGTTGTTCACCGAAGAGCGTTTCGTTCAGGACTCAGAGTCATTGGTGGATGACATCACCAAATCGTTCGCAGACAACAAAGTGCCGGACTTCATCTTGCACCAAGTAAAGTTTGCTCATGACGAAGCTGGTGTGCACCACGAAGAACCTGTAGTGGCTGGTTGGAAGACCGCTGTTGTCAGGTGGCTTGAGGCAGGGAATGATCTGTCTGCTTCTGCTTGCTTTAACAGGCTGGCGATTGGTTCTGTAGAAATGCAGATGCAATCAGCACGAGACAACAACCGTTGGTGGCTGCCAATGAGCAATGCATTCATGGCAACCGTCAACACCTATGCTGCCTTGGAGCACATGGCGATGATGGACCTTCCGGAAGAGAAGCGCAATTGTGTCTTCTATCTGGAGAATGTTGGTGTGGTAATTCCCACCGACAGGTTCGTTGATACCGCTGTGTTGCATGACACATGGGATCAAGACGGTGATCAAGCCAAGTTCATCTGGATCAAAATCTGGTGCAGCCAGTATGGTCGAGAGAAACTGGAGAAGCTGTATTCGGACTCGGTACTGCCAGTCAACATGATTGTGCCAGAGACACCGGAGGAAGCCATCGACGTCTGCGTAGTGATTCGTTCACCAAACGGACCAGGTGGGTACAGCATTGAGTGGTTTGATGCAGAGACCATGCCATGGCACAGGCGTAATGACGAGCGGGTTCCGGTCATCGACTTGAACACTGCTCCATTCGGCATGTCGACTTTGCTGGAGACCTCTGAGCGAGGAGAGATTCCTCATTCAGTGGAGTACACCAGCAGGATGATCACACGAGACAACGTCAAACGGATGATCAGGGCACAGTTGGTAAATCCCAACGTAGGTACGTATGCCAACTTGATCATGGCTTACTCTGCAATCATGGGAGTGAGCTATCCTGAGTGGCTGCCGGCAAACAGCAACGATGTGATCGACACCAATCAACAGGAGGCGGACATCGATTCCTTCCTCTACCTGAAGTTTGGAATGTTGCACATGCAAAAGTTGATCGTGAATGAAATCATTCGCGAACAGGTGCCTGTTGACAAGTTCGTGTTCAAGACACGTCTGTCGATTGGCATGGACGAAACAGATCAGGACATGCTTGAGGACATTCTGGTGGATGGCAAATTCACCCGTATGGACAATGTGAACAAGCACACCCTGGATCAAGTCAAGAAGATGATCGTTGAAGTTTCATTCGGTCGTCGTCTGGAATCTGAAACTCGTCAGTTGGTCATGGACAAATTGTCGATAGTCAAGCCGGAACACGTCGAATGGGCAAGTGGACTCTTCAAGGAGTTCGATGTGCGCCTCAAGCGTGCAGATGCAAAGTACCACTCCTCAGTGGCCAAGGCCGGTAAACTCGGGTTCAACAGCAAGTATCTCAAGATGTTTGCCGAAACCGAGCGCAGCAGGGAAATTGGCGATATTCAATCGGACCTGTACAACAGGATCAATTCACACACAGCACCAGAAAAGTGGGCTGTACTGCTGTACCGGTACATCGTGGATCCGAGCCTGAACTCTGGCAAGTACGGTCTCAGTGACCGGATCATCTTCCAGAATGGCCAGGAAGGACAACCCACGGTCATGGACCTGTTGATCCAAGGTTTGGCTGACCTCAAGTAATTAATCCTTTATTGATTGTGAATACCTATGGGTATTCTAAATAGGTCTCTCTGGCTGGCTAGGCTCTAGGTTGCTTGGCTGGCTTGGGTTGTTGCGTGTTGACTCTTCTTACGGGTCTAACGCGCAAAATAGGGGTCTTTCCCCGTTTGGCGTTGCTGAACGGGTTTGACTCTGAAAATAGGGGCTCATTCCCGAGCCTCTTCAGGCGGTCACTGCCTGCGTAAGAAAGTGGCAAAGCGGTCAAGGAGCCGCAGCAATATGAAGCAGATACTGAAGGCGCTCTACGCCAACAATGATTGGCAGGAGCGAGTGAACACCGAGACGGGCAAGCGATTCTGGCAGGTGCTAGTTGGGCCTGTTGGCTTTGATGCCGTTTCGGCGGAAGACCGTCAGGTCAACGCGTACAACTGGGCAATCAACGAAGATGACCAGTTGACCGTGGAAGTGGACGGTGCCAAGCACTCAGTGAACCTGAAGTCCTATGTGGACGAAGTGGTTCGCAGTGCGACTGGTGGAATCAACCCGAAGGGTGTGTTGCGCGTCTTGTGCGACGACATCGTGCTGGGGAAGGCCACCGAGTTGACCTACAAGGATGGCAGCGTCCACCCGCAAATCACGGTGTACCCCGTGAACTTCGTGGTTGAGACCTACCAGCGGAGCAGGCCAGCAGCGGTGAAGATGGACAACGCAGCGTTCGCAGCGCTGAAGAGTCGGATGTCGCAGCCGACGCGGCCAGTGGTGGTCGCTGAGAGCAGTGACGCACCGTTCTGACCGAACGGCGGAATGTGTTGGTGGGGGGGCTTCGGCCCCCCTGCCAATAAAAAATTGGTCTAGGTATATAGGTTCTTGCTATCCCTCCTTGGGGACACCCAGTCCGGCGGTGCTATGCACTTCTCACCGTCGGGCTGGGTCGTCTTTTCGTGTGGGTGCTTGAATGGTAATACAAAAAAAATAGGGGTAACATCCAAGTCAACAGTGGAGGGCATCATGCCTAAGCAATCAGTGAATCCAGTAATTCCGTTTGAAGTAATGATTCCCAAGCGGGGAGATAGGTCTCAGGTGTTGGCGGAAATCGTCAGCATCGTCGAGAACGCACCTTCTTCCAAGTGGGACAAGTACCAAAGTGCAGAACAAGAGTTCCATCTCTTCAATGTGATGGCAGCTTCCTCAATCCCGGAGGACAATAACGTATAAGATGTTTCCCTGTACAACCGTAATCACATGCAGGGTTATGCCATCGGGCGAAGAACCGATGTTAGCGGAGAATGGTTGGATTGTCCGGGTTTATTCTGTGTCGGCCCTTAAGTGGAAGTACGTACAGGATAGACGAAACTTATTGTGAACTGGGCTGGCCCGTCCCAAAGGATGTCGGAGTCTGTTGATATCTTCGGAGCAACAGACAGGGCGCTATTAATGGGAGATTGATGTCCCGTGGATACATCAATGGTGTAATTGCAGCATCAGACAGCTCTTGCTGACATACCAAGTAGACAAAGTGCAGTAGTATGTCACAGAATTAAAAGTGGGGAAGGCGTTCGCAACTCCCCATGGTTATGGGACTGGCTTAAATGCCGGGCCATTGACGGGTTTCGGTTCAACCGAGTAATGTCCCATCTGGCTGACCCACCTACGGCGAACCTAGTGGGTGGGGCGCAAGCCCTGCCCACTCGATAATAATATATAAAAAAATTTTTTATTAGCTTATAATTCTAAAAATTTACACTAGAAAAATAGGGGGGTGTTTCATGACGCAAGAATGGACAGATTTGGTGCCCAAGTGCACCATACACAATGTTCCGATGAGAGTAAAACAACTGACACTCACTGAAGAACGCGAAGTTCGTGATTGTGACCTGATCATTGACGACACGCGCAAACACTGGGTTTGTGATTCGTGCCGCATTGTTTGGGTTTCCATCATTGAGAACAACGAGATGAATGTACTTGGTATTCCAAGGTCGCACTAAAAATAGGGGTAATTATGAAATATGTGTTATTGCCAGTAATGTGGAAAATAAAGAATGCTTGTTGGCGCATAGCCGTCAAATTGAGCAAACTTGAATACACGATACTTGATCGTATCGATGCAATTGATCCCCACTATGCCGATAGGCAGTGGGCTAAGAAAATATTCAACAAAAACAAAGGGGTAAAGTAATGTCATCATGGAAGTTAACCAAAGCAGTAATGCGTGCTCAACTAATCTGGATGGTCATCGCATTTTCGGTAATGTTCATCGTCGGTTTGTTTGTGACCAAGGACAAGGTTCCAAGCAAAAGGACCAAGGATGGTTTCAAGACCGAAGAGATGCAGTCCGTCTACGATCACTATCTGAATAAGGAGATGAAGTATGGCAAGTCCTGAAAACACCAAATGGTGGAAGGAATCCGAACGCTTGAAGGAAAAAAACAAGCGTCGTTCTGCCCGCCGCAAAGCAAATCCCGGTTTCCATAATCCCAGAGCCAAAAAGAAAGAGAGTGAATAATGTACATATTCCACGAAAACCAATACGACACCGATAGCAGCAGTATCTACGGGTTCTTTGTCTACCGCAAAGACGGAAAGTCCATGCCCAAGGGTATGATCACTTCGTTCAATGCGATGTGGTACAAAGCCTTGGATAGGTTCCCTTCTTTCAGCCAGATCGAGTTCGCCGTTCAATCACCAACTGGTGACTCGTCAGACCACTTCGACTACACGATGCCCTGTGCGAATTTCGAACAGGCAAAAGCCATTGTGGACAACTATCGTGCAGGCTTGTACGAAATGCTGGGTGAAATTCGTAAAGAGGAGTTGTACTCATGAAACCGATCACTAAAATTGGTTTGATCGTCACCACGATTGCATTCCTAATTTCTGGTGCAGCATACAAGTTCCGGCGAAAGCCGGGCTTGTAATGCTGTTACCGGGAATATTCACGGCAATCATTCTAAATCTTATTGTCATAGTCTTGGTCGGATTGGCCAAGGTTAATGACGATAGAAAAAAATAACACTAGCCTTCCTGTTTTAAAAATTCCTAGGAAAATAGGGGTCATATTGAAGGGAGGTGATGCGTGTTTGATTGGTTGTTCGATCTAATCACTGAACTAATAGATGCAATATTCGGAACATATGAAGAATTCTAACAACAAAAGAAAGAGGTAATGTCATGCGTAAGTTAGGTAAACTGTTGGGCAAGACAACCGCCCAAACAAAGAACCTCGCCAAGTCCACCAAGAGTGGTGGTAAGGCTGCGATCAGCAAGACAAAGTCAACATTGGTAACGGCCAAAGACGACTTCGTTGCTGGTTACAAGGAACAGGCTGGTGGAGAAAGTTCCTCACCAATCGTTCCTGAATCAGGCGATTGAAATACAAAATAGGGGATCGTTCAGCAGTGAACTTTCCTTCAGCAATACATCATATCATATCAAACAATAAAACACAAAGGAAAAAAACATATTATGTCCACACTAAGCAACAAGTTCGGTATCAAGAGCGACACATTCGCTGTTGTCACCGAGAACCCCGATGCGCTCAAGTCCCAGAGTTCAACCGTCAAGTTGATCAAGGACAAGCGCGTCAAGATCAAGGGTTCCATCAACGGCAATGCCATTGACACCTATGCGACTCTGGAGTCCGCATTCTGGACTCGTCTGACGGTTCGTGACCACGAAGTCCGCCGCCAGAACGCAGAGCCCCGTATCAGCCAAGTCTTTGGTGGCGTGTTCAAGCCAGTCAAGTTGAAGGTTGAAGTCGAACTCGGCGGTCAGGTAATGACGCTGAGTGAGTTGATCGAGACCCTCATTCTTGAGAGCGCCAAGGGCAAGAGCCTTGATGACGTGCGTAAGATCCTCAACGACACCAACCTGATCAAGGGCCTCAGCGACGGTATGCCACTGATGTTCCAACAGATGGGTGCCAGCCAGAACGGTTTCGCCCACGCGGTGGAAATCTTCAAGGCGGCAGGTGGTATTGACGATCTGGCAACGCTGCACAAGAATCCGCGTTTCCACACCTGCTATGACATGAAAGCCAATCAGGGTCTGGAAGTGGTTGCCTTCGAGTTGGGTTCAGCCGACCGCAAGCAATCCACCACTGGTCAGGGTTTCATTGACATCGTTGACGCGGTGTTCAGCAACCTCGTGCGTGTCATTGAACACAAGACCGCAGCGAGCATCCTGTCCAAGCAGATTCAGGAGAAGGCAGCCGAGATGTCCCAAGGGGATGTCAAACTGCACGAAGCCAAGATCAAGAACGAACTTGACATGAGCCGTCAGTACCCAGTGATCTGGTCTGGTGCTTCTCGTCAGGTTGATGTGCAAGCCAATGGTGAGAAAGTTACCAGAGACAAGTACAACGCAACCAACGCACCGTGTGGTCGTTGGACGGTTGTGACTGCCAATGGTAACGTGGATCTGGATGTCTGGTCTAACTCGACCAACAAGCCAGCCAACGCACCTGTCGCAGTACAGGTTGACACCACAGTTGCACCGTTCTAAGTAGAAGGTGTTGTTCCCGCCAGTTAGTTGCCATCAGAGCAAAAAGCCCATCTGGCGGGGACACCACCAATACTTATAATAATAAAAAATAATACTAGCCCTAATGAAAGGTAGGCTATTTATGTACCCGATTGCCTTGGCGGTGTTCTTGGGTTTTGCTGTGGCGTTTGCCACGGATGCAATTCTCAATTATCTTCCGTTCCTGCAGAAGGTTCCATACCTAGGAAAGCCTGAAGTTCTGTTTCCAGTGTTGACCGTCTTGACGGTCTGGGCAGCAGATGTCAGCATTCTGGGAGCCTATGGATTTGGTGGAGATCAATGGTTGAATGTCGTTGGTTCGGCATTTGCCATCGTGGTCGCTACTAAAACCGTAGATGAAATCACTGACGCTTTGACGCGTTAGAGGTAGTAGTGGGTGGTAGTGTCCTTGCACTATCACCCACAAACCCCTATAAAAAAAATTTTACTAATTCAAAAAGGAGCAAACAATGACAAAACGCCCACCACTAACACCATGTATCATTTGTGAAAAAGCAGTAATGCACCTATGGGAAAACAACGCCACCAACCTCAATGGTGGTTGTGACATCAGGATCAGTGCTCATTATGGTAGTGAGTTTGATACCTCTAAATTTGCCGGCATTGTGTGTGACGAATGTGTAGACAACTTGGTTCAATCCAAACGACTCAGGTTTATCGGTTACAATCACGATCTATAGAACGAATGTGTACTGTCTACTCTATAGTCTATATAAGGCTATAGGGTAGCAGTAACAAAAAATATTTCTAGTCTTCTGGGTACCGAAAAAATTCGGTCCTTTACGGTAATAAATATTTTTATTTTTATTAGTCCTCTGGTCACCGAATTTTTCGGGGGGCCCCAGAAAAAAGTTCTTTTAGGTGTTGCATCTAAAAAAGAATATATGCTATAGTATATTCAGCAAGCAATACCAAAATTATTCAAACTTACAAGGAGCAATGTATGCCAAAGCAACATCAATCCAAAGCCATCAAAGAAGTCTTTCGGGAGCTGAGAAGACTTGGCTTTGTAGTAGAACAGAAGAAATCAGGCGCATACCGGATTGTCCCCCCTTCAACAATTCCGGGCCCGATATATACAACTCACGGCACAGAATCAGCGTTACACCCAATACGCCGTGACTTTAAAAAATATTATAACATAACTCTTCAATCTACTCTTAAAGTCAAATAACAAGGAAAAGTTTGTTAGAGCTACGAGGTTAAATATGCCCCTATATTGTGACCTCGTAGCTCGATTTAATTAAAAGGACTTTTTATTATTAAACTTAAATAAATATCAGTATTAGAATAAAATGTTATCAAAAGTAAAATTAAAGGCTCTCTCGGGCCTGAACCCATTATACTTTTATTATATTTTGTATTATCAACATACTATATCAATATCAAAGGCGGTAGTGTCATGGCTAAATTGCCCAACAAATGGAATGATCAGGATCGCAAAGACTTCAAAAATGGAGTACGCCTACGTGCTGTTACCATACAGGATAAAAAAAAGACGTGGAACAAAAAGGCTTGTAGAATAAAAATACCCTTGGATCACAACTTCGACTAACTTCCAGTGGGTTGCAGTGGTGAACAGTGGGGATATCTTTATATTCCTACAAGCATATACTCTATCCCTATTAGCATATACGTAAAAATTATAAAAATTTTTGCGGGCGGCCTGCCCTGGTAGCTCAGTGGATAGAGCAACGGACTTCTAATCCGCAGGTCGTAGGTTCGACTCCTACTCAGGGCGCAAAATGGAAACTAAAAGGATTGGCTGTTGCGTCAGCCAATTCGGTATAGTTTCTGGGCACATAACAAAAATGTGTGGATGAAGACCAACCTTGTAGGATTCCCTCCATTTATCCTAACATGTTCCCGATTCCTACTCCCCCTGTGAATCGCCAGAACTATATCCAACTTAAGAAAGGTTCATTGCCATATGTCAACGCAGCTCATGGATTCTAAACGCTTACCAATGACAGATGACCCTAAGATAGTTTCTATTCTTAGAGTTCATCATGCATTATGGAATAGGGAATCTTTTATTGAGCGGGGCGGCCAGAAGTACACGCCTTTTGTACCAGCTCATGATGGTTACATATCCGTCGTACTGCCAAACGAACAGGGTTATAACTTATTATGGATTACTCAGAATCTGAATAAATCCACTTCAGGATCTTTAGAGATTAAAAAAGCCCGTTCGTTGGGTAACGACAAAAGAATTACATGGATCGTAGACAATTCAAACTCTAAGTTTTTGTACCTTGGTTCGGTCCATACTTGCAATTATTTTGACGGCCAAGAAGATATAATCATTGAGCGTTATTACCAAGATGAACCCACTCAAGTCCTATGGACTAACATGCCTTTTTACTTGCCTGTCAAGTCTAAATATTAGAAATTGTTAATGGGTCAAATTTATATAGGTTTGTTCTCAACCATACTATATATATATTAATATGTTGTAATTCAAATAAAATAAATTTCAACAAAACTTGCATATTTTACCCTTCTACACTATAATATTTATACACCTTTATACACCTTAAACGGAGAGTACCATAATGGCTAAGCCATCAAAAACACCACAAATTGAACAATTCATCAACACACACGTCAACAATACTTTTTCAACAAAAGAGATGTGCGAACAAATCGGAGTGAGCCTTCCAACTTTGTTGAATTATATTAGAGCCAATCAAAACAGATTTCAGCTTGTATCCTACGGTACTTACACCATAGTTCAAGCTTCAACATCTGCTAATTCTTAACTTTATTATTAGATAAGGTTACTATACAAGGATATAATGCCCGTTCCCAGCGGGCAGGGAAAAGATCCCTAACATAACAGAGCAATACTGTGAAGTCGGAGATAGGCAACCTGCCATCTGTGACGGGCATTTCGTTTTTGTCCGCACATCTTCGGGTTCGCAACCTGCGTTATACTAATGACAATTGTTAATTGATTGTCAGACTAGACGATAAGGAGCGAAAACGCATGCTAGTACAAAACGCGATAAAATATTTTGTAGTAACCTTACTTACCTTTGTTAACTTTACTGGACTGTTTGTAGTCAATCAGTTACATGAAGAAACAAAGCAAGTTAAGGAGCCCCCTAGTACCCTTGTGGTACAAACACATCACACCGTACAACAACATAACAATCTTTATTCATTAAATGAAACTAAAGATATTGGTTCTAATATAAATAGCGTTCAGCATTACGGACTAACATTTAAACATGGTGATATTTCTTGGTTACCATACCTTGCTGCTCAAGCAGGTTGGCCAGAACACACATGGAATAAGTTAGGCCAGATAATCTTACGCGAGTCAGGCGGTTGTCCCAACCGTCGTGGCGGTGATGTCGTAAATTCTAATTGTGTCATAACCAGAGTTTCTGAATGGAACCACCGTTCAGACACAGGCTTGTTACAGATCAACGGAGTCAATTACAACACTAAGCGCAACAAGTGGGCAGCAGTATGCAATAGAATGTCTGTCTGCACACAAGAGCCTTTGTTGGATCCATTGACCAATCTTAAAGCCGGTAAACTTCTTTATGATATAGCAGGATGGTCACCATGGAATCCCTGCACATGGGATATTTCCAAGTGTCCAAAAAAGGTATCGACATCTGACTAAAATAGGGGATCTTATTCCCTTTATTTTAATTCAAAATATGGCATAAACATCTAACTAAAGAAAGGCTAGTTGTATGTTCCTTACTATGATGATCGTTCTTGGTTTATCATCATTTATCGTAGAAATGATGCTCGCAGTGAATATTCCGTGGTGGAGACAAAATGCTCATCGGTTGAAATGGTTTAACATGATCATTTCAATCACTTTGTCATCAGTACTTGGCTTTCTATTTGGAGCCGCAGGTCTTGTCGTTATGGGCGCTGCTTTGTTTGGTACTGTTTTATCTATTCCGGGTTATGCATTCTTGCACTGGAATTATGATTCAGAGCAAGCAGCCCGCTATGGTGGCAACATGCTTTCCCATATTCGCGGAAAATGGGTTCAAGCATTCAAAGATCTTGCTAAAGTAATTTATACAGTAATAAAAGTAATTACATTTCCCGTCTGGGGATTGAGATGGGTAGCAAACAAAATAAACAATAGATAGTATATTTATAGCCATATCAACGCAACTATGGAGAAAATGGAGATTATATGACATTGTCCTATCGACCAAGAGTTCGGCTCAACGCAGAAATATACGGTCCTTTGCGTAGCATGAACGATTACCAGTTCGGCTTCTATGACACAGGCTTTCTGCGTCAAGCCGTACAGGCACTTTCTGAGCAGCATTCTACGGAAAAACCTGTGTCGTTTAGAATGGCCACTCTACCAATACCTCAGACACCATCCGAATTACGGATAGCAGAAGCCATCGTTCGCCATCCACAGATTTCTTATGCAATCGTGGACAAGGACAAAATGGCCTTCGTTATCATCGAGGGGTGTCCAGGTTGGCTAGAGGCATTCAAGCGTCTTGGTTACGAAGTTTACGCCGGAGACAAGACTGCGAAACGACTCAAGACTTTTCACCGTCCTGCACTGTTGAACGCAACGTTTGCCAAGGACGAGTTGAACGTAATGATCGTAGATCCCACTCAATATTCAGAATACAATTTCAATGATCCCGAAATGTTAGCTTCTTTGTCACAAGACTATCCCGGTGTAGATTTCAAGGACCCAAAAGTTCTTGCTCGCTTGTTGGACGGTGGTTTTGTCGTATCTTCAAAGTTGATACAGCGTGCTGTAGCCAACTTGCCGGTATACGAACCCTCAAAGACCACCGACACCAAAGAGTATTATTACGATTGGCGGATTCGCAAGAAGCTGGTACGCAATCTCTTGAAGCAGAAAGTATACAATGCCCGCATCGTTTTCGATAAGGGTTTCCTCAAGGGTAATTGCATAGTTTCTGACAACCTACCTGAGGGAGTTGATATCATCACTTCCCAGGATAACATCAAGTCAGAAATCAAGTATGAAAACGGATTCAAATTCATTGCAGAGCCGCAAGGTTCCCACGAACGAGTAATCACCGACGACCAAACGCTCATCAACCTTCCAAATCTGTTTCGCCAGTCAGACATGGAGTTCTGGCTAGACGAAGAGTACAAGAAAATGTTTGATGATGCGGTCAACTGTCGTCTGCTTACGAACTGGCGTGAAATCTACAAACGACAGTTCCGTAACCTCGCAGACGCAGAAGACGAAGAGGCCAACTCTAGAATGTCGTACGTTGGTTACCGATGGGTATCCTCTGGAATGAAGATAACCGATTCACCTTGGCTCTTTGAAACATTGGCAACCAGCCACGCAAAACCATACCAGTCTCGGGTTCCCATTCCTTGTTCTGTCTACGAACAGGTGATACCAGAGTCGTTGGCACATATGGCTGGCTATGAGCTGAGCGTACAGGTGGAACAGGGTCAAATCATTCGTATCAACGAGATAGGCGTTCACGTCGTCAACGACGCTGATTGGCTCGAGATGTACGAGTCGCACGGCGGCCACGACGAGGACGATTATTTCAAGCTGTTCTACCGCACCATGGAAGGCGGGAAATTTGACGGACAAAAAGTCGTCATCGTATGCCGTTCACCAAACGGTATCGGTGAGTACTCGATCTTTCGGTATGTAGAGGGCCAATGGTCACCCACTTGGCACAAAGCAGATGGCACTCCGATCAAGTTCCCCACCGTTTCCGGGCGCGGATGGCCAAAACGACTCAGTGAATGTATTCGTGATAAAGAAGTACGTTATACTGGATTTCCATCCGAACACGTTAAGAAGTCCAAGAAAACCGGCTTGTATACACAAGACGACGTCATTTCAGATATCAAAGTCGCCATGACCGGCGGCAATGTCGGAGGTTACGTCAATGCCGCAATGGTTCATTCTTTGATCATTCACAAACATCGTCCAGTCCAACTTTGTTCTATGGAAAAGGCAATTGACAAGTGCATCAACCCCGACTTTGCAGAGGATGTACTTGCGATTGACGAAGAAGCCAAGAAGATCGTCAGAGAGATCATCGATTCCGCACAACCAATAGACACGAATGTTTGGCTGAAACGAGGTTTCAAACGTTATCTGAAGGACGGAGAAGAGATCGTACTGCACGACGGTAAGATAACACAAATGAATCTACTTTGTTCACAAAAGTATTCGGAGTATTGCCAGAAAGTACGCAATTGGGCGCAGCTAAACGCTAAGCCACCGCAGATCGTACATGATCTCGCCCAACGCCTCTACTTTCAGGCACTTTCCACGGTAAAGGACTTTCGTAGCAAGATCTATCAGGTCAATATTTCTGAAACCACGCAATCAACTGGCAACATAGTCAGAGGATCATGGGAGTCAATGTACACTGAGATTGTTAATATCATTAATTCTTTCCAGCGTATAGAAGACAAGCATGATTTTGTGTTGTCCATGTATTCGGTTTCTTTGAACGTTCCCACATCTGCAGGTAAGGTTACGGATCAGATCGTAATGAATCGATTCGTTTATCCTTATTTGGAGTCTGCATTACAGTTTTACGGTATTGCAAGCACCGTCTTTTTCACCCCGAAAGCGGACGGCGATGTGGACGTAAACACGTTCAAGAGCGACAAATGGCAGTACGACAAGCACATCTATCACGACCCGATGTCTTTCCAAGAAGCACATCGTCAGGACACGGAAGTTGTGTTCACACCCACGATCAAGTTCACCAGAACTTCCAGCGTATCAAGATATTAATAACAACAATATATGAAAGGTAAGTATATTATATGAATAAAGATACAGAGATTCAAATGCAGCAAGATGAAATTGGTTCTGATTTGGAGATCAACGTTCCTTTGTGGAGAAATTTCGTGAAGGACGTTCGCAAGATGACTTATCCCGAAGATCCTCACACTGTTCGGGAATTGGTCAAGGCCTATTATCGACTGCAGGATGCACGCATTGCGATTGCAGCCCAGTCCAGAGAATTGGCCAAACGCGAAAAGCCGAATCAAATGAACGAACACATGGCTATCAACATGAAGTACATGGAGCAGTCGTTGGTTGATCCATTCAAGCACTTCAGTGGCAAGTACTTGGCCGGACGATGGGCACTTTCCCAGTACGGCATAGGTCCGGTAATCACCGCTGGATTGTTGTCCAACATTGACATTTCCAAGGCCCATACTGCTGGTAGCATTTGGCGTTTCGCTGGAATGGATCCCACGGTTGTTTGGCAGAAGGGCGAAAAGCGCCCTTATAACGCAGATCTAAAGACTCTCGTTTGGAAAATTGGACAGAGTTTCATGAAGTTCTCTGGTCGCGACCAGTGCTTTTATGGCAAGTTGTATCTGCAGGACAAAGCACGTCGTGTACAGTTGAACGAATCTGGAACATATTCCGAAAGAGCCAAGTCAATCTTGGAGCAGAAACAATGGAAGAAGAACAATCCTACCCGTCGCAGACTGCAGGAAGGTTATTTACCTGACGGTCAGATAGATGGTCAGGCACGTCGCTTTGCTGCCAAGATCTTTTTGTCTCATTTCCATACGGTGTGGTACGAAGATTACCACACTAATCTTCAGGGTACTCCCGTACGCGCACCCCGACCTTATGTCATTCAGCATGGCGGTCATTCTCATATGATCGAAGTGCCGAATTATCATCAAGCAGTGGACGGTGTTTCTTCCGGATACATCATTTTGGACAAATAAATAACTTCTTTGTTTTGACCCAAAATACCGGAGGATAATATGACACAAATGTTAACGAAAATACATTCTGATGTAGTGAGTACAATCGTAAGTTATTTCGACGAACATCTTGATCCACTATTGGTTACCGATGTATCTAGATATGCGCCTGGACGCAGAAGATTGTGGCTTCAGTACGAAGCGCCTCTTACTGCATCTAGACCATGGTTACCCGGACATAGAGACCAAAGAATATGGACTTATATACAGTCGATATGTCGACCTCATAAGTTCAGCCCTGACTTTGGTTTGGTGTCAAAGGGTGGTCAGATAGGCCCACATAGAGATGCATCAGCTTTGTGCGCCCATGCAATAAGTATTAACTTGGGTAGAGTTACTTGGTGCATGGGGGAAAAAGAACAGGTCGAAAAGATCGATCTTGTTGGAGGAGAGGTATTTTCCTTCAACAGTAAAAATGTTCATTGGGTTGAGAACGTAGATCCGCAACGTTGGGCTATCAACCTTTGGAATGTGTCCAATATTGAGACCCAGCGGTATCAGCAGATCAAGATTCAATACCCGTTATCTGAATAATATTTTTAACCGTAGCCTGAAGAGAGTGCCGTTCACCGGAGTGAATCATTGATTTCAATTTGTAACAAGATCTATGAATGAATCATCATTTGGGATTAGTATCATGTCTGAGGAATGAATCACAAACATTTAATGGTAACATGTAAAGCGAATGAATCATTTTCGCCGATTTGTAACAAACGCAGTAAATGAATCACTAACAACGATTTTGAACATGATGCACGAATGAATTATAGTCATTGATTTGTAACAATTACTGGGAATGAATCATCAGGATGAATTCGTAGCAAACCACCTGAATGAATCACACATCGAAACATGTATCATTAGGTAGAAATGAATCAACACCTTTGATTGTAACACGTACGAAAAATGAACCATTTCAAATAAAAGGATCGGAACGAGTGGACCCATACCACCCATTCCGACCCTACCAACCACAAAGGAGTCACAAAGTGACGACTACAGTATACACCAAAACATCCGACGTTGACAAAATGTTGGACGTTTTGCGGACTTTAATTTCTTCACCTAGAGTTGAGCCAACTATTATTGACTATCATCCTGAGTCACGTAAGGGAATAGTTTATAAGATTGGTAAATACACCAAAAAGACCGTAAACTACGTGAAAAGAACAGAGTCAAAAACAGGCGTTCTTGTTGCTACATGGGTAGTAGAAAGCATCGCTTATGCATTGACGTTCTTGGTATTGTTGTCTTCCGGTGCAGTAGTTACTGCTGCATTGTGGACAGCTTTGTATGTTTATATTACTTATGCTTTCTTTGACATGCTCAAAGATTCTGTCGTATTCAATAGTATAATCAAAGGATCGTAGAAAATATTATGGCGATTAAGTATCCTTCTTTACAAGACTATGTAAATAGTCCAGAAGAAGAAATAAAAAATATCACTAGTTCTTTTAGTGACCACGTTAAGCTAACTAACAATGCTGCTTATCGCCCTAGATTGGTATTTTTCGATTTCTTTGGAGACAAGATTTTTGGTATTGTGGCCAGATCTTATGTAGATGAAACGGATTTCAAGTCTTGCATTGCAGAGATGATGTATTCTTACAGTGCTGTGCATGCAGAAGCATGTGTGCTTGTGCTTGATTCTACGTATAAATCTAAAGATTCTAAAGATGTTAACAATTGTTTGCATTGTTATTTTGTGGGTGACAAATCGGCCGGCGTAGTCTTTCTTCCTTACACTTTGAACGACAAAGAAGTAGTTTGGGACACTGCCCAACAAAGTTCAAAGGAGATAGATCTAAAGGATCACGACGGAGTTACTCAGGAGATGATAGAATTGCTTTATGCTTATACACATCTTGATAAACCTCCGTTCAGTATAAATGATTTGTTATCGTACTATACATCAATGCATTATCAATTTAGATCATTTAAGAATATGAATATAACGTATATTGATTACAGTAAGAGTAAATGAAAATATGCAAAAAAACAAACAAAATATAAAAACAGAAAAAGAATATATAACATTAAAAGACAAAACCGTAGTTTATTATGTTAAGATCGACACTGTTTCTGACGAACAAGTAGAAGACATGATGACCGAGTCTGTGTCGTACGAATATCAAGAGTCATATAGTTAGGAGAGTTGTGACTATACAACTTAGACCATATCAACAGGAAGCGCTAGATGCAATAGTCAATAATATTGACAAGAATATTTTTAGACAGCTGATAGTTCTTCCGACTGGTTCAGGTAAAACAGTTGTATTTAGTCATCTACCCCAAACTATACCCGATGCTTTACCGATGCTCGTTCTTGCCCACAGAGGTGAACTTCTAGAACAGGCCAAGGACAAAATTTTATGGTCCAATCCTGATCTGGATGTTCAAACAGAAAAAGCAGAACAAACTGCAGAACTCTGTGACGTTGTAGTTGCTTCTGTGCAAACTCTTGGTAGGTCAGATTCTAACAGAATAAATAAATTTTCTAAAAATTATTTTAAGACTATAGTCGTGGACGAAGCACATCATGCTGCAGCCACAACGTACAGAAGAATATTGGATTATTTTGATCCCAATCTTCTTTTGGGCGTTACCGCTACACCACAACGAAGTGATTCGGTAAGATTGACAGATGTTTTCGACGAGATAGTTTACTATAAAAATATTCTTGATTTAATTCAAGAAGGATATCTTTGTAGGTTAGTAGGTTATAGAATAAACACAGACACTGACATTTCGGAAGTGGAGACAACAAATGGCGATTATATCGCGTCTCAATTGGAAGATACTATCAATAATCCTTACCGTAACAATCTTGTTGTTAAGTCTTATCTGGAGATTGCAAAAGATAAAAAAGCCCTCGTATTTGCCGCTGGAGTACAGCACGCAAAAGACCTGGCCGCATCCTTTGCGAGACAAGGGACACCTGTACGAGTAGTTCTTGGCGACACTCCAGACGAACAAAGACAATCTACTTTCAATGATTTTCGTTCTGGAAAAATAAAAGTAGTCGTCAATGTGGGTGTATTAACCGAGGGCTTTGACGAGCCTTCTGTAGAGGTCGTTATATTGGCTAGACCAACACGATCATCATTGTTGTACACTCAGATAGTCGGTCGTGGAACCCGTCTATTTGAGGGAAAAAACAATTGCATGATCATAGACGTAGCCGATACCACGAAAGGCAAAAAGCCTTTGGGTCTCCCCACATTGTTGGGCATGCCGCCAGATTTTGACCTGCAAGGTCAAGATTTGGTCGATGTTGCCAACAAGTACAAGGAACTGGAAGCCTACTGCCCAGGAGAGGCCGTTAGGGTGCTTAAACCACAGGACATTGATTTAGCGTACAAGAGAATTGATTTGTTCATGCCGCCACCACCTAATCAGTTCATATTACAATATTCAACTTTTGTTTGGGCTGAAACTGCACAGGATGAATACAGATTGGGCATTGGAAACAACGAATCTTTAAAGATACACACAGACACTCTTGGAAGATTGTCTGTTGTGCACATACAAAAAGTTGGGTTCAATACTGTTCCTAATGAGACCGTATTAGGATACCCAGCTGATATTAGGGAAGCTTTTGCAAGAAGCGACAGGTGGGTCATAAACAATAGATCTTCCAGCGTAAATTTAATTGATAATCAATCTGTTTGGAGACATGATGAACCAACTGACAAGCAGAAAAGGTTGCTCAAAAGAATTGGTGTACCTTTGACTGCAGATATGACCAAAGGTATTGCAAGCAACATCATAACAAAGTATTATGAAGCTAATCCCAAACCGAAATGGCTTGAAAACAAAATAGCTTCAAATAAGAAATGGAAGTAAATATGCTATAATGGTTATTACTATGTATGTTTCAAAATATTTAGTAAACCATTTCAGCATTACTCCAGAAAATTTTCCGTCTGTAAAAAAAGACGCTGAACGAAGAATAAAGTCTTTGTACATACCTGTTGGTTCAAAAGAACCAAAGATATGTTTTAATACCCCCGATGGTGTCAAATCGGAGGTATTTAAACAGCAAGTTTCTTCTCTTTTGTTGATACCATTGCACCCATATTATCATATGTATGTTGTTACTGATTTTGCGGTTCATCATCATAATGTAAATTTTGTTGCAACGTGTTTGTACAGATCATGCACTTTGGCGATGCTTGGATTTCTTTCTACTAACGTGATATCTGGTGATGTGCTTGTATTCGGTTCAGCAAGTGCTCTTGATCAGCAGAATCATGAGGTAGATTATTCTGTTCCATACGAGCTTGTTGAACAAATATCAAGATACTACGACCAGAAAATGATAGTATGAAGTCCAAATATTCGCCACCTTCTAAATTGAAATGTTATGATTGCAACGTTTATTCTAATCAAGTAAGTTATAAGAAAAAGTTTGATCTTAAACTTTGCGTTTCCTGTTATATTAACAGAGAAATAAAAAGTTTGGGCAATAAATAAGGTTATACAGAAAGGATATATATGTCATTAAGTATTATGATTGGTTCAGAAGCAGAAGATTATAAGAATATTAAGAATACTATAGTTTTTCTGGAAGCCGTCAAGGAATTGAAACCTCTTGGGCTTATAGATGACGAACGGTTCGAAGAATTGGAATATCTGATTACTTGGTACCAGTCTATGTACGACGTCTTGACCAATCCCTTGGTTTCGTCTGAACAGCTTTACGATCCAAGTGAGTTGGTCAAATAGTTCTATGCCCAGGTGGCGGAACAGGCAGACGCAAGGGGCTTAAACCCCCTCGACTAGAGATAGTCGTACGGGTTCAATTCCCGTCTTGGGCACATATTGGTTAGGGAGGTGTTATGCCAGAAACGTTTGATCAAGATTATTCTTGGATAGAAAGTGCAGCATGCAAAGGCATGACACACTTATTTTTTGGGCATGTATCTGAGCGTCCACAAGCTGCTCATAGGCGCGAAGAAAAGGCTCGTAAAATATGCAATAACTGCGATGTTTTTGAGCAGTGCAGAAACTATGCCCGCTCGAACAGAGAGCATGGTTTTTGGGCTGGCGAAAATGAATACGACAGATCTTTACTTGGATTTGGTCCACCGAACATAAAGCTCCGTCGTTCAACTGTTTATCGCAGAGCAGCCAACACCATTGAAGGTGAAGATATTGGCGAGTAGCTCAGTTGGCAGAGCAAGGGACTGTTAATCCCTGGGTCGCAGGTTCGAGCCCTGCCTCGCCAGCACGGTTTATACGCATAATATTTATGAAAGGAATATTATGAAGAAGATTTTTATTTCACTTATTGTTTTGGCATTAATGCCTTTGTTTGTTTTTTCGAACACAACAAGTGTCAAAGCAGATACATTACAGGCGTTAGGGCCAGTTAAGTTCAGAATGAATCTTACAAGAAGTTTGTCGCAGATTGGTGCTGTCAAGGCTCATCAGAATCTACACAAAGGCAATGGGTCTTTTGTGGTCGTTATAGATTCAGGCGTAGATGTTCAATCTTCATTTTTGTCCAACAAGGTGGCGTTGGAAGCATGTTTTGCAGTAGCCTGTCCAAATGGTACAACCAAAATGATTGGACAGGGAGCCGCAAAGCCGGTTCACTGGCATGGTACTCATGTGGCAGGAATCGTCGCCGGTTCCAACGCCAACATGTCAGGAGTCGCACCAGAAGCAAAGATAATTGCAGTAAATATCTTTGACAGATACGGATCTACGTTTGACGGCAATATCATTGCTGCATTGCGGTGGGTTGATTCGATATCATCCGAATACAACATTGCTGCAGTAAACATGTCTCTTGGCACGACGATGGTATTTAAATCATCTTGCAATAGCTATATTCCAGATCTTACAAGTATTATCTCTAAACTTAAGTCAAAAAATATTGCCACAGTTGTGTCAGCAGGAAACGCTTATTCTCACGGAATGAGTTCTCCTGCATGCATAACCGACACTATCAGTGTAGCTGCAACCTATTATAATAGGGACGAAGTAACTAAGTTTTCCAATGTTCATGAAGATACAGATTTTTCCGCTCCTGGAGATAATATATATTCTTCAGAATTGAACGGTTCTTACAGAACTGCTTCAGGTACTTCCATGGCAGCTCCTCACGTTGCTGGTGCTTACGCAGTATACAGATCCAAGTACGGAGTACAGTCTGTAGACAAAGTAACACAAGACTTTAAGGATAGTTCAATGCCTGCAATAGATGATTTTACATCCATCGTCACAAAAAGAATAGACCTTGGATATTTGTTTGGTGACGGTCAAATGCCTTCACCCACAACTACAACAACAACGGTTTTGCGTCCGCCAGTAACCACTATCAAGCCTCCTGTTACAACTACAACGGTTGTTGCGCCGGCTCCTCCTGAAGGAGACACTGAGTTTGTTTTGACCGTTCCTGAAATATTGGGCATATACAAAGATGTACACGGAAAAGATTATCTGTATCTTGATTTCAAGTATACTGGTAAAACAGATCTTCTTTCTGCATACTTATTTGATTGTTCATATTCTGGGTCAAACAATGTTTCAAGATCTATTCGTAATAGAGGTCATAGATTAAATTATTTTTACGTTGCTATACCAGTATCTAACATTGATTCATGCAGAATTGCTGCTGTTTCAAAGTCTGGTGTTGTAGGTCAGTATACTGATTATTTCAAGTTAAAATAATGCCTTATCTCATCAAGAAAGGAAATATAAAATGAAAGCAATTATTAATGGAATTGAGTTTGAAGGAACTCCTGAAGAATTTGTCAAGCTTATTGGCAAACATGATTCTTCAGTTTCTTCAAAGGGTTCTGAGGTTTATGTTTTTGATCCCAAAAGATTGAACGGGAGTTCAAAGCCAAAGAGCAAAGATGATGCCAAGAGTGAATCCAAGGTAGTCGCAGAAGTAATGGAGACGTACTTAAGCGGCACTGCAGAGTTCCTTGCGGCACTTTATCGTTATCGTCCAAAGTTCGGTGGCGCATCCTATGCATTCCAGTTGTTTGCAACCGGTAAAGCATTTACCGTCAGATCTTTGGCTCAGAAGGCCGGTGTATCTTACGACGCGGTTTATGAGGTATTGCAAAGATCATTCAATGCAGGATGCAAAATCGGCATTGACAACAACCATGTTGCACCAGGTACACTACAAAGATCAAAAAAGACTTTGTCTGTTTCCGGTAGCAAAGATGATACAATTTCAATTGCTTTGGAAACCAAGATTAGGTTGGTTTCTTTGGGTACGGTAGAACAAGCAAAAGTTGCCGCTGACAATACGCGTGTTGCTTTTCGAAAGAACAAAGACTCTAAGACCAAGGCAGTCGTTGTTTCAACAGGTTCACCACCCGTAACCAAGATAGTCTACAACTGATTAGATCGCGCCTTTAGCTCAGTTGGTAGAGTAACGGACTTTTAATCCGCTGGTCGCGGGTTCGATCCCCGCAGGGCGCACGGTCCAGCATTAAAAAGTTTGTTTGAAATAAAAGTATGCAGTGACGTACATTTCAAACTAATCAAACAAAAAGTAGGAGGAATTTTTATGCCACCATTGAAGAAGAATAAGGTCGTCAAGGAAGAAAAAACGACTTTGGAACAAAAGGTACAAGCAGCAATAAATTCCAGTAGTTATTGTATGATTCCCCATCTGTATGCAGATTATGTCACCGTTCGTAATCCAATTACCGGAAAGGATCATCATCTGAAGACAGACAGTGAAGTTTTTCTTGAAATGGTTTGGGATTTGACCCAAAGAGGGATGAAAGAAAAGATTTTAAAGGATCTTACGGCTTTTTCTGATTTGTATGATCCTAAATGGACAAAGATCATAGATCTTGTAAATGGTTATATCAAAGGCAAGGAAACTGCTAATGTCGAAAAAGTCGAAAGCACTTAGACCTTTTGTAGAGTCCGGCTCTATGAGCGACGTATTGTTGCATTTCATTTATATGTATAGTAGGACCACTGCGTATACAGATCCTACGTCTAGTGAGCTCTATACAATAAATGCTGCAAGATATAAAAAGAAAGACAATTTAGAAAGAGCTCTGTCTAGATTGTTAAAAATGAAACTAGTGAACTTCTATTCTCACGCTGACGGTAAACGATATTTCATTACCGATCGTGGTATAGATTGCGTGTATAGACTTGCGGCTCTTAGAAAAAGAAGAGAGATTAAACATAAGCGGGATGCTGGTATAAACAGCACTAATTTTAAGTATGGTTATGATGAACTTTTATAGGGGCCGGTAGCTCAGTGGCAGAGTGTCACCTTTACATGGTGAGTGTCGGGGGTTCGATTCCCTCTCGGCTCACGACATACGGGCCGTTAGCTCAGTGGTTAGAGCGTGGCACTCATAATGCCTTGGTCGTAGGTTCGATCCCTACACGGCCCACCGAAACAGTAGCGTTAAGTATCCCGAAACGGTAGTGTTAAATATGACAGATATGATTATCAGCAACATAGGTTATGGTTTATTTGTATGTTTGCTTGCGATTAGAATTTATGTAGGTATTAATTTTCTTGATAAAGAATCAAGAACATGTGAAGTTTGCGGAGTTGATCATGATTCATGAACCATATTAGACAAGGAGTGCAAATAATGGCGAAAGCAAAGAAGCGCAAGGCCAAAGCAAGACCCCGCGCTAAACGCGCAAAGACGACGAGTGGGGAGCGGTTCCGCGCCAAAATCGCTGCGCTTTGTAAGAACTATTTGATTGACGAAGATGGCGATGGACAAATTATTATCTACACGGGTTTGATGGACGATGGAAATGACAACTATGTGTTGTTTGATGATGAGTCGGAGATGGCTTGGAAAGATGGCGCTCAATACTGGCCTGGTTCGTGACGTTTCTTAAAAGACAGCAAATGAGTATGTTTGATACATGATTCATCAGATTACAAGGAGTACCATGGAAATGCCAATGAAAAACGAATATAAATATGTTAAAAAGTATCGTACATTTGGAAAGTACTTGTTAGCAAGTGGTGTAGTATTGTACTTTATATTTATGGGTGCTTTCTTTAGTTCTTGCATAGGCAATAACCTATGATGCATGATCCTTCAGATTACAAAGCGTCAATAGTTTTGACATATCAGCAGATGTGGGAAGTGTCTAAGGCCATATCCGCTCGGATAGCTGATTGGGTAGGGGCTGGAGTTTTGTCTGAAAAAGATTTAGAAATAGGTTGGTTGACTCAAGTCCAACAAATTTTAGAACCACATATCAGCTATGCGGTGGACCAATGGGAAAGCGAATTAGTTGATAGAGAAATTTTTGATTTGGATCAAGCTATAAATAAAATGTTAGAAGAAGACGGCAGTGATAGCTGATCATCATAATATATTAGACACCACGGGAATAGATATATTTTTTGTGGTAACGATTATATTATGCGCTATAATAGGATTTTATGTTAAGCGTTTAATAGACAAGGAGGATCAATAATGATCGTTGAATCTATTTTTGGTTTGATAATTCTTGTTCTTCTTGGTCTAATGTTTGCTATAACCGTAAAATCATATGTTCAGGAAGAGAAAGATGAAAGAGATTACAAATGAACAATCATGCACATCATCCAATAGTTTGGGATCACGAGCTTGGTGCTTATGTTTACAAGGGTGAGTCGTACAGTGGTCCAAGCACAAAGAAGAATCAAAGAGTTGCCTCTGCCTATTCTTTGGAGCATTATAAGGTTCGTCAGTTAGAACTTATAGCCCAAGCTTTAGAGGGCCAAAAGGTCGTAAATGACTTAATGAGAAAACAATTAACTATACAGAATTATCGAACAGCTTATTTTGCTGAATGAAAGGCCGTATCATGACAAGTAGGGACACCCATGACATAGAAGAGTACGAACGGGAACGGAAAACTACCAATGTCCAACCAGCCCTAATGGTTAAATTAATGATGGAATCTGAACCTTGTTTGTTTGCCAACAAGAACAAACCTGTAGTTGTCCCTTACAAAATGCCGTATAATTTAATGGTGATTAGGGACAGAATGCTTGACATTAGTCGTTGGCATGCTCAGCTACAGGTTTCTTTTGAGCGTATTCTTCGTAGAGAGTCTTTTTATTCTGCCGGTTCGTTGTATATCAAATAGTTGTAAAGGAGTTACGTTATGGACAGTCAAGATATAATTAATCAGTACAGAATGGCTTTGCGTTTTTGTGCCGAGAACGAATTGCCTATTGGTGTTCACGATTTATTGGATGGTTTGGCCATTGCTGGTTTGAAGCTTTGTGATTTGAATGACGACGAATATGATGAAGAGGGTGTAAGTTTAACTTCCAAAGCTTACATGTATTCTGTTGTTGAGAATATAGAGACATCTCATCATAGAAATAAAGAAGTTGATGATTTTGATTCGGATATTGATGATGATCTTGATATTGAGGATTTTTATTCGGTAGATCCGTCTGACGAAACAGAGGTTTAGAATGGCAGATATTATAGGTCCAGATGGAATAGCAATACCAAGAAACAACGTTTTTTGTTTACCTTTAAGCCCTGATAATTATTATGGAAGAGCTTCTACGATGGAAGAAATATCTAGAATGCCCGTACAGCCCACCTTTTACATTGGTCAGAGTAGAGACACACGAGAGTATGTTGGCATATCTTATTCATTGTTGGAAGATGGTACATATCATTTTTTTGTAAAGAGGAAGGAACGCGGTTCACTTTCTTATAGTGATTATGTTTTGGTTGGCACAAAATATACGAGAGTGAATCTTAAAAATGAGTCTCGCTAAGTCTCGCAAAGTTTCCAAAGGTCCTAAAAAGCCTCCCACACCACCACCACCGCCACCGGCGGACGTCCCCAAGGAGAAATAACTATGGGAATGGATGTATACGGTAAAAATCCGAAAAATAAAAAGGGTGAGTATTTTCGGAATAGCGTATGGTGGTGGCATCCTTTATGGCATTACTGCGAAACTGTGCACAATGACATTGCACAAAAGGTAGAGGACGGTCATAGCAATAGTGGCTATGGCTTAGATTCAACTGACGCATATAAGCTTGGAATAAAACTTAGACAGGATTGCGTATCCGGACTTGCTTCGGAGTACGAAAGAAGATACATGGCAGAGTTGAGTCAATTGCCAAAAGAAAAATGCCATCTTTGCCGTGGTACAGGTATCATTGTGAAAGAAAATGAATTTTACGTTTCAGCTGATGCAGAATCCGTATCAGGCAGTAAAGTTTGCCATGTTTGTTCTGGAGAAGGATTTACTGATTCTTTTAGTAAGAATTATCCTTTCTCTGCAGAAAATCTTAGAGATTTTGCTGAGTTTTGTATACATTCCGGTGGATTTAGTATACATTGATATTATTTATTTTTATTATTGGAGATTACGATGGACAAAGATATTGATGAAATCTTTAATAGTGTAACTAAAAATTTTAACGATAGAGTCAGTCAGCTTAATGCGATGATTTTAGAAGTTCAGGATCTTTTTCCTCGTTATCGCGAATTGTCTAAATTGATTGTTGAAATATATTCTACTCCATCTCCGGATGAAAATAAGATTACAGAACTTAAAGAAAATTTTTATAGATTGGTAAAGAATTTGAACTCTATTAATAAAGAAATATATACGATAATATTTGAGTCAGATTTTACCAATGATCAAAGTCAAAACAATGACTAGAAAGGTTGATTATGTCTGAGTTTTCGCGTCAGAATGACGATGATTTGTTTGATTACGATCCGTCTAAGGATAAACCAAAGGTATCACACGATTATATTTCTTCTTCTTCTAATTCAAAAGTATCTAATGAAGTTTATGATCAGATTACAAAAAGCATTGAAGAAAACGACGATGAAAATTATTTGAAGATCAACGGTTTGCGGATAAAATTTTCTCAGGCTATTTTGAATTCTTATGATTATTGGATATCGCCAATCGGCGCCATCTCGTCTTTTGTTACTATATCACAAGTTCTTGATCAGTTAACTGGTGGAAGATTTTCCAGTTTATACCTTTACAATTATTTGGAAACCAGTATACTTAGACGCAAACATATTATATATCTTTTGAGTCAAACATTTGATCAAGTTTCTCGGAACAAAGACGACGACGATTCTTTTAGAGAGTTTTTGGCCAGACTTGATGTGAAGGTTTCTGATTCTTATCTTCCTACTTACGTAGGTACATTGGTAAGAATTTCCTCTCACATTCTTGCCAAGGACCGCGCAATGTATATCACATTGGCAAATAAACTTGATATTGTACCCAATGCGTCTGTACTAGAGTCTGTTTCTTCACCTAGCGAAGTGTACAACAATTCTCAACAGAACGTCAAAGCGGCTTCGGATTGTTTGTTGCAGGAAACATTCAATAAATCAGTTGACATGGCTTTTGCTGAGAAGTTGAATAATTTGAATGGCACTCAAGTAGATTATCAGCTGCGTAGCATATGATAAAGTCTGTTGCCATTCTTATTGTAACGGCAGTAGCAACAGCGGCTATAAATTATGCCTTGATGCCTACACCATTTGTGTTTTTTATAATACTTGTTCTTTTGGCTCATGAATTTGGACATTATTTTATATCTTTATTGAACAGAGCAAGTCCTGACTTACCCTATATTATACCGTTACCATTAATTGCAATAGGAATAACAAGAGTACATAATTTTCAAGAGCTCAAGCCAAATTCCCAAAAGTCCATACTTTTTGGTGGGCCTTTGTTTGGCGTAATTACAGCTATAAGTATATTTATATATCTCCTTACAAATCCAATCATTTCCCCACTTTATATGCTGATAATAGCATTGCTTGAGATCATTTTAAATTATTTCGGTTCTGACGGTTCAAGATACCGCAGAATATCTAACAAGGAGTTATGATGTACGCTATTTTTATTCCTATTTTGATAACTGGTTTGGTTTTAAGGATTTATAACAATAAACTTAAACATATGATCAACGTTCAAGAGGAACAAAATGACACAGTTAAACAGACAACAGAAGATAGACAGAATACAACAGTATCTTAATGATTGTTGTTTTGACATACAAGGAATTTCGAGTTCTCAATCTTTGATGAACACCGCTGAAGCACAGCTTGCAAGAATACTTACCAAAATAGTGGTCGGTGGTGCTTCTATTTGGTGGAGTGTTATGGAGTTGAGACAGTTTTTGAAAATCAGAAAAACGCAGAAAGGGTTATAATGTCGTCTAACATAGAAAGTTTCAATTTTTCTTTTGCCATGGCTGCAAAAGCCAAGGATTCTTTGGAGGAGCAAGTTTCTAGCGTAGAGTCTAGGATAGAAAAGATAGTCGATCATTTTACGATAAATGACGCACCGATATTGAAGTTCATTCTCAATATGAATCCTACCAGAGAAGACCTTAAAAAATTATCTAAAGCTTTAGATCGTTTGTCTGATTTGGTAGAAATTTATAATACATTGGATTCAAAGTTGTCGGTTATCAATGCCGCAGAAAAGGATCCGAATTGGTTTGCTTTGGCTTTTGGTGATTTCAAAGAAGACATAGACAAAGGTATTGAGCAAATTCTAACAGAAGAATAATTATAGATTGGATATAACATCATGGACAAAGTGTCTTACTCATTTGTAAAGCAAGAAGATAGCATTGTCTTTCGTTCCAAGGTACAGGCATTCAACCTTGATCATGTAACGGACAAAGACATTCGTTCTTTTTATTTGCAGTTTTCACAGTATGCTGCCTTTGATACTGGTTTGTTACCGTTGGACGGAACTGGTTTGCTTTGTGTTCGCAAAGCAGGCGAATACACACAGGTTGCCTACCAGTACAAACCAGGTAGTTATTATGTTAACTGGGGGACATACGAAAAGGATCCTGAAGCCAAAAAGTATCTTTTGGCGCAACCTTATCGAGTGGTTATAATAGATTTTAAGTCCAACAATTTGTTGGGTGCTAGAACGTTTTACACCACTACCCCTGTTACGCATCCAGATGTCCAGTTGTATCATGTTAATCTTCCCAACATAAATTGCAGAGGGTACCGCGGCAATGGCGTTGGATGGATTTGTTTGTATCATAATACCGATTGGAGTAGTCTGACGTTTAATGAGCGTTTGGCGCTTGCTTTGGAGCGTTGTTCCGGTTCTGAAGCATACAACGACAACAATATGTCGGAAACTGACGGTCCGAGATTCTATCGAGACATGTACCAGAACGATGCTTCTTTTTCCTACATGTGGAATCCCAGCGTTTGGCAGAACAAAACATCTCAGGACGGTTATGAGTGGACTTTGTTTGCCCCGTGGATTCCTGTTGTAGTTGAGGGTCTCGACCGGCAGGCAGCACATTCAACTTCTTCTGAAGCTGTTCCGCTTACATTTTCAATGGCTTTGACTGGTACATACAAATCTTATTACACTGATAAGATGCCATTGAAACCCATAAATGCATTGCAGCGCAATGGAGAGAGCGTAATTACCGATATTACCAACTATTTTGTACAGTCTTACAATAATTCTTCAACACAGTATGTTGGTAGGGACATAATGGAGGATAGTAAGAAGTTTAGAGACTCTAGAAAAGAAGTTAACCAAGGTCAGTTGTTTGAAGAGTCTGAGTCCGAAGAAGATGAAGATCATGATGATGACGACCATGATCAAGGGGGAGAAGAAGGTCCTTTTTAGATATAAATTCTAAAGAGACTTTCGATGGTGTACCACTTACAATACTGGCTCAAGACTACATAACTGGCAGTATTGATACTGTTGATTTTGACAATACTACATTGGTCTATTCCAATACTACTGGATTTTGGTATTCTAAAGATGGGGATTACTTGGCTGTTTGTTCAAATTGCGGTCAAGTACATTTTTGTTTTGAAGAAAATTATAATAAGTCTAATCCGTATGAAAGTTTTAATATTTGGTACCAAAATCAAGAGGCTTTCAATAATTTTTCTGATATGCCTGTTGTTATTTGTAGTACTTGTAAAAAAGATTACATAGATGATATTTCAAAATGTAAATTATGTCTTGTTGATATACCTCCAAAAGAACATTATTCTCATGTTCACGAATTTAAAGATACTAATCATTGTAAACATCTTATTTGTAATTCTTGTTCTAGTACTCATTGGTATCACCCTATGATGTGTCTGTGTGGCGAAGCAGTTTCAGAAGTTGACATGTATCAAATCAAACCGATAGTTATAGATGAAATAACTAGCACGCATCATTCAGACGCATTCTTTGCTTTGAAGGATAGGCTTCAACTAGAGCATACCGATAGTGTTTATCTTTATGCTACTAAGATTTGTTCTTCTTGTTATTCAGAAAATCCATTTGATTATAATAAATTTATAAATAAGATATCAACTAATATTAATATAGAAAGTTTGTCTTGTGTTGCTGATTCTTTGGGTGATATCGAGACAAAATATATACAATTGGTTGAGACTTACTACAAAAAGCCTACAGACGATGATGTTGAAGTGTTAGTGCCTGCAATTTATTTACAGGCTCAAATCAAAAGTCACGGCTATGTAGGATATTTCTCTAAAGAAATAGTTTAATTAAATAACAAATTGAGGAGGATATGATATGACAGTACCACAACTGAATGACCTGAAGCATTTTTGGATGCCTTCAGGTGTTCCATGTTTTATCGCAGATCGTCAAGACATATGCGATGTCGTGGAGAATATGGGTTTTCAAATATATTATTTGCTTTCGAACCACAAAACCGAAACCAAGTCGGTCACAAATAGTACTCCTTCTGCGTCGCCGCATAATTATGGTTATACCACTTATGGAAATTCAACCGTTACGTCGATAAAGATAGAAAAGAAGCCTAGACTTTTCAAGGTCGTAAACAATTACGTAGGTAGGGTAGTTGCGGTAAGTAATGACGAGTTTCCTGCTGAATTCATTGACATTGAAGACGAATGTACTTATAGCATGCCCCTCATTCCCATTGATGTTGTCAATAAGCTGGATGAGTTCTTTAGGCTTGTACACTCACAGCACGGTACGGAATCAATCGTTATACTTACATACGATACTACCAAGACCGGACCAGCAGGTTGGGGTGTTCTGGTTCCGGAACAAACAAACACCGCAGCCCATTGCAAGTATGATGCCGACAGCATCGTTGCATTAAAGCCCGAGAACGTCATGATTGTTGGTTCGGTACATTCGCACCCGGATATGCCTGCCTATGCTTCAGGCACAGATCATGACGATCAAGCTGATTTTGATGGTTTACACATAACCTATGGTTGGCAAAAGAATGTAAACAATGGTGCCACACAGTATTATGCCGAGTTACAAATGGCAGGCACAGGATACAAACTTGACATGGAAGATGTTTTTGAAACTGTAACGGTGCAGAAAGATCCTGATCCTGAAGTTGTGGAGTGGTCCACTAAAGTAAAAAAAGCCTACCCCCCCTACCAGGGGGGATACAACACCATTCAAAATGGTCGGCACACGCAAACAACTCAAACGACGACACCACAACAGCAGCCTGGGCTTCAGACTGGGAAGGCGGTTGGGGGATCTAGAACTCCTTTGAAGCAGGCCAGATTTCTGGAAAAGTACGAGGATATGCTGGCAGCTTATCATATGCCGTACAACGCCGTTCTGGCTATTGAGGCAGAGCTTGATGAGCGGAACAGAGGACATTGTCTTGTGTGCGAAACCGAGATTAATATCTCCGATGTAAGAATCGGTTTGTGTCCCACATGCGAAGTTCCCCTTGTTCATCCAGAAGACCATATGTCTACGATTGTTGAAAAGGTAGAGTCTTATTTGATCGACAATTATTTGCCGTATACTACTCCCGTTTATTTGTATTCGTTTACGGATGATAATCTTCCAAGCATAATGAATATCAGTGACGAATTGAGATATTATACGGGTACGGCAATGAAGCCTATCGTTCAGAATTCTACCGTCAAAAAGGCGGATGTTTCTGACCTGTCTGATTATGTTCATTTGCCAACACATACAGAGGACGTAATACCCATAGACAGTGCTTTCAGCTCTGGACATACTGCTTGTTGTGGTGTAAGGATAGAGAATGCTGAAGCTGATTGCGTTTGTGCCGTGAGACTGATGCCCGATGATGTTGTGGATTTTGATAGTTATTTGGCTGAAAATGCTGATATATATGTTCCGAATTCTCCATGCCATGATTGTACCCATTTTTATTCCATCAAATGCCCTGCGTTTAGAGAGCTTTTGACAGAATGGGTAAGGTCTAAAGATAGTTTCAACATTATTCTTTACACACATTCCGTCAATGGTTGCAGCAATTATGAACATTATGCAAATTCTTTTGCTGAAATTCAATATAATGACGAAATTAGATAGAAGGTGGATAAAATGCAATCAAAAAGATTTGTTATCGTAGGTACAGGCGGCATAGGCACGTGGCTTGCTGCTGGTCTTGTACGTCTTTTGGAATGGAAAATGCCTGGTTCTGGTTTGATTCTCGTAGACGGAGACAACTACGAAGAGAAGAACAAGGAGCGCCAGGATTTTACAAAGTTAGGCAACAAGGCTGTTGTGAAAGCGGCCGAGTTGACGCCTCAGTTTCCCAAGACCACGATCATACCGGTACCAAAGTGGGTCGTGTCTGACGACAACACTGGAGTTTCCGCTGATAGTGATTCTCCCAGAATTAAGGCTTCCGACTTGTTGATTGACGGCGACGTTGTTTTTGCTGTCGTCGATAATTTTGCTGCTCGCAAGATACTTTTCGACGCCGCTGCAAAACTTATAAACGTCGATGTATTCACAGGCGGTAACGACGATGCTTTGTTCGGTTCCATCTATCATTACCAAAGAAGAGATGGCAAGAACATAACTGAACATCCTGTCGTTTTTCATCCTGAATATGAAAATCCTCCTGACAAAAATCCAGGCGAACTTTCTTGTCAGGAAAGATCTAAGCTTGAGGGCGGTACGCAATTATTGGCTACCAATATGGCGGTGGCCGCATTCATACTTGGTAGGGTTCATAAGACCATTGTTCTAGATCAAAGTCCCGAAGAAACCGAAATCTATTTTGATTTGGGTTTGGGAAAATCTGAGCCCTACAACAGAATGGTTTCGCAGGTCAATCAACCTGCGATGGTATAAAACAACAACACAATAGGAGAATAAAATGGATCAGTCAGCATCGCAGAATCAACCTTCTGCATCGCAAGGTATTGCCAATGTTCGCTTTGGTGTATACAATCAGCCAAGCAACATTGGAGGTAAAACAGTTTCTCAGGCAAGAGAGCAGTTTTCTCGACTGTGGGGCATTCCCACGGACGCTGTTGCCTACAAAGGCAAGGACAAACTTGATGAAAACTATGTCATCCAGCCAGGCGACAACGTGGAGTTCCACCGTCGCGCAGGCGAGAAGGGCTGATATAGTTCAAGGTTTGAGTGGGGGGGACCATAACCTTTCAAATGGTTTCCCCCACTCTTATATAAAGGCGATATTTAATACAATAGAAAGCAGTATTTTATGTTAAACGAAATAAAGATTGGTTATCCTGCTTTATGGATAAAAACCACTGAGTATTCTAGGGTTATTAGTAATATCGTGTCTTTTGATTTCAGAGACTATTATATGATAGATCCACAGCAAGGGTTTTCCAAGTACGTTGATTCAGATTGGAAACCGGTGCTCGTAGAATTTACTGACGAATCAGGCACAGTCGCTCATGTTCACACTTATGATTTATCTATTGCCGTAAATCATATAAAGAATAATACCGTTTCTGGAGGCAAGGCGCCTACGTTTTTGCTTCCCATACATGGCAAGCCAGAGGTTAATTTGTTTAGGTACGTGCCTATGGTGTATCAACTTGTTGAAAAGTATCGCAAGTCCTTTTGGACCGACACCATGTATGAAGAAATGCAGTTCATATTTCTTTCCGCTTTCGATGTGCCTGTTGATTATCCCAACCTTTTCAAAGTCATAGGTCATGGAGTTCCCACTTCCGAAGAGTTGTTCCACATTGTGGATCATATTAATGTGTCTTCACATGGTCGTTTTGTTAATCCAGAAACCGTAAAAGATCTCGTAAAATCTGGCATTGGTCTAACGGAAACTGATTTCATCGATTATTGTTTGACTTCAATAGTCGACAACGGTCTTTTGGATCCAAAGTACATATACGAGAGAAAGATGGCCACCGTTAAACAAAAGGGCATTCTTGAGATCATAAAGCCTCGGTTGACATTTGCCGAAATCGGTGGTCTTGATAACATCAAGAACATAATCAAACGTACCGCTTTCCTTAGGAACAATAGACAGAAAGCTGAGTCTTTTGGTGTGTCTCCAATCAGAAGAATATTGATGGTTGGTGTCCCCGGCACTGGCAAGTCGGCCATCTGTCAAGCTACCGCTAGTGAACTTGGGCTTGATCTTGCCAGAACCGGCATCAGCCAAGTCATGAATTCTTTTGTTGGTCAGTCAGAAGCCAACATGCGTGCGGTGTTTAATCAGATTAGAGCTATGACGCCTTTGTGCGTTTGGATTGACGAGTTTGGTCGTGATCTTTCTGGTGGTTCGAGTTCGTCACAAGTTGACGCCGGTACCACAGATCGTGTCCATGGCGAGTTCTTAACTGGATTACAGGAATTACCAGAAGATACATTTTTGATGTGTGCCGCAAATCAACTTGATAATTTGCGACCAGAGATGCTTCGCGCTGATCGTTTCGACAAGATAGTGTTCGTTGGTTTGCCATCTTACAGTGAGCGTGTAGAGATACTAAAGATATATTTGTCTGGTATAGATACCGATCACGAGTACGATTATGATGCCCTTGCAAGAGTAACCGAAAATTTCACCGGTGCAGAGATTTCTGCTTTGATTAAAGAAGTCAAGTTCTTTGTTGTTGCCGATGAATTTCGTGCAATCAACACCCAGGACATTATGGCTCATGCCCCTAATGTTAAGAACATAATTTGGAATAAACATAGAGATATGATAAAATCAATGTACAGTTATGCCTTGGCACAATGGGATTGGGCTTCTTCTGAACAACAGATCGATGCACAAAACGTACTATCTGGTCGTACCGTTGATCAGCCGCAGGTTACTTGGAAAATATAAGGAGACATATGTCAGACATGGATCAAATAGAATATCAGATGTCTCAGACTGCTGAGCCTGTTGTATCTGATATCTTACAGAAAGATTACGAGAAAGATCTTTACAAGAAATGGTTTAGGTCTAAAACTCAAAGTGGATTTTTGTCCATAAGGCCTTGGTATCAAGGTCTTAAGTTTAAGCTGGACATAGGTAAAACTTCGCCCGATGGCAAACTCATTTCTAGCACGATGGTATATTTAGATGCCATAGATTTTTCTGGTTATTTAAATTCTATTGCTATTGGTATAGGAAGCATAAATTTTCCCGCAAACAGCAAAACCGGTATTCCAACCGATGAAGGTTTTGTTTCTTACGGTGGAGGCATAATAGAGTCAAAACCTATTTCTAGGATTTTCAAGTCTCATTATTGGCAGAATTCCGATAATAGTTTTGATTCTTCTGCGTTTGTTTGGAAGTGCGGTCATTTTGCTGCTAGAAAAACTGAGTCAGGTGCATTCATCCCGGACATGAAATCTTCTTTGTCCGTTGATAGCATAAAGGTTACTAGATCAGAAATAGTCAGCATCTCTCATATGTTGAATCTTTCGTTGATATCTCACGTGGCAAACAAATCAGATTGGTATGCCGTATGACCGAACAGGGAAATTATGATACTGACTTTTCTACCATACAAATTGCAATTGATAATATGTTGAACGTTCTCGCCAAAGAAGTCACTTCGGTTCAAAAGGATATCGAACAGAGAGTAGAAGCAGTCGAAAAACAGATTGCTACTTTAGTTTTGGCGTACGGCGAACAGGCTGTTTTTATGGAAGCTTTGATAGGTCAGATAGCTTTTTCTACCGTTGAAGCCCAAAAGTCTTTTCGTGATACTTTGAAAGAGGCAAGAAAGTCTATGTTGGAGGTAATGCAGGATGGAACACAATCTTTTGTGGCAGACGGCGACAAAAAAATTGGACAAGCCATTGCAGACGTGGTTGCAGAAAAGCTATCTGACCTTGGTCAATGATCACGAATGCGTACTGTTTCTAGATAGATACAATCACGTTTTGTTAAATCATTTAAGTTATCTTTCTGAAATATACGCTTGTGTTAAAACTGTTTATCCGGAGTTTAGATCTTTGCATTTGGCTAATACTTCGTTTTTAGATTATCTTAAATCTCAAAAAATCGAACTTTATTCATTGGAGGCGTTATGATGGATATACATTCTCATATTAAGTCAGTTGATCATTTTGATCAAGTTTGGAATAAGAAGGTATCTTTGTTTAGTAAACATTTTGAGAATCGACCCGTTGTTGCTTGTCTTTATGATTTCAACATTACTTTCTTTTTGCGGGCTTTGGCTGATTCAATGATTGGTGTATCTGATCAGATACCTCAGTCTGATATAAATACACACGAAGCATATTGTAAAATGAATTTAGAAGCTTTTATGAATTGTCGTGATGTTGCGTTTAATTTTTACATGAGGTATCAACCAAGAAAGAAACCTGTTACTCAAAAGCGGTTAGATGCTTTTAATGTTTCGTATCAATCTCTTACTGCCGCGCAGAAGAAGGCTGTGGTTTTACCTTATTTTTTCAATGATTTTTTTAATATTATTTTTGGTTCTTTTTATCCTTCGGTTCGTATTTCTTTGTTAAGTTTTATGTTTAAGAATAAAATAATTGTTCCGGATAAGTCGAATAAGTTTGTAACAATTGTTCCTTACGATCCGAGTAACGAGCATATATTCACCATGAATAAATCTTCTACTTCCCTTGCGTATGACACGATGCTTTCTGATTCTAAAGATGTTTTTGATGTACTTAAGTCCATGCAGTCATACATTGAGAACCTAATTAAGGATAACAATTTTGTTCAAAACAGTTACGAATCTTTGTTGAAAAAAATGGAATTGCAAGATAAACAGGGAATTAATGGTTATTTAATGACTTGGCATTAAGGAGAATGTTATGGATAACGATAGCAGTGTTGCCGAAGCAAGTTTATTGGATTACGCTTTTATAGGTAAACCTCAGATAAATTTAGATGAGGTGACTTATTTGAAACTGGAGATTCCTTGTTCTCCCAGTGTCGATACAGGAGAACCGGCGGGGAACTTGCTTATACAATTAAATTCTGTTATGAATTTTTATGTGTATCCAATAAATCCTAATTATGTTAATAGTGCCGCGGAGTTGGATGAGGGTCATTCTATTGACGAAATTATCATATTTGATTTATTTAATACCGGTAGTTTTTATATTTCCAAAGCTAATATAATGAATGGAATTAAGTCTAATTCATTACCTTTGTATGTCCATATCAATAATGTTTGGAAATCTTCTCCGTTGATTAACACTGAATATCCACATGGATTTGTATACGCAGTCCAGATATCTTTTAGTGATCCATTTCAGGCTGATTATACGTTGAATTTTAAGCGTCACATATCTGAATTTTATGATGGCTGGGAAATTATGATAGGGCATATGTTTTATGTAGGCTCTATGAAAAATTTTGTCGTATCCAGTGATCAATCTAAGAATTTATCAGATAAACTTAGTAATGATATTGAGAAACTCACTAAGGCAATCAAGAAGATGAAGACAACAAATTTGTCGCCGAATAAGACTAAAGGTCATGAAGCATTTAGTGTTTTTAATAGTAAGGGTCAAAGTAACGCACCAATATTTCATACCGATATAATATTAGAGGAGGAAGAGTCCATGTCGCAGTTTTCAATATGTTCTTATTTTAGCTTGAAAACTCAAAACGTAGATATAGTCAGCAAGGATTATGCTTATGCAAATCGTCCGGAAAACATTTGCATTTGTACGCATTCTGCTTTATCTAAGCCTGACAAAGCATCTTATTGTGGCTTTGGTTTGACTCCAAACCAAACTATCTGTCCTTATTATAAGTCTAGTTCTGTGCTACGAAAGAAGTACACTTCTAAGGGTAAAGGATCATTATCTTTTGATCTTTATGAGCATACAGATTACAAGGGAAATAAGGTTTTTAATTTGATCAATCCTGAAAATGATCAGGTGTCTTATACTTTGGTTCCTCCCGTAGACGCACCTTATGATCAAGTAGTTTCTGAAATTGATTCTGTGGTCAATGAGGTTGTTTCTTCTTGTCCAGAGGAAGTGTCTTCCACGTTGGTTTCTCTTGAAGTGCCTCCTTCTACTGAGACACCCGTTGAGAAGAAAAGCTTTATATTGTCTCTTATATAGTGAGAGGAGTTTTTATGCCAGGCGTGTATAATATAGTGCAGTATTCACCTGACAATTCTAATTGGTTTCAGGTAAGGAACACATCAATAACTGGTTATTATTCTTGCGTAAGAGCAGCAAGTGAATTATTTCCAGAAGACAGTTTTGATTTTCTCGTTCAGTCATTAGTGTCTCTACAGTATGTTGTTCCTACTGAGCTGATTTACGATCAGCAGGACTATAATTTACAGATGCGTTCGAAACGGCATATACTGCCTATGGCAGTTAGATACGTAGACAAGTCTCAGTCTTATTATATTGAACGCCCACCATGCAGAATTAATGTTAAATACAAAAATGCGAGAGCGTCGCACAGCGCTCCGGAAGTTGAAGATTTGTTTATATGGGTACCTTGGACAATAACAATAATGCCAGTTACGTTCATAAATAAATATGATCCAGGCGATGTAAGGATTTATTATTCTCATTCTGCGTTGTCTTCTTCTACTCAAATGTATATTAATTCTTTGTTTCCCAATACGCATTCAGATGCAAGAATATGTTGGTCTGGTTCTTTTTCAAATTTATTGACTCATGTAAAAGATCAGTCCGACTTTAATACTTTTGATTATAGATACTGGCATTCTATGATTTTTAATGATTACATGTTAGGTGGATGGAACAATGACCTGATATCAAGACCATTGTATGCTTTGTCTGGTAGAACTAACGTGGGAGAAGCTGGGATAGTTAATCAGATCTTAGAAGGAGATTATAAATCTAAGTATCCTTTGGTAGATATGTACAGAAATCCTCAATCTTATCCTGAGTTTTACGATAGGTTGGTTTCTGTTGTAATTAACAAGTTTAATTTTTCTAGATCCAAGGCATTGGATGTTGTTTCAAATGCACAATATGATTCCTATATCAGTAATTACGATTACGTAAAATTATTGTCTTTTATGTCTTTATTGTCGTTGGAAGAGACTTTGTCTTTCTACAAACAAATTGGTGACGTTGTTAAGGATGTTGAGGTACAGAATAAGAAGAATAGCAAGAATAAAAAGAATGTTTATTCTCTACTTTCGTGTGTTGCCCAGAAGTTTTCTGAGGTTGTCAAAGAGTATTGTGCAGATATTGAGTTTGAACTTTTCAATCAAGAAGAGGATTTTCAGGATGCAATTAATGATCGACGGGAACAAGTTTTTGATGACATGGAAGATGTTTTTGATGACGAAGATCCTTCATTTAGTCCCGCACATACTATTGATCCTTTGCTTAGTAGCGTATTTCAGTCGCAATCTGTAAATAGGCCTATAACGATGGGTGAACTTGGTCTTTGTATTCAAGATCCGCTTGTTAAGGCAGTGGCTGCAAATGATCCTCGTTGCACCATAGAAAAAGCATCTTCTTATTATTCTAATTATACAATAGTTTATTTATTTAAAAATATCAATAGGTCTCAAGTTAAAAAAATGGATTTGTATAGAGTAGACGATGCGTATAGTATTCTTGAGAGTCAAGGATTTGATTTTGCGCCTTTAATGGAGTTTTATTCTCAGTTGAAGAATCAAACTTCAGATACTTTTTTTGTTCACGCTGATTGTAAAGAAAAGACATACACATTTTATACCAAACAAGATCTTATTAATTATTATGATAGTTTCAAGGCTAATTTGTTAGATAGGCTTGCTTCTCTTGGAAATTCTCCAAAATCTAAGCAAAAGCTTTCAAAGAGTAATTCACAGATAGTGCATCGTATTAATGAAGCGATGAATTATATTAGGGTTAGTTGAAATAGAAAGAGATATAACATAATGGATCCAGTAATTATTGCAGCTATACTGACCGCAATCGGCGCAATACTTGTTGCAGCGATTGAGGGTTTATTTGCTTATTATTTGTCTTAATAAACCAATATTCTATAGGAGATTATATGTCAAGTTTGATATCAATATTTGATGGTACTACCGCTTATCACAGCACGAACACAAACTTTAAGGTCGTCGTTACTGATCATAACGATGAGTCGGTTAGTTTTTCTGGCTATGATGCTGTTAGTTATCTGTTAGGTACAGTGTTTTCTGGGTTCAGTGGTAGTGTTCTTGATGGTAGAAATTCCGGTGTTTTACCTCCGGGCGTAAGAATTATTGACAGCAATTATGTACTGTTTGAGCGCCCCCCGTGTTATCAAAACATTTTTTACAACACCGATAAAGTACATTCTAAAATGTCTGATAGCACCATGCATGTGTACAGGATTCCTGTGCCATGGCAGATATATATTGCTAGGTTCGATTCTAATTATTATTTAACAGACGTAAACATGTTCTTTTCTTCTGCTTCATTGACTGAAGAAACACAGCAGTTATGTTTGCCACCATTGCCCAATTTTTATACAAACGGGCAATTGTGCAGACCCTTTTTTGCTGAGATGCAGGATGTAGAAAGATATCAGAAGAATATTTCTGGTGTTATTGCGTCAGCTTATGATTGGGTTTGGAACAATGGAACCAACAATGACTTGAATGAAGCTGTGGTTCACATTAACTTACAATCTGTATATCCTAAGTTGGAATCTACTGGGTTCAGTTTGGAATCTTACACTAGTGCTGTCAAGGACACGGTGTTTAAGCATGTATCTTATAATGACTATACGAGCATGTTTGCCAATCCGTATGGCGCGGTGTACTACGCCGCCCCTCAAGTTATGACGATACTTTCTGCGTGGGAAAAAATACCGTTAGAAGAAATTTTGAGTGTTGTTTGGCCCGCTTCTTCTGTTGAGCAGCATTTTCCTTCCAGTGCTTACAAGCCATCGGGTATAGGTGATGAATTGTATGAACATCCTTCTTATTACGATTGGCTAAACGATTGGGCTCATGATTATTACGAAGGAGAGGATCCAGAAGATATCGCGCACATGATTGAGAATGGAGATTATGACGGCGACGCATATTATCAGTACGTCCTTAATAGCGGTAAGATATCCCTTAAGCCGTATGTATACAATTATCTTACTTGTGAAAATGTATTGAAGAATATATCTTCGGAAAGTAGCACTTTGGTTGCGATAAAGTCTAGATACAATTCATTTGTTTCTGCCGCTTTCATACAGAAGGCTAAAAAGTCCAAAAAGACAGAAGTTTAAGTTATTACATAAGGCTTAACATATTCAACTATCAAAACTTAGGTCTATCCTTTACTAATTATATACACGTATATAAAGTTAAGTAAAGGTGCATAAAATGGCTAGAACGGTTGTTGTTGAACCATTTTTTAATAGGTCTGAAGTTGCTGAGATATTGAATATATCTGTTCTTACGGTTTCGAATAGAGAAAAAGCTGGCAAGTATCCTGTTCCCAAAAGAGATTTAAACAATTATAGGGTGTATACTTTAAATGACATATTTAATCTTCAGCTTATTACTTATAGTCACGTCGATCCTAAACCAGTAATATCCGTCATGTACGACAAGGGTTATACTGATCCTAAGATTTTGGGGCAAATTATTGACGAAGTTTTTTCAAAGAGAGTATGAACATGAGTAATGATAAATCAGAAGATTTGAGTTTAGTAGATAAGGTCGAAGAGCCAATATTTACGGATTCGGTTGTTGAGTTGAAGTCAGGTATATACAACTTGTTTATATCAATGTATAATAGTCTCATACTAGAAGTTGGTGTAGAGGAAGCCATACGCCAGTCTACTCAGTTTCTAGATGAAATATCATATAATTTTAAACAAATATTAATTGACCAAAAAGAGAGTAACAAAAATGATTGATCCAAGAAACCTAATCAACATCACAGGCGGTGTCGTAGCTGACCCCGAGTTAATCAATGACAAAATTGCCAAGTTTCGTTTGGCGGTTGATTACGCCGGCCAAGAAAAAGGCGGAGACAACAATTCTGGTTATTTTGATATTGTTTATTATCTCAAGGATGCAAACGGTTTTGCAAGTAAGAATGCATCTTTTATGCACGGTCAAATCTCTGATTCCAAGATCAAGAAAGGTTCTAAACTAACAATTGTTGGTCGTTTGGTTCAGGAAAGATGGAAGCAGGAAGATCAGAATAGAAGCAAGGTTGTCATAGTTGCTGAGCATATTTCTTATGCTGCTACTGCAGGTTCTTCAAAGTCTTCTAGCACTAACGAAACTGCTACGGTAGGTTCGTCTTCGGTTCCAGATAGCTTCTAATGCCGGATTTTGACGAAGATAATCTAAATTCGTTAATCCAAGAAGCTTTAGCCGAAAAAGGCACAAGTCAGTCTCATGCTTTTGCGGTTAATCACCTTGGTCATGGTGACTCGCAGCTTTTGTCTGTTGTCGCAAAAAGATTATCTGACTATTTGCCTGAATCTTCTATCGACGCTTTCTTACACGAACTAAGAGTCGATCTTGTTTCTGGTAAGTCTAAATCTACCATAAAAGATCTTCACACTGTTGTGTTAAATTGTAGAAAGTGCGCTATTGCTTCCAAGCCTGAATTGCCGAAATGGAATTCTACTAATCCTAAAGTTGCAATAGTGATCGAAAGTCCTTCACTTGATTCAAATTCAATCGGTTTCTTGGTTGACAAAATCAAACAGGTTGGGTTTAAATCCGATCAACTTTGTTTAACTTACGTCAACAGATGTCCAAAGAGTGTCAAATACGAAAATCAAGAAGTTATAAATTGTGCTCCTTATTTGCATTCTGAGTTACAGCTGTTGCGCCCAAGCGTTATAATTACAATGGGATCTTTAGCTACTTCTGTTTTATTTGGCACGGAAGTAAAAATAAAGGATTATCGTGGAAATTTAACGGCCTTGGGTTATTGGATGGTGATGCCCATGTATTCACCAGGCTATGCGTCAAAGTTTGAATCCATGACAGAACAGTTTATTGCTGATTTAGTACAGGTTTATAAATATATAAATAATATACACATCAAAAAGGAACCCCATCATGCAGGCAAAGCAGTATAATCGAAGTGACTTGTCGGCTTTTGAAGCTTTGGTTAACAAAGATATCAAAACACAGGTTACTTCATCTGAATTGGAAACTTTGGTTTTAAATATTGATAAATGGTTTTATTGTTTGTATTCAATAAAAAGAGATGTAGAGTACAATATTTCTTCTCGCGAGGCCGGTAGAAAGATATTGCTACAGCAAATGAAGGATAGAAATGCACCAAAAGAGGACATCCACAAATTACTGGCAACGGAATCTTTGTGGAGAGTAAATACTCTTAAGTTTTTGAATTCTTTAGAGAAGAAAATACTTTATGTCAAATTGCTTATGAAGGAAAGTATCTTACAAGATAAGGTCGTCTAGTGCCTAGTATATTATTGCATGTTCCAGAAACTATATCTTCTATAGATTCGACTATTTCTGAGGACAGTTCATATTATTTGCATACGCAGTTTTTGACGATGTTTCCTTCTTATGTTTCTTACACTACTTTAAATTACAGTTTGGATGAAATTTTAGATTTAATAAATACTTTTGCTGTGTTTCATTCTAAGATAGATATTTTTGAGTCTTCAAAACAACAGATATCTTCTAGAGTGCCCTTGGAGTTATTCAGATATAAACTTTTGGACGATGGAACATGGTACTATGTTAAGACTGTACCTTCTAAGCATAAAGAAGGAAAAATCGTAGAGGGCGCATTGTGGTCTAACGGAATGTATTATGTAGTTAGGACTCAAGGCACCGTGTCTGATGCTGGTCTTTATGTCAATGAGTATACAAAGGAGTTTTACGGTTACCCATGAGTTCAATAAGGTCTATTTTCTATCGCACAAGTTCGTTTATTAAGAATGTTTCTTGGGACTCTAATAGTGAGGTTCTTTTAGTTCAGTTTTCTAGTGGTTCTACTTGGATGTATCATGGAGTGCCTAAAGAAGTTTATGAATCTTTAGTTAGGTCTCCTTCTGTTGGAGAGTATTTTAACAAAAATATAAGGAATAAATATATTTGTCAAACTATAAATAAAAAGTCGAATATTAAGGAACATAAACAACATGGGAAAGAGAAACAAGAAGAAGAATAAATGGAGGAATAAAAATAGGCGTATACTTTTTGTAGATCTTTCTTGTAAAACAGTCACATCTTCTGAAGTAAATGATATTGCCCACAAGGTTTTTGGTTCTTTGTATTATAGCAGTTCTTCTGAATCTAGGCTGTAGTATGTTAGACTGTATTGCTATATGACTACCATAGTGGGTATACAGGGCGATAATTTTTCTGTGGTTTGTTCTGATTCGCGTATATCTACCGTTGATGATGAAGGTGTCATTTCTCAAATTACTACTTTGAAAGATGGAAACGGCAAAGTTGCAGTGAATGGAAAGTACCTTTTAGGTGCGGCGGGAGACATGAGGGCGATTAATCTTTTGCATCATGTTTATCAGCCTCCGGCTGTACCTCCGGCAACGGTCGGTAAAAAGTTAGATCAGTTTTTTACTTCTAAGGTTGTGCCTTCGATAAGAGAGTGTTTTGAACAACATGGATATGCTTTGCCTGATACCAATGAAAAAAAGCATATAGCAGAGAACGATTCTACTGTTTTGATTTCTGTTGCAGGAGTAATATACATACTTGATGGAGACTATTCTTGGACTTCTGATGCGCAGAATTTTTATGCTATAGGCACAGGGTCTTCTTATGCTCTGGGTGCCTTGCAGGTCATTAGAGGGAAAAGAAAGATATCCATAAATCAAGCTAAGACTTTGGCCCTTAAGGCCGTCAACGTCGCCGCAAGGTTTGATCCAGGCACTGGAGCTCCTTTTCATACTTTTGTGCAGGAAACGCCTAAAGTAGGCAAGAGACGTAGGTAGTTTGTGTATAATATCTATTTATAGATTATTATATATTTTAACTATTTTTATGGAGATTTAAATGGCACTTAAAGAGTCTTTGGTTTGCGAAGTTTGTAGTTCTACGTGGACACGGAACAAATCTAGGGGAAGAAAACCTAGGGTTTGTCCCGAGTGCATTAAAGATAATATCGTATTGCATGAGTGCAGTTCTGTAATGCCTGCTCAGTCTTCAAAAAAAGCTACAAAATGGGTTTGTCCCCTTTGTGGCAATAGCGTTACTGTGTTTGTGAATTTGGAGTATTCTCCTGTTTGTCAGAATCCCGTGTCACATTCTTCAAGAAAAATTGAAATGCAAATTAGTGGTCGGCAAGCGCAAGTAGCGGTTTAGTTTTGTTTTATAGAGTATTGATATAGCATAGTATAACAACTCTTAAACAAAAAGGAAGATCATGAATGATTTCAATGTTGATTCTGATGATAAAAATATTTCAGAAAAATTTGGCCAAAATATTATAAAGTTTATATCTAATTTGTTTAACATAAAAAATATTGCGAAAATATTTGAATTATTGTTACTTTTGGTTTTCACTTTGTTTTATCGAAAGAAGCCTTTGGTTGATTGGGAAGGAATGAGAGTGGATTAACAATGGTAACCAAAAGTAGCGAATACAACATATATTCAGTAACAGTGCCTATAACCTTGTACGTTGACGCTGCTTCTTCCAATAGAGCAGTCGACGTAGCATTGGAGGCTATATCTAACCCTTGCAATTTTACCATTGTAAGAAATGCAGAAGTAGATACTGCCAATATAAAGGTACAGAAAACAGAAATATTTTTATTGTAAATCAAAGTATTGAACTTATCATATAATATTTTCAACATCCAAACAACAAATAGGAGATCATCATGCCGATGGTTGCCAGCACCGAAACACAAGTCATCCAGAACCCGCAAAAGTTTGCGATGGCAGAGCCGACAAAGCTCGTTACTTTCCTTAAGGGTGAACCACCCTACAACGCAGGACGGGGTCGTCGTCGCAGTCCAGTAATTTCTGCGATATACAACGAGTTGATTCGGAACCGCAATGTTTGGGCTCATGTCAACATTCCGATAACCGACAAGAAGACAAAAGCCTCTATAATAGGTTCTCTTTATGCACGCGCGGCAAAAGACAATCTTGCCTTGTCATCGTCTAGCGTATTCAATGACGCTACAAAGATGTACGATCTTTGGGTAATGGTTTCGCCTAAGTAATAAGCTTCAGTTTTCTGCTGTGAGGGTCGTCGTATAAATCTTTAGTCGAAAGATAGATGAGTTCGTACATCTGTCTGTTCCTGGGTTGGGCGACTATAGAATTCCTTCCTATGACGATCCTCACAGTGGATTGAAATGCTCTTTTTTTTGTTGATTCAAAAAATATTTTTTATATTAGAAATTTAGATTATTGCTTTATAGTCTTGTTATAGCTCTTGCCACTTGTTTTGCATCTACGATTCCCATAAATGTTTTTGCGCTTCTAGATCCTGCTTTTGTGGAAAGACTGGGTATTTTTTCTTCAACTACATCTTGAACTTCTGAAGCTACGCCGGAAGAAAGTCGCACTTGATATCTTTCTTGATGCCTATAGTATTCGTCAACAAACGCCTCTTGTGCTTCTCCTGCCGTCAAAGCGGAGCCGTCACCGGAGGAGAAAAAGGTTCTTTGATTTGTCAAAGGTTGTATTATCAATAAATTCTTGTCTCATAGGACCCAGCAGGGGGTCCAGATCTCCGTAACCCACGGTCGCCAAATAGGCTGCTCTTGCCCTATAAGAAGCTTCTTCTATAAGGTCATCTGTTATAGGATTATTAAGATGCACACCATCTAGGTTGAAAAAGTCGGCTGTTTCTCTTGAATAATAATCCATTGATCCTGGCAAGAGATAGTGTGAGGCTAAGTCCATAAATTCTCGTTCTTTGACCGAGACTGAGCCCGTCTTAAACATATAATCAGAATCGCTTATCGCTTGCCACATGAACGTATCAGCTCTGGCCTCTTCCAATCCTCGTTCAACTACGGTTTCTAAGAACATTTGTTGCAATCTGTCCACCTGATTACTTATGTATGTGTCGCTCATCGTCATGATACCGCCGTCAAACCTATAATTGTTATTGACCATGTCGGCTATATTTTTTGATAGATTTTTTCCAGATCCCAAAAGAACGGAGCCTCGATAAACACCAGCTTGATGACTCGCAGCGTGTCCCATTTCGTGAAACGGAACGGAAAGACTTATCCTCATTTCGTGCATCGCTGAATAGGTGCGAATGTCGCCGGGCGGTGCGCCCCTATTGATACCTAAGTAGGTTTCGTCGGGCACGTTGTCGATTAGACTGGGGGTTACATAAAGCTGACTTTGTGCCGTTGTGCTTATTTTGTCAACAAGATTTTCAGAAGAAATAAATCTTTGAAAGTCTAGGTCAGTTACAGGTGTGTGCTTTGCGCGTCCTGCTCTTCCTTTTATATTTTCACCAAAAACGGCTTCTGTTTCTACGGTTCCTGGATCTGCGGTTATTATATTGACTGCCCCGCTCAAATTAACCGGTCTGCCCAGTTGAACTGATCCGCTTCTTCCAACTTTTTCAAAAGTTATGTTTCCAAATTTTAATTCAGAAAGATTTTTATTGAGTTCTTCAACATAAGAAGGGTCAATGGTAGTGTTACGCGTAGCCGTTTTGCCAACTAATATTCTGAAAGTGTTTTCATTCATATAGATACCTAGGCCTCAGATTACTGCTTTTTAAATTCTCATAATAAGTTTCGCCAAAGATTTGGCTTCAGATATTCCGGAAAAAGTTCTTTGACTTGACGCTGATCCACCTATCGCAATATCAAGTAAGGCTCTTGTATTATATACTCCTTTTTTCATTTGCTTTGGCGTAATTAAGCCCTTTGCTGCGAATTCTTCCATTTTGCTACGACCCCTTGAAATAGCTCCCTCTAAAAACTCTGGATCCACCTTACTTGATTTGTCGGATGGCTGAAGAATTGTTGGAACCCCATATTTTAAAGCAGCCTCTACATTTGACTTAGAATCATCAAACATAGCAACATAATTATATTTGTTTGCAGTTTGTTTCATCCAATTAACTTTCATAGTAGCAGCGGACATATCCTCACCTGCAACCGTATCTGGTCTAAAAAATACTTCATTTGGAACTATACCCATTTTTTCCAACAATCTCATTGTTGGCTCTTGAATTCTTGCGCTTCTTGCCGTCATTGCATTTAGCGAAATTCCAGATCCCTGTAGCCTTTGCAAAAACTTTATCATTTCTTCATTTGGTTCAATATCTTTAATTGCTAGTTTTTCCCATTCACCCCAAAATCCTTTTTTCATTGCAATTTCTTGTTTTTCAGGAAAATTAGTAAGTCCAAACATCTTTTTTGCTTCATTAAATGGAATTACTCTGTCAAATACAGCTGAGTTTTCTGCTGCTTCCATTGCAGGTGAATTAGTATAAACAGTTTTATCAAGATCTAGGGCAATTGCTGGAATCAATCCAGATCTCGTGGATATTGAAGTTCGACTACCAATATTAATTAAATTAAATTTATCACCTGGTCCGATATAATCTTCTAGTCTGCGCCATGCCTAAATAGTAATCTCAAAACAATCTTTATTTTTCCTATATAGGGTAAAATTGGGAAAAATTTTTCGAGGGGTTTTTCATTTTGGAGTTTTTTCCCTATTAGGGGATGTGGTATAATTTCTATCACGAAGTCAGATGCTCTGTATGGGGTTAGTAAATGAAACTGCTAGCCCCATACAAGAATGGATTAAATATGGGATTGTTTGATGAAATATATTTTGAACCCAGATTGCCCCTACCAAAGGATTTGGACAAAGAATTGTGTCCGGCAATAGAAAAATTTCTTGACGAAGACGTCTTTCAAACCAAAGATTTTGAGAACGTAATGACAAGATACGTTGTTACTATGAAGGGTGCGCTAAAAGAGATAAATAGATATAGTGAGAATACCAATTTTTATGAAGAATCAGAACCAATTTCAATTGACAAAAATATTACGTGCTACGGAATAATAAAGGTTTCTGAACATAAGAACTATTGGCTAGAGTATGAAATTGTTTTCAAAAACGGTATAATGGTTGGAGCAAAAGTATCTAACTGGCATGAAATGGAAGATTAAAATGACCGATGAAATAAATAATGATCAATATACTCAAATATATAAATCTATTTTTAATTCATTAAAAAATGATAAGTTAGAAGAAAAATTTGCTATAACAATGGCAAAAAAATTAACTGATTCAGTTTGGCAAATATGTCTTTTTCTAGGTAGAGAATCTAGATCTTATCAAAATACTATTGAAAACATAAAAGAAATAATAAAGAACAGTCTTGATAATAACACTTACGACCTGCACGAAAATGCCGATTGGTTTATAAATTAATTTTAATCAATTTTTGTACTAAAAATTTTTATATATGTTTTCCAATTTCTCAGAATTTGAAATAATTGGGCAAACAATATGCGAATTATCATACTATAATAGTAATTGCGGGTATAAGTTAATGGCAGACTGGCGTGTTTCCGACCCGCTCGTGAGAGTTCGATTCTCTCTGCCCGCTCAAAAAACTAGTGGTAGTCTTCATCGGGTTCAATTCTAGTTTGCCTATTTCTTTGATATAAGCCAACTCCAACTATACTTGCGGCTCCAGCAAATAAAAGACTTCTTGCATTGGTGTGTCCTTTAACTGCTTTTTTGGCGGCATCCAGGGACTCTGCAATTTTTTTAGTTGTATTACTAGTCCTCCTTGTAGAATCAGCTGGAGAAGGTATTGGAGGAGATTTAGGAGCAGTTTCTGCGGCGGTTTCTGCTGCGACCTTTGGAGCAACGTCGTCAGCTTTAGAAACAATGGGCTCTGCTTCGGTTGGCAAATCAGCTGGTTTACCATGCCTTAATCTTCCCTCTCTTCTTGCTGCTTTTTTTTCTTTTTTTTTGGCATCTCTAGCAGCAAAATCTTCAGCTTGTTTAGCTTTTTTGGCTGTTGCTCCTGGATTCATTATTTCAACTTGTTGTCGTTTATTCATATCTATTAATTCATCAATAGATTTACCCGGATTTTCTTTTTGTAAATCCTTTAAAGATCTTCCTCCAACAACTACATTTCTGCCAGAAACTTTTGCCTCATCTAAAATTGCTTGATCAGCAAATGTTTTATTGCTTTCTAATGTATTTCTAATTTTTGTAAGCGCTCCATGTGGATCATATTTGCCTGCGTCTTCTACTAAACCAGTTTCCATGCCTAAACGATTTATCGCTGCTACTCTAATATCATTTGGATCTAAATTTCTAACTCCAGGTCCAAGTCTTTCATCTAAAATACCACCTTCTCCTTTTATATCTCCAAAATGTGCAAGAAACTTTCTATACAGTTTTTCCGGATCAGAAGTAAATTCAGTTATTTTTTTATTGGCTGCGTCATCCATCTTTTTAGCTGTGGCTGCACTAGTTGTGAGTCTTCCAGTTTTACCAACTGTTACAGATTCTTCGCCAACATTTTTTAATGTAGTTCCTGATCCTGGTGGTGTAGGGCCTACTCTTTTTGTAGCTGGTTTTGGTTGAGGCTTTCTATGAGATGGATGTCTTCCCGCTATTTCCTCTGGACTGTGATGACCAAGCTTTTGATATTTTATTCCACCAGTACTTTCATCAAAAACTCCTCCTACTCCAATTTTTTCAGCTGGAAAACTGTCGGCCTCAAAAAAAACCGATCTTGCAACACCATCTTTGTTACCAATTAAAGGATCCATTTGAAATGAATCTAACATTTCTGGAGTAACTTTTGTTCTATAAAGATCTAAAGTGCCACCTTCCTTGAAAGTTTCAGGAGCAAAACCACCGGTTGTGGCATGAGAGGGATCTGTCCAATAAAATATTTTTCCAGCACCTTGTGGCGCGCGTGGGTCTTTATTAGATACTATTCCTGTTTCAGCAATGTTTTCAGCGTACTTGTTCGGAGCAAAGTGATAAAGATATCCTTCTTTTTCTATTGCTTCTCTTGTTGCGGGCCTTGCTAAATCATTAGCGTTTTTTTTAGCTTCTGCTTCAGCTTTCATGTTTTCAATCATTTTTTGGGCGCTCGGATTCTTATCCAGATCAGCATCTGGTCTAGGCCCTGCATCAGCAAACCTTGCCCTAAGATCTTCCATGTTTGGGCCTGCTGTGCTTGGTTGTGTCTCTGCAGCATTAAATTTTATTGGACCGCTAGATTCGGCCACATCATCGCCTACAAATTTTACTTTACCAAAGTCTTCGCCAAAGTCTATGATCTCATCATCTGGTGCCATAATTTACCTCTTATGTTGATAGTAACATATATATATTGCGCAAGGCAATTAAATATGTTACTATATATTAATAATTCTCAAATTATGGAGATTAAAAATGTCTAATCACTGGCTATCAGATATTAACTATCAAAAAAGCGTAGCTAAAAACATTAGTGAAGCCGCTAAAAAGGGATCTTCAAAAGCCATGCCATGTTGCGACGTATCAGATATGGACAGAGTAAGAATGTCCGCCGCCGAGAGAGAATTTGCTAATAGCTTATTGTCGATTGCTCAAAAGTACGGAAAGCTTTCCGACATGGACAACAACGGAATATGGGTTGGATATGTTTCCAAAGCTGAGAACGACGACTACGATATAGGTGTGCGTTGCGAGAACTGTGTACTGCACGAGTCAGAGTCCGTATGTAGAATTATTAAACAAAAGATAGAGCCAGGCGGACGCTGCCGTTTAGCGGCCATACCAGACGGATTGGTTAATATTGGTATGGACGAAGAAGATATGGACGATGAAGACTAATCTTCATGAAAGTTTGGATTGACCAAGACCTATGTACTGGCGATGGCCTGTGCACGGAACTAGCTCCGGCTGTATTCATGATGCATTCGGATGGACTTGCATACGTCAAGGATCCGAGCTGGCCAAATTTGCTTGGCCCAGATGGGAAAGGAAACGAACCAAAGCTAAAAATGACAGCAACGACCGAGTTTCCCGACACAATGCTTGATGAAGTTATTCAGTCGGCCGAAGACTGTCCTGGTGAATGCATTTTTATAGAAGAATGAACGCTCAACATCCTGTCGATGACAAAGATCAAATTGATCTATTGTCTAAGAGAAACAAGAAACGTTTTGGCAAGCTTTTGGATGGTTTATCACAAAAATATTCTGGAGTTGAAACAGAAAATTTTGAACTAAAAACAAAGAACGAAGAGCTTGAAAAAAAGCTACAAGAAGCTACATCGCCAAAAGAAATACAAAAAAAAGAACTATTATCAGAGTATGAATTAGCCTATAAGGAATATCAGGGAGCTCAAACAAATTATCAAGAAACAAAAGAACAACTTTATCCTCATTCTTCTAATACCTCTAATTACGGATCAGAAATCATTTGGTTTTCAGTTGTAGTTGGTTTAGTTTTTGATTTTTTATTATGGAAAGATATTTTTGTTGGTAAATTTGGAGAAGATATTTGGGCCGAAAGAGCCGAAAGGGCCTCCGCTGTTATCATGTCTTTTTCTTACGCTTTTGTATGTGCTCAACTAGGTGCAGCCTATGCAATAAGAATGCTCGTAAAAAAAAGAAAAAACAAACAAGATACAACTGACAAAGAAAAAGAAGTTTACAATAAATCAACGGCAAAAAATACAATGGGAATAAATTCTGTATTATTCTTGCTCTTGACAACACTTGCTACTGGAGCGAGATTTAGTCAACAAGAACTTGACTACTCAGACAAATTTATACTATCATTAGCTGCGACAACAATTGGATTAGTGATATCTGCTATAGCTTACTGGTATACTGATGTGTATGATCACTTTATAAAAGCCGCAAAAAACAGAGAATCAATGGCTAGAAAAAACTTTATTAAAGCTAGTAAAAAGGTAGAAAAAAATTCATGAATGACAAATTAAGAAAAATAGTTGCCAGATCTGCAACTGCGCTAGTAGCCTTGGGCATTTTGGCTTATATATTTTGGCCAGAGTCGCAAGAAATAGTCGAAGAGGTAGTCGAAACAACAATTGTTGAAACGACAACTACATCAGTAAAGATTGATGAATCTCCATGTCTAGTTCTTTTTATAAAAGACTCCGACAAATTTTTGATGGAGCAAACAAATTGCATTGACACATATGTAGATAGAGTTAACTCCGGATTCTATACTAATCTTAAACTGATTTGTAGATCTTCTGGAGATGGGCAAAGAACCAACAGAGAAGAGCTTTCGCAAAAAAGAGCAAAGGCTCTTGAATTTAATTTGATGAAGTTGGGAGTAGATTTTGAAAAAATAAAGTCTGAAGCCATAGCCGACGACTCCCCATACGCTGGCGTAGATCCCACTACTGAAGAAGGTAAAGTTTTAAATAGATCATGTGAAATAACCGGATTAAAATAGGAGCTTATATGAATTTTAATATTGATGAAGCTATAAAAGAACTGACAAAAGAGTTAAAAGAACTTAAAAAAATAAAGAAAGAAATTTTAAAAGCTGATAAAGAAATTGCCAAATGGGAAAAAGTATTAGCTAAATACGACGTTAAAGAAGCTGATTCTGTTGACACAGCGGGTTTGTAGTTAATTAGTTACTATACTCTTGATTATTAGTCAGGAGTGATAATGGAACAGTTAAAGAATATACTACTTAGGATAGTTGCGACCTTTGCCGCATCAGGTTTGGGTGTGGTTGGCGCGGGCACGATAGCTGGAGTGCCAATTTGGAAGGCTGTATTTATGGCTGGCATAGCGGGTGTGGCCACGGTCGTAGAGGGATTGTCACGTGCATTTCTGGACGATGGCAAACTGAGTGCCAAAGAAATCAACGAAGTATTCAACAAGGTGGACAAGAAGGCAAAGAAAGTCGCTGATGCAGAATGAAAAAAGCGATAGTAGCGGTGGCTATTTTGCTTTTATCTGGATGTGGATACGATGGAAGTTATCGCTACTCATGTCAAGATCCCATAAACTGGGAAAATGAAGAGTGCAATCCGCCGATATGCAAAGTTGATGGTGCGTGCTCAAAGGATCTTATTGGATTCGATTGGGAGGAAGAAACAGATGAGAAATAAGAAAAGGTTTAGTCCAGAAGAACTCGATGCGCGTTTAAAATTTGTAGTTGGTTGCGTTCTTGCGGGAGTGTTGGCAATGACAACTGCTGGAGTGCTGTATGCATTGGTGTTTGTTACTCAACCTATAGGTGTTCAATCAGAGAATGATAAAATGTTTTTTGGCGTGCTCTCAAGTGTTGCCACATTCATTACCGGTACGCTCGCTGGGTTGATGATCTCAACAGGAAGAAATAAGCACGAGGAGACCGAGACGACCACCGAAGATGGCGATCAGCAACCATGACGCAGGGGTATGTCACCGGCATAGACGTGTCTGAGTACCAGGGGGAAATAGCCTGGAAGAAGGTCGCCTCGTTCGGGTTTGATTTTGCATACATCAGAAGCAACGTGGGCACCAAGCAGGATTCCATGCTTGAGTACAACTCGAAGCGCGTAGCGAACAACAAGATACCGTTCGGCTACTACGTGTACGTGAAACCAGAACTTGACGCCGAGGAGCAGATATCAATTCTTCTCGACGCACACCGCAAGTACGGGGCGAACCTCGCTCCACAGATAGACGTAGAGCACCACGGCGACCTTCACCCAAGGCATGTGAGGAAATCCGTTGACCACATCATAAAGCGTGCGACCGAAGCACTCGGGAGACCCCCGACGGTGTACAGCGGCGATTGGTTCTGGAATTCGAGAGTCAAGTCGCGCAAGCACGGCAACTGCCCGCTATGGGTGGCGAAATACGTCCAGTACTCGCATAAGCAATTTGAGCAGAATAGTGTGCCGATGAACCCCGCCGACTGGGTCGATTGGGCATTATCTTTTGAACAGCCCAAACCACTGATGGGCTGGAAGGATTGGGACATATGGCAGTTCGCCGCTGGGTATAACAACTGCGGCAAGCGATACGGAATGGTCTCCAACGACCTTGATTTGAACATCATGAAGGCAGAATGCATGGCAAGGCTCAAGCTCGACTGAGCCCGAGAACATTAGCCGGCCTAATGATTTCGACAGGCCGCAATAAACATGACGATGAACCTGAAAGTGATGCTAGCTAACTAGTTTTTTATTAATCTCTTTCTTTAAATCTATAAAAGTAGAGTTCTTCATCAGAATCTGCAACCCAGCGTGAACCAGTGTGCTCGCATGAAAATTCGCGTGAGAATATAAGCCAATCTGGTCTGTCGAGCTTCTTTGTAATCCAACTTCCGTCCGGTCCATCCAAAGCACACGGTTGTTTGGTTGTATGAAAAACTGTCCACCCTCGCCCTCGAACACATGCCCACACTTGTGGCCTGCGGCGTACTCACCGTAGCCCGCCTGATATTGAGGACCCATGCACCAATCAAGCGTAAACATATATTTGGCTTTATGCTGCGTGTGATCCTTAAGCCATATCATGGCACCACGATTCTTGCAGTAGTCAATAATATTTACCGATGCATAATAAGAAATAGAATCCCACAGCTGTATCCAGTCCAACGGAAAAGCAGTTGGGGTATCAACCCACAGGCTGGTTAAATATTGAATCGGCACTCTTGCGTGCTGACTACCGTACTCGGTCATAACGCTGAATAGCCCGCAGCGTTGCGGTATTGAAGTGTACATAAATACTTCTACGGGAATGCGCTCGTTAGTTGGGTTCGGATCCTCATCATAAAGAAACGCTTTGTCCATGCCCGCATAAAACGTTGGTATATTTACATTAAGATAATTGCTCATTCCAATACCATTGATTATTTAATTCCGGATCGTAGATATATTCTTGTGGATTTTCTGAATCATATACATTTGGTTCCATAAATTAATTCTTTGTTGTCAAACTGTATATATCTAATAAAATATTTTCGACTTCTTCATAAGAAAATAATTGTCTTTCAGCCGTAGATATTTCAGTTAAAAAATTCTCTACGGACAATTTGATCTCATCAATCTTATCATCATTTTTACTACGAAACAATATTTTACTCACTGTCGTTTTTTAATACTTCATGAATGTAATGAACACCTAGGGCTACAACCGTGGCGATGATAGCCATCTTTCTTGTCTCGCCAGACAATGTAACAAACATTACAAAGCTACCAGCCAATGTGAAAGCCAATCCGGCTGTGGTCTCCCATACCTTTTTACCCAATCCAAACCAATTCATTTTTTTCATTTCTATACCCCCTTCTGTATAGTAATTAAATATACTGTTTCTTGTCAAAACAATATCTTCTTCGTCGCCTTCTGGACCCTCTATTCCACCACCCTCTTCCTCTTCTTCTTCTAGTTCTTCTTCCTTTCTAGCAGCGTCTCCAGAGCCCCCAGAAGCTTGACCCCCACCAGGACTACCCCCACCACCTGAAGACCCACCAGAAGGGCTCCTAGAGCCTCCAGAAGGCCCTGTAGAAGCCGCTGCGGTGCCTATTGTGGATATTACGGTGGCAGCTGCTATGATCGTTCTGCGATCCCCTACGTCTATGCTAGAGCCGGTTGGCACATACTCATCAAAGCCTTCTCCGTATATATTAATTTCTTCTTCAAAAGCTTCTTTAATTTCTTCTGGTGCTTCGGTCAAAGCCTCTGACAATTCAGACTTTTGTTCTTCAGTAAAAAGCTCTGGCTCTATAGCAGCGAATACTTCTTGAGCAGTTTCTGTAGAAACATTATCAAAGTTTTCATTTAAAATAATAGCTACGGCTACAGCTGCGGCTATAGGTTCATCATCTTTTTTAGTCAACGCCTCAATAACATTGCTTAGACCCTCAGTGCTTTTAACTGATTCAATAAGTTCTGTTGTTTTTTCTTCCGAAAGTTCTTCTAAAACTTCAGCCAATTTGTCCGGTTCAACTTGTTCCATTATTTCCGCAAGCTCTTCTGAACTAGCTTCATCTATTGCGTTCAAAACTTCTTCAGTTGTTGCGTCTTTTTCTATTACTACTTCATCTTGTGATGATTCTGTTTCTTCTTGTGTGGATTCTTCTTGGTCTGTTTCTTCTTGCTGCTGTTCTTCTTCTGGGGATTGCTCTGGCTCATCAGGAAGAGTCGTCGGAGTTGTTTCAGGCTCCTCAGGCTGAGGTTCCTTTTCCTCCTCAGGAATAGTAGTTTTTGGAACTGTAGTAGTAGTAGTAGTAGTTTCTTCTGGTTCAGGAAGAGTTGTTGTTGTAGTTGTTTCTGGAACAGTAGTTGTAGTGGTTTCCGGAACAGTTGTTGTTGTTGCGGGCGGAACGTAGACAGTTGTAGTGGTAGTCGTTTCTGGCGGAACATAGACAGTTGTGGTAGTTGTTGTTGCGGGCGGAACGTAAACGGTTGTTGTAGTTGTCGTTGTTGTAGTAGTCGTGGTTGTCGTCGGCGGAATCGTAGTTGTGGTCGTCGTTGTCGGCGGAACCGTAGTTGTCGTGGGCGGCAGCGTGGTTGTCGTGGTTGTCGTTGTCGTAGAGGTGGTTGTCGTGGTTGTCGTTGTCGTAGAGGTGGTTGTCGTGGTTGTCGTGGAGACTGGGTTTGGATCAACGACGCTTGCGACAGATGTTGAGTCGCTGATGCGCAGCATGTCGACAAAGTAGATGTCGCCGCCGCCTGAGGGAAGTGTGAAGCTCAAGATGATCTTGCCGTTGCCGTTGAAATAGATCTCTTTGTAATAGCCAGGAGCCTGGCAGGTTGAGCAGCCGGAGGTAAGAACCGAGTGGCTGATCGTAAATGACGCTGTTGTGTTGTCGGCGTATGTGACGGTGCCTGTCTCGTTGCCGTTCTTTGCACCAACGCGGAAGTAAAAGCTTCGAGGATTCAACGACGACGGAAGCGTAAATACGGCAGGCTGTGACGGATAATTTGCGTAGATTGCGTAACCTTGCGTGCCGTAGCCGTTGCTCAGGTTCGCGTAGTACCAACCGCCTTGGTTCGATGTCGTCAGGTTGCTGTTGTTGACAGTGACGGTAAGACCAGTAAGCGTTGGCCCGGGACCCTCGAATTGCTCTGTTGTCTCTGTGCCTTGACCCGCGGCGGGGATTGTCGTTGTCGTTGTTGTGGTTGTGGTAGGAGGAACGGTGGTTGTCGTTGTCGTTGTCGTTGTTGATGTGGTTGTTGTTGTTGGAGGGTTGTTGATCTCAACGGCAGACGATGATCCAATGCAGGGTTGGTGTCCAGAGTTAGCTGAGCATGTCTGCCAACCGAGAGAAGATGTCCAGCCAGTGTTTGATGTAAACGAGCCGTTCGTAAGAAGCTCGGTGCCGTCGAGAGTCAGCGACGCGGATTCGACCTGGGCGCCGTAGTTACCGGCCCAGAACTCTCCGTCTCGACCGATGATAAAGATACGAGCGGTGACGACGCTGTTCCAGCCAGCGCCAACGCCGGCTGCGGTGACAGAGACGCTGTAGCTGTTGAATGTTCCTCCGTCGGTGAGAGTGATGAACCCGGTGCTGTGCGAATAGATGCCACCTCCGCCGGCGCCAAGAAGCTCGATGCCAACAGCTACGGTGTCGGACGACACCTTCCAGTCCTGCACCTCTGCAGCCGAGATGGTCGCCGTCAGCGTGCTCGCCGAGGCGACGCTCGCCGAGATGTTTACGTCCTGCGAAACGACCGCCTGCTGCCAGGCGAACACGAGCTTGCCGTCGCCTGACGCGCGAACAGGGTTAGGGACGACCAGCGCCACGACGAGCGACAGCGAGTAGGCGAGTGCGGGCAGGAACGCAAGCCATCTATTGCGCAAAAATAGTCTTGGCATCTAGCCGCACCCCCCGGTATAGTTAGGCTAGACTAATAGTAATAAAAAAATAGAGTGAAGCGCATCCCGGGACACGCTTCACTCTTCATGTTTGCGGTTTAACCGCATCAATTTTCAATAAATAGTCTTCGTGGATTATGGGTTTAGAAGCATCGACTTTTAGCCAACCCCATTCCTCTCCTGATTTTACATCAACAATTTCAAAACCCAACTTTTGAAAATCGTCTACCAACATTCTACTTGTGAATCCAACAAAATGAAAATCATGAGGGTTTATTTGCTCTGCAAAAAATATTTGCTGCATAGCTCTATCTCCTTCTAGTGAATCCATTGTCAATATTTGTCTACATGCGCCAAGAAAATCTGGAACTTCAATCCTTATCATTCCACCTGGTTTTAATATCCTACACCATTCCTGTAAAGCTTTAGGATATTCTCTCCATGGAAAATGTTCTAAACATTCAGAGCTAAATACTACATCAGCGTAGTTATCTTGAAGGGGTATTTTTCTTGCATCACAAACAATATCAACAGGATGCCATGTATTATCCGCAGAGTATAATGGAAATGGATCAATATCAACATGAGTCCAATCAGGTCCAAGATACGTCCTCGTTCCTATAACCACTTTAATCCCAGAACCCTTTGGTATTGTTTCTAATCTCATATTATTCTTCCTCTACTCAATAAAATCAGTTGTTATTACATGGCCAACTATGTGTTCTTTTGGTGGAAGCTGTTTTCTAACCAATATTCTTTGCACCCACCTATCAGTTCCATCATACTTGGGCTGAAATGGTTTGCGACCATGTACGGTTTTATTATTATCTATAACCAAAAGATCACCAGTCTCTAAAACAATTTCTTGTACACATTTAGAAACCGCTTCAGCAAATTTGTCTATAGCCATACTGGCTAATATATTTGTTGGCTTCATAAGATCTTCATCATAGGTCATGTTGTATTCACTGCCTATTTTTTTAAGTATCTGAAGTGTTGTTTGTCTGTATTTTTTACCTGGAAGTTGAAAGCTTTTGTCAACAGAAGTTGTGTAAGCTGGATCCTGAAGATACTGAAGCATTTCGTTGCTTAACTGACAAACTATGTCTTCTACATTTGCGTAGGTTGTAACCGCAGTGGGATCACCCCTAAGACAAAGAAGCATGACATAATCTGGCTTATAAGGGTGAAAAGCCGCTTCGGTGTGCAACGCTAACTGAACCTTGGAAGAAGTAGATATCTGCATATACTCGGTTTTGTGAACGGGAACTATATTTTGTATCAACGCACCTGCTTGTTCTTGAACAAAACTTATTGGATAACCAAAAGAAAGCCCTTCAACTAAAAGTGTTTTACGAGCTTCTTCTAGTGCTGGAGAACTATAATATGGTTGAGCTGGCGTGCAAGGAACATCGCCTATTTTTACATGTTTAAATAATTGTACACCCATACCTACACATTATATCAGGCTTTTTAGGATCAAGAAGTATAGTTTTTGTAAATCTTGTGGTTGAATACTAAAAACATAATCTTTATCTGCGGCTTTAATGGTTACGCAATGAACATTCAGCAGGTCACCATTTGAAGTTATCGATGGAGTGGGCCTTGAAATACTAATATCAGTTATGGCTGGCATAAAGCCATCAAATACACCGTCTTCTGACATAGCTATATTATATCACTTCTTTTTTTGTTTTTTAAACGTACTCACATTTCTTGGAGCCTGACCCTTAACTCCTTTTTGCGGAGTGCCAGAAGCTCTTTTCCTTTTTACTGCGCTTCTTTTTTGCGCAGCCGTCATTCTTGCCGCTTTGGCCGCAGGCACGCACTTGGCGTATCCAGAACCACCTTTGCCAGAAGTTCCACAGGGCTGATACTTGCCCTTCTTTTTGGGCGCACCAATGTTAACCCACTTCTGATCAAACCACTTAGTGAGGCCAACGCCTTTAGGGCCTGGCATTATCTACTTCTTTTTTCTTTTTGAAGACTTACCAGATGAT